TGGTTCTCCGACAATGGGCGAAGGGCAGAGTCAAGACCTTGTACTTGAAGTTACCTATCAAGACGGTACTACTGAGCCACGCACTGCTTTCGAGTGGGCAAGCTCTAACACCGCCGTAGCTACTGTGAATGCTTCCGGCAAAGTGCAGGCAGTTAACAATCTGCTGTCCAATCGTACTCTTATCATTTCAGCCGAGTACAAAGAAAACGGTAAGACGGTAACTGCCAATCTGTCCCTGACTGTGACTGACGACACGAACTATCCTGTGAGTGCTGCTATCAAAGGTCCTGAAACAGTTAACGAAGATACTACCGTTACGTACACCCTTGAAGTTACCTTCCAAGATAGCTCTAAGGCCGTGCAGCCTGTATCGTCGTTTACTGTCTCTGACTCAGCGCTTGGTACTATCACAAGCGATGGTCGCCTGACAGCGCCAGCTACAGTTTCTTCCAATGTTACTGGTCAAGTTCTTGCTGACTACACGCTAGATGGCACCACTGTTTCGGCTGTTCTGGATATCACTGTTACAGACATTACGGTTTATCCTGCGTCTGCTAACATCATCGGTCCGTCTAACGTCGATGAAGAGTCTTCAACGACCTACATGTTAGAAGTCACCTTCAGCGATGCTACCAAGCGTAACGTAACGGTCTCTGATTGGGCAAGCAGCGATAACACAGTCGGTGTTATTGGTGCCTCTACAGGTGTTCTGAATACCCTGACAATCAGCGACGATTCTGCAATTTCGATTTCTGCAAGCTTCACAGAAAACGGCGTCACGGTGTCCGATAGCAAGAACATCATTGTTTCGGACACCACGAACTATCCAGTTAGCGCTGTTGTTCAAGGCAACAATGTTCTAACAGAAGGTGGGGGTGCAGTTACCTACAGCTTGAACGTTAGCTTTAGTGACGGGCAGTCTCAGATAATGCCTGCTGCGTGGACTCAGACCAACACAAACGCAGGTACGCTAGACGCTTCGACAGGTTCGTTTATTCCCGCTTCCAACATTGTAGGCGGCGATAAGACAACCAAGATCGAAGGCACGTATACGCTGAACGGACAGACCGTGAAAGCTTCTGTCAACGTTACTGTTGAAGATTTGACAGCTTATCCGACTAGCGCTACAATCGTTGGGCCTACAAGTGTAGATGAAGAAACAACGGTTACATACGAACTGCGTGTGGACTTTGATGATTCTTCTACATTGACCGTTCCAGCTACCGACTTCACTTCCAGTAATCCTGCTGCGGGTACAATCGACTCTGCTACAGGTGAGTTTGTCGCTGCTGTTAACGATACCGGCAGCAACGTATCGACGACGATTTCCGCATCATGGGAAGTTGATGGTGTTGTTCAGACAGGTACGCTGAACGTTGGTGTTGTTGATACCACAGTGTACGTTGCTTCTACTCAGATCATTGGCCCAACAACACTCAATGAAGGTGAGTCAGCTACATACACCTTTGAACTAACCTACGATGATGGTATTTCCGCTATTGTTGTAGTTCGTGATTGGGCTGTAGACAACACTACTGCGGCGACCATTACACAAGATGGTGAGCTTACCGTAAATAGCATCACTTCTGATCGTAACGTAACGATTACAGCTTCTTATACGGACGATAAGGGTGTGCCGCACGGACAGTCTTTGATCGTTGACCTGAAAGACACGATCCTACGTCCTGTGTCGTTGCAAATCAACGGTCCTGCGACTTTGCTTGAAGGTAGTCCAGGCACGTACTCTTCCGTCGTTACTTACGACAACGGAAGCACTGCTGGTGCCACTGTGACAGACTGGGCAATCACGCCCACAAGTCTGGGCAACTTCATTGGAAATGACCTTACTTCCAACGATATTGATGCAGACGAAAGCGGTACTATCACATGTTCCTATACTGAAAATGGAAGCACTGTATTTGGAACCAAGCCTATCACCGTGGAGCATATCTATCCCGATGGTGCTACGGTAACAGGCGTTGCTACTGTTAGTTCAGATGAGGTACAGACTTACAAGCTGTCTGTTTCACGTAGTGACGGTTCTAACACAGATGAAGTCGCCGCTTGGTCTATCAATTCTCAGATCGACGTTGATGGAAATCCTGTAGTAGCGCCAGCCACCATTGACAGTGCTGGAGTCTTAACTGTTGGTACCGTTACAGAGGACGTTACGATTACCATCGAAGGCACATACGTTGAGAACGGTGTTACCGTTTCAAACACTCTTGACGTTGCTTTGGTAGTTAGCTTAGTTTCTGCTACCGCTGTGCCTAAGTGGGGCTTTGCAGGTTATGTGACGCCTGACTTTAACGTTGGCTTCTCTGGTCCACAAGCTTTCATTGACTCTCTTGTTAATGAAATGCCTGATCGTGAAAGCGGTCACACAATCACCTATCAGCTTGCTGCTGACGAGTATGCGTATTATGCTTGCCCGAAAGACATGGGTGAACCTACGTTTGTAGACATGGCAAGCAGCTTCAGCGGTGGTTGGGATGGGGCTTCGTGGTTAGATGATTATTCTAATCTGGATAATAAAGGTCCTGTAGAAGTAATGTACGATGCAGGAAATGGACCCGAACCATGGCTTATTTATCGTACCGATTGGACGGGTCCGAATAGCAGTCCCGTCAATTTTCGAATTGACTTTTAATCAGTAACCTAAGGGCGAGTACGCTCGCCCTTTTATCTCAAATGAGGTGTTAAAATGGCAGTCCCACTTACGTCGTTTCTTTCGAAAGCTAGTCCGGCAATTCCGTTTCTGTTGAAAGACACAGACTTGCGCGGGGGTTATCGCGTTGTGTCTACAGAAGCCGATCGTGACGCTATCCCTACAGGTGCGAAAGCTCCAGGTATGTTGGTGTTCGTAACAGAAAACTCTACGTTCTTCCAATGGGATGGTGCAGCATTCCAACCGTTGGACGTTACGTCTATGGTAAATACCGGTACCGGTCTTACTATGGAAGCTGACGCTATCACTGTTGATACTGCACATCTGGATACGTTGTACGCCCCGGTGACACACGATCATGATGCCAAGTATGCTGATATCAACCACGATCATGATACCCAGTATTCGGCGTTGACTCACGACCATGATGGTGATTATGCTCCGGCGACACACGATCATGATGCCAAGTATGCTGATATCAACCACGATCATGATACCCAGTATGCTGATATCAACCACGATCATGATGGTGATTATGCTCCGGTAGTACACACGCATGATACCCAGTATGCTGATATCAACCACGATCATGATTCACAATACGCGGCGCTGACCCACTCTCACGCTTTTGCGAGTCTAACCGAAGTTCCGAAAGTAACAGCTATGCCCGGTGTTACTATTTCTACTTCTGAGCCTGCTCCTACTGACGGTGAAGACGGCGATCTTTGGTTTGTTATCGCACCTTAATCGTTAGGAGGTTCCATGGCTATTCTTACAAAACATCAAGGTACCATACGGAGTCTGAGTCGAGAAGATGTAGTCTTTAAACAAGGCGGTACGACAGTGCCGCCGGAACAAGGACTCATTAAAGTCTCCGATGTTTGGTACCCTCTGTTTCCCGCACTATCTCAAGCACATTGGGGTTATGCTCAATACGCCGGACCCGATCTGATTGAAAATGGTTATTTGGGTCCTCAATCGTTCATTGAAGAAAATCTGACTTCACGACTTCCAGTTAAAAGTGGTGAAACTCTTACGTATAATCTGCCGGACGGTCAAACGTATGCGTACTTTGCCCATCCTGTTTCCTTTGGCGTTGCCTTGTTTACTGATCTAACAAGTAGCTTCCAAGGTTCGTGGGATGGCGCTAAGTGGTTAGATGACTTTTCTAACTTTGATGAAACTGGTCCTATTGAAGTCACTTTCGACGACGGTACTGGTCCTGCACAATGGTACGTATATCGTACTGATTGGGCGGGTCCTAGTTCTGATCCTTCACCGTTCCAGATTGATTATCCAAATCAACCTTAACGCTCAAAAAGCGGCTCTTTTGGGCCGCTTTTTGTATCTGGAGATAATAATGTCTGTTATAGTAAAAGACAGCGATGCACTTAAAAACATAACGCCTGCCGAATTTAAAATCAAACACTCTGGAAATGTAGTATCGCCGTTAAAAGGTTTGCTAAAGCACTCTGGAACGTGGCAACCTCTTTGGGCGGATACGTCTACAGAACCTGACGAACCAGCTACAGACTCCCCTCTACCTGCAGGTGTTCCTCGTTGGGGAATTGCGCAATTTGCAGACACAGACTTCACAGGCGGCAAAACTGATCCTAACGCTGACGGTCAGCCCTATCAGCGCTGGACAGGCCCGCAAGACTTCATTGACACCATGTTGCAGACCTATGATTCGTCTTTGACTGTTACGATGGATGTTCCTTTTCCCGACTACGGCTACTTTGCTGTTAAAGCGTCTGATGGTCAAGCTACTTTCTTAGATTCTCAGTACGGCTTTCCAGGTGGTTGGGATGGTGCTCAGTGGGAAGATGGTGGATTTGGTTCAGAAACTGGGCCTATCACAGTGACTTACGATGACGGTTCCGGACCTGCTCCTTGGCTTGTTTATCGCACAGATTTCTCTGGCATAGGCCAAATGACGTGGAATGTAACTATTGCATGAGTGTAAATACTATGTAAATCGCGGTGTCTCAAGCCCGCTACTATACCATAGGAGGTATTATGTTTTTTGTTTCTATTGCGGCAAAAGGAATCGATCCTGAGGCATTTGCGTGGCTAGTTTTTACTCGTTCCACGAAGATGCAACTCAAAGGGTACAATCAACGCCACACTCTAGTTCTGTCTAAGGGTGATATATTTGGTGTCCGCAGAACCCGCTCAAACACCTACCAGATGGTAAAATCTGATTCTCTCCATGTCCTGTATCGCAACGTGCCTGCCGAAACATACAATCGTATTCTGAAAAATTGCATTGCATACAAAGGCACTCCTATTACGGAAGAAGAGGTAGAAGATGGCTTTAGTAGGAGTCGGCGAGTCTCTACCACAGAATCCACTCAGAAGTCCAACAAGCGAACGGATGACTTTTATAAACCGGGTTCTCGCATAATTGAGAAGTACCAGATTGATCAGAATAACTATCAGTGGCGCAAGCTGCGAGAAGCTAATATCAAAGTGCTGTCTAAGAAACAAGGCAAGATTAAAGGGCTACTTAACTCTGGCGATGTTATAGGTCTTCGATACTCTACACCTGCACGCGGTGGTTACGTTCTTCTTGACGGAAACAAACGAATCAACATATCTCATGAAATGTACTCCGAACTTGTTCATGCTTCCCGAGTGCTTCCTGATTCTCAGCAAAAAGATGATGTGGTCGATCTTGGAAGTGGTTTGTCTGATTCTGAAATAAAAGAAAAGATGCAGGAAGAGGCCAAAGTTGCCAAAGAGCGAAAAGCCAAGAATGCTCCTGCGCCGGTAGAGGAAGAGCCTATCGAAAAGCTGTATGATATAGGTGATCTTTCAGACGACGAGCTTCTGGAACAAAATACATTCAAAAAAGACAAACGCAATCGTAATCTACGGCGAATGGTAAGAAAGCTGTTGGAAGTACCGGAACAAGATGTTTGGGTAGACGAAGATGAAGCTAAAGAAAAGGACTTCGAGGATGAAGAGCTGGAAGATGTAGATGCTGAGTCGGAAGCTCCAGAAGAGTCTGAAGACTTTGAAGACGAAGAGGATAACGACGATGGACTGGACGATAATCTTTCCGATGACCTTCCTGATGATTCTGATAACGACGATTCTGACGGTGAGTTTGAAGACGAGGAAGACCTTGAAGATGAAGAAGACCCAGAAGAAGCCGAACGCAAAGAAAGTCGAGTAGTTGAAGAGCTGCAACCTGGAAACATTGTTCAAATCAAGAAAGGAACTAAGCGGAAGCTTGTTGTTATTGACGCTTCTCCTATGGAAAGGAATGAGAATTTAATAGAGTATATCCTGCATGATCCAACAGCCGACGAAGACGACCAAGACTTTAGCTTATATAGGCTGCGTCTGAACGTTAATACCACTTTTGCTAAGTTCGAAGAAAGTGCGGACCTTTTGGATGAAACATTCGATGACAAACAGTTAAAAGCAATACAGGACTCTATGGAATATGCTGACATTAAATCTATCTCTTTCGTCAAATAGGAGCGTTGTCGTGCCTCCTCGTCCTTCTTGGTTCAATCTACGTGCGATTAAAAAGAATCCGGCTGACTATGTGCAAGACCTAAATAAAAAAGAGTCGGTTGATCTTGCACAATATATGGATTATCGGTATCATGAAAAGAATAAGCCTGTCGTCGATGATGAAGTATACGACCTTCTTATCGATCATATCAAAGACAAGTATCCGAAGGCTGCTTACCTAAAGAAAGTCGGACACAAAGTAACGACAAAAGGACGCAAAGAGGTCCAGCTTCCTGTTCACATGTCCTCACTGAGTAAGATTAAACCTTCTTCTACAGGGATTGAAAGTCATATACAAGGAAGCTTGGTCGTATCTGAAAAGCTGGACGGAATTAGTCTGCTGCTTGAATACAAGAACGGTGTTCCTTACGCTTGCTATACGCGGGGAAATGGCGTTCGAGGACAAGATGTTTCTGGTGTGCTGTCTGCGCTAGACATTCCAAAACGTGTATCTGTCAAAGCGGAATTTTACGTTCGATGCGAGTTTATTATCAAGCGTAAATCGTTCACGGACAAACATGCCAGCTCTTCTGGAAAAGGTACGTACAAGACAAGTCGAAACATGGGTGGTGGTCTACTGACACGTAACGAACCTTCTTCTGCCGTTCGTGACTTTGATGTTGTAGCTTACGAAATACCTAAAGGCAAAGGTGCTGGTAAGCCTATTTCACAACAGCTTGCTGAACTGAAGCGCATGGGCTTTAGTGTTGTTCGACATAAGAAATATTCTGGTCTTACCGTAGATCGCCTGACTAAGATTCATGACAACGTTCGAGCCAAGTCTCCTTACGATGTTGATGGAATTGTGGTAGCTCAAGATAAAGCGTATCGTGTATCGTCCAGTAATCCAAAACACGCGAAAGCATTCAAGGTCAATTCTCTTGAGGCAACCAAAATCGTCAAAGTGAAAGACATTGTTTGGAAGCGTTCTCGCCACGGCAAATGGATTCCTCGTGTTGTTGTTGATCCTGTTCAACTTGGTGGTGTTTCTGTGACGTCCTTTACAGGGCATAGCTACTACTACATTCAAAACGGTTTCCGGTACCAAGATCGTAACAAGCAACTTCCTGTACGCCCGTTAAACGTAGGTGCAGAGATTCGCGTAGTGAGAAGTGGTGACGTTATTCCGTACATCATGGAAGTCGTTAAACCTGCGCGTAAACCCGCACAGCCTGATGTTGCATTCACGTTAGACAATACAGGCGTTCACGCTTTAGATATCGTAGAAAAAGGCGCCAAGCTCGACGACACTCAGAAAGTCCAGCGTATTGTCCACTTCTTTAGCGCTATGCAAATGAAAGGTATTAAAAGCGGTATTGTGGAAAAGCTTTATGCTTCAGGCTTTAAAACCCTGCGTTCGATTCTACATGCTCCACCAGAAAAGCTTATGAAAGCTGAAGGTATCCAACAAAAGACAGCCGAGAACATCGTTAAGACCGTTCAACTAGGTCTTGCTAAGAATGCGACGTTTGCCAATCTGGGTTATGCAAGTTCAATCTTCGGTGACAAGATAGGTAGAACGAAGCTTCAGGCCACAATCGACGAAATTCCGGATATTGTTCAACTGTCTACGACGCTCAGCCCTCTTCAGCTTCGAGATAGAATAGCGGAAGTAGAAGGCATTAAAACTCAGGCTACCATCATTGCGAAACGATTGCCTAAGTTCATTCGCTTCTTGGAGCTTAATCGAATCAAGATCGGAAGTGAAGTTAAGCAGAAGAAACAAAGCAGCCGACTGGAAGGCATGAAGGTGCTGTTTACTTCCGTTCGTGATGACGACCTGCTTACCGCTATTCAGGCTAACGGTGGTCAGAAAGCTAGTTCTGTTAAGTCTGCTACCCATCTTGTTATCAAGCCCGGTGCCTCTAACAAGAAGACAGATGAGGCTGAAGAGCTAGGAATCCCTATGCTCACCGTCGATGAATTCCGTAAGAAATTTAAACTTTAAGGAACAATCATGCAACGAATCGCCGTATACGCAATCGCAAAGAACGAAGAAGAACATGTGGATCGCTGGATGGAGTCTGCTCGATATGCTGATGGAATCTTCGTTTTAGATACAGGCAGTACCGACTTTACTAACACTTTCTTGCGCCAGCACGGTGTGAAGGTAATAGAGGCTCTTATTGAGCCTTTTCGCTTTGATGTAGCCCGTAACATGATTCTCAATCAAATAGATTCGGACAAATACGATTATGCTTTGTTTCTGGACATGGACGAAGTGTTGGAAGAAAACTGGTATTCGAATCTTCAGGAGATACTGCTAGAGCATCCTCACGCTACAGGACTCCACACACGTATGATTTACACGGAGAACAGTGACGGTACTCCTGCTGTCACGTACAATCGTCTCATGTGTACCAAGGTAGGCGATTATGAATGGAAATATCCTGTACATGAGGTACTTGTAGCGAAAGACGAAGAAAAGGCTAACGAAATTTACTCGGATATTCTGGTCTATCATTATCCCGATGAAGAAAAAAGCCGTTCAAGTTACCTGAATTTGTTGAAGCTAGGCGCTCGTGAAGAACCTAACGATCCTCGTTGTTCTCAGTATCTAGCACGGGAATACTTTTCTTTAGGTCAACACGAACACGCTATTCAAGAATATTCGAACCACCTAGCGCTCGAAAGTAACCCTTGGTTTCGATCAGAAAGCTATCGTAATATGGCGCACTGTTACGAACACCTTGGCCACACGTTAGAATCTAGGAACTGCCATTTGTTTTCTTGCGCCGAAGCTCCTGATATACGCGAGTCCTGGGGAGAAGCCTGTGCGTTCTACTATCGTATGGATAGAATACACTCGGCTTTGAGCTGTATTGAAAACATGTTAGATGTTCAAGAACCTCCTACACACTCCATTATCAGGAATGACGCTTATTACAACTCTTGGCCTCATCACATGGCTGCCATTTGTTACGACAGACTAGGAGACGAAGAGAAAGCAAGACAGCATATCCAACTTGCTTTTCAGTTATCTCCAGGGGATCCTGCTATTGCTTCGGACCTGATGACCATCTGCGATATTCAGGTTCAACCCTAGTTAAACCATCCTCTCACTAATTTTCATACTAAATAGAGAGGTAATTATATGGCCCACGTTACTTTAAGGCTGTTTGAATCGACAGCCATTTCTAAACCCAGTAGGATGCATTCAGACAAGAAAGCCAAGTCTAAAAAGCATATTGGTAATCGGTTTAAACGATTGACCAAAGCTCAGTTTCTTGATCTGGCTACAAAAGAGCAGGCTCGATACCTTGATCACTTTCCTAAGTCTAGTCATAGAAAGCTAGTAGGTTCAAAAGGTAAGAAAGGTAAAGAACAGCCTGCGGTACAACGACGCAAAAACGCTAAGAAGGCCGAACCTGCAAAGCCGAAAGAGAAAGAAAAGCCTAAGAAAGAACGCATTAAAAAGCTTTCCCGCGAAGACTTTGATAGGCTTTCTAATAAGGAACAGAAGGCATACAAAAAGGCGTTTCCCAAGAACTCCTTTAAGGGAAAAAAGCATCACGTTGCCAAAAAGAAAAGCATAGTAGAGAAGAATAAGACGGGTGATTCAGGAGAGACCGTACTCACCGGTTCTCCAGATGCGAAGAAAAAGAAGAAAGCTGAAAAGAAAATACTAAAAGCAGGACGCGATAAAGCCAAGAGTGAACTTCGCCACAGTGTTACTCAAGAATCCGTAGATGCTATCAAAAGAACCTCTCCCGGCGATCTTAGGGAAGCAAGCGAGAATCTTAAACGCAATAGAAACGCTAACGTCAAAGCAATAGAAGAAACCTTAAAAGGTGGTTCCGACTTTGATTCTTTTTCTTCTCAAGAGATAGATAAAATTCAAAGGAACTTGAAACAAGAGTCTGAGAAAGAAGACCCCGATCTTCCCGAAGAAACTATAAAGAAAGGAAAGAAACTGGCCGATCGATTGAAGCCGGATGCGCCTCAAGAGTTAACAGAAGATGAACTTCGCGTTATATCTGATATTCACCCTAAGCGCAAAAAGAAAGAGCGCTTCTGGCAGAAAGACTTGAAGGTACTCAAGGGTCTTGTCACAGGCGAGAAAGTAGAACCAGAAGGTAGAAGTAATGCGATGTTGGCGCTGGGTGTTGTAGCTCGCTATGCTTTAATTGCTGGTGCTGTTACGGCTGTTTCTATGGGCGCAGCGCCTGCCGCTTTGCATATAGCACAATCGCTGTTTGAACAGTGGGATTCCTTTAATGTTTCTGCTTCTACTGATCTTTTATCGGATGATGAAGAGAACGAGGAAGACGAAGAAACACGGAATACCATAGGTCTTGCTTATGATGCTGTAGCCGACTATCTACAAAACGTGGATCATGAAGAGTTTGTACAGTCCATTGATAGCACGTTCCTTGAGTTTCGCGCAAAAGCTTCTAGCGATCCATACCTAATGTCACTTTTGTTAAAAGACTTGTCGTTGGTTGAAGACTGTTGCGAGCTAAACGATGCGGGTGCTTTGGTGTTAGCTGAAGCTGACATAGTTATGCAAAAGCTCCAACCTCTTTTGGAGGAAGCTGGCTTCAATCGCGTCAACGATATCTTCTATCGTGGAAATGACGCTGTTGGTGTTTATGCGTCTGGACACAGAAGTAAAATCCTTTCTCTTCCTTCTCCTTCCACTATTGTTGACGATATAATGGAGACACAATGAGTAGAATATCCTATCGCTGTCTTCCTGAAGAACGTGGAACCCCAATCTCAGAGAAGTCTTTTTGGCATGTTTATAAAGACGGAACTTGTATTGGCAAAATAGATACAGAAGGTGCTTCAACGATAAGCCCTAATCTACGTATTTGGAATCCCGTTCTATTCGAGTCTGAGTTTGATCCGTTTGAGTTTCCTCATGCGGATAGTCGTGAAGGTATGACTGAAGCATTTGTAACGACCAACGATGAACCTGAGTATGATCACCAGTTAGAGCTTCAACCTAACACGCTAATGACTCTTCATGAATCCAGAATGTGGATTCGAAATATAACTAGGAGTGAGTAATGTTTCACTCTACCTGTTTAAAGGACACTTCGTATGGCTCTCATGCAATCAATCAGTTTTAGTATCGGTTCGAAGCCTACGGAGCTTCACGGTATAAGCAATAAGCGACGTGAGGTACGTCTAGGTAAGCAAGCTATAGGTGAAGAGCGCACTATCGACGCTAACCTATGGCTTCCCCGCGCTGCCGAGCATTATCACATTAGTCCTAAGCTGAGTGACTATATTCTGGTGCCAGTACCTTCGCTTATTTCAGAGCTTCCCAATACCAATGGTGATGCTGTTACGAAAGAAGAGTTGATGCGTTTTCATCCAGACGTAGGTATGCTTGCTTATCAAACGTGGCGTGGAAAGCCTACGCATATTGAACATGCTAACAAGGATATCACACAGGCTAAAGGCATTATCTTTGATGTATTTTTGCGTCGTGTTGCTCCTCAGTACATGGGAGGTCACGTTAAAGTCGTTAAACTCTTGGGCTTTGATCGTACAAAAGACCCTGTACTGTGCCAAGCTATTCTGGATCGAAAGATCAATACCTACTCGCTTGGTATGTATTTCAAGTCTTATCAGTGTTCCCTCTGTGGAAATGTTGTTTCGCAAAATGGTGGTCATGCTTGTCAGCACACGCGCCCACGTCGAAAGACATACAAGGCCGCAGACGGTCGTTTAGTCTATCGTCAATGTCAGTCCATTATGGGCTTCGAGACAAGCGCTGTTGCCGATCCCGCCTTCGTCTCGGCTAACAGCGATATCATTCTTAATCCTTCTGACCTGTAGGTGATCTATGCGCCACATGATAGCACTAGCTGATGCCAAGTGGGAAATCGGGCCGTACACAGGAAAGAATGGTATGTACTGTGCTGTTCAGCCTGATACGTTGTCTCTCCTCACTCTGGTAGAACTGTGTAACGATCTAGGTGTTGTGTCTGATCCACGCAAGTTTCATTGCACGGTCATGTATAGCAAAGAACTTGCACCGGAACTTCCAAAAGGTTTAGACTTGACAGCAAAAGGCTACATTAATCATATTGAATGGTGGGCAGGGCATGATGAAAAAGGCTATTTAACTGCCTCTATTCGAAGCCCTGAGCTAGAGTCGCATCATGCTGTTCTAAAAGAGTTAGGTGCTAAACATTCCTACGATTCGTACAGCGCTCACGTAACCTTGACTTCTGGAGTTAAGTTTACAGGCGCTTTACGAAGGGATGTTATTGGTATCAACAATCAGTTATCTCGGCGTCCTATTCCTGTCGTGTTCGATAGATTCTCGATTAGCGACGTTAAGGACTGATTTTTTGTATTTTGTAATTTCTTCTCAACGTGACCGGATCGTGTTACGTTACGCGATCTGTGGAGGTCGCAATCACCAACCTTCATAATAGGAACCGCTATGAAAAAGTCCAGCGCTACTCTGCGGGGTATCGTGGTCGCAGGTGATTCCCGCGAAGAGGCGGAAAATCACTATCGTGCGGTAGCTACCGGCCTTTCAGTTCAAGCACTTCAGGACGAGGAACAATCGTTCGTTATCCTGAGCAATGCGGACTCTGAATTGTCGCTCATGAATCCTCTAACGGGGGATATGAGTTTGGTAGAAGCCAGCGACCTGAATACAGATAGCTTTGAATTCCTTGCCAGTGGCGAAGATGAAAAAGTAAAAGTGTTCTACACCCTGTGCTCTGACGGCTGTGGTAGTCATATCATTGCCGATGACAGCGAACTCATGGTTCGTTGCCCTGTATGTGCCTCTCAGCTTCAAGACCTGGATGCTGAAGACATTGCAGAATACGAAAACGATATTGCCGAATCTTCTGACGATTCTGAATTGGATTATGATGAAGAAGATGATGCCGATGATACCGTCGAATCTTCCTCCGCAATGATCGTTGCCGCCGATTCCAAAGAAGCTGCTGTTGAAGCGTTTCGTAAGTTGGCTGAAGGCGAAGACTCTCCTTCTGTTTATAACTGCGAATCTTCTCTGGTTGCTACGGCATCTGATTCCGACTTCCAATTCAGCCCGTTTACAGGCGAAGCGGCCGAGGAAGAAGACAGCGTAGAGTCATTCGAAGTAGAAGCAAGTTCGGAAGAAGGGTACGATGCTCACTACTACGTGTGTGCTTCTGAAGAATGTGGTTCTCATGTTATCGCTTCTAACGAAGATCCTGTATTCTGTCCTGTTTGTGCTTCCGGTCTGATTGAGCCTGAAAATCTTTTTGACGCTCAAGCTTCAGATGACGACGAGGAAGATGACGACGAGGAAGATGACGACGATCTTCTGGATGGTCTTGATGACGAAGATGACGGTCTCGATGATGACGATGAAGCCACCGCTTCTGACGACGACGATCCTTGTTGGGAAGGCTACGAACAACGCGGTATGAAGATGAAAAATGGGAAGCAAGTTCCCAACTGCGTTGAATCGGGTGGCGACGAGGAAGACGAGGACGAAGACGAAGACCTCGATGACGATGAAGACCTCGACGAACTGGAAGAAGATGAAGACGACGAGGATGAGGATTTTGACGATAAAAATTCCATGTCCGTTTCGTCTGTACGTATCTTCGATGAAGGTGAGCTAGAGTCCGTATCTACCGATCTTCTGTCGTTGGCGAGCGCCTCTTCTGGCGGTCTGGAAGACTCTTATCTGTCTGTTGCATTCGCAGGTGAGCTTGCTGGTACCCCAACCTGGCTTGCACTGTACAACGGTCAAATCGTTGCTACCTCTACACCTGAAACAGCGAAAGGTGTTGAGCACAACGTATTCAATTCCGACGTGTACGCTAACCTGGTTCATGCTTCTGCCAAAGAAAATGGCGTGAAAGAGGCTCTTGATGAACTCGGATTCAAACCGATTCAAGCTTCTGTGGACGTCGATTCTTATATCCAGGAAGAAGTCGCTTCTCGCGTAGAAGCGGGCGTTTCTTCTGTTCGTGATAATTTCGAACAGTCCAGCAGCGATTATGCTGCTCGCTTTGAGGCGGCCCTTGCTACCGCAGCTACTGGTGTAAACAAGAACTTCTTTGACGATGTTAAAAACCCTGTCAAATCGGCTCTTGCCTCTGCCATGAATAGCGTAGGTGTTCGGAACGCAGATCGGCTTGTAGCTCAAGCTTTTGCCAAGCACAACGATGAATATCTGAAAGGCTTGGTCGCCAAGGCTTGTGAAATCATGGAATACGATGTATCTGTCCAGAATCAACTGACTAAGGCAGTAGCATCTACTTCTCATGAACAGTCGGTAACCGCTTCTTCTGATTCCAGTGATTTGGCTATCGGTCGTCCTGTTCACTCAGAGCAGCCGTCAGATCAAAGTCAGAATGTGCGTCAAGAAGCCGTTGCGTCTGCGGACTCGAAGCCCAAGGTAAATTTGGACACTGTTCTTTCAACACTCGGCCGCCGGGGCCGCAACTGAAATCTTTGGAGATTTAAGAAATGATCCAGCAAAAATACACTCGTGTTTTTAGCACTGAGCACCGCCCTGTCGAAACGGGCGTTATTATTGAAGACGAGGGTATGGCTCTTGTTTTCGTTCGTGAAGGTGATCGTACTGTTGTTCGTCCTTCTACTGGTGCATCCGGTGAAAAACTTGCAGGCTTCTCGCTTGCTCGTAACTGCCCACCGCAATTCCTTCCGTTCGTTCAAGAAGGTATCGTTGAAGGCGCAGAGCTTGAACTGCCGCGTACTCCGATCGCCGGTCAAATCCTGGTTCGCATTGACGGTGAAGCTGTCACCGTAGCTGCTTCTGCTGACGCTCCTTCAGCCGCTGATACCGTCAGCCTCGAAGACAACGTTATTCGTTTCCACGGCTCACACGCCGGTAAAGAAATGATCGTGCAAATGATGTTCGAGCCGACTGTTACTGAAGCTCGCCAGTATAACGGTGACGCACCTGTTGGTGGCCTACCGTCTTCTGCACAAGGTGTTATCGGTGTCATTCGTAAGGGTGACATTGCGACTACCTACTACGACGCATCTGCTGATTGGTCAAGCGCCCTTTCGTGCAAACTTGGTCCGGATGGTATCCTGACTACTGAAGGTCCTGGTACAACTCCGAGCGATATCACTATTCTCTCGACGCCTACTGCGGCAAATCCTTTGCTAGTTATCAACATCGACTAATCAATCTACTCTAAACAAAGAGTAGTTGTTTTCTGACATAACGGAGATATTATCCATGACAAGTCCGTACAAAGGCGCCAAGATGGTATTGGCCAACGGAAACCCGATCGAAGACATTCGTTTTGGCAACTCTAACCAACGCGCTCTCGACGGTAAAACTGGTGAGTTTAACGCTAACGACAAAGGCGAATTGACCCGCGCAATTTCACAGCTAATGGAAGCCGCAGCTTCTGGCCAAATCGTTGAATCCAACGAAGCGACCATGTCTGCTTCTGAAGAACGTGAAATGCGTCGTGAAGTTCTGGCCTCTGCTCTTAACGATGCTTCCGGTCAAGAATGGGCAGCACTGGGCTCCGGCCTTGCTCGCCAGATCAGTGAAGAAACTTCGCGTCAAGGCTTCCTGCGTCGTATCTCGCAAGGCCAAACGCTGCGCCAGGGTGAAGTACCGCGTGTTCCGATGCCCGCACACGACAGCATTGCAATCGTCGCTACTTCAGCTTCCTCTGTCGGCTACCAGACTATTCGCCAGCGCGTATTTACTCCTGACGAATTTGAAATTCAGTCCAACGTTCGTGTTGAAAACCTGGATATCGAGCAAGTTAACGGTGACCTACTTGAGCACGCCTATAACGACGGCCTGCAAGCAGTAATGGTTGCTGAAGATAAGCTCTGGAAAAATGCTGCCGATAAGACTGTCGGTGTCGTGAACGACCTGGAATACATCGCTGGTGAACTGACTACCCGTAACCTGGGTAATCTGCGTCAAGCTGTAGCACGTTGGAACCTGCCGGTTAACACTGCCATTATCAGTAACGACTACTGGGCAGATATCATTGGTAGCCAAGACTTCGCTACATTCCTGGATCCGATCACCAAGTATGATCTTGCTCTGAACGGTCAGATCGGTACTCTGGTTGGTATGCAACTGTTGACTGATGCTTTCCGTCAGCCGAACCAGAAAGTTCTGGGCGCTGGTGAAATCTACGTTGTTGCCAGCCCTGAGAACCACGCTGCTTACTCTACTCGTGGTGGCATTCGTTCTACTCCGACTTCTGGCGCCAACTCTGGTAACAGCACACGCGGCTGGTTCCTGACGGAGCCGTTCAGTTTTGTTTTGGCTAACAGCCGTTCTGTTGCTAAAGGCAAGCGGGTATAACGCTCCTAACCAAATAGGTGTTGCAGTGTAAAGAGTAAAACGATTCTGTAGAGACAAGGCCGGCCAGCCCTGTTAGTGCCCCTAGCGCTGACTAACCTACAGAGTCGTTCTTTTGTTCTAGGGGAACTCACATGCGAAGCGATTTTTATGTCTATGCACTCCTCGATCCGAGGAAACCCGGTAAGTATCGTTACGGTAAACTAAAGCTTGATTACGAACCGTTCTACGTTGGTAAAGGCTGTAAGAAACGAAGCCACTCCCACACTTCGTCTATTAAGAAATCTATTGTTAGAGGAGTTTTAAAGCATTCCTATAATAAATGGAAAGAAGGTAAGATTAGAAAGATTTTAGAATCTGGTGAAACTCCTATTGTGCGAATAATTAAGCGGAATCAGATCGAGTCCGAAGCTTTTAGACTAGAGACTAAAGCAATCCGTCTCATAGGCCGTAAAGGCAAAGGTCCTCTTACTAATCTTACAGACGGCGGTGAAGGTACTTCTGGTAGAATTGCCTCCAAAGAGACAAGAAGCAAACATACGGCTAATAACATTAAAATGTGGGCTGATTTATCCGAGGCCGATTATATCGCTAGATGTTTGTCTATTTCAAAAGGACATTCGCGTAGAACGCCTGAAGAACGTGAGGCTCTTCGCGCAAGGTACCGAGAGATTCAAACGAACCTGCCTGAAGAGATAGCGACCAAACGTAGTAAGCGTATTCGTAAAGCACTTAGAAAATACCGTAAGAGTATGACCGAAGAACAACGTTTAGCCGAATCCGCAACACTGTCTCGCGTCCAGAAAGCAATACGCGCACGGGAAACGGATGAAGCTAAAGTTGCCAGAAGCGCCGCTATCAAACGCGGATATGCTTCAAAGGATCGAAAGCAGATAGAGCAAAAGAACAGCAAAATAGCTGCCAAGATTCGCCAACAACACGCAACGGCTTCAGAGTATGATAAGCGTATGCGAAGCTTTAGTGTAATGGTAGGTGTTATGCTTAGGAACTACACGGATAAAGGCTTGATAGAACAGTCTAATGTTGATCAGATTAAACAACGCCTGCGTAGTTCCGCACAAAAGTTTTATTCTGCTGAATGTAATTTAACTCGCAAGCCCAATGTTCTCCGTGAGAAAGCAAGGGTTGTTATTTTACAGTATGGAAGTGCAGCGTAGCCATAAATATCGCTTTGCACGTTGAGTTATTCCCTGAACAGGAGAAACTTTATGACCTGTTAATACTTAGATTTATGATAGCCTACACTCGCTTACTGTCACGCCCGGGAGTCTAGCAGTGTAGGCATTAGGGGGTTATGCCACATGAACAAAGCGCGTGATTTGCTCGCACTGGCTATCGAATCTTTCCGAAGTGGAGAGTACGATGCTGCGGCCAAATTTTTCGCCTCTGCTGTTGGCTCTGAAGACCTTGATAGTTTCGTTAGCGATATCACGAAGAACGTACCTCGCTCTGCTCTGACTGGTCCAGTTCCCTTTGGGGAAAACACACTCAATCCTTCTCTTGCATCTGGTTCAGACTTAGATGATATTGTAGAACGGGTAGAAGCGCGATTCCGTGCTGAATGTGCTTTACTGGACGACGATGAATCGGAAACCGAGCTACGTGCTTCTGAAGATGACGATGAGGTCTACGAGGACGATGAAGAGGACAATCTTCTTGATGAAGAAGATTATGAAGAGGATGATGATGGTGTTATTGAATCCTCTTCTGCTCGAAAATTTAAGTCCGTAGTCGGCCCTGTGCGACTCAAGAACTAATAGAATCCCCCTATGGCCACTTGTCCTAGGGGGATTTTTTATGTCTAAGGAGTATTTATGTCAGCAAAGGGTCAAGGCTTCGATTTGTTAGCGTCTGTCAAGAACGCACAGACACCACTGTTTCTAACGTTGTTGGGCTTTCGTAAAACGATATCCCGTCACTTAGGCTTAAAGACGTTACCATTTATCTTGCACGATAACCCTAAATCCATTCTGCGTAGGGAACAGCAACAAGAATACCCTTACGGCTTCTTTCGTCTCAATTCTTTTGAGATTCTGAAAGACGGGCAAGCCAATAAAACATTGCGCAGGCACGGTTCGACTCTCACACTAGACGACGTTACAAACGCTGCTATCAGCAAGGGTTACTTGTTTCCGTGTAATCTAGTGGTCGAGCTTCATTTTATCCATAATGATCCGCAAGAAGTTCTCAATTTAATCGAGAAGTCTGCTATTCTAGGTGCCGTCGATGGACTTTCATTTAAAGTAGGTATGCCGGGGTCTTCCGATTGGGTTGTAGGCGTCCAAATGTCGGACGGCCCTGTTGATATTCCACAAGTAGAGCTTGAGAACGAAGCTGATGCAGCGGCATTTGATATTTCCTTGAACTTTACGTTAAGAACGCGAGTAGGTGTAGTTAAAGACGTTCCTAAGATAAACAATCAAGGGACTGTTACTCAAGGTCTTCATTCAAAGTAGAAAGGTGCTGTATGTCTAAATTTCGTTCTGCTCCTCGAACAATCGTTACGGAAATCAAGTCGTTTGTAGTGGATTCTGTTTCACGTTCGGGAGTGTTTCGCCAGTCTGTAAGTGCCCGTGTAGCGGATTCTGAACCGCTTAATAGGCAAGACGTTAACATTACGTCGGAGCGTTTTTATGAGGTCGATGACGTGTCTTCTGTTATGGGCATTATGTCGCCTGAAGATGTACGTGTTGAACTCATTCAAATTTCTACCAGTATTCCACCAGAAGAGCCGGAAGCTCCTATTCCTGATCCTGTGTTCGTTGTTAACAGCGATATCTTTATTGGTGAAACGTTTAACATTCGACTGGTAGACCACAATGTCGAATCAATTCATCGTGTCATGATCACTGTCATGTGTATGGACACAGGTGAGACGGAAGATGTTCAACTAGACCGTGTTGAAAGCGGTGTCTTTGAAGGCTCCATTCCGACTAATCGAAGCACAGGGCTAGCGTCTAACTTCGACAATGTGCTTTCTTTGAACAATGGAAGTCAAGTGTTGCTGCAATACTTGGGCGCAGACGATGAAACGTATTCTGGCTATACGAATGCAGTCTCTCCGTATGTTGACTCCAAGGTATCCAGTATACCTATTGTGTTTATCGGCAATCCGCTGCCCGTCGTAGTAGAAGACGCAGATTTGGCAGGTGAAAGCAAAGTGTCTGTTCAGATAATGAATACGACAACAGGTATGACCTCGATCGTGGATCTATTAGAGTTTGAACTAGGCTCGTTTCATGGATTGTTTGACACCGCCGACTCGTTGGAGACTGGAAAGATTTCAGTTTCACCAGGTCAAAGTCTTTCTGTGATGTTCACGTCGTCCAAATATGCTGATTCTCCTAACGTTGAGTTCATCGTTCAAGCTAAAGAGGAGCAGATTGTTCCTGTTACGTTGGACTCTGATGATACAGTAGAAGTAGGCCGGCCTTTAGTAGTATCGTTGAATGACTACAACCGAGCAGGTGTGGGTGCAATCGATATCATCGTTTCTAAGCTTGGAACCCGTGAGTATGTTGTGTTGCGCTGTGAAGAGGTGATGCCTAGTAGTGGTCTGTTTTATGGAGAGCTTGAAACGTCTAAGATTCCTATGACAGGTGCTTTGAAGGTAACTGCTGGTGATGTGTTGGAGTCTGTTTATGTTGAAACGTCCAGTGCAGAGCCTGTACGCATGACCTCTACCTCTACTGTTGTCTCTACTATTCAACCGGAACCTGCTGGCGCTAAGTTAGATCGAAAAGGTGAAACAGAGGAACCGAGTATTCTTGTAGAAAACAAGGTAGACTTTTTAGTGAACGGTCTCTACTTCTTTAACGGAGAGTTTAACGGTAAAGTACGTATTTACGGTCTTAGCTCTGAGCCTGTTCGCTGTTCCATACTTCACTCTTGATATAATTTGAAGAGTGGTATAGTTTAAACGTTCAAGGAGATTGCAGAAATGCCAATCAATAGTGGTTCCAGCACAAGTGCTGGTGTTTATACAGGAGAACGTAACAATAGTGTCCGAGCAACCGCTGTCTCTACATCGATCGGTGCTATTGTTGGTCCTTCTCACAAGGGTCCCGTAGGGGAACCTACTCTTGTGGTAGATGAAGACGAATTTGTTTCGATGTTCGGTGAATCCGACGAAGCTCTCACCTACATGCACTACTGCGCCCGTGCTTTCCTTCAAGAAAGCAGCCGTCTATACGTGGTACGTGTTGCAGACAACACGCTTCTAGGCGGTGTACGTGTCGCTACCGAAAACAACTTCAGCCAGTGCGTTCCGTTAAATCGCGGATACGATGCTCCTGAAGAATATCGTATGCAGCGTAACGATATTCTTGCGGTCTTCGGTCGTAATCCTGGTGACTGGAATAACGATCTTCGTGTTCTTTTTCATCCTGATACTGATGATCGGACAGAAGAAGGTTTCGTTCTCAGTGTGTATGAAGGGGCTTCTCAGATTCCTGTTGAAGTCTATCATGCTACACTGCGTGAAACACTTGACGGGTATGGGCGCCAGCGCGGAATTGAAACGCAAGTCGAAGAAAATCCACGTTCACGCATTCAGGTAATGGTCAATCATGATCATCCTGGGCGTATGGGTAACGATAGCGCTCGACTTGTTAACGCATTGACTGTAGGTGAACTTACATTCGGCTCCAGCGGCGACCCTGTTAATGTTTCGCACATCATCAACGGTTGGAATCTGTTCGAAGACAAGGAAGAAGTGTCAGTAAATATCCTCATTAATGCGGGGTATACCGATCCTTCTACTCAGCTTCGTATGATTGAAATCGCGGAAGACCGTGATGACTGCTTTGCTGTTCTGGATCTACCGTACAACAAACAGTTAACTCAAGATGCGGTTAACTACCGTCGTAACGTGCTTAATGCCAACACCAGCTACGGTGCGATGTACGGTCCTGATCTTCTGGTACGCGATACCCGCGAAGCTCGCAACCTGTTCGTTCCTCCGAGCGGTCACGTAGCCGGTGTGTATGCGCGTACCGACCGTGTAGCAGAATCTTGGTTTGCGCCAGCAGGTGTTAATCGTGGCCAGCTTAATGTGAACGGTGTTCGTCACATCTACAAGCAGGGTCATCGAGATGTTTTCGCTGAGAACCAAATCAATCCTGTACGCTTCATGAGTGGTCAAGGCATTGTTGTTTGGGGTGCGGAAACTCTATCTGCTATTCCAAGTGCTTTGTCTAATATCAACGTGCGCCGGTTGCTTCTACTTCTCAAGAATAGCATTGCGGAAGTTGCGCTGTCTGGTGTGTACGAGCCGAACGATTCTTTCCTGCAAGTCCAACTTCGTTCTATTGCAGAAAACATCTTGAACCCAATCAAGCGCGGTCGTGGTTTGTATGGTTTCGAAGTTATTTGTGATGAACGTAACAATACGCCGGATATCGTTGCTAACGGTGATGTTATTCTCGATGTTTACGTCGATCCTGTCATTCCTGCAAAACGAATCCACCTAAACGCGATCATTCCAAAAACTGGTCAGATCAAGTTTGCCCAAGAACTCATGGGCCTCTAAAGGAGTATTATCATGCCTAAGCCGAGTCTTAGCGACGTTCTCAACGTTCAAGATCCGATGTTGTCCGATAACTTTGACCTCACCTTCTCCAGTGTTCCTGGCGGTGGTGACAATCGACAGCTTACCATTCAATGTAAAACAGCTATCAAGCCAGGTACGACTCTGACTGAGGTCGAAGTTGAACTGTTTGGTCATAAAGTGATGCACGCCGCTAAGCGCGAATGGTCTCACGATATGTCCATTGAGTTTATCGAAGATCACAAAGGTAGCATTACCCGTCAGTTGGAAGATTGGGCGCAAGAAATCCGCGCTACTCAGACACAGCACGGTAACTTCAAGCGTGACTATGCCGTAGATGCCGTGTTCAAGATTTACGATCAGACCGGTGCTACTGCAATGGAGTACAAGATCACTTCTTGCTGGCCGAGTGAAGTACCAGAGCTATCTTTCGACGGTTCTGGTGGTACTGCCATGACTCTGAGCGCAACTTTTAAATTCGACCACGTGAGTCGGGTGAGGTGAGAACCTAAATAGATAAATTCTACTAAGGGGCTGTTATGCGCAGCCCCCATTTGTGTAAATATAGGGAGAGCGCTATGCCAGATGTTAGCTTAGGTGTTTTGAAAAGACGGGAAGACGCTAAGCTCGATCCTCTTCTTGATTTTAAATGGGCATGTACTTCGCTTCCTCTTGGTCATGATCCATCTTATGTAGAAGAAGTCGATCTTCCGTTTCAACAGATAAGTCCAAAAGAAGGCTTGTTTGGTGCGGGCCAATATTCGTTTCATCCCGCTTTCCAAGACATTAGCGCTTTTGATATCACTTTCTACGAGGATAGCCAGTTAAATACCTCGAAGTGGTTACAAACTTGGTTTGAGCGTATTCGTCGTCCAAGTGACGGTGGTTACTATCTACCAACAAACTACAAGTTCGACATTCAACTTGTACTGATGGACACTACAGGTGCTACTGTCGGCGAAGTCACACTGATTAATGTTTGGCCTACAGCACGAGGAAACTGGCCTCTTAGCTACAGTGGAAACGACAGACTGAAAGTTCAACAAAACTTCAGCGTAGACCGCATGGTGTTCAATACAGACATGAATAGTGGAGGCATAATTAATGCTATCGTTCGACTCGCAAGTCCTTACATTACCTAGCAACATGATTCCTTATCAGTTTGAGCAGATCACCATGAAAAACTTTGGTGTGAAGCAACTGATGTTAATGTCAAAAGCTGTTTCTACAGGATCGTGGGCACCTGTTGTAGAGGCCATTGATTCTGTCATTGATGTGGACGTTAACGTTCTTACAGACGGTGACTTCTACTATCTGCTGGCGTGTCAACGTATTGCTGGGTACAAGATTAGTCCTCTTCAGGCTGCTTGGACTTGTGAAGGTGTTGTCTTCCAAGAAAACGGTAACTTAGAGCGTGTCTTTACTCGTGAGCAAGTAATACAACTGGTAGCGGACTACGATGCTGCCAGCCTTGAAGAAAGAGAAGAAATGGAAGACCCAGAAACTCTTTCTCTTACTTCTAAATCGTGTGGTCATAAAAACGCACACACCCTAACACTAGATAGCTTGTACATCGTTCCGCTTGAAACAAAGAAGCTTCCGAACGGCCTGGACTTTCCTCGCGTTAACACGTTAGTTGATGCCATTGTAGCGCGTGAAGAGCCAGAAAAGGAACGCATTGTACAGGCTGCACGATGGGTTGCTCAAGGCGATATCATCGAAGACAAGATTGCCATTCTCTCTGACCAAAATGATCTGGAGCTTTTTGAGTCTGCCCTTCAGTCTGATCTTACTATTCGCCACGGTGTTTCTCAAGTATTGATCACCGAATGCGAGAAGTGTGGACAACCAATGGAACACACGTTCAATATTGGTCCTGAAACATTCTTTGACGTTTAAGGAAGCTTTATGTCAGAAGCGTATGGTGTTCCAGCCGACGTTTACAACGACTATCGCTACATCGACATGGGTGACCTTCCCACGGGTTTCGGTCCCTATGAAGAACATGGTATAAAGAAGATTTACATTCGTCCGTTCTGTGTGCGAGAGCTTTCTTTACTTACTATGGGTTCCAGTCTAGGTGCTCGCGGTGTAGGACACATCTTACGCGCTGTCGATATGGCGATTTCTTGTGACGTTAATATTTTGACTGACGGTGACTATGAATATGTAATGGCGTGGTTACGTCTCAACTCTTATCCGAAAGCTCCTTCATTAGTAAAGTGGAAGTGCAAAAAGCTTAACGTCATTGAGTCGAAAGGCCGAGCTTTTTACACGAAGCCTGACGCTTTCCAAATGACCGAGAAAGAATTAAAAGCAAGAGGTCTTGAATACGAGGTGTGCAATGCTGATAATAACGAGATTGTACACAACGTTAAGACCGATATTATGACGTTTGACGATGATGATTTGGTCATGCCTTACGATGACCTTGATTTTCCTCGAATCAATACGATGGTAGAACTACTCCAACTTCTGGAAGACCATCCCGAGTTAGAGCACCACGCACGTATAGCGCGTTGGGTGAAAGAAGGAATTACGCTGAAAGAAAAGATGCGTATCATCGAAGACCAAGAAGACTTTGAAATGTATTCCCGTATTCAAGAATGTATTAAGAGATTCAAGCATGGCATTCAGGAAGATATGCATCTGCGTTGCAGAACGTGTGGAAATGAAATTGACTACAAAGCCAAACCTAATTTGTTGACGTTCTTTGCGAACAACAGCGAGAAGGATATTTTGGATATTCAATACACGTTGCTTTCCGAATTAAAGCTACAACCCAACGACGATATGCCTGCAAAGACTTTACTCTACCATCATTCATGCTTAGCAAAAGACAAGCAAGCTGAGGAGGAGCGTAAACGCCTTCAAAACGCCGTTAAGAAGAGGTAAGCCGACATGGCCGAAGATAGAATCACAAGCGACATGAAAAGCATGGCCAGCTCTTACGATACTCCTAGAGCCGTGTCGCTTCTTCAGGATAAAGCGAGAGACGCAAGCGCTTATGTAAAAGACAAGATTGGTAAAGTACAAAACGCTAGGGAAGCAGCCTCTGACGAATCGAAGTCGTCTTCGGGGAATCAAGTAAAAGGCGCTACGGCTGCGGCGCAATCTATTCAAGAAGGCTTTTCTGGACTAAAAGACAGAAATACAAATCGGCATCGAGAAGTCATAGGCTCGATGCGTGAACAGACAAGCCAGCTAAAAGGAATATCTAACTCGGTAAGCGGCGTGTATAACATGCTGTTTAAAGAGAAGTATGGTCCTGATGTAGAGCCTTACTCCAGAGAAGAAGAAGGCATAAGCGGTCTGTCCGATCAGCTTCGTCGTCAACACGAAGAGGTAATGGACGAGCTTAAAAAGATTCGAAAAGCTGTAGTGATGGGAGGAAGTGGAGGTGGTGGCTTCTTTGGAGCTTTTGGTGGACGCCCAGGTTCTAGGGGACGACGTACTTCTCGCAGTAGAACACCACCTCCCAGTTCGCGTTCTGGTACACGATCAGGTACACCACCTCCCAGTTCTCGTTCTGGTACACCACCACCTACGCCTAATCAGAATCGTAGTTCTTCTAGCTGGGGAAGGGCTGCTGCTAATGGTGGTGGCGGACCGCCCCCTCCACCTTCTGGTGGGAATAGTTGGTTAAATCGTGCGCAAAACTTAGGCAATTCCAAGTACGCTAGAATTATAAGCGGTGTAGTTACAGGAGCTACAGCAGCGTATACTGGCATAAAGATGCTAGGAGGTAATGACTCTCCAGACATATCTGAGCTTGGGTCTAGTGGAACACCTTCTTCGTCTCCCGCTTCTTCGCCTGCCGCGCAAAGCACTGGAAGTTCTTATAGTGGACTAGGCAGTGTAAGTGCTGGAGAAGAGTCGCGCCAAGGTGTACACACAATAAGTACAGGTGTAGGCGATCACGGCGGTGTCAGTTATGGTACTCATCAGTTAGCTACTGAAAATGGAAGTATGGCTGCTTTTCTTCGATCAGAAGAAGGCCAACCCTATGCTCCTGCTTTTCAGGGTATGCAGCCCGGTACTAATGCATTTAACGCACGTTATTCCGAAGTAGCAAAGGCGCATGAGAAAGACTTTGCTGCCGCGCAAAAGAATTACATTTTCCGAACTCACTACGCACCTATGCTTAACAACGTTAAGCGTGGTTCTGGGTTCGATGCAACAAATCGTGGGCCTGCTGTTCACGAAATGCTTTATTCTACTGGCGTACAATATGGTGGAGGTACGTCTGTAATCAATAATGCGTTAAAAGGGTATGACCCTAACAACATGACGGATGCCGATATCATTCGTCGTGTGCAAGAATACAAAGGGCAAACAGTAGGTCAATACTTCAGATCGTCTGCTCCTGATACGCAAAGGTCTGTGTATAGAAGAACGTTCCGAGAGCGTGATACGCTTTTGGCAATGGATGCAGAGTATCAACAGCAACTGGCTGCTGGTGGACAACCGGCTTCCCAAGAAAATACTGCTCAGGTAGCCTCAACGCAAACAGGTAACAGTCCTGTATCTGCTAACACTGTAGCTCAAGAAGAACCCGTATCTTTAGGTTCACCACCGCAGCAACAACCAGAACAGGTGGCAAGCAACAATTCAAATACGGCTATTGATGCTGCAACTGTCGCACTAACAGCAGGTGCTGCGGGAAGTGCCGCGCTTTCGTTAGTTCCTGCTAGATCGACACCGACACCTGCTGTTCCACCTTCTGTGACGCCTGCTGCCGCATCTGGAGCAAACGCAAACAGGGTTATATCTGCAACACCGGCAACACCCCGATCAATCACAGCGACTCCTCCACCTTCAATAGCTGCGCCGACTCCGACTCCAACTCCTCCGTCTACTGGTGCAGCACCTAGATCGGGAGCGCCAGCAGCACCTCCACCTACTGGAGGCGGTTCTACATCTATAGCAGGAAAAGCAGTACAAGGGCTTAAAAAGGCTCCAGTTCTTTCGTTAGGCTTCGCTGCGCTCGATACTGCCACAGTGCTATCTAACGAAGAACTAAGTACAGGTGAAAAAGCAGGCGAGATAACAGATATAGCCGGAGCTACGACTGGAGGTATAGTAGGCGCTAAGGTTGGTGCTTCTTTTGGATTACTTGGTGGACCGCTTGCTCCTGTAACTGTACCTCTAGGCGGCTTAGTAGGCGGCTTCTTAGGTTACATGGGAGGCAAAAAAGCAACAAACTCTGCGCGAAACTTCGCAGGGGAAATGCTTACAGATGAAGAAGGTGAAGTAGAAGAAAACGTACCCATAACAGGCGCTGAAGTAGCAGCTAGTTCACCTTCTACTGAAGAAGATGGTTTGCCTTCTAATCATCCTATGATGGTAGCGCAAAGGAATATCCAGCGCGAAGCTGAAAACAGTGCGGATACCTTAGAAGATGCGCAGACAGGAAATTCCGTTCAAGTAGGAACAACATCTTCTGCTTCTGAAACTGCGCAAACATTGGCTGCGGCAGAGTCTAGTCAGCTAATAACGAAGGATGCGTTTGATGCTGCTGTCGCTGTTGGAAGTCAAGACTCTACTTCACCTACAGTAGTGAATAATTTTCCTGTACAAGGAGAATCAGCTACCCCTCAAAACGAACCTTCGACTGGCACACCGACTCCTGCACAGACGAATGCTCCTCAAGTTTCTCAAGCTCCAAGTGCTCCACGCCCTGAAGTATCGGCTAGACCTATTCAAGATACTGTGGGCTTACGCGATGATATGGAGAGACCGAGTTTAGTTGCGGATGCTGCGTTCACTGCAATGTCAGGTATTCTTTCTACTGTAGGTATTGATACAGACGCTTTACGCAATGCCAGTACGCGACGTGAAGCGCCGGAACACATGCGAAAGAATCTTCATGGGTATGCGGAATCTACGGCACCTGCTGTTACGTCTCGCACTCAAAATAGGCAAACGCCCGACGTTTATTCGCCTACGGTAAGTACATCACAGTCAGATGATCAACCTGCCCGTGTACAGGAAGAAGAAGAAGAAGCGGCTGCACCTACACGTCCTACTACAGTACGTGAAGGCAACAGAGTATCCCATGACTTTACGCAGAATATACCTACGACTTCAACGCCTTCTACGGGTTCTGAAATAACAGATGAAGACTTAACAACACGCCCTGTAGGCAGTTCGAACGCCCCTTCATTTAGACCTCAAGACCAGATAAACCTTGATATAAATGAAGCCCATGCTCGAATGAATATTCGACCTATGGGTGCAAGGCAAGCAGCATCGACACCTAAGTTTACACCTCAAAGAGGACAGACTGCGCCTGCAGAAGGTACTGCACCTGACTTCATGAGTTCGGTAGGTTACAATGGAAGTTCAATGGTGTCTAGCGTAGCTGGTCAGAATCAAAGTAACGCCAGTCCTTCTTCCGATGTTTCTACGCAGACTGTTAGCGATGTTCCTGCCCAGCGCCAGCAGTTTGATAGTGTTCAGAAAGTCATGATGATGGAGCCTCCTACACAAGCGAGAGAAAAGCCCGATAACGCGCCGCAAGGTAGAACACCTTCTACAGGCACTTACGAGCCTCGCAACCATCAACCCTCTATCGATGAAACGCCAGCACTTGTAAGCGACTTCGGTCTAACCCTCCTTAACACAGGATTTATATAATGCCTATTGGAAATATTGGTTCAGCGCTAATGCCTACAAAGTCCGTTTCTGAAGTAGCTCCTTTTGGAGGCATTGGAAATGGCTTTCCTGAAATGTACACTGCTGAATTAGATGCAGTTCTTCGAAACGGGGAACGTATCAACATTAAAGCACCGCTTCCTGAAAACTATCAGTTTCAGCTTTCTACTTCGTTCGATAATCCGTTTAACCAACCTCTATCTAATCTAGCTTCCCAGTTTGGTGGTAATATTGGACAATCTGTAGATTCATTGTCTTCAGGTACGTTGATGGCTACAGGTAAATCCACTATCAACAAATGGTTTACAGGCGCTGTCTGGACAGGCGGTAGTTTGTTCCAGATTACCGTACCTTTTGTTATTCGTGCTTACCAAGACACAAAGAAAGAAGTGGTAGAAGTAATGCGCGATATGCTAAAGCTGGTTGCACCGTCTGAAATGATAGGTGGCTTTCTAGCAGCACCTGGTCCTACAATGTCAAAAGCCTTTAGTGACGGTGAAAACGCAGGTGACGATATCACAATTCGTATTGGTAAGTTCTTTATGATGCGTCCCTGCGTTATAGATTCCGTAACCTGTGATTTTGATACTCAGATGGACGTAGAAGGTCAATCACCTTTGAGCGCTACAATTACCGTGAACGCTATGTCTTACTGGGCTGTTACCAAAGAAGACCTCGATCACTACTTCCGAGTATAAATCATGCCTTCAATAATGCTAAGAGCAGAACATGTTGTTGTAGATCAGCTAGGCATGGATCCTCTAAGAGACCGTTCTTACGAGAATATTCTTAGCGTACCTAGCTGGACTTACTACACTGTTTCCGATGCTGACAAGTACAATGCACCACTTATATCGTTTAATCTTTACGATACGCCCGATCTTTGGTGGGCTATAATGGTATTCAATGGAATATCAGACGCATTTACTTTAACTCCAGGAACGCGATTGAAGATTCCCGATCAGAACGCTGTGATATCTGCTTTGGCACGAGAGCAAGAGCGTCAGCCAAAGAACCGCATCTTGGAGATTTAATATGGAAGCAGTTCTAAATGTCAAAGGCATTGCATATTGCAAGATAGAAATTGAAGACGCGAATATGCCAGCTTCTTTCAACTTGATCGATCATATCATGATTCAAGAAGGGTTTGGCATAGCGGTTCCCACGCTTACGCTTTATCTGTTCGACCAGACAGGTACGCTTCAGACAGATATGAACCTTGTCGAAGGAACCAAGTGCTCCATATCTATCACTCGTGACAGCCAGAGCGATACGATTGAAAAGCGGACGTTCAGCTTGTGGGGCATGAAGCGTGGCGTAACGAGCGAAGGTCCGCACCTTCAAGCCACGTTTATTCTTGACGTACCAAAGTGGAGCGCGGGCGTTTATTGTGAAAACTTTCGCACTACCAGTGCTGGCGCAATGTCTCAAATAGCGTCAAGAGCTGGCTTAGGATATGACGGGCCTTCAGGTACTGATGACAATATGAACTGGCTTAATATCAACGCTACGCGTTCTTCATTTAGCGAAGACGTGGCAATGCGTGGATATGCTGGAACAAGTAGTTGCATGGCGCGTGTTATCACGATGGATAGTCAGCTTCGATATAAAGACCTATTTGAAGTTCTCAAAGGCCAAGAAGATGCTACCTTACTTCTTAACGCAGATGAAGAAGGTATCAATCCGTATCCCGTTAAAGAGACGCAAGAAAGCTCGCTGAGCGGAGTTATGGCGCACTGGTTCAACTACGGTCAGATTCAACACGAACATTCGTTGAACGATAGCGGACAACAAAAGACAGATAGAATAGCAGCACCTGTGTTAGGCGATGCGCTTCCTATCAGTGACAGGATCAAAGGACTCATATCGGATTCTGTTGCAGGGCGTGTGACGTATACAGGTATGGATACTGGTACTGAACCTAAACCACAATCTAATCATCATCAATATTATGAAAAAGCGCTTTATCAGAATCTTAGAAGTTTAGGTCTTTTCTCTGAGAAGGTACGGGTATTGCTTACCGTACCTACAGACATTTTTAGCTTCGATTGTGTTAAGTATAATCAACGCGATCCTATTGGTCATCATCTGGAGCCTTCAAAAGCGTTGAACGGTAAATGGTTGATTGCAGGAAAGACTATACGTATTAAGAACGGGCATACGTATAGTGAAGTGTTAGACCTATTGCGCCCTTACATATCGAATACCGGAAGCACGAAAGCTGCGGGTGATGCTGATGTAGGACGTATGGAACAAGCCAATGAAGGTCCGTTCGATCTAACAGAGGGAATGAACGAAGAGCTTACAGAACAACCCAACACTTCTGTTATTGATCCTGTTGTAGACAACGCTCCTGTACCTGAAGTAGATCAAGCACAGACGTTAATGGACAATCTGGAGCTTTACGATCAAGTTAATCCTGCAATTCCAAACGTACCTCTTCCTGCTGCTGGTGGTACAAGTCGAGGCTCACAAGGTGCCTTAGCTCAAATAAACTTGCGGGACACGTTGAATGAGATTCAGCGCGTAGATAACGAGCTTTCCAATATAGTAGAACAGTCAAAAGCTGGCTTCACACCTGAAGACCTGATGACCGTGAAGCGCATAGCTGATTCTGCTGTTAAGACTTCGGCAAACTCTACGATAGGTGCACTTAAAGAACACCTTTCGTCTACAGGAAGTCCAGCATCTGGAATAGCAGGACTTGCTGCTGATGTTCAAAAAGGCATTTCGGTAGCATTGGATCGACCTATACTTGACAGGTTTACGGCGAATGTCTCTGAAATAAAAGATCAAGTGTTTGAGTCTGTTGTTTCTTCTGTGTCGGGTGCTAATACTGCTGTCGGTGATGTGATTGGTGATATTCAGAAAGGTGGTATATTCTCTGAAGACTTCAATATCAATGGTTTAACGGCTCCCGTAGATGCCGCAAGAAATGTAGTCGATGCTATAGAACAAGCTGCAAATAAAGGCGCTAATTTTGTATTTCCGGCTTCACAGTTTGGACTCGAAGCGAGTGCTGTTGCCATAAATCCTAAAAAAGTGGCAGAGTTCTTGGTAGACTACGCGGACAGCAAAAAGAATCCTCAAGAGTTTCTGAAAGAAAAAGGTGCAGATGCGTACCAAGAAGTCTTCGGCACCAAGCCTCCAGGCGATGCGCGTGAAGCTATGGAGCAGCTAAAGAAGTCTGCGGATAAAGTGGCTAAACTATTCGGTGCTGACGAAGTATTGGTAGATGGAATAAAAGAGATTGCTAACAACAGGAATGTCCAAACGTTAGTAGATTCAGATTCCTCTGCGAAGGATCGTCTAAATGCAGCTAAAGATGCCCTGTTGTCTGACAATCCTGGACTTACCGTTAAGATTCCAGGCATCGATGCCTCTGCAAACGTTAATGTAAATAACGCAGTAGAAAAAGCAATAAATAAAGGTACTGATTATTCTGAAGTATTAGATTTTCAGTTCGGTGAAAACGGCGTGGCTCCGCTGGTAGAGACAGTAACAGATAAAATAAGGGAAGGGTCTGATGCTGATGTTATTCAAACTGTTCGGGAAGCAATTTCTTGGGCAGAGTATACTCGCATCGGCAGTAACGAAGCTAAGAAGACAGGAGTAGATGACGATATCTTTTGGGAGTTTCCGCACAGTGTTCCTTACACTGTTCTTGAAGAAGGTGAAGGTGAGTCTCACAGCCTAAGTGATATACTTCCTGGGTTTTAACGTAACATAAACCAATCAAAGAGAAATACACATGACAGAACTGCAAAAAACTTACGGTCCTACTCTTCCTATTTCAGAAGAGATTCATGCCACAAAGTACCGTCAAGACGGCGAAACGTTCCGCGAAGCCATGGGGCGAATTGCTAATGTTCTGAGTGATGATTCCGATCATTTCTCCAAGTTTCGAAATATCTTGCTTGATCAGCGATTCATGCCTGCGGGTCGCGTTCAAAGTTCTATTGGTAGTCCACGTCGCACTACTGCCTACAACTGCTTTGTGAGTCCTCCCATTCCCGACAGTATGGATGGAATCATGGAAGCTGCAAAGAAAGCAGCCAAGACATTACGTATGGGCGGCGGTATCGGCTATGACTTCTCTACTCTACGTCCTAAAGGCGACCTGATTGTCAGCCTTGACAGTAGCAGTAGCGGTCCTGTAAGCTTTATGGGTATCTTCGACGCTGTTTGCCGTACAATCAGTAGTTCTGGTCATCGTCGTGGTGCGCAGATGGGTGTAATGCGTGTTGATCATCCCGATATTGAGGAGTTTGTTGAAGCAAAAACCAATAGCGACAAGCTAACCAACTTCAATATCAGTGTTGGTGTTACCGACGAGTTTATGGAAGCGGTACGTGCTAACAAACAGTTCGATCTACGCTTTGAAGGTCGTGTACATAAGCGTATTGACGCTGTATCATTGTGGGAAAAGATTATGCGAGCGACATGGGACTGGGCAGAACCTGGTATTCTGTACATCGACCGCATTAATGAAATGAACAATTTATGGTACGGCGAAGAGATTGCAGCTACTAATCCCTGCGGTGAGCAGCCCCTACCTCCGTACGGCGCCTGTCTGCTGGGTTCATACAATCTAGTCAAGTACCTGATGCCCAACACCCAAGAAGGCGGGCCGCAGTACGACTTTGATTGGGATATGTTCATCGGTGACATTCCTCTTGTTGTTCGTGCTATGGACAATGTGGTAGATAACACAATCTACCCGCTCGAAGAGCAAGAGCAAGAAGCTCAGAACAAACGCCGTATGGGCTTAGGCATTACAGGTTTTGCAAACGCAAGTGAAGCACTGGATTACTCCTATGGTTCAAAAGAGTGCCTAGAGTTCGAAGAGCGTCTGTTAGAGATTCTGGCGAATGCTACTTACCAAGCTTCAGCGCATCTTGCCGCAGAGAAAGGCAGCTTTCCACTGTATGATGAAGAACGCTACGCACAAGGCAAGTTTATCCAACGCCTTAATGCCAACACTCGGGAACTCATTCGGCAACTGGGTCTGCGAAACAGTCACCTACTTTCGATTGCTCCGACCGGCACAATTAGTCTGAGCGCTGATAACGTAAGCAGCGGTATCGAACCGCCGTTCTCCCACTACTATGATCGTACTGTTATCATGGAAAGTGGAAAGAAGCGTACCGAGCGTGTAGAAGACTATGCTTACCGTGTCTTAGGCATCAAAGGTGTCACAGCCGACGAGTGTACTGTTCAACAGCACCTCGACGTACTGGTTGTTGCTTCCAAGTGGGTAGACAGCGCTGTGTCCAAGACACTTAACGTCGGTGACCAAGTGACGTGGAGCGATTTCAAAGATATCTACATGAATGCGTGGCTCGAAGGCTGTAAAGGTTGTACTACATTCCGAGCATCGGGCAAGCGCTTTGGTATTCTGAATAAAGTGGATGATTCGAAAGAAGCACCTGAAGAACCTAAGGATGAACTTGCAGTTATGGCAGAAGGCGAAGCTTGCACTTTCGACCCTGCTACAGGACGTAAAACATGCGAGTAGACAGTCCTTGCATAAACGTTTGTAAGATACAAGGCGGTATATGTTCTGGCTGTGATCGAACCCTTTCAGAAGTAGCAATGTGGAGCAGGCTTGATATGAGTGAGCGTATGGAACTTATGCGTCAAATTTCAGGCCAAGCCTCTACGCATACTTGTCCGAAATGCAAAGGGCCTTCGTACTGTGCCATTGAAGCAGGCAAAAGCGCTTCAACTTGCTGGTGCATGACTTTAGCTTTAGCTAAGGATGAAACGGTCTCTGAGGAAGATATCTGCCTATGTCGTTCTTGTGTTCGAAGTTTGTTTGAATAAGTAACTGTAAATAAAGGGTAGTCAGTCTAAACGCTGTCTGCCCTTTTTTATGCTTGAGGAATAAAAATGGAAACTAAGCAACCAAGACAGGAACATTTAATATTTGATTGCCTAGAGCGCATTCAAAAGTTAGACAACGAACCTAACAGACCTATTAGCGAATATAGTCTGTCACATTCCGTTCAAACCAAAAAGAAGATAGCAGACCTGTTAAAAGAATGCCTTAAAGACCTTTTTCAGATAAGTGTTCGGGATGCTGAATTTTATGCGTATGCCAAAATGTTGTTGTCTATGTTCTTTAAGCAGCAAGAGGACAAAATTTACGACTTCGATGTTAGAATAAGTCCTAGAAGTGATACTATTGATATGCTTTTCGAACAAGAGGATACGCCTACCGTTTCGTTTGAGTATGACAAACCGTTAAGACGTCCTCGTACCAACTGGCATACGTTTTTTATGGATCAAGCATTTCAAGCGGCTGAGCGATCTTCTTGTGCTTCAGGACGAAGAGTAGGTGCTACGTTCGTAAAAAACAAAGCACCTCTAGTAACATCTTACAATGGAGTGCCTTCTAAATACCCACACCCTGTTGAATGTCCTCGTTTGGTAGCAGGATGCGTCAGCGGAGAAGGACTAGATATGTGTCCTTGTAACCACGCAGAAATGAATGGGCTTGCTATTGCTGCGAACAAAGGCATTTCTTTAGCTGGAAGTATTTTGTATTGTACTTCAAAGCCGTGCGCTGGTTGCATGGGTATTCTCGCAAACGTAGGTCTGGATTCTATCGTGTATCACGACGACTATCCTCATCCACTTTCAAAGAAAATTTCAGATTACGCTAAACTCAAAGTGTTTAGTATTCACGAACTGTTAGGAGTTAAAGAATGAACTACGATCCTAATCTAACCAACAGTGGTCGTATGGCTACTCAAACAGTCAAATTGGAATTTCAATTATGGGAAAGCAAAGCATATTATGAAATAAAAGTAGGCGGCAACTGTACGGGACTTACTGTGATTGATTGTGCTGTAAGCAACCTTTACGATAAGCTTCCTTCTCTCTATGAGAATGCCGATCTGCCTTACATCTTACTTGAAGATGAAAAAGGCAATACCTTAGAAACAGCAGACGAAGATGAAAAAGGCGAAGACTGGTTGAAAGATATGCTAGTGAAAGCCGAAATCGTTAAAATTGAACCCGATACCCGAGATTGAATCATGAACAAAGAAACACTTGCTTTATATCCTTCCAGCTTTGAACTATCCTACGAACAGCTAGAAGAAATGCTGAAGCTACAGCAGCAGGCTAACGCTGTAATGATAAAAGGCGATGAAGATACGCCTTACTACAGGGCTTCTGTTGTTGAAAGCGTGGAAGCTATTCAGCACTTTGGTTACAAGTGGTGGAAAGCAACAGAATCCGATATCGGTCAGACTAAGATGGAGTTGATTGATATTCTCCACTTCGCGCTGTCTGACTTCCTTAAAGAACCATCGAACAACGATCTTGTCTACGATGCTTTAGAGCTTGCACGTAGTCTGGCAGAGCCTGTTGTTATCTATCCTATCGGCTCGTTGTTGCATGATAAAACTTACCTAGACAACAGATCAACACTTGCCGCCATGCGAGTAGGTGATTGCATTATTCACCAACTATATTCTTTGGATTTGCTTACTTTCAATGATCTGGTCGAGCAGCTAATCTTTGTAAGCCTGAAAGACGGTAAGACCAGCTTTCCACATCTGTATCTTCTGTTTGAAAAGCTCGATATGGTGCCTATTGAAGTGCATGGTCTATACGTCGGTAAAAACACGTTGAATAAGTTTCGTATGGCTAACGGACAGAAGGAAAACACGTATTACAAAACGTGGGACGGAAGAGAAGACAACGAGCATCTAACAGACTTCATTTTGCAGAGCGCTGATAAGGGAGAAAAACTTACGGCAAAAACCGTGTATAATTTCTTAGCAGCTACCTACTCGAACTGCGAACTATCTTAAACCTTTAACCCACCTTGGAAGGTAGCAAAATAAAAAGGATACTAAAATGTATAACAGCCGCGCTTGTCATATTCTAGGCCGTAGAGACCTAATTTCATCCGCTCGCTTTTTGCCTCTGTCTGACTTGAGGCTACATCATATACTGCCTTCCTCTATGAGTAGAAGAGCGAAAGAAAACGCACAACTGATCGTGGTAAAAGTTTCTTCCGTTCAAAGCGTCACTCTGAAAGATGTGAACCCCTAAATAAGGAAGCATAATGTATTTGAAAATAAGAGATTCGGTTAAAGATGTCTGGATCTATATTGATGACTTTAATAGGCTAGAAGCTTCGCCCTCTAAGAAATTTAATCCGGATAAAAACACTGAAATCGAAACCGTAAACGATCTTAAACCTATTCTGATGCGGGCCGACGAGGAAGTGGCCCACGCAGCTATAACTGTTTTTGATCCAAAGTTGATGCTTAAAAATCTTCAAGATGCTAGACCTATAGAGTACCAAGTCATTCGTTGCATTAAAGATATTTCGGATGACGAGGAAACCTATTTTGATATAGCTTTCAACACTGTTGCTTTTGTGTGCAGCGATAGAGGACACACTATGGATAGATTTATCATACATAAGGTGTTTTAATGCGCAAGACTACCTTCAAATATGACATTCCTAAATGTCCTAGATGTGGACGCTCTCACATTGGATACAGAGGAAAGCTGGACGAAGACGATGAAGAATACGTCGTTTGTGGTAATACTCACAAGAAGATGTTGCGTCGCGTTCATACTGATTGGACCCTACGCGTAGCTCCTTTGTCGAAGGAGTAACCTATGCTTATACGTCCAGAAAGTCATGGAATACAAATCATTCGTAAAATCTTTCAGGTTAAACAGGCAGTGCTTTTGGACGCAAGATATTCAGGAAAGAGCGTAGTGGTCTATCGCTCTTTTATAGGGCGTCTATTCAAACCTCAACGATACGCTACTTTGAAGGAGATAATGAAGTATGAGGATTCGAGGTATTCGAAAAACACTAAGAAAGCTGTTTCGCGTGAGACCTGAAGTGTTGTGGTGTCCTGAAAGTCCTGGAATGCGCGTCATGGTATATCGTTCTTTTATAGGACGTCTGTTCAAATCCAAACACTTTGCAACCTTAGGGGAATCAATAAAACACTCTAATACAAAAATCGGTGCCCTACATCTAAAAAAGGATATGGAAAATGAAAAACAGAAACATAAGCCTTGCAGATAAGAGTCGTTACTCAGACGAAGAAGCCGAAGCTCAAAGAAAAGCTAAGGTATATCCTTCGCTAAGCCGAGAATACGCGGAAAGCATTATTGACGCTATCCATTATGACATTCTCAGTGATGGCAAAACCACTGCCTGCACCTTAGAGATTTTCAACAATAGCTTTTCCGTTCAAGGTCATAGCAGTTGCCTAGATGCTCGAAACTTTGATGCTAAGCTCGGACGTACTTATTCGTACAAACGGGCCTTTGACAGGCTGATGTTAATTGTGGCCGCAACTGTTGCAGCCTTCGATAAAGACTGGAAAGAGAATCGTAGACTAGAAAATTTAGCACAGGAACTGGAGTCTGATATACAACACTATACAGACAACTACCTGACTGATGCCGACGGTGAAATGTTGAACCTGCTAGTCAAATACAAGAAAATGCTCGAAGTGTAAATAAACAGTGCTATACAAAAACATCATTTAACTAAAGGAAGTAATCATGAAAGGCAATGCAAAGAACGATCCAAAGACCAAGACAATACCACCGAAAACTGGTTCTACAAAAGCAAAAGAAACTCCTGGAACCCAAACAACTTCTGGTATCGCTTTGGAAGCAGGCTTCAAAGAAGCTAAGATTTTTGAAGTAGAGTATCACCTGACCTGCAAGTGCGACACATTCAACGCTTTTGAAGGCCACCGCAGCTACGTGGAAGACCTTGGAAATCGCCGAGCCATGTTCGCCGTAAGTAAAGAAAACCTGACAGTTGATGGATCATTCGATACTTCGAAGGTACTTCAGGTTGTACGTGATCAAATTCTGATTCCTGAGTTTGAAGGCCATGAAGCAATCAACATTCAGATCGTCAATGTGGTAAACCGAAGTGAAGTAGGTATGCCGACTTTCACTATGTTGTGAGCTTCCAATGTCGATAATCCGCGATAACTTGATGAAGGAAAAGAACTACACCCCGTATTGCGGAAATACAAGTTGCTCAGTCATGCCACGATCATTCTTTAACGGTTCTCAGTTTCAGTGCTCGTGGTGTGGTTGGCAATCAAAATTCGATGACGAATTTATTTCGCAATACAAAGCAAAGTGGGGCAAGCAATGAACAGACCTAAGCGAGACTCAAAAGAATTTTGGGTAGCTTTAGACGGTGTTGTATCTTGTCAGACAGTGCTGGCTACAAACAGTCCTTCTATGTGGTACGCACCTGAAGAGAAGTCTACACTCACTGTGGACGTGCACCTATTTGAACGACGTAACGATGCTAATGAAAAGGCACACAAGTATCTGGATCGCTTTGAGCAGATGATTTACGAAAAGCGAAAAGCATTGGTACCTCGCGCCATTCCCATTGAATATTAAGGCTTTGCTATGAAACCTATAGAAATGTCTTTGGAAGAGAGGCTTCAAAAGCTGAACAAAGGCTCCGCTACCGATTTTCGTGCTATGCTTGTGCGTATGAAAAAGGACGATAAGTCAGAGCAAGAAATTTCAGAAGCGTCCGATGCTTACTTAAAAAAGCGCGGTATCGGTAAATACAAGATACGGTGAGGAGCAGTAAATGGCAAATGAAACTGAAGTTACTGTTTGGGGTATCGGTCTTGAGCAAGAAGAAATTCAAACGTTCTCTGATGCTCTTGTGTCTCTAGGTTTTCCACACTTATGCTCTATCGTGGACGAGAATCAGACTGGAGGCACAAGAACTGGAAATTTTAAAGCGTATGGTGCCTGCTTTCGATGCTTTAACGAAATGGGTAATCTGTTTCCGGTAGAACATGTCATATCGCTGTTTTCCGGCCTTGCAATAGACAGCAATTTTGAAGGTGGAATCATTGTCGATGACGATCATACAGGTGAAACGCATAACCTTCTATTCTCTCCGAAGGGTGCCAAAGTACACAGCAAATCCTTAGAGTACGGCGTTATACACGTTAGAAGCTAAGCAAGCAATCTTAAATAGGAATTCAACTATGGGCAATCAATACGCTGACCGTGATATAATGGGTTTAGACGATAAAGGTGGTCACTACTTTCGTCATGTAAACGCGATGACAGCCGAAGACTTGCATTCTAAAAGTGATATTGCGGCTGAATTGGCTTACAGGGACTACCAGATTGACCAGCTTGAAAAGCGCTTGAAAAACTCTTTGGAAGCATTGAAGTACATTGACTCACCTATAAAGTATCTTCGAGAAGAGGCAGAACAAGAAGGTTCTGTATTGAATGCCTTTGCCTCGACAATAGTTGACGATCCGCACTTCCTTCGAGACATTGCACGAAAAGCCCTAGATAAGGAAGTTGAATTTCATCAGGAGCGATTATGAAACGTGCGCATTTTGACACGGTACTGATGATAGTTACAGGACGTGTCGTACCTTATTTAGAACTAGAAACGAACAAAGTACAGACTATAGGAAACAAGGCTAGTTCGTTAGACAATCTGTATGAAACGCTGGCTAAAACTATGGGAAGCCCTGTAAACACTCACGACATTCCCGGAGTTCTTTGGGTAGTAGCTGCTTACTTTAAAAAAGAGTATCCTGAAATCCGCGAAGATACTGACTTTCCTCTTATTTGGGAACTGTATGAAAGCTGGCGAGGTTCGTTTTTAACCAAGCATGACCTTCCTGATTGGTACGATGTGCCTGTTCTCAATACAGAAAAAGTAAAAAACGGAAGAGTATCTAGAGGAACCAGGGTAGAGTTCATTTTACCTGAAGATAGAAGAGTATCTGTCTTTATTCCATAGACGCAGCATCAAAATACGACAGGACAATTTATGGCAAAAAACGCATACATGGCATCCGATAGTTTTGGAGTCGCGTTAGATTATGCCGTTGCGTATTCTATAAATCGTGACTATTCCACAGCACCGGAGTTTCTTGAGTCTTTTAAACTAGATATTAAGAAAGGCAAAGTTCTTAATCATTTCGGCAAAATCTTCAATCCTACTGAAAACTCCGATCTTGCTCTTTCCTTGTTTTCTAATTTTGCGGTTAGCGTATTTCCGTTATCGGACGCGACATGGGGAGCAAGAGAATACATCACCGAAGCCGTAGGCCTATGTGTTGAAAGTGAATCTATGGATATCCCTACTGCTTATCGCACTGCTGGTCTTCGAGCATTAGCTGTGACAAACACTGACGGCAAAATAGTCGTCTCCTCCAAAATGTGGGAATATCTCTCACAGTACGTCCACAAGAAGGTATAAGACAATGGAACTTGCAAACAGAATTTCATTGGATCACATTGAATCCTGCATCCACGCTGTAGAGTACACGACTCTTCGCAATACGGCTTCTGAAGTGGCAGCACCTGTTACAATCTGCCACGTTATGCTGAAAAACGGAAAGAATGTCATTGGCATTAACTACGGCGCCATTGATCCAGAACAGCACAGCGCTGAAATGGGTAAGAAGGAAGCTTACAAGCAAGCTATCGATAAACTGTTTGAGCTTGAAGGTTATGCTTTAATCAACAGGCACTTCGAAACAGGTTCGGGCCTTCTGATCGAAAATAAGGAGTAATATATGCAAGCGCTGTACAAGTATCCGCTAGAACCGCTTAATCACGAGGGTGTTTCTATCGTCACAAAAGTGGGAATGATGGAAGCAGATGAACATGACTTCAACGAAAGCGAAGCTGGCGCTATGTATCAGATAATCAAGAAGCGTCTGGCTTACCACAGTGTTCCCTGCACCAAACATCTGATCCTGTATCTTTGCACGTTGGTTACCAATCCTGGTGCCGCAGTTCTTTTCGCGCATACAGTAGGCTGTATCTATGCGACTGTGGAAAGAGAAGTGACGGTACTTGACTTCTATGAGCGCTTTGCAGAAGGTATGCCTAGTGCATATACCCTGAGTAAAGCATGGGATGACCAAAAAGACGAAGGTGCGAATCACGTAGACTATGAAGATACGTGGACGATTGAAAACCTGAAGGCGGCTGCATAAACAATGGAAACAGTCACAGTCTACACAGACGGTTCTTGCAGAAAGAATCCAGGTGCAGGCGGCTGGGCTGCTGTTCTACGTAAAGGAAGTAAGAAGAGAATTCTACAAGGCGCAGATGCAGAAACCACCAATAACAGAATGGAAATGAAAGCTGTTATTGGTGCTCTGCGCTTCTTGGAGAATAAAGGGCCTTACAACGTAGAAGTATTCAGCGACTCTCAGTACGTCATAAAAGGCATATCACAATGGGTTCCTAACTGGCGTAGAATGGGCTGGAAAACGTCAGCAGGAGCAGACGTTAAGAACGGCGATCTTTGGAAGGAGATAGATTCTTTGCGAGGGTTCCATAATATCAACTGGAACTGGGTGCGGGGTCACAATGGTGATGAATACAACGAATTGGCAGATAGACTAGCAAACGATGCCGCAGTCCAAGCGGGATACTATGAAAGCTGAGGAAGGAAAAATGGACGATAAGCAAGCAAGTGTACAAAAGATGAATCGAACGACCGATCTGCGGTTTGAGCGTGACGTGGAGCTAAACAAGTGGGAAAAGTTTTGTACCTCAAACGGGCTGTCTTTCGCCCCTAACATCGGGCAAAATTTTAACGTGTTCGTAGGTCGTAACATTGAAATATCTTTGAATAAAGCGGGTGACACAACAGAAGGGTATCCACCATTATACTTTGATGGTATGGATATAGTGTACACGAACGATCCTGACACTGTGCGACTCATTAGAAAGATTGCCGAAACCTTCGACTCTGAAGTTTACGGTCTGGTGTCAGATCAAGAAACAAAACAGGAAGTAGAAAATCTTAAAGAGAGAATAAGATCGGATCTAAGTAGATTCGTCTTTGAAAAAGTTTCACCTTCTTCGGAAAGTGAAATAAGAAAAGCGCTAAACGATTCGTTACGCGAAACTCCAGGCATCCATCACTACAATGTAAGCCATGTTAAGTCCATAATAGTCACTTGGGAAGACTTGTATCCGCGACGATGGTGTAGACTTAAAGCGAAGTTTGCTCGCAACGTTTTAAGGGCACCTACTTTGTTTACATGCCGACCGTCTAGGCTGATGCGATGGTTTGGCTATAAGTCAGACCAGATTGTCAGTGTACGCAGCGACACTTTTTATTCTACATTGTTTGAAACGGAAGATATCGTTAAGGGCATTGAAAACGCTTTAGCGGAAGGCTCTCTCAGAATAAAAACCGTTTCAAGATTACCAGTCCCTTATTCTAAGTTAGCTGCTGATGTTTCTTTTACACCGATTTTACCTGTAGACTCAATAGATATAAAGATAAACATTTGAACCGCGTGTACAAAAGAAAAGGGAGTTCCTAAATCACTAGGAACTCCCTTTTTGCGTTAAAACAGAAAGCTAGACGATAAAATGGAAGCTTGATAAGCAAGTCTTTCGACTTTGAGTAGTACCGCTTGTCGAGCTTCTGCCTTTTCTCCCTCATACGCCTCCGTTAAGAGTGTGTTGATTGCTTCTTCCATAAGCCTAAGCATTTCAACCAAGTTGTTACGCTCGTCTATCAGCGCGTTTGTAGCCAATACCATCTGCTCTAACTTGGCCGTATTTTCCCTTGCTACTTGTCGAAGCTTAATAAGACGATCCAGCCCTTCTTTATTAAAGCCTCCGTACACTTGTTCATCCTGCACAATGCGATAAGCAGTAGGTGATTCAGGTACAAGCTGAAAGTCTAGTTCAACAGGCGCCATTTTGTTAATACCACCAACTGCTTTGAACTCTTCTTTTGGTTCTACCGTTGCACAACCTACAAGCAATAAACATAGAAGAAAAGCCCTCATAGTTTACCTCGCACTCTTTTGTAGTCGTCTACCTCTGCGTAAGTAGGAGTTTTGTTCACAAGGCTATCACTCATGTAGCCCAGAGCAAAGAACTCCATAGCCGAAGCGTCTGGATTCATCAAGTAAAGTGACACAAAAGCAGCAATCGAGGCACTTACGGCTGTGTACGTCCTGCCTTTGTGAATGTTCAGATACTCAATGATATCGATCTTTTCCATACCTGCTTTCTTCAGAATGTGGGCTATGAAGCCAGATACAGCAAAGGCGATAGCGATTAAAAGTGTGGTTTCCATAATAGCTCCTAAATTTCGTCGTCATTCCAACGCATGATAGCCTCATCCTCATCTGCTGAGGATTCTACTTCACGCTTAACTTGGATTGCTTTTGCTTTTTGAATGTGGTCTTGGGCCTTTTCGAAATTAACTGCTGCTGCTTTCTTATGTAGATTGGCTTCCTTGTCTTTTACCTTGTTCCGGTAATTGCTGGCAGTCTTACTTTGATTGCCTAACGCACCTAAAATCAAGGCAATAAATGCTAAAACAGCAACACCTATTGCTATGAACTTCCCGCCTAGTTTCATTAGAAATCTCCTTTTATTCCAAAGTTATCCATGCGCTTCCTGCGTATCTTTCGCATTTTAATCTTGGCTTTCTCGTTGATTTTGTTTCCGAATATCTGCCCTTCATCCTCTTCATCGTCTTCATCTTCTTTGTCTTTACTTTCTGAAGTAACAGAAGACACTTTGGTTTGAAGAACAGCAATGAGACGGACAGAACTGCTGGTGATATGATGGGAAGCGGATCTATCTGCGTTTTCTGAGCTACCCTTCTGCAAAACAGAAGGGCTACCGGCCAGTATAGCTTGTGTGTCTTCTAACACGCAGATAGGTGCAGGATCACCGTGTCGTGGATAGCTTCTATGCCCACGTGTGAACATAAGAGCTATCTTTGGAGACACCGCACAGAACTGTTTGGCAGGAAACGAACCGTTCTGGACCTGCTCTATTACTTGCTTCCGCGAAGGGCTTAACACTGAGAAGTATAGATGCCGATTGGACCTCAATTCTTTCAGAACAGAAGAAATATCCTGAGTAGAGAACATCGACTCCACTTTGAAGTCAATCATAGGATCGAAAGGCTTACAATGCGCAGCTTCACATATCGCGTGAATGGCCTTTCGCTGCGCATCTGTTAAGGCGATTTGTTTCATTTAATCACCGTTTTGTTTTGATGCCTGTGGCTTTCTTGTGCTTGTCCCAGTCTTCTGAAATTTCAGCCAAGAAATTGGCAATCTCGTCGTCAGAACCTTCGAACGGATGATCTTTGCCTCGTTCTTCCAGACGTCCTTTCAGAAATGCGCGGTATTCACGCTGAGCTTCAGACAGTTCGGAATCGGCACTAAGGGAAATGTTAATCTGCATGATATACCTCGAAGTTTTTGTGAATGCTACGTAAATTACTTTATCATACACCGACAGGAACGAAATCGCCAGGGCTTTGAGCACTGTAAAGAGGATCGTGAATGTTGATAACGTTACCTGAACGCCACCAGTCGTTTCCGTAAAGCGTTCTCACGTCAACCTCAATATCTTCCGTATGTTCCCAGCTTGCGTAGTATCGTGTCCTTCTCCTGTATCCGTATCTTGCTAAACGGCTTGTTACTTTTTGTCTGCGGAATGAGATTTTCACAGACACAGGGTACGGACCGTTAGGTTGTACGTAAGGAACTAGCGAAGCTTCGTCCGTCGTACCGTTTAACAGAGGATCAGGCCAATTTTGAACGTGAAAGCTTCCGTCAAACGGCCACTTGTACCGCTGATCTACGTATCGATATCCCGCAGAGCTTAGAGTGTTAACAGTCAATGTGGTAGAACCTAATACTTCTTTGACTTGTCTTACGTATACTCTTCCATTCTTTGTAATACGCTTCGGTACGTGCTGGTACCAGGTTGTAACAACGTGAGAGAACGAACCAAAGCCCGGTGGAATGTACCATTGTGCAATGTATCGGAATGCTCGACGTGTAGCCGTTCGCTGTGTTGTGTCTTCCTCTACTACGATGCGACCTTCCATGTAGTTGAGAACGTTCAACACAATCTGACCGGGTTCGCTGTTTTGAAAACCGTTGTTCATAACGTAAGAGAAACAGTCTTGACCAATAAAGTTAGGCCGAGACACGTACTGAAACCCGTCGCCGTAGGTAGATTTAGTGATTCTTCCGTGCTCAGGACGAGACGTGTTAAAGAAATTGCAGGCCCATCCTCGTCGCGCACCGTGTTCTTCAATCAGGTCTTTATTGCGAACACCTGCTTCTTCCCTAGCATCTTCTTTTTCATCGTCGGTGAAAGTAGATTCAATGATATCCATATCACGAGCACCTTGAACAAGATACTCGGTGAGTGGAATGTCGATTGGCTTTCCTCGATAAACATCAACTTCGATGTACGGTGCGATTGGCTTCTCGTTCCGCCACACACTCTCTGTAACTGCTCTGGACATTTTAACCTCCTTTTACCCAGCCGCTATCTATCAGGCTATCGTCTATATCTTCACACCAGTTAGGCTGATCAAGAACTTCTGCCCATACCCAAGAACCGGGATGTAGCTCGTAGGTCTGAATGCGTGATTCGTCTACACCTGCATCAACCGCCCATTGATAAGCCTGCTCTTGGCTAGAGGCATAGTTCATCATTTCGGACGTCAGGATAGTTCGATCCTCATCTTCAAACGTCTCATTGCTGTTACGCTCTACCTCTCTTGGAGGTATTATATCCATAGAGGTAAACGAGCGTTGGATGTTTCCAACAGGACCCATTGTAAACTTATCGGTAGGTTTGAGTTCAGGTTCTTTTTCTTCTAATAAGACATAAGACCAAAGTAGCTTTAACGCTTCTGCACTGAAAGTAGAGTAGTGATTATCCAACTTGGCAGCAAAAGGCCCATCAAACGTGTTGAGCGCACCTGCGCTTATTTTCCAAGGTTGCAGATTGAATTGGGACACTGCTGAGGAGCTGTGGAGTATTTGGAAGTCTTGATTTAGGAATACGTAAGCTTGAGCCGCAGTATTTTTAGGTTGAAAGACTTGATTTAAAAACACGTAGGATTGCGCTGCCGTATTTTGTTGCTCAAAAACCTGATCAATGTAGACCCAGCCTAAATGATAAGAGCTATTTTGGGCTTCAAGCGAATCGAATTCCACAAAAGGAACGGGATTATAAATAGGAGCCAGCGCATCGTATTCAGTGTGAGGAAACGGATTGTATTGCGCATACATGCTTTCAAACAATTCGGTATGATGACGTTTTACTTCCTCATAGCTCATTCCCAACGTTAGAAAATTCAAAACGGTTCGCATTCTAAACTGCGCTTCTTCCGACAGCAAATGATCTGTCACGACGCGCGGCTTATACGACTGATAAACGTCATGATCCAGATGGACGTAAGGATTTTCCCAAGACGTTTCATTGTATTCTACATGCGTAGGATGAGGTCGATCAACGCCGGGCATGTCCTGTTTCAAAGAACGAAAATAATAGCGAATCGAGTCAGGTTGGTCGAAAAACTTCCGTTTAATGAAGTTTCTAACAGTGTCTGGTTGATCAAAGTATTTTCTGTTTAGAATGTTGCGTATGGATTCAGACTGGTCAAAATACTTTCTATTCTTTAGCTGTATAATAGAGTCAGGCATTTCGGCAGTTTCTGACTTCAAACGGCGTATTTCCGACGTACCTAGATCGCCTGTTCTTGTAGTCTTTTCTTGGGCAATCGTTATCATTCCTTCAAAGTCCAAGCTTCTTAACACTCGACTTTCAAAACTATACGAATCACCTAGAGTGATAATAGGTCTTCTGGCTTCAGCATTTAAAGATGTTTCGCTTTCTGCACGAGTACCGTAATTGTGAGTTTTAGGTGTTACAGCGTCGAACTCACGTCCAACTGTTTCGGATCTAGGCGATGCTGTATATTGTTCTACGTTGGATTTAGATGTGCCGGTTTTAGCAGTGGCAATTCCCATAGCCACTTCTATCAAGAAGATGTTGTTTGGTCTTTCGTAAGCTCCGTCAATAGGTCGAGAACGTACGGAGTACGTAGTTACCATGTTGCCTATAGTCAGTGTATATTTTCTTTCCGTTCCAAACGGAGAACCTGCACGTCCAGCTATTTGAATTGTATCACCTAGTTGAACAGGGAAAGTAAGTACAGCTTCAGGATCGTAATCAAGTAACGTGTTTATTCTGATTCCATTTACCAAAACATCAGCTTCAGGATAAATTTCTGCCATTACCGATATGGAAGAATCAATGCCTACTATTGTACGTACTTCTGACAACACCTCTTCGTTAGCATCTTTGTCTCTTACATTGTTAAACGAAAAGAACTCTGGAGTTCGATCGGGTTCTGTCTTAGCGTGCCACGTGTAGTTTTTACCGCAGGAATGTATAACGACTTCGTGATCTAAACTGTGAGCAGCCGTTACTTCCATTCTTAACTGAAGCTGTTGTCCGTAGCTAAGGACAGTGCTTGTACCTACGTCAACTTCATCTACAATCATTGTGGCATTGTAAGAGGAAGATATTTCTACAGGTTCAGGATTTACGTTTGTTGCGGTGTAGATCGAAGACTCGACTTTTGTGCGAATGCCTACATCTGTTATATACGGAAATATAGGTGAAATAGAAGCAGTGCAGGTGTTGTCTACGCTTTTTTCTGAAGCAACGGCAAAAGTGGCGCTAATAGGACCAATGCGTAAGACAGCACTACGCCATTGGTCCAAATCTCCGCTAGTAAGCTTTAGTGCGACGGTGTCACCTGTCTCAATCAGGACAGTGCCCGTTACAATGACTTCATTATGAATTAGCTGACCATCAATAGCAGAAGCCTCGATAGACAGACCGGTCGGAATGCCCGAAATAGTGACTGTGTTTGAAACGTATTCTGTTAGAGGTGTTGCATCGTCTACGGGTGTGAATAAAACGGAATCTGGAATTGCTTTTTGTTCGACCGTAGTAGTGATGAACTGAGTTGATTCCCCTCCAAGACTTACAAGAACAGCAGAGCGAACACCGTATCTGTCTGAAGAGACTGTTTGAATTTGAACGGTATCTCCGTTTTCTACCCAAGTGTCCGATGAAGGTTGACCGTTAACAATGAGTGAAGCAACACTAGAATGGACAGACAGGTAAGCAGCCGTGTTTAATCCGCTAACTGTGTAGGTGCCGGATACTACCGTTTCTTCCAAGTCGTGACCAAATGATGGGTCGAACTCAAAGTTTTCAGGGTAGAAGTCAGCAGATACTCTCTGGCTGTGCGCGTTGAATGCACCAACAAACAGATAAACGCTTCCATCATAAGAAATTGTTTCCACAGGACTAGAAGCGTTGAAGGTACGTACAGAACTGTAAGTTGCGTCCAGATAGTGTGACTTCTTTTGCTCCACATCAAGAACAACAAAGCCGTTAGCAGTGCTCTGAATAGAGACAGGTGCGGCTGTTTGATCTAGTACCGCCACTTCCTGCGCGTCTGTCACGTTCCAGATAGACTTGTCTTGCTGACACAAAGCAAACACAGCAGAACCGTTTGAAGTTATACCGAACGGACGGCGACCTACTTCAATAATCTCCACTGCGGAAGAAGTCATATTGATTTTAGCCACAGCGTCACGTTGAAAAAGTGTGACGTAAACATGGCTGCCCATCTGAACAATTCGAGCAGGCTTACAACTTGGAGGAAGTGCAATTTCCTCTACCGAAGTAGTTAGATCATTTGCAACATTGATCTTGGTTACAGAATCACTTCCACTGTTAGCTATCCACAATGTATTTCCAACGCTAAGCAAGTCAGAAGGCTGAGAACCTACAACAATAGTGTCTGACGGACTGCTATACCCGTTATCTGGAGACAGACGAACCACTTCTCCGCGCTCTAGCGCTACAAAGAAATGGTAAATGTCAGGTTCTTCACCGCTTACTGCTACTCTTCCTACCGCTACCGGACGCTCTAGCTCGATGCGCTGTTCTAAATCCAAAGAAAGTGGATCGACACGCAACACGCTGTTTGACCATCTGTTAGTGATAAACAAATAGTCTTGTTGCAACACCCGATTCTTAGGATTTATTAAGTCAGACGATTGTTGCCAGACAAAAGAAGAGGACATTTTGTGGAGAGCAACTTCAGAATCGGCTGTCCATGCGTTGTCTCCGATGTGAGACGCATAACCATAAAAATCCAGTGGAAGTATTGGATTGTTCTCGTCAAATACAAGTTGTCCTTGTACTGAAGAAACCACTTCAAAAATAGCCCAACGATTTTCAATCGTAAGGAGAGAATAAACTGACTTACCGATTTCAGGTGCGGTTAGGCGGACTGCAACGTAGCTGTCGGCTGCTACTGTCGCGCTGTTCTCCACAGAATCTACACCGTTTAGTATCAAGGTGCCTGCTGAAGCTTCTACATAAACAAAATCTTCGCTGCTTACGACCTTGATATCATTTGATCTGTACTTGGAACCCGCTGTTCCAATCTTTTTACCTAAAGTAAAAGGTACCATATCGTCACCATAAGAAAAAAGGGGATGACTAAGCACCCCCTTTAGGATTGGAACCCTGTATAATGCTAGATGCTTATTACGGAGCAGGTGTTGGAGCAGGAATGCCTGCGCCTTGAATCAACAGCAGAATACGCATACCGGTGTTGTACTCACCGTTAGCTTGCATTGCTTTATAGGTACGTGGCTCTGATTCGCCGAACACCGTTACGTTAACGTCAGAGTCTTGCGAGATAACGTCGGCGCTGGTGTAAGCAAGCATATCCAGTTCATGCTTGTATGCACGGCGCTGGGTATTCAAACCACTTGGGAAGGTGATAATGTACTTGTTATCTACCGATATGGATACTTGCTCTGCAGGATTGATAATCGGATTGATATCACGCTGCGGAACAATGGCAGAAGCAGACTTGGTAGGTGCGTGAACATCAGTCTCACGCACAACAAAGCGCTGAATACCTTCGGGGTCGATTATGATGCCAGGACTATACTTGCTTGTGGATACTGTGGGGCCACCACCACCTACAGAATATACGCAGAATACAGGCGCATAGTAATCAGAAAGAATAGTACCGTCAGTAGGATCAACAGGACGCTGAACAACGAACCATGCAAACTTATCACCAGCGTTGTCGTAAGCGTTACGCCATGCGCAGAACGCAATACCGTGATTCGAAACAGACATACGATAAGACAGAGGCGAAGCACCTTGGTCTGTACCGTCTTCGGAGTAAAAGTATTCTTCTGACAAGAAAACATTCTCTCGTGCAGAGCTACCACCGTCGAAGTAATCTCCTTTCGGACCAGCAAGATTGCCAGAAGTTTTATTTTCAGACTCTGCGGTCACACCACCTCCATCAGAAGGAATCTGGTGCTCAGTACCCATATTGATGCGAATATATCCCTTACCTGCTAATGCGGAACCATCGGTTTCAATGCGAACGCGCCATTTCTCACCACGGTCTGCAAGCGGATCCATATCCATGTTGGATTCGTAGACAGCCACGTTGGTAGATGACATAATGCCACCTGTCGGATATAGCAAAGTCATACCACCATCAGCGCCTAGGTCTTCCATAAGCGCTTGCGCCATACCTTGCGCAGAGCCTGTCATTGTAGAGCTATTAGTGATACGCGAAAATTCGTGACGTTCTAAAGTAAAGGCCATGTTTAGGCTCCTTATTCAATTACAGTGAATACTACGGTTAGTGTGGGCTGCACGGGTAAATTGCTATGATTCAGAAATCGCCAGTAGATTTTATCGTTTACAGGGTCTTCCGTGTTAGAGACGACGCTGTATCTTCGATAGTATCGAATAGTTCCGTCCGAAAGCAGAGTGGAACCGTCATCCGATAAATGCCCAGCTCTTGATTTAAACGTATAGGGATTAGATTCGCCTAAAGACGGATCACCATACGCTTCAACTTGGATCTGAGGAACGTCCACCGTCACATTCACCATAAGACACGATCTACCCATAGGTAATAGGAAGTCTTGGTGCGTTCCGGGTGGAATTAAAGCAGTCGCAGTATGCGACATAGTGTTTCGAGTCCCAGCACCAGGACTAACATCGTTAGGTGCCCAGATAGGATTTCTAGCTGAGTCTAATCGAAGAAGATCACCAGGATTACCGTCTGCAGGTAATGTATGTGCTGGGTCTATTGATAGGTTACCGTCAGAGTCGATGAAGAGAGGTGCTGATATATTCGTTATAGCAGAACCGCTTCCTCCTCCTAAAACACCTCTATCAATGAATATGCCGTCAGAATCTAACTGGTGAACATGCATATTATCACTGGTTACTACTAGCATTCCTGTAATACGAGCACCTGGCGAAATAGCACTTGGATTATCTGCAAGTGATCCTAGAAAGGTACTGTCTGCAACCACACGTAAACCACCCTGAAGATCCGAATCTCGCAAAAGAAACGGAATAACGGGATTAGCTTTTACGAAAAAGCTGGTTACTGCTACAGGCATTTGTAACTACTCCTTTACTGCGTCAACATCTGTGCTAACGCTTGTTACAAATTACTCAAAACTGAGTAGACGTGGGAGAAACTGCGTCAGTGGTTGTGGAATCACCAACTTGTCCTAAGTTATTTCTTCCACATCCGTAAGTGACAAACTCCGGCAGACAGAACATTGTATTATTCGGACCACAATCTACCCTATCAACACCTGATAGAGAAATAGCAGAAAAAGTGTTTCTACTGCTTTTGTCTCCAAGTCCTAACTGTCCGAAAGTGTTAGCGCCAGAAGCAAAAGGAGTGCCTGAAGACTTTAGCAGAACAGAATGATTACCGGATGCTGCTACTTGCTTAACTCCAGACATAGGAATTGTTGTGATTGTGGAAATCGACATTGTGTTATTTTCAAGACCTAACTGACCTTGAGAATTGAAGCCTGCGCCTACCAATGTTCCGTCATTCAATAAACAAATCGTATGGGAAGAACCGCAAGCAATCTGTTTTACGTTAGAGAATAAAGAGCTTGTGATAGAGCTTTGGTTGCTTGTGTTTCCATTTCCTAGCTGACCGAAGTAGTTGTATCCAGCACATTTAACAGAACCGTCAGCCAGCAAGAACATCGTGTAAGAAGCACCTGCTGAAATAGCAGCTACATTGGAAATAGGAACATCAACAAGATTAGGTCGATCAGAAACAGAGCCGTCACCTAGTTGTCCGAAGAAGTTTGCACCGCAAGATTTCACTGTTCCGTTTTCGAATAAAAACAGCGAATGGTTGCTTCCACACTCTACTTGAACAACGTTTTCTATAGGAAGAATAACAGGTGTTTCTTTGTTAATCTGCGAACCGTCACCTAATTGACCGGACTGATTTCTACCTACAGTCCGTACAGTTCCATCTTCATAAAGAAAAATCGTGTGATCAGAACCACTAGCAACCTGTTTGACATTCTGCGAGCGAAGACCGGTCAACGATGTAGGGGACATTACATTCACAAAAGAATCATCGCCTAGCTGACCGTACTCGTTAAAGCCTGCTGCTCTGGTCGTTGTTTCATCCTTTAGATAGATAGAGTGTTGGCTCCCTATAGCAAACATACTTCTCACAGGAGCTTCTTGTAACGGAGAAACGATCATCATAGGCATGTTATCTTTCCCACTCCGCAGAAGACCAAGAAGCATCCAAATCAGTATCGTCCACGTTCATACTCGAAGGTTCTTCTTCAACAGGAAATTCTTCTACAGTCTCTTCCTCTGACTCTTCTGACTCTTCTGACTCTTCTGACTCTTCTGACTCTTCGGGTTCTTCAGTAGATTCCTCTTCTTCATCAGGATCTTCAATAAAATGCTCTTCACCTATTTGCTTAGGAGGACGCGCGTACTCAGGAACTTCGAGCTTTTTAAGCCCTACGATTCCAGTCACGTCTTCATCTAAAGCGACGACTTTTCTACCGTCGTTTAACGTTGCCATATAGTAGTCTTTAGGTAAAGAAGGATTAGCACCTTCAAGAACCTCGAAGTAGAATAACCCAGGATCAAAAAACTTATAGATATTTTGAGTTTCCATTATCATTCACTCCAAGTATAAAGGCTAGTGTTTTCATTTTCGCGTATAAAGTTTCTATCGAATGCTGTTAAATGATGTTCAGCGTTTACTGTTTCCACATCTTCGACTTTGTTCATTTCTAAGATACCTGCCATGTCACTTCCATCGGTAGAAGCGTGGGTATCGCCAGCATAAACAAAAACGTCTCGGTTCAAGAACTTCGGATTAGGATCAACAGAACCGTTTGAGTTTTGACCTACGTCTGCGCTTGTTGCATATAGCATACCCGCAGACGTGAAAGAAGCCGTTGTAAAGCTTGAATAGAATACGTTAGCATCATTATACAACAAGGTCGATTCGATGGGGCCTATAGCTGAACCTAAATCTACCGGACTCAGATTCACAGGCGCAGGCTCTAAATCTTCTAACGGAATTTCTGGTTCCGTCTCTTCAGGTGGTGTCTCTTCCGGCGGCGTCTCTTCAGTTGTTTCAGACATAGTGCTTACTCCGGAATTGCGAATCTACAGTCGGCAGAACCTGTAGTTAAAACGTGGTGATCGCGTGTCGTGGCACCGTTAGCATCGTAGAATTTCTCACCATCTACACGAATGTTTATCTTATCCATAACACTACCTATAGCGCGAGGAAGAATCTTCAATCCGTACACACGGCCTCGAACCCAACCATGACGACGATCTACTTGGTACGGTGTGTACACTTGAGTTGCAGCAGTAGGTGACATAGGATTAGAGCCTGTAGGAAGCACAGTGTACAGTCTTCCCGCGTTATCATGCGTTGAACCTACTGCGGTAGCAAGAGCTTGATATTCCCAAGCATTACTACTTATTTGTCCGAAAGAGTCTCTCGGATAAGCACAACACCGCGCACGGTTTGAAGATGTAGCGTGAGCCCCGATAGCTCCTTCACCTGTCATCCAAACGTAAAGCGGAAACTCCCCTGCAATCTCTTCAGGATTATCACGCGCAATTTCAAATACGCCTGTCCACGTGTTGTTGTTTGTGCATCCCCATACGTCACCGGCAATACGGGACAGCAACACGATATAACGAGCAGAGGCAAATATAAACAAGTTGCCTCCGTTAGCGAAATCGTACCTCTGGTGGTGCGTAGCAGACCCGGAGTAGTACGTTACATTGGTCCCTTCTGTTGTTTCAGGATTCCAAAACTCCCAAGCAGAAAGATAGATGTACTCCGAACGCATATCGATCTGGATATACTTTTGACTGATGCCGTCGCGCATTGGAGCGCGATAGATAATGTTGGTATCAGAAATCTTTTGCATGGTTTGCCAACCAAGGCTGCTAAGAGAAACCCGAAGCACTTCAGAAAGATTGGCTTCAGTCTCTCTAGGAGAGTACGAAAGAGAAATCGAGTTCTCTCCTAATGTACCTACAGTAATAGCCATAAAAAACTCCTGTTAGAAAGACCCGCCTGTCCATAAATAGTTCGGTCGAGCTTTCTGCTGTGTGAATGTGTCAAAAGAAATATAATCAAGCAACACGTTACTGTTTATCGGTACGTTGTAGTACACAACATCGGAATAGTGTTCGCCAAACTTGTGGATATCAGAGCTACCTCCGAACACACTATGTTCAACGTTTGAATAATCGGTGCCGATAGAATAGTTTGCTAGAACAGTGTAGTGGAAGCCAAGAATGTGATTCAAATCCACTTTCATGGAAGCTAACATGGATATGTTACTGAAAAACGTATTTTCAGAAAAACCTATAGCCGACGTATGTATTAGACCTTCTAGGGGAAGATCAAAGACGTCCATGAAATAGACGGAATGTGACGTGTTTTGGTATACTGTACCAGGAGAAAACGTGAAGTCATTCGAATAGAAACCATAAAGAGAAGGGTACTGCTCAAACAAGTGTTGCCAAGTTTGAGACAGTACGACCCCTGTTATGATATTCACATTCAAAAAAGACTCTGATTCTAAAGGAGAGTCTCCTTCATCGTTCAGCCCTCCTGTACCAGGAGCAAGCTGAGCCATTTTTCACCTCAAGAAGGAATTGCGAAACGAACGTTGTTGGCACAGGTTAGAATGTGGTGATCAACAGCTTCTCCGTCAGGGGAGTAGAACGCATCAGTATCACAATTAATGCTGATCTTATCTAAGAATGAACCCATATTTCGGCTCAAGAACTTCATGCCGTAGAAGCGCCCACGCAGATTGAATGTACCGTTATACTGGGTTGTTTCATAGGCAAAAGGCGTCAGTACAAAAATGTTGTTGTTAGCACCTAACGGATTGGTACCTTGAGGTAACATTTCATATAGACGTGCGTTTGAACTCCAAGTAAGTCCAGCTACGGTGCTGATCGTCATTGGACGGTGTGCGTTATAACCTGTAGCGTCAAAGGGTGTGCGCGGCACAGAGAATGCAGTAGGGTAACTAGAGGACGCATGAAAGCCTACTGCACCATGGCCGTGAACCCATCCGTAGATAGGAAACTCACCGGCTACTTCGTCTTTGTTGTCCCGCGCAATCTCAATGCAGCCGTTCCAAGACTCGCCGTTAGTAGAACCAAGAGAACCGTCGTTGATGCGTGACTGTGAAATTAACCAACGTGCTGTTGCGAAGATGTATAGGTAGCCGCTATACTCAAGACTGAGGCGTTGAGAATATGTGTGTGTAACTCCATACTCAGCTTCATTTGTTCCGCTGTGTGTTTCTGCGTCCCAAGATTCGTACACACGAATGCTAAAGTAAGAAGCGTGGTTAGTATCCAACATAACGTACTTGTAGGAAGAAGCATCCGCATTTAGAGCACGATACACGCGCATGTGGGTTCCAGCTTCCTTGTCAAAGGCTTCCCAACCTTTGGTAATGATAAACGCTTCAACGCCGTCCAGAATTTCTTCTTGTGTTGCGTTGATGGAATAGTTAAGTGCAATAGAGTTAGGACCGATTGCAGTTGTCTTAGTTGACATAAGGTAGTTCCTCTTTTATAAAGGTAGGGCCATGCAGCCACCGCGTGAGTTTCGAACAACAAAGTGTTGTGTTAAATCTAAAGAGCTTAGATCATAAAATCCATCTTCATCCACAGGAATTTCGATTGTGTCCCTGCTATATCCAATTTTGTTTTCTAGCAGCTTCAGTCCAAAGAAGCGTCCTCTTACGTGTGCATTTTCCGGATCGCTGCATACAGCAGTAGGTGAAATAGCGAAAGTACCTCCGTTTCCTTTTGGAATAAAGTCGTCTAGGTAAAGACGCCATTCTCCAGAATACGATTGGTGATTAACAGCGTAGTAGTAGTAATAACCGCCACCATAACTTCTTCTGCGGCGCCTTCTTATACACCCAATGTAGGCATAGGCCACTGTGTTAAAAGTAGGCGCTTGGAAGTGAGACATAACAGCAAAGGAAGAAGCATTCTGTCCAACCGCATTTCTCAAGTCCCGAGGCAGAGAATAAGCGTATATTTCGTTTCGACTCATATCCCCTATGCGCTTAGGTTGAAGCGTTCCATAACAAACGTCTCCTTGTACCCAAGCAAACAACGGAAACTCTCCAGGATATTCCATCTCCATCAGCTTTTCTATTTCGAAACAGCCAACGAAGGATGGTTTTAACTCTGAAGACAAGTCTGAAAAGAACGCTAACCAACGAGGATTAACAAACATCATCAACGAGTCTTCACCAGAAGAACGTAGACGTTGTGTATAACCTAGATCGTCCGACATGTACGCTAGATTGGTTCCTACATGGAATCTAGGATCCCAGTATTCGAACACTTTGAACTCAAGGTAGTTGTTTCGAATATCAAGCAACACGTACTTGTAACCACCGTATTCACAAGGAGCGCGAAAGCAAGAGCGTGGTCTTCCATCCATTGAAAGTCCGACCGGTATAACATCTGATTCCCATTCTTTTTCGACTTCTGTTAAGAAATTAGAGTGAATGGGCGTACTGGTTACTTGACTGTCTTCGTCTCTTCCCCAAGTAACAAGTTTTCCTGAAGCGTTCATTACGATGAAATGCCCTACACCTGCTTCAATGTAATCGAACGGACCTTGCGGAATTAGACCGCGGTCAAAGGACAGATCGCCCCAGACTGCAATAGTCCCATCGTCACGAAGCGCACCACAGAAATTGGTACCGGCTGCTATCGCTTTAAACGTACCTGTTGGTGTGTCGGACACCTCACCGTTAGAGTCTTCACCCCAAACAACTAGCGTACCGTCGGTGCGTAGTGCTATGGTGTGCTTCTCTCCGCAGTCAACGTCGAGAAAGTATCCAGAAGGTGCCTTAGAAACGTGCCCGTCACCGTCAAATCCCCATACGTATAGCTCATTCTGATAGGTAATTGCGGCGCTTTGATAACGAGAAGCTGCAATTTTCACAAACGGATTTAGAACAGCAGTTGCTTCGTCTGGAGAACCACCAATCTGTTTGAATGTGTTATCACCCCACACGCGAATGACACCATTACTATCGAGCGCCATGCTGTGTGCGCTGCCTGCCGCTACTTGAACGTACCCCTCACCCAAAGGTTTATTGGTTATCTGATTCTGACCATCATTTCCCCAACCTACGATAGAGCCAGAGTCTGTCAGAGCTAGAGCATGAAACTGACCAGAAGCTACAGCTTTGAACCTACCTGTCGGAACGTTTCCTACTTCTCCGTACAAGTCTCGACCCCAAGCTTCGATTTCAAAAGCACTATTGATCGCTAGATTATGCCAAGAAGCAGAAATAGGTTGTTCAGGCTTAACGATATCTGGGAACGTGATCGGATATTCGTAGTTATTTCCTTCTACAGTAGACGTAGTTACTTCCCCCACTTCCACGTAGCTGTGCTCAGGCAGAGCTATGGAGAGCTTGTTCATTTGCTCGCCTACCACAGGTACTTGAACAGTTACTTCACGCCATATCAGATCTGGTGGAATGCACGTTAAGTCAGGAAAAACACCTAGCAGCATTTCAATTTCAGGGACTGAAGAGTAAGAGCCTGGAGCAGGTGCACCGGGAACATCAGACGATACAGCATCCTCTAAGACAATATTGCCACCGTTCTTAAACGCAATTTCTATATTTAGAAATGTTTTGTCCAAAAATAAGGAAGCGTAAGGAGTGCTCGACAGTGTGACGTTTACGCTAGACACTCGAAGAGCTAAGCGTTCTGGATTGTCAACGCCCGAGAATTGGAAAGCATCTACAAACTCTCCGCCTAGCGTGACACCGTAGACGGTGAACACTCGACTGTCTAGGGAATCGACTTCGAACGTGTTGTTACCGGAAAATGAAAGCGTTAGAGGATCAAATAAAGCTAACTCAGTCTTTATGATTCCGTCTTGAAAAGCACCGCTCGTATTCTTTAGGACAAAGACATTCTCAGAAGCTAAGTCATCCACAAGTGCCGGTAAAAAGTGAGAAGACGTACCAATCGCAATGTAACGTAGAGGTAGCCCTGATTTTACTTCAATGGAAGAACCAGGATTAGAAGCTTCAGTTGCCGCAAATAAGCTACCATCTATCTGACCTATAAGCGAAACTTCGTTAGGTGTCTGCCCCGCAGAATGAACGTCAACAAGATTGATTGTTTCATCGACGATTGCTTCGGTTCCTTCTTGTGAAGCACTAACGATGGTGCCGAACTCATTAACATTGATCGTAATAGGTCCTGAAGTATTGCCGCCAAAGCTAAGCTTGTTATCGATCAGGCCAATAATGAACTCTGGTGGTGGAACGAACTCAAGGTTAGGTGAAAGCAGTGGAATTAAAGCTTGTGCTTGTTGCGCATCGTAAACACCTGCAGATGGAACACCTTCAACGTCATCTGAAATCACGTCGTGAAGAGTTACCGTCTTGTCCGCTCCTTCAAGTGCTTGGAACGAAAAGCTCAGGTCGATGAAGGTCTTATCAACAAAGACAGAACTATAGTTACTGGCGCTTTGAACAACAGTTGCACCTGTAAGACGATTAGCTAGATTATCTTCCGCTACGTTCAAAAGGCGCAGTATGTCGGAACCTTCACCAATACCTAAAGTGATGCCGTACACGTTCAGAGAAGAATCATTTTCTCCGTCAATTTTCACCGTGGTCTGTGAAGTTATTTCGTTTAAGCTTTCTACGGTATAGAAGGAAAAGCCGGACTTGCGCACACCACTACTAAAAGCATCAGTCCCATTCTTTAAGACAAATACATTGGGTTCAGAAATTTCAGTAATAGAAGACGGTAAGTAAATGGCTTGATTGCCAAACAACACTTCTCGAAATGTCTTTCCGGCACTTTTTATACCGACGACAGAATCCGCGTCAAACAAGGAAAGATCGACTGTACCAGAAAACGAAAATGTTGGTGATCCTGAAACAGATACGCTGTGAATGTCAGTCAAAGGAATTGGTGTAGACAGTTCAACTGAAATCAGTTCCCTTTCTGCTCCTACAACTCCTGCGTCTGTGACTGAAAGTTCAATATCTCCGATTGCAGTGCCTTCGATTCTTAACTCGTTATCTACCAGAGTTAAATACAGCGAAGGTGGTGGAGTATAGACGATATTGTTAGACAACATGGTCACAAAATCGTCGGTAACAGGAGGTTCGTACAAACCTGCAGGAGGCACTCCTGGTACATCATCTGAAATGATGTTTACCAAACGTACTTTCTTTGTGTGTCCCAAGAAAGAGGTAATAGATATATCGAGAGTAATGTAGCTTTTATCTAAAAATAAGCCAGAGTACGCTTCAGTCCCTTCTTCGATTAGGACTTGCTCAATTCTGTCAGCAAGTCCCGACTCTTCCACATATATGAAGTCGAGTAGGTCAGCCCCTGCTCCGGTTCCCAACGTTGTGCCGTATATCGTGAGGTCTGAGTTGTTTCGTGTATCTATATCAACGGTGAGACCAGACGTAACAACATCAATAGAGCTACGTGTATAAATGGAGAAACCTTGCTTTAGAGCGTTATTTTCTAAAGCGTCTGTTCCATTCTTTATGGCAAATACGCCAGGTGTTCCCAACATATCAACTGTAGCTGGTGCGTAAAGCTCGATAGATTCTGCCGCGATCTTTCGGAATACTTTGCCCAGCACAGCAGTTCCAGGTGCAGTACCTTGATCAAACAGGGAAGCATCCGTAACACCGGAAGCATTGAGCGTTATGCCTGTATCTACAAAGCTGCGAATGTCATTTAGATTGTATTGTCCAGAGTTTGATGCTTCAACGCCTTCGCGTGTAGCGAACAACTGTCCAGAAACGTCGAAGTATAAATTTACAGGACCAGTAGCAGTGCCGGAAAAACTAATTGCTCCTGCATTCAGATCAGCCTCAAAGGTAGGTGGCGGAACATCGTAAATAACGTTCTGCTCCACCATAGGAACAAATGACGTAGCCTGCTGACCTGTGTATGTTCCTACAGGAGGAGCACCTGTGGCATCACTCGCTATAGTAGCATACAATGTAATGTAGGTCTGCGTTGCTTCTTTTACAAACGTTAGCGTTATATCAAGGAAGGTCTTAGCTAAAAAGATGTCCTTGTATTTGCTTGTGTTTTCCGCAACAACGACCTTTGTCAAAAGATTTTCAAGATCACCTGCGTATACGTTCTTGAAAAACAAAGAGTCAGCGCTAGTGCCTGTTCCAAAGTTGAAGCCGTGAAACTCGTAGTCGGATCCATTTAGGACAACTTCACGCTCACTTTGAACAGCCAAAGTCTGCAAGGAAGTTGAGGTATAGATCGAAAACCCTTGCTTAGTGTCGCCTTCAATTTGTGTATCCGAAAACGTCTTCACAACGAATACGGACACATCTTGAGTGGGGTCACTATTAGCGGGTAGATAGTACGTGTCTTGTCCAAAAACTACTGGACGAAACGCTTTACCCAGAATAGAGAAAGAAGGTTGCCAAGTAAATTCAACAGAGCCTGAGACAGTCAGATCAAGTTCTGAAGGAAACGTGACTGATCGAATATCCTCAATTCGAATATTGGTTACTTCAGTTCGTGTTCCTTGTGTGACGGTCAACAAGCCTGTAGTTTCAAAGACTACGCTTACGGCTTCAGTATTGTAATCGGAGAACGAAAGATTGCCCGTTCCGTCCAATGTTGCTTTTATTTGACTATCAGCCATTTGTTGTGTCTCCTGTTGTATCAGGGTCTGGCTCAGGTGCAGGGTCTGGCTCAGGTGCAGGGTCTGGCTCAGGTGGCGGTGGCGGTGGCGGTGGCGGTAACGGTGTGCTGTCTAAGAGAACAGATACAGACGATCCATCGTTAGTTGAGACTTCCAAAGCGTAGTCAGAACCTTCTGGGACACCGTATCGAATAGTGACCTCTATCATACCGCTAACGTCTGATTCAATAGACTTGTCGATAGAAGATCCTTCGTTTTCGAAAAGCACGGTGTCTACTTTTTTCCAGGGCGTTCCAACAACGTTAAAGGTTGTCGAATCTAGCACATAGTTAGGAGCACTAAACAACGAGTCTTCGGGAACAGGAGCGTTGATCACTTCGATGGTTTCAAGAACACCGTCCCATAAACGCCAACCGCGTTGTATTAACTCCTTATACATTTCCAAAAACAAAGCACTGTGAGAGTCTTCCCCAGCTATATACGAAAACTTTAAAGAGTTCTCGCCTTGCGGTTCAATTTCAATGGCCATATTCTATCCTCACACAGGGATTAAAAAGCGGTCAGAAGTGGAGCCGACAAACATGTGATCTTTGTATTCTCCCTTCTTAGAAGGAAAATAATCATCTTTTGTTTTATATGGAATTATAGACGTTACAACACCATATCGAGACTGTACGCTTTTTATTCCATATACATTACCCACTAAGTCTATACCGTTGTTTATTTCAATCAAAGAAATAGGTGACACCATAGGTGCTCGGGACAATCGATTTCGAGACTCGAAGAAACGAATAGGTCCTCCATACCAGAATGAACGGTATCTTGTAGTATAGCGAGAACTATTCCAGTTACAAGATGTGATTCTTTCTACTTGATACCAGTGAGGTTGTGCCATAGGGTCATTAACACTGACATAATAATATCTATAACTGGAGTTGGTAGACCCTGATAGCGACAGCGGAAAAGAGGCGCTTTGCGTCTTATTTATATCGATATCGTTTCCAGTCATTCTACCTGACAAATGATGACCGTCTGTCCAACAAAACTTGGAAGTGCCTCGCGTCTGAAGCTCGAAGCAACCGCTCCATGTGCTTCTGCGATTACCGTACGTTTGGTAGCCAGAATCATTCGATATGTCGGAGAACATTGCTAGCCAACGAGAATGCACGAAAACAAACATCGCACCACCGTAACCAGAAGTGTCTATAACTTGCTGATGGTAGTTCCAACTGTCTAAAGCACAGACGTTTTGAAGTGACGTGGAACCTTCTGCTGCACCGTCTCCTACTTCCAAGCGTAACATATTAGCACCGCTATTAACGACGCTTAGCCTTACATATTTATAGGTTTCACCGTCGGCGCAAAGAGCTTTTAGAATTTTGGGATTGTTATTGCCCGGAGAGCTATCGTGATGCATGACCCAACCGTGTTCACCTTCAATAATAACACGACATATCTCAGGTAAAAGTAAATCATTTCCCTCTTGTGGATCAGCGTATTCGAAGCGATACGAATTAGGACCGTAGGGAATTACTTTCATGTGCCGTCTCCTAGAATCTGCTCACGGTCTGCGATGTAATCGATACGCACACTAAGATCGCTTCCACCGCCTGAAAGAACGCTAAGTGTTATAAAGTCGGACGTATCTAACTTCACACCAATAACATTGTTTCCACTATCGTGTTCTTGAATGGGAATGGTAGGCTTTGGGTCTTCTCCAAACAAACTGGTCGTATTGTTCAACAGAACGTCGATGACAATGGGTTGAACGTCAGACGGAGTGTTTACGAAGCAGCGAACGTTCGTGAACTCAACAGGGAAAGGAGGATACCAACGAACACCTCCGCTGAACGTGACGATCTGCCCAGGTACACTAGAGAAGATACTGCGAGGCATAGGTGCTACCATAGACACCTGTTCATCAACATATTTTCTATTTACAATATCAGTAGGTGTAGTAGGTGCATTAGGCTGTTGTACACTACCTGTTAACTCACCACCTGATTTGTCTAGTTTCTCATTTAACTGATCTTGAGCGTTAGACGTAAGCCCTGAAATATTACCCAGATCATCAACATTCGCTTCAGATGCTGCCAGCTTGCCTAAATCTGTTGATACGACTACTTTATTGCCTGTAAGGTTAGCATTAGTTACGGTACTTGCTGCACCTGTAATAGCGTCTTGTTTAGCGGCCAGAGCCGTGTCGAAGTTACTGATAGCGCTGTTTATTTCATTCAGACGCTCCGTAGTGATATCGCTTTCCCGAATTTTCCCCTGCGTATCGGAAATAACAAGACGACCTGGAAGCATGTTTGCGACGGTAAATCCGGACACTGCGCCCGTTACAACGCTTTGACCGTCTGTAATACCATGACCTGCCAAAGTAGAAGGGTTGGTGCCTCCAATAACGCGCCCAAAGCGATCTACAGTGATACGTCCGTAAGTACCTGACGTAATGCTCTGAACTTCGGCAAGCGCAATAGCATCACCTGTACGTACAAGACCAGTACCTACGTTGATCATGCCTTCACCGCTGAAGATAGCAAAATACATGAAGGTTTGACCCAACACCATATTTGAACCGTCTTCAGGGGCACGTAAAATCCAAGAGCTATTGGAGTTGTGCTCACCATCTTCTACGTAAGTAAACATACCCGGAGTAATATTGCGATCCGAGTTTGCGTCAGAAGGCCGCGTCCACACTTCTTCTTGTACGACATAGATACCGTTGGTTCTTGGATCGTCCTGATCTTTAAGTAGAACCCTGTCACCAATTTCAACGGTCACTTTATCAATGATCTGTTGCCCGTATCGAACATAAGAGGCGCCGTTGGACGCGACTTTAACAGAATCTTTTGCGTCAATGCCGCGCTTGTCTACACCGTCGGACCACTCTTCACCTGTCCAATAGTAAAGACCCTTGTTGTAGTTTCCGTACGGCTTTTTCAGATACACGACTTGACCGACTTCCGGCTCTAAAGGAAATGTTTCACGTCCAATAAAGACTAGACTATCATAAAGCATAGGGTTCTCCCGTTAACTGTTGTAATGCACGTAATATGTTTTGCCTGTTTCAGGATTCAAAATGATTCGAGGCGGTTCGATAATGTCTGTTAAAGAAATTCCCGTACCTACTTGAACCCATTCACCATTTTCACTTTTCCAGACAGTATTTGACGAAACATCAACGATTCTAGCGCCAGCAAAAGGTTGATTTATATTCAGGTAGGTAGACCCGGATTGACTGTACGTATAAAAACCGTAGCGTGTAGGTCCTTTAAAGACGCTAAGCTCCGGATAATCATTCAGGTCGAGAACTATCTCTTCAAAGGATCCTGGCGCAAACTTCGTTGTGTTTACTCTGAAAATATCTTGATCTCGGTTGATCTTAACGTGAGTCTCTACGCCTGACCAGCGGCGAGTAACAGATTCTCCAGGAACATCGATTATAATGGAATGACTGTTGGTTTCTCCGTTGTAATACGCGATAGCGTAAGAGTCTATACCAAATACACCGCCTCTTGTCCGAACTGCGGTCAGTAAGTGAGGTCTATCGTTCACAAAAGAAGCCGACATTACTAGGCCGATGGCATCATCATCGCTGTGATGTGAAGTTAAAGTAGCCTCAAATTCAAAAGAGGAATACACGTTAGGGCTTACAATAGTGTTATGCCTGCTAGTGTTATCCGGCATAACAAAAGAATCACTTGTAGAGTTGAAGTACCAAGAACGGGCATGTCCTGATGCGTTCTCCGCACTATAGATGTTTTGTCCATCTGTTCTCGGCCAGGTATTGAAAATATCTTTGTTGGACAATGCTGGTGCCGTGTTTACGTGATTCAGCGCCTCTTCCGGAGTATCGAAAAACAACTCTTCGATTACAGGGGTTGTATCTACTCCGTATCTAGGCAATCCATTGATAAAAGCCATTCTTTCACTCAGAACAGACGTGTCTGAGGTCACAGGTGGCTTAGTTGATGCAGAAGAAGTAGTTACACCTTCGATTATCATATTCTTCTCCTGATTAAACCTGATTGTTAGATTGAGTGTTGTTTAGAGGAGCCTCGTACATGATAGACCTCCAACCTTCTTGAAATACATAAAGTCCGGGTGCGTACTCTCCATACGTGGTTAGAAGATAGACAATGCGGTTCTCGTAAGGATTGTCCAGTGCGTGGACGTTTTCAGCTATTAGGGTGGTATTGCCTTTTAAAGAAGGATCATCGACTAACATGTTCTTACCTCATGTGATAAAGACTTTCCGCCAATTACCGTCATGACAAAACACACACAGGCCATGATAGTCATGATAAAAGAAGGCGCCTATACTAATATTTTTATCAGGAAAAGTATCTCCGCTTTTAGGTACTATATCAAATATTTCTTTTCCACCAACTTCTCGCATCTGATCGAAAAACATAGTTACGTTCCAAAAAAAAAATGGGGAGTGAGAATTAACCCACACCCCATCGTTATACATCATCGAACAGCGGCAACACCAGCGCGAGGAACGGTGAAGGTAACTTTGAGAGAAAGGTTATCGATAAGCTCTACACCTAGCGGAATAATCTTTTGTCTCTTTCCTTCGTGATCGACGTACACATCAACAACTGGCGCCATAGTTCCAAGATTGTGATATACAATCCATTCTGCCGCAGGCTCGGACTGGGTATGTGTGTGACTATAGAAACCTATAGGCATAGTATTCTCACAAGCAACGTACAAAACCAGTGCGCGGCGAACTGAATGTCACAATAGCCGTGTTTAGGTCTTGGTGGTGAATGGAAAGCGGTTGCACTTCTTGGTTGCCAACAAACACTCGAACTAACGGCTCTTGACCCAGAAGATGATTCACTTCCCAAATAGCAGAAGCCGTGTCGAAATTCTGTTCGTAAGTGTAGTTAGCACGAGGAACACCGTCTGTATTACCAATCATAAGAACGGCACGACCTGCCTGCTCTTTCGAAAAGTGAATGGTGGTATTATTGAAATCACATTGAACTTCGTCAGGAATAATGTGCTTGCCTTCTGTACTAATAACCTGAGCAAGAAGGTGAGAAGTGTTTAGATTGTGATCAATTACCCACTCCGTAGAGGCCGCAGCTTGATCATGAATGAACGTGTTCATTGGAGGCGTCAAAGGTATCCAAATGGGAAGACCTTCATCAACTTCGATACAGATCATTACACGTTGACCTTTGAAGATAAACTGACCTACTTTAGGGCTTTCAGGAAAGTTTTCTTGCTGATCAAGCACGGGATTCAAGAGCAGGTTATTTAGCAAGTTTAGATTGCCGTGTACCTTCATTGTTTAACTCCTATGTTGAGAGAATTGGGGCCGAAGCCCCAACTATTTATTCCGGAGCCACGGCTTTGAGACCTGTTACAATAACGCGACAAGTTGCAGCTTGGGTGAACGTAACGCTCAAGCTATTATCGTCGGTGTATGTAATGCTTTCAGGAATGATAACTTCATCCGAAGAATCTACTACGGTTACTTGGACGTACTTATTGCCCAAGTTGTGAGTAACAACGTGAGATACAGCAGCGGTTACTTGCTCCGAATAAACAAAGTAGCCATTTTCCATGCGAGTTGTCAGCGCTGTGATAGTATCATTTACGCCTGTAATCTGTGTGCCTAAATAACCTTTAGATACAGCAGCAACACCAGTGGAAGCGGACTGATCTTCACTATGAAGCAGAAGCTCACCCGTCATCGCTTCTGCGCCGTCACGTCCTAAGAATGTATTGCGAAGCTCTGCGCGGTCAACCAACACACCAGTTTCATCTACTGTGATACCGGATTGTGCAGGAGTCTGTACGCTCAGCTTGATACCATCACCGCCTTGCAAGCCGTTAGCAAGGGTTGTGGCATTCAGGTGCGTTTCGTTCAGACCAGAAGCTTTGGCACGCAAACCTGATTCAGAGTTTTCAAGTGTAGCATTGTCAGCTTTTACAGCAACTTTGGCATCAATGGAGGTGCTGGCGTTAACGCCATCTTCAGTCAGGAAAATACCGCCGTTGAGGAGCGCATCAACACCTAACGCATCGTCGTTAGTAGAAGCAACACCAGGACCCATATCAATCTGAATGTTGTTGCCGTCTTTTTCAAGACCCGTTCCAGCAGTTACACCCGATAGACCACCAAAGTCAGCCCACATAGCGCCATTGTAGAACTGGAAAGATGAACGATTACGATTCCAAACCAGAGCACCTACACCGACTTCACTTACATCATATGCAATAACGAACTGAGTACCGTCGTACTGTACAATATCTCCAGCACCAAGTTCTGCAATGGTACCGAAGTTAGTGTGAAGAGCTACAGGCGTACCGATAATGTAACGGTCGCCCTCTGCAGGTGTTTCACCAGGGTCGAGAGTATCATCGGTCTGACGATCAAGAACGTCAGCTTGGAAATCAAGACCCAGAACAGCAGTCTCAAGGTCTACTTGACGAACGGCATCTGTAGGACCTTCAGGAGAACCTAAACCTTGAACGCGAAAACCACTCAAGTTTAGATTGCCGGTCATAGAATCGCCAGCTTTATCTACAGGCACATAACCCAGAGTAGCTTCTTTTCCATCAAGCTGAGTTTGTACGTTAGCTGTCACACCTGCCAGATGCTCTACTTCGGTAGACTTAGCAGAGGTAGTTGCTGCAATTTTACCAGTTCCGTCTGTAATAGCAATCATGTTGAATGCTAGATCGTCTACTAGAATAGATGTTGCCGCACCGGTAACGTTGTCTTGCTTTGTGTCGGCTACTGTACTCAGATAGCCTTTAGATACCGCAGTAGTTGGATCAGAAGACGATTGGTCAGAGCTATTAAGGGTAAGCTCCCCGACCATCGCGTTAGTACCATCCAGGGCCAAATAGTCACCGAGATTACCACCTTTCGCAATGTTCTGTACTTCGGAACCATCGAAGTATTTCAAAGAGCCGTCTGTAGTGTTAAACCACACACGACTTACAACAGGATCAAGAGGATCTGTAGCAAGTTGTTCTACTTTAAGGTCTTTGATAAGACCAGCTACACTTAGATTACCATTAACATGCATGTTAATTCTCCGAAATTGAGGAAGCGTTATGCTCGTTTAAAATTAGCTTGTTTGTTCACAGTTAGGATTAACAATCTCCAAATCTTCCAACCAAGTACGGGATTCGATGAAAGTTTGAAGTTCTTCGATGATCTGGGATCTTGGTTTAATTCCATCTGATCGTACAACATAATCACGTACTTTAACGTGAATCTTGGAGCGTCTGTCCAGCAGTTTAGACTCATAATACTGGATACGTTCCACTTCTGCGGACACCTCTCTGTTAGATGAATATTGAAGAGAGATATCGTCCAGATGTAACATCAAAGTCTGCGGATGTTTATTGTTGGTCGAGAGTTTCTTACGGACAACATCGGAACCTAACAGGCTGTCCAATTCATAAAGCTCAAACAGCGTAGAGTTTAGATATTCTACCAAACATTCTGTAATGTAGGGAAAGGCAATAATCTGCGTCATACCTTCGACGTCCAAGATCATTCCGCTCAACACTTCCAGCTTTTGTTGATGTATGAACGTCCAATGTTCTACAAATTCTTCGGTGAACACATCGGCATTGTTAGATAGAATTGTTTCAATCTCTTCCGACATTTCTACCAGGTTAAGTCTTATCTCATTCGCATCTTCAGTTGATATCTCCTTTTTATCTAGTAGAAAGGTTTCCGTATAGAAAAGCCAATCGGCATAGCGATTGAACATTAGAAGAAGAATTTCCTTTGCTTCTTCACCAAACCCATTATCGGACGTGACAAGCTGATTTAAGATGAAAGCTTTGGAATTATAGTAACCCTCCAATGCTTTCGATGCTGCTGACCGGTAACGAATGTTGTTACGTACAAAGGCCATTATCATATTCCTCTATTTCGATCCTGAAGCCTTCCCATACCCAACAAAGCACCCAGGATCTGGTTTTGCTTCTCGTTTAAGTTAGTCATGCTGCGAGTCAATTCAACAATCTGTCTTTCCAAAGAATCCTCTCGCGCATTTGTATCTGCATTATGAGAAGTTAAGTTGTCGGTTAATTTTGAGACCGCGAAACTCAAAGCTTCAATCTTAGGCATAAGTTCAGCGGTATCTTTATTCGATGCAGAGGCCTTGATTGTGTCTGAAATTACTTTCTCTACCTGTTGGAGCTTTTCCCCGCTTTCTGTTGAACCGATTTCCAAAGCTTGTCGCAGTTTGTGAAGCGCAGTTTCCATTTCTTCAAGTTGTTTCGCCAACAGAGAAAAAGAACTTTCGCCTGCAGCATTTACTCTATCTTGGAGCTCTTCATGCTTTTCCTTTAGGTCCTTGTGAGACTCAATGAGAGGAATTACAAAGAAATAATAGCCCAAAATAGCGCTGATGCTTAACAACACTGCAATGGATGTCGGAAGGGGATTGCCCGCTAAAGCTGATATGATATCCATTTTGATTCCTATTAACAGTCAGCGTTAGTTGGTTCGACCAAAATCGTTCTATGGTCCGAGTTATCTTGATCAACCGTGATAAAAATTTTCGATACTCCAGGATTAACAAAGTAGCATTCCTTTCCCGTACTCTTATCTTCAACGCATACTTTAGAGATGCATTGGAGACTTTCTAGGACAACAGATTCTTTTTCACGGTAGTTGTTGGCTTTGAATATAGGAAAGAGTACGAGGAACACCATTAAAGCTAAAAGACATAGAAGTAGAAACCGTGCTACCTTTCCATTCATCTGCTGGTCTCCACATAAGAGATTTTATTTCCCTCGAAAAGGACGAACTGAGTTAGATTAAGTTGAGATACTCGACTGAGATTGATTCCTATTTCAGCAGGCAAAGCACTTGTAGGATTACCATCTATTGCTTCTAAAATAACAGAAGCAATAGATTCTGTTCCAATGCCTACACCTACCGCTAAAGTTTGATTCGACCTTAATGTTCCTATCTCCACGTGTTTACTGTTGATTCTTGTTATTATTGAATCTATTTGTTCGGAATATATAACAGAAAAAGAGTCACCATCTACTATACGAAAAGCATTGTTGATGATAACACCTGAATATTTTTCGCTGTTTATTTCCAACAAAGCTGCTCGAAGTTCCGTTGCTCTGCTAACGTCGTAAGTTTTAAAATCTACGCCTTTTTCTTTGGAAATTCGCGCAAACTCACGAAGTCTTCTCTGGCTAAAGTCCGACGTATCGCTTATTAGATAGTATTGAGGACGTATTCTCGATACATGTTCCCGAACAAGACTGCTGACTTCCATTATCGCAGAAGGAGTAGCAGCCCCTTTATTTCGTATACCTATTACATAAGGAATGTGAGTATAGTTATGATTATTTTGAAAACCAAGATCGGATAAATCTCTTCCTAGTACAACTAAATTAGAGAAGGAATTCACTCTATCTTTCAAACCTTCGGCTACCAAAACATCTGACTGCGAATAGTTGTCCAGAGAAAAATCACGCAAACTCAAAGAACTTACTGTCCATTCAGGTCGTTCCCTCTTTATGGCATTTCCTATCGACGTTCCATAAAGATCAGACACGTTTTTAGACTGGATAATATACAAATCTGAATAGACAGGGTAAGACAACAACAATAGAACGGTAAAAATAAACTTTAACACTGAAACCTCCTTATGATATAGGTAGCACTTTTGCACCTCCTGCAACATCGATAGCAAATGTGACCTTAACGTTGTTTTCATCTTGAACGATAATGTCGGCAGGCCATACAATAGTGTTGCCTTCAAATACTTGCACAATAATATTGTAAGTATTCAAATTATGAGCAATGTTCCATTCAGAAGTCGGAGTCTCCTGAACGTATGCAAATCCCTTTGCAGCAGAATTGAGCAACGTTTCTTCCAATGTTGTCATACCCGTCTGCACTGTATCTAGTCGTCCTTCAACAACCGTCGTTCTGTTTCGAACGCTCCGAATCTGGTTGTTTAGATTGCCAAAGAACATCTGAAGGGAGCTGGTAAGATAACGTAGAGGTCCGAGACTAAATTCGAGAAAAGAGCGAGGAAACGCCTCATCATCTGCATACTCTTCACCTGCTTCCAATGTGCGTGTCTTCAATGCCCCTGTTAGCTGACCGCCCGATAGAGGTAGGACTTCCATGTCTTCCGCTGTAGTAGAGTGTGGATTACCTATCAACGCGATATGATCGTATAGTTCTTGATGTTCTGGCTCGGGCAAGTCCCAAACCTGATTAACATAGAAGTTGCTTTCCTCTAACACTTCTGACCAAGCGTGAAGATACGTACCGGAATTGCTGCGGGAAGACCGACGAAGCACCTTTCCAAAATCCGCGCTATTAGGATCAGTCACTATCCACATAACGTTTAGCGGTGAGGTAACATCATGTGGTTCATTTTGTGATACAACGAAACGAACATTATTATAATTGGTATTCTGATTACTTAAAGCCACAATAACAGGTAACGAGGCAGAATGCCCGCGCGCTTCTGCCGCTGACAGAACACGTTCTTTGACATTAATCATTTTTCTCTCCTGTTACTTTGAATTGGCTAGCTTTGTTGTCTATAATCTTTTTCATTACAGTGAGAAGATCGTCTTTTTTAACATCAACAGACAAAGGTTTGCCGTCTTTATAGGCAAGCGCTTTAAAAACTGTCTTAGGTTCAAAAGAAGCTACAGACAAGCACTCCATTAGATAGAGTTGAGCCTCTTTGTCTGCAACAAAGTACACATCATTATGAAAAACACCAGCATCCAGTGGATTGACTGGAGTAGGACGTTCTTCACTTACCTCTACAGGAACGCGAGTAAGTTGCTTATGTTCGAGGTCTACCTGAAAAGCAAAAGGTGTTCGAACAACAGCATTTCTCAAATCTTCAGTAATCTCAATGACAGGTTCGGGAATTTCAGAATGTCGCAAGCTGTTATAAAGTCCTTCTACTTTTCCTGTTGAAGGTTCGTAATGCGCATAGTGAACTGGTTTGTCTGTGCGTCTACGCTTCATATTAATCTCCCAAAAGAATCCAATAAAAGTCCCAGCCCGAAGCCGTTACGTTTTGAGTACCGCCAGAACCGTCCGGCTCAACATCAAGAAGATTGGTAACGACAGAAAGATTGGCTTTGCCTGTCTCTATAGACGTAACGCGCACTTTGTTCGCTACGTTGGAAGCAGGATTCACCCAAAACAGAACTATAGAATGAGGATTAGACACGTCATTCAGCGCTTCAGGAAAAATAATCTCTTTAGTAAGTCCCGGAGTAGGATCAGTAAAACGTCCCCACTGTAATGAACGTCCAGAAGACACACTTTCCGAAGAAGCTGCATCAGTAGACACAAGAACAGGTGACTCACCATCATAACCTGAGGCACCTTCACCCCCAGCAGGCCCTTGCGGACCTGTTGCGCCTCTTTCACCTCTTTGCCCAGCGGGACCACGCGGGCCTGCGGGTCCCTGAGGACCCACATCACCTTTCGGACCAGCACACCCTGGTACACCAGAACGACCATCGCGACCATTACGCCCACTGTTACCTGGAGCACCTCTAGGTCCTGTAGCGCCACGAGGACCCACACCAATATTGTGTACTGTCATGAAGCCTGGGACTTGAACAATCGTTGAGTCGGCGCGATACAGATTTAGAACACCGATTTCCGGATCAAAATCGCCGCGCGTAACATAATTGTCCTCATCGCTACTATCTCCAGGTGTCTGTACTTCAATTTCACTTCCGTTGTAAACAACATCATCGTTTGGAGACGCATTGTTTCCAGGATCCAGCATGCCTAGCGGCACTCGTGTTAACTTACCCATAATCTATCCTCTAGCGTACTGGAAGCCAAGATGTATTATCAGCGCTTCGTACTTTTGTATTTTCTGGAAACATTTGAACCCACGAGCTATTGCCGTTTGTTCTTACTTTCCATCCCCAGTTAGAGAAATTTTGTACCCAGTTCGCGTCAGGATTTTCTCTAACACGTAATGTAACAACAGTAGCCATCTGTATACTCCTTAAGCAGGTCGAGTGACTTTTCTGTAGACGTAGAATCTATCATTTGTATTCGGATTTACGGCAACTCTCGGCCAGTTAAGCCAGTCGCTGAATGGACGTGTTGTTCCTTGATTTACCCAGCTTCCACTTTCTGCTATCCATGCTCTACCGCTGGATGCACTAAACACCCGCCCTGCTGTAAACGGCCAAACGACATTTTCGTAGGTAGATTCAGATTGACTGCGAGTGTAGAAACCAAAACGTTGGTCGCCTGAGAATCGAGTCGTTTCTGAATAGTCATTTATATTGAAATTACGTGCAGTGAACGAACCTCCGTTAAACTTCTCAGTATCAACTGTAAACGCATCACCGTTTTTACGTACTCTTACTTTGGTTCTAGCGCCAGACCAACCGCCGGATACATCATCGCCTTCGCCACCCCAGCTCTCTAGCACAGTCACAGAGCTTCCTTCGAGATACAGAAGACCATAACCAGAAGAAGGTGCATTTCCTCCTTTGTTTCGTACAACAACAAGCTGATAAGGAACACCTCCTTGTACTTGAGCAGCTACCACCAAACCTATACTATCGTCATCATTATTGCTAGAGGTTAAAACGGCCTCTAACTCATAATCAGCTACAGCATCAGGACTGATAATGCTGTTGGAGCTACCTGTATTTGTAGGCATTACAAAGCGATTGTTCGAAGTGTCGTAATACCAATCAGCAGCTTCACCTCCAGCAGAACTTGCCGAAGCATAGTAGTTATCACCATCTACACGCGGCCAAGTGTTAAACACGTCTTGTAGTGTAGGTGCAGGATTCGCAGCAATAAAGCTTTGGGCTTCTGTATCGGAGTTGAACATGTAAGCTTCAACTTCGGGCATAAAGACAGAATTTCCAGAACCCAGTGAAACAGTAGGTTCGAAATAAGCACCGCGCCAATCAGATGATGTGATACTGATAACTTCACCTGTATCAATATCGGTGATTTTCATAATCAGCCAGCTTGGAGTGTTGTGAGGAATGTTCTCACAAAGAACGTATAAGAAATGAACTCCTGGACTGATTGTTACATCTGTCGGCGTAAAATCAAGCATATCAAGGTCAGCGACGTGCAACCAAGGGCCACCATCTGGCATTACCATAACAGAAGCAAAATCGTCACACTCACCTTGTATACGAATATTACCGGATTCTGTGTTGAACATACTTACAGCCATAAATGCTCTGTTACCTTGTACAATCGTATCGCTGGTCAAAGCTATTTGGTAACCATTAAAGCCGTTTGCGTCGGGTCCTGAAGTCTCTACCATTTTAGGCAGACCTTTAGAGAAGTTGGTAAAGCGTGTTCCTGAATTAGGATGTACAGTAGGACAGTGCGTTCTAAACTGCCACCAGCTTGCAGAATCATTTATGACTCTTACGTTTTGCAGCCCTGTAGTGGGAGTTATTAAAGCACCAGCACCAACAGCAGGCCAGCGATATACTTCAGCAACGGTGTCTTCTAAAACAGTACCATCACTTTCAATGCTGATTCTATTAGGTGCACCAGCCGGATACGCAACACTTGGAGCTATTGTGTAGTATTCTGTTAGAGAGAAGCTATCGTCAGGAGCTATTCCGTCAAATTCAATACGTGTAGCTGCCGCCGAAGTACCTTGATGCTCTTCACTGCAATCCCTTACGCCTTCTACACAGTCCATTATATACGACCAATCTGAAACTTCACCTTCTGCTCCATCTACGCGCACTTCGATAAGATCACCAGAAGAAGGATCGTATTCGAACGTGAGAGAGCCGTTGCCTGACACAGAACCCGATGCTTGAAGTAAATCACCACCTTGAAATACTTGAACATTATCAGGAGAACTGAATGTGTTGAAGCGTATTTTACCTTCACCTCCATCAGAACCAAGATCGTGATACATGATAGTAGAAGGTGCACCAACAGAATCTACGCGGCCAGCTTCATCCCCGCAAGTTTTAGGATCGCTTTCGCTACCACTGCCTATATACGGATCAGAACCACTACCGGATCCACCTCCGCTACTTCCGCCACTTCCACTTCCTCCATGCGGACACCACAAATGATATGTCCATGACTGCATGACTTCTGTAGAGGTGATACGTACAACGACGATAGTATCACCGTCAGCATTCGCAGGATCGTATGGAATTTCTAATAGCCCGTGATGATAGCCGGATGCTGCGGTACCTGTTTCAGTAAATCCAGGAGAGGATGCAATTAAGCTGCCTCCATGAAACACTTCACACTTAGCAGCGACCCAAGGAAACAAATACAGAAGCTCAATCGTTCCAGGTGTAGGTCCCATATCGTGGAACATATCTTGAACCATCGTAGAGGTCGTAGTGACATACGGACCACCACTATAAACGCCGCCACATGGATGTATTCTATCCCAAAAGTAGTCACCAGGACAGTAAAGCTTGTAGAGCCAAATAGAGTTCATTGAACCTTCTACTTCTACTCGAACTTTGCCGTCGCCTCCGTTTCTTCCAGGCCAGAAAAAGTATTCAACTTCACGAGGTGCGATTTCACCCGAGTCTCGTGCAGGAAGCTGAGTCGTAGTGTGTAACAGTTCGTCACCGTAATAGATTCTATAGCGTTGTGTACCTTCGGTAGACACCCAACGAATATGAACGTTACCTTCAACATCAGGCAAAGTATGATAATAACTGCGTCTTTCGGTGTAAGTAGGGTCTTCCTCTAAATGCAAATGTTGATCTACTACAAGCTCGCTACAACCATAAGAATCAGAGTAGTTACCGGAGCCTGTGGGACTTGTAGAGCTTCCCCCGCCTGTAGTGCCCGGTGGATTTCCGGGACCACCCGATCCTACACTTCCTCCTGTACCGCCACTTCCCGATCCTCCTGTACCGCCACTTCCCGATCCTCCTGTACCGCCAGAACCTGATCCACCGCTGCCGCCTGTACCTGCACTGCCTCCGCTACCACTTCCACCACTTCCGCTTCCTGTGCCTCCATTGTAGTAGCCGTCGTTGTATCCAGAATTTCCAGGACCCCAAGGATATCCTCCAGATGCTCCGTTTCCTGGCCAAGGTGAGCCACCTCCAGCAGGGCCACCTGTTCCCCAATAACCAGAGTCCCCATCTTCTTCTGCCCAACCCGGCCACGGATCAGTCTCTCCTGGAATTGAGTCAGGTCCACCAAGATCAGGACCTGAGCCGTTTTCGCCTGTGCCGTCAGGTGTACCACCCATAGCGTCAGACCCACAAAGATCATCAGTAAGACAGTCAATGTTAATCCAATAATTATTCGTACCGTGACGCGCTTTCATTCCATTGGAAGGTAACATGCGTCGCCATCCAGAATTTGCTGCATTCCTTACGTACCATTCTGACTGACAGATATCTAGCCAAAGTGAGTTTTCAGGATTTCTTATACGTAAACGACCCATGACACCTCCTAATAGGCATTAATAAATCAAGGACGAATCCAAAGAGCGCCCGCACCTACAGCACCGGGATCAGCAGACTGAATGTAGATATCTACTTTACCGTCTTCACCTTTAGGGCCTGTAGCACCGGTCGCACCCATAGGCCCCATCTCGCCTTGAGCACCCATCTCACCTTGCGGACCAGTAGCACCCGGAGTTCCAGGAGGTCCTTCACAGCCCGGAGGCCCTTGTAAGCCGTCTTCACCTAGCAGTCCGTCAGTCCCGTCAACGCCACCTATACCTTGAGCGCCTGCAGGGCCGACACCTATATCACCCTGAGTCATGAAGCCGCGAATCTCTATACTCTGACCATTCACTAACGTCAGCTTTAGAGTGCCTGTAACGTCGTTAAAGCTGCCACCAATAACGCCTGTGTTATTGATATCTTCATCTTCTTGGGTGCCGACTTCTTTACCGTCGTATCGAACGTCAGAATTAGGACGACCACGAGCTTCAAGCATCGAAAGCGGTGTTCTAGTTAAGCCTCCCATTACACATCCTCCAGTTTTCTTCGCATACGCTGTTGCTGTTCTTTTAAAACCTTTTCAATATCGGAAGAGGTCAACTTTGATTTTTTACACGACAAACAAGCACCAAACAATTCAACGCTTATTGCTTGAGAAGAGTCGTAAGGCCATATTGCTTTGCATTTTGGACATTTCATGTTTTGTTCTCTCTAAGGCCAAGGTGTTCCACCGCTTGAGCTGGAAGAATACATAGAAGGAGGATTAGCATTGGGATTTATCCATAAGCCACCTCCGCCGATAGAGCCGGGGTCTGAAGTAGATACGACAATGTTTATTGTACCGTCTTCACCTGGCGGTCCTGGTGGCCCCATATTTCCAGGTTCACCTTGAGGACCAGTAGGGCCAATAGGTCCAATCTCACCAGTAGGACCCATTCTTCCTACAGGGCCTTTAGCGCCTTTTGTGCCTCGAACTCCGGGAGGGCCTTGCATACCTCTACGTCCTGATCTTCCCTTAGGTCCTTGAGGTCCACGCTCACCTTGAGGTCCTGCACATCCTTGTTCTCCGGGCAGACCATTTTTTCCGGGTTTACCCGGCTTACCATCTTTTCCTCGCGGTCCTTCGGGGCCAGTAGGTCCTTTTGGGATAGTGTCTGCTCTGTGAAAGCCAGAAATGCGAATCCTTTCGCCGTTCTTCATGTGTAAAATTAGACTACCTGTAACAGCATCTAGGTGCCCGTAATCAATCTCTGAAATAAGCGCTTCTTTAGGTTGATCAAAATTCAATCTTTCTTGCTGCGCCACTATATCTGTATCAGGTTCTTGTTTTCGAGCACTGATCTGATTTAATATTGGCTTTGTTAGTCCTGCCATATCAAGTCTCCTTGTTTAAACATACGTATCTATTTTACCAACGTTAGTGTTGCAGGAGTAGTTGATGAACCACCGTCTATAAATAAAGTATTATTCCATTTCCAGCGAGGATCGCTCATATCAAGTAGCATCTCCGCATATCCTGAAGAGTCAGCGGTAACGCTTTGATAGAGTGCACCTGCCGGAACATCGAAGTGCAGTTTCATGGTCAAAGTGGCACCTGAACTCCAAATTCTTATTTTTGTGAGGGGGTCAGTACAGCATCCTATCGGTATTGTGTAAATCATTCCGTTCGTGCTAGAATCGTATTGCGCAGTTGACCACATACTATGCATCATATCCGAACCTGCAATGATGAATCCATTACAGTTGAATGCAATGCCAGATGCTGGACTACCGCTACTTGGATCCGCACAGTGCTCCGGCGGTGGTTCTGGAGGAGGTGGCGGCGGTGGTTCTGGAGGAGGTGGCGGCGGTGGTTCTGGAGGAGGTGGCGGACTCAATGAGGTATCTTCAATGGAAATATCCGAACTCGTAGCCAACGCGCTAGTACCAGAACACTCATGTAACTTGACCTTAAATTTCTCCGTACCTTCGGTTAAGGCATCGTTACGAATACCTATGATAAAACTGCCACTATCTCCAGAAACACTAACACTTCCATTCATGCTATTTGTAAAGTCATTAGAGTTTATGCTGCCTGATACTGACATTATTGTCCAACAAAGCGTGCCAGAACCGTAATTAGTTGTAGTCACGGACATAATAACTGACCCACCTTCACTAACGCTTGTAATGTGCGGCACAATACTGAAGGTAGGCGGAGGCGGAGGTGGAGGTGGAGGTGCCGGGGTTAAAGATGTATCGTTAATAGAAATAGCCGAGGTTGTGGCGAGAGCACTGGTATTAGAGCACTCGTGCAACTTAACCTTAAACTTTTCTGTACCTTCTGTTAGACTGTCACTTTTAATACCGATGCCGAATGAAGCGCTGTCGTTAGAAACGTAAATGCTTCCACTCATGGAACTTGTAAAATCGTCAGAGTTTAAGCTACCGCTTACAGGAAGAATCGTCCAACATAATGTTCCTGATCCAAAGTCAGTAGTATCGACGGACATAATAACTGACCCACCTTCATTCACACTGGTGATGTTAGGTGTTATGGAGTACGTAGCAGGAGTAGTCGAGGTATCTACAATGGAAATGTCTGAACTCATTGCCAAAGTAGCTGTGCTTCCAGAGCATTCGTGTAGCTTGACTTTGAACTTCTCTAACCCTTCTGTTAGGCTGTCCTCTCTTATTCCTATGTTAAAACTTCCACTGTCGTTAGATACGCTGACACTTCCACTCATAGAACCGGTGAAATCATTAGAGTCTACACTGCCACTAACTGGCATTAGCGTCCAGCATAAAGTGCCCGATCCATAATGCGCGGTAGTCACTGTCATTGTGACTGTGCCGCCTTCATTTATGCTGGTAGTATTCGGCGCTATAGCATACGTAGGAGGTGTTAACGAGGTGTCGCCAATAGTTACTTCGGAACTCATAGCTAAAGAGGCTGTGCTTCCTGAGCACTGGTGAAGTTTCACTTTAAACTTCTCGGTACCTTCAGTGGAATTGTCTTCTCTTATTCCTATGTCAAAAGAGCCGCTGTCATTAGAAATGAACACGCTGCCACTTATAGGTCCTGTAAAGTCGTCGGAGTTTATGTCACCGTCGGCCGGAAGTATTGTCCAGCACAAAGTACCTGTACCGTAATCAGTGGTATCAACGGTCATTGTGACAGACTGACCTTCATTCACGTTGTTAACGTTTGGTGTTATTGAGTATGTAGGAGGACTGCGAGAGGTGTCATTTATAGTGATCGCAGCACTGGTGTCCAAAACAGACCCACTATTCGAACAAGGGTGCAATCGAACTTTAAATTTTTCCGTTCCTTCCGTAAACGTATCCTCACGCACAGCTATATCGAAGCTACCACTGTTGTCTATAATAGACACGCTGCCTGTCATAGCTGAGTTGAAGTCGTCTTCATCTATATCACCCGAATCTGGCACAATAGTCCAACACAATGTACCTGAGCCAAACATTGTAGTGGTAACTGTCATAGTCACTATATTGCCTTCATCTACGTTCGTAGAATCGGGTTCAATGCTGTAACTAGGTGGAGTAGGGTCAACCCACAACACTCCGGGACCTACTGCTCCAGGGTCTGTAGCAGAGACTACAATACTAGGCAGCACTTCTTCGCCTTGTTCTCCGGGAACTCCTACGCCGCCATCTACACCTCGCGGACCTGTAGGGCCGATTGGCCCTATGTCACCTTCAGATCCCGCAGCTCCTCTTGGTCCTTGAGGTCCTGTAGCACCTCTAATTCCGGCAGGACCTCGCATACCTTTTCTTCCATCAAGTCCTGTCTTTCCTCTTGCACCTGTGTCGCCTCGTGTTCCTTCACATCCAGGTTCTCCTACAAGACCATCTCTTCCCGGAACGCCTTGCTTACCTGGTGCACCATCATCTCCTTTAGGGCCTGTAAGTCCCATAGGAATTTCATCTTCTACGGGAAAGCCTTCAACTTCAATGCGCTCTCCGTTATACAGTTGGAGAACGAGCGACCCTTTCAGTTCATCATAAAAGCCGTACTCAACTTCAGAAACAGTGGATTCTCTAGGAATATCTAAAGAGAGTTTTTCATCGCTAACAATGATTTCTGTTTCTTTTTCTGAACCCTTTGCTTTTACTTGTTCTATAACAGGTCTGGTTAATCCTGTCATATCGTATCTCCTTAACAAGCATAGAAGCGCCTATTTCACTAGCGTCAATGTAGCAGGTGTAGTTGATGAACCTCCATCAATAAACAAAGTATTATTCCATTTCCACCCTGGGTTACTCATATCTATAGGCATTTCTAAAAAGCCAGTAGAAGGATCCGCAGTCATACTCATATAAAGAGAACCCGGAGGAACATCAAAGTATATTTTCAACGTTAATGTCGCACCTGAACTCCAAAGACGGATAGCCGTAAGAGGATCGTCGCAACACCCGATAGGTATTGTGTAGATCATTCCGTTCGTGCTAGAGTCGTACTGTGCTGTTGACCACATAGAGTGTTGCATATCCGAACCTGCAATGATGAATCCATTACAGTTGAATGCTATACCTGAGGCTGGACTACCACTACTCGGATCCAAACAATGCGCCGGAGGAGGCGGTGGAGGTGGTGGACTCGGAGGTGGTGGTTCTGGTGCCGGAGGAGGTGGTGGTTCTGGTGCCGGAGGAGGTGGTGGAGGTGGTGGTGGAGGTGGTGGAGGTGGAGGTGGTGGTGGTGGCGCGGGACTCAAAGACGTGTCGCCAATCGTTATAACAGAACTCATAGCGAGCGTCGCACTGCTTCCTGTACACCTGTGAAGCTTAACTTTAAATTTCTCCGTTCCTTCTGTACTACTGTCGTTACGAATACCTATGTTAAAACTGCCGCTATCGTTAGATATATCCACACTTCCACTCATAGACCCTGTGAAGTCGTTAGAGCTTATTGAGCCTGCTACGGAAAGAATCGTCCAACAAAGGGTACCCGATCCATAATCTGTCGTGTTTACAGTCATGGTAACGGAAGAACCTTCATTCACACTTGTACTACTTGGAGAAATCGAATAAGTAGCAGGACTTCGGGAGGTATCATTGATCGTTATTGCTGAGCTTGTAGCTAAAACAGAACCACTATCAGAACAAGGATGCAGTCGCACTTTAAATCTTTCAGTGCCTTCTGTTAAGCTATCATCCCGAATAGGTATATTAAAAGAACCGCTATTATCTGTTATCGATACACTACCTGTCATAGATGAATTAAAATCGTCTTCGTTTATAGTGCCAGAGTCTTGCACAATAGTCCAACACAACGATCCTGATCCGAACATCGTTGTAGTGACCGTCATCGCGACAGACGATCCTTCATCCACGTTAGTAGAGTCTGGTTCAATATCATAGCTAGGAGGTGTAGGATCGACCCACAGAACTCCAGGACCAACAGCACCAGGATCGGTAGCAGAGACTACAATACTGGGAGACGCTTCTTCACCGGTCTCACCCGCAGGGCCCATTTCACCATCTTCGCCTCTAGGTCCTGTTGGCCCAATCGGTCCTATATCACCCTTCGGGCCTGTAATGCCTCGGGGCCCTTGAATGCCTGTTCTGCCTCGGATTCCAGGTTCTCCTTCTACACCTTCTCTTCCGTCAGGTCCAATTTCTCCTTGCGAGCCTGTATCACCTCGCATTCCTTCACAGCCCGGCTCACCTGTTAAACCGTCTCTACCTAGTAGACCGGGTTGTCCGTCTTTTCCATCACCTCCTTTAGGGCCTGTGACACCTGCAGGTACTTTAGAAGCCGTAGGAAAACCCTTTACCTCAATACGCTCTCCATTATATAGCTGTAGAACAAGTGCGCCTTTTAACGGGTCAAAGAATCCGTACTCAACTTCAGAAACAGTAGACTCTCTAGGAATATCTAAAGATAGCTTGTCTTCTTGTACGACAATCTCCGTCTCTTTTTCCGACCCTTTCGCATGTACTTGTTCTATAACAGGTCTGGTTAATCCTGCCATATTAAACTCCACAAAGTCTGTTCAAACTTGTTCTGGCTTACCCCAGATTACTGCATTTCCTCCGGGATTAGATTCAGATATGATTACGGTAGATTCTATTGTTGCGCCAGCAGGACCGGCAGGACCGTCTTCGCCTCCAATACACTCAGGTCCAGGCTGACCTCGAGCACCTTCATGCCCGTATCTTCCTTTTTCACCTACAGGGCCTTGAATACCCACATCACCTTCTGGTCCCATAGGTCCTTTACGTCCTTGTATACCGTCTTCGCCAGGATCACCCTGCTCGCCAGGAAGTCCAAGCGGACCAGGAGGTCCTTCACAACCTACTGCACCGTCTGGACCATCGTCGCCGGTGTCACCATCGTCGCCGTCGTTACCTCTTTCACCTCTAGGTCCTGTAGGGCCTCTGCCGAAGTCACTCTGTATCAGAAAGTCTTTTATTTGAACTACTTCGCCATTTCTTCGGACAAGATTAAGCGTACCATCTTTAGACTCGAATGCGGCTTCTACAAGCAATCCGTCGTTTTTTACTTCCCGTGTATTAAAATCAACGGTATCGGTATTGACGTTACGCTTTGCGGCTTTTGATTCTCTATCGTCCCCAAAAACATCAAACTGTTCCATGTGCAACGATGTTAAAGGGGAACCAGAAGAGTGAGGAAGCAGCTTTTTATCTACCTGAGAAGCCGTATTAGTCAGAATGTTCTTTCCTACTGGAACACTATGATCATTCCCTTCATATAGGTTAGATAGCAGCTTACTTTCTTTAATGCCTTTCATGATACCCTCCGTATCCTTTGTACGGCCTTTTGAGCAATATCTGAAATTTCGTTTGAAGTCTTAGCGGAGCCTAATAGATCAAAAGTACGCTTCATATCAAGGCTTAGCGTGTTGTGTTTTTCCACCAACAGAGCGAGAACCTTCTTAACATCGGACGGAATGAGAAGAATAGGACCTTCTGAACTCTTAACAAAGAAGTCTTTATCTAGCGCAACTGCGGCTACCATGAGAGTAATGTCTTTATCTTCTACAAATACAGTTAGGTTTTTACGGTTATCCAGTAAAACTTCTTTTTTAGACTCGTCGCAAAGCTTTTGGAGCTTCTCTTTTGTCTCACGTAAGAATCTATTAGGATTCGGACCTTCGCACACCAAATCGCCGTGAACATATCGATACAAAAGTCCATCTTCTAGTCCACTAATGATCTGCACGTAAATAAATTCTGAAACAACTACTTCAAAATCACTTAGAGGCACAGATGAAGTTGCGGTGTGTTCATTGGCTCCTGAAACAATACCGTTCGAGTCGATCTGTAGTGTATAAACAATGCTCTTATCGGAAGTATCCAATTTAACACCTCGCTATCGAATCAAAGGAGTACCAATGATATTGAAATTCATACCAAGCTTCGAGCCGTACTTGGAAATACTGGCATGACGAACTCGCATACGTGCAACAACATCAATATAACCTGCTGGAATGTTGTCTTTGAGTACATCAAACACCTGAGTCAAGGAAGCATTGCTAAAAGCACGTTCATTGTTGCTGCCGCTCAGACTGCTAAAGCCTGCTTCGCCTGTGCCTTTGATATCACGTCCGTATTCAGGTTCTTTGCTTGACGTAGTTCGGAAGCCGATTACGTATTGCATTACTTCAATACCTTCAGGACTGATAAAGCCGGGACCCAACATCGAAGAAAAGTCTACGGATACCTGAAGCATAACATCGCTTGTTAGGTTCACGCGGTACGTATAGATAATCTCTTCGGAATCATCTTGGCGACGCAATGTGCTAAACTTAAAGCTGGTGTTTTCGTTAAACCGTTGAGCGAACGTACTTTCTACTTTGTATGAAGGATGCTGGCCTGTGATTCGTATTCCATTGCCTGCTGTTAGATCAATACCTGGAATGGGAAGAACAACAGGATGATCGTCATGACGCAAAAGCTTCAGCGACCGTGATGTGAGAACAGCATCGGTCACAACACCTCGCAGATTAGTTTGCGGTGTACCCTCACTTTTAACATTGTGAAAAACAACAGCTTCAATCTCAAGACCACCGGATGCGGGAGCACTTAAAATTATTTTGTTGTCCACCACAGAGTACAGATTGCGGTGAATATGGGTACCACTAACAGAAACAAACGTCTGATCTTTAGTCTGTGGTTCTACAGGAAGCTCAATGAAAAGCGTATCGCCTACTGTAATGTTAGTCGTGCTCAGAACAGTTGTACTATAGCCTTCTTCTCTTCGACCTGCAATAGAGGATATCTCAATGTCAAGACCTTCATTAGGCGGACTTACAAAGACAATCTCCTGAGTAGCAGAATCGTATGTGTAAGCGGTCGTTGACTGAAGAAGTCCTCGAACGTAGACAAAGGCATACTCGGAGCTTTCTACAGGCTGAGAAAGACCAAAGCGCCGTTGCATTCCATCGCCTGTATAAGCGTCTGTCATTATCTCAGTGAACGAACCACTTCCTGGCTCTTTTGTGATAAGACGAAAATCAATCGAAGCATGAGGAGGAATGCTGTCTGCAAACTCTAGTTCTGAACCTGCGATATCATACGCTGATTTATGCTGTGTAACACCCCCAACTGCCGTTATACAATGGTTAACGTCTTTAAGCACAACAGAACCAAGAGGATAGCGGCGCGTTTGGCCGGTACCGGCATCATTCATAGCAGATATGCGAAGCTTGCCCGGAGACGTGAACAACGTGTTAGTAGCGCCTCCACCTTTTGCTGGCGGCGCCCAAACAGGCATGCTGCCAACCCCGCGTGTCAATACCCAATCACGAGGAACGTTAGCCATAGAAGGTGGATATTCTGAACTACAGTTACCACCTCCTTCAAGTCTGCGCCAGACTGAAACAGTATCACCAGGAGCAAGCCCTGTTACAGGCTTACCGTCTTTTTCGTGAAAGCATTCGGTGCCATTATCATAGTAAAACTTTCGAACAGCGCCGCGAGCAGCGCCTGTCATAACGAAGATAATTACCACTTCGCCATTACGAAAGCGAACAGCATCGGTCAAAGCTTTAACACAAACTTTGGTAGACGATACGCTTCCTGGTTCTCCTGAATAAACACGATCAAAGCCGGGAAACGCCCATTGTAAACCACCAGCACCAAAACGAACAGCAAAGCCGGGAGACTGTGTGCCGTCTGAATTGTCGAATAAGTTGTTAACGACAATCACATTGAAGTCGCCTTCTTCGGGTAGAGGAAGACGATCAACAGAAGGCGTAGCAGGCATACTACAGGAATCACCGATGCTTACATTGATAACGCTCGGATCAATTCTTGACGTAACGAGGATCGCATGAATACGAGAACCTCTACCTTCGTGCAGATAGTAGGGGTCTGCAAACACACAACGACCAAACATCACGCCGTTGTCCATAAACAAGCCCACTTCTTTCATGTACAGACCAGCATCAGGAACTACATGGTCAGGTACTTCGAACGTGAACTTAACGGCATGCGTGTCGAGCACTTCAACCAGATGAATATTTCCTTGGTACAATGTACTTCCAATTATATCATCATCTGTGTCTTTTGTTGCAATGTTAGAATCACCGATCTTGAAAGAAACAATATTTACCAAAAAGCCGCCAGCTTCAGCATTATTAGCAGCTTGAAGGCCAAGATCGGTGATATGAATTACATTATCAGCCATGCCGAACTCCCTTACTCGCCAGTTGAAAGAGGAAGGGATACACGGCAGTTATCGCAGTAGTATACTTCTTCCGAGCCTGCGATAGCTGTTCCCATCTGCTGTTGACATTTAGGGCACTGACCTTCAATCTCTAAAGACATAGCACCAGCAGTTGCTTCCATAGAAGCAGACTTACTAACGGATGTGTTGTCCAACTTCCAAAGATTTACAGGTGTTTCTCTGTTTGAGTTTTTCATTTTAATCTCCTTTAATACTCTAAATTAGATGATAGACCGTTAGCTATAATCAACGCGGAAGGTAATCTCGCCAATACCGGGAAAGTCTGAACGATACAGGTACCAATCTTCATCGACACCGCCTATAGTGCGTGTCACTGTAAGAGGTCCGTAAGTTGAACCTATACCACCTGCTGGCCATGTTGCTCCATCCATACCGCCTGATAGACCCAGCGAAGGTTCTGTGAACGTAGCAGTTCCTAACGCCGCAGGATGCGCATAATAAATGTAATTGCTTCCTGTCGTTTCTGTAGTGAAAGAATTACCGGACGATGATGTAGACATAGTATCATTCAGATACGTGCCAAGTGAAGCAAAGTCACTTAATCCTTCTGGTCCAACACCATACATAGGAGCATACGAAGGTGCAGAGGGCGGAGGCGGTGGAGTAGGAGCGGCACTACCTGCTGTGATATTGATAAGCTTAGTTGCTTCTACCGAATGCAAGCCGTCTTCATATCGCGCTTTAATCGTTATACTGGTACCGGTCGGTACGTTACCTATATAAAGCACACCATCATCTTCGATACTCACATTAGGAATTATAGTTTGAACAGACCACTCGATAGATTCGTTCGGAAGCACAGTGCCTGTTCCAGGAGAAACAATGTCACCTACATAGAAAAGCTCCGTGTTGTATGACTCGAACGAATTAGCAGGCACAGAACTTTCACCTAGAATGATCAACGTTTGTAACGGTGAAGCTTCTGCGAGCAATGTTACCTGCATTGTGTCTGTAGCGGTATGTCCGTCACACGCCCAGTCTGCCGTAATGTTAACAACCGTTGTCTGGTTGTTCATGGAACGCAAGAAACCATTGCGATCTATAATAGCAACATCGGGCGATACATCGATACTCCAGTCATTCGAAACTGCCAGCTCTTGATTGCATCCGTTGTCAAACTCAATCATAAACACGTATGAACCCATACGACTCACAGGAATCACGGACGGTCCTGAAATACGCGAACTAATAGGAACAGAAGGTCCCGGTCGATCATGCCTTTTTACTACAACAGGAAACTCTGCTACTTCGCGGAAATAACGCGCAACGACAATTACCAGTGTGTCCTCTTCAACAGAACGACCTTGCATTATGCCCGGACTAACGATATCAGCTTCAGCTTCTGGGTTATTCAGAGGATCGGGACTACGCACTGTCCAAACAGGTTCTACAAGCTCGTCGCTTCCATCTTCATACCAAGCCCGTGCCTCAAAAGTCACTCTTCGATTTTCAAGAACTTCTGAATCACCTAGAATGCGTAGACCTGTAATCAAGTTAACATCAGGTATGAGAACAATAGGTTTAGTCTGGACGTGTCTTTTAGCTCCGCTATCGAAGACAGCACGTATTTCAACAATGCCTGCATTCCCAGAAGTAAACGTTAGCTCACCTGCAGGTGTCATGGTAACACCGGGATACGAACCATTGAGTGACCACACAGGACTAACTTCTATCTCACGACCGTCAGAATAGCGAGCAAATGCACGATAGTTAGCGGCTATTCCTTGTCTTACGTTCTCTTGCCCTACAATGTTTATGCTTTCGATGTTTATAGGCGTCGTGTATACCGAAACCACTTTCGACACAGTAATATCTAGCGCTCTAGCTGTTAGCTCTACGGAAATAGATGTGCTTACAGAACCTGTCGTGAAAACACCTGATTCTGATATGGAGAAACGATCTGACATCCACACAGGATCAACTTGAGTGGTAACGCCGTTTGACCATTCGATAATAGCGACAAAACGATGATTGGAAAGCTCTACTACACTGCTTGGTCCTTGAATCGTTAACGTCTTAGGTGTTATATAGTCTCTCTTTATCTCTACGACTTTTACCGCAATATGTTTTTGTCCTTGGTGTTGATACGTAGCTTTCAGCTCAGCTAAATAATCGGCATCAGGAATACCAGCAGATGCTCTGCCGCCTTGATCTACATAAAGTCCAGGAGAAGAGGACTCCCATAGCGCAAGCACGTCTTCTTGCGAACCGTCTGAATAAAATACGTGAGCGCGATAGGTATGCGAAGTATTTTCAGAAAGTTCTGGAGGTCCGATTATATGAATGGAATCGACTTTGATGTTTGTACTGACGGCTTTTATAATAACAGGTCGAACCGACTTTAGATGATAGCTATCAGCAGTGACGTAGCTGGCTTCAACATACACCACTTTATCTTCTTCCGGATTCCCTGTAAAAACTTCGTAGCCTTTGATTCCGGTCACGTAAGGCGAAAGCACTTTTATCGTTACGTCGTTGAGCGCTTTGGTAGTTCTGTCATCGAAGTAACCTTCTACAGTCACCTTGAAAGAATTTCCACCTGACACAGAAGTCGGAGCGTTCAACAGTATGCTTTCAAGTACAGCGCCAGCACCTTTGACTATTACGGTTTTAGTGTTACTCATTCCACCGAACGTCGATGTGATATTTACTGTGGTATCACGGTAAACAGGAGCGAATACTGCAACACCGCTCGCCGTGAACGACACAATATCAGGACGGTCTGTAGTCATCACAGGAGAAGGAACGCGAACAAGTCTACGGCCTGCTGTACTTGGAGGAGCGGAGTCAAATTTCACGGAGAATGTATGAGAACCTACGCCCGGAAGTTGAGTACGATATATGTACCAAGTCTGAAGCTTTCCATCTACGCGGCGATACAAATACATGGGAAGAGGGCTGCTATCGCCTTCCCACTTCACTGTGTTGCTTGGGTTTTGAATAGTAGCGTAACCAAGATACGCAGGATAAGCGAAGTAGCCGTAATGCCCGGCCGGTACGTTAAGTGAAAAAGACGGTGAAGCGAGGCTAGATACACTGCTTGTTAAAAACGTGTTCACATCAGCATTGTTTTCAACAGGAGTATCGGCAGAGCCATATACAGGCATCGTGCTTGTCGTAGTGTATCCCGACCAAGCAGCTAAAGGTGCGGGAACACCTTTGACAGTACAAGGTACCGAGTCTCCAATAGACAGTCCAGGAGCATCAAAGAATATCTGAAAAGTGCTGTTTCCTATAGACGGCAGATCAGTACGATACAGATACCAAGGCGAAGGTACACCACCTACGTTCACGTTAACAAGCACAGGACCTGTAGAGAACTCAATAGAACCTTCAGGCCATGTAGCGCCATCCCAACCGCCTTCGATGCCTGTAGCTTTAGATACAAATCGAGCGAAGCCCATTGCAGCAGGATACGCAAACCAACCATATTTGTCAGTATCAACGTCGATTGTCAGGTCTTGATGACTTGTGGATGCTACAGGAGATAGATCGAGGATGTCAGACGCTTTCCACAAATTGTTCCCAGTACCGAATCTGGGATATCCATTCACAGTACATGATACAGAAGCAACGTAAGGTACTGACTTTGTACTCATTCTAGTTGGTGCAGACATAGAACCATGATCAAATTCAGGTGCTGAACCCGTATCGCAAGAGTCCATTGTATACCCGACGGTTAGTCCTGCGTTCTCGAACGAAACACGAAACTCTTGATTACCTAGCGAAGGCCAATCAGTACGATACACATACCACTTAGATGTTAATGATCCTACAGTGTGCTCAATCAAAGCTGGACCGAAGCTAGTTCCAATGCTTCCATCTTCTTCCCAAGTAGCACCACCCCATCCTCCTACAAGATTGCTATTCACTTCAATGAATGTAGCTTGGCCCAAAGAGGCAGGATAAGAGAAGTATCCGTACTTTCCGTTTTCTACGTTGATTGAAAAAGTCTGATTGTCCGTAGAAGGCAGTTCGTTAGGTAAGACAGCAGGTGTACTTCCTTTCATTGAAGTCAAAGAACCAAAGCGCGGAAGGGCGTTCAAGTGACAAGGAAGAGAGGCGACAGAATCATCGACAGGTGCAGTAGGATCACCTTCAGTTGGAGGAAATGCAATTAGCGTGTCTACGCATCTTCCAGCTTCGGGAAACTCTACTGAGAAACCTGTCTCAGGCATCGTATGTGTGTTAGTACGATGCAAGTACCAGTCATACAGTCTACCTGATATCTGTCGTTGAATAATTATCGGGCCGGTATTCGTACCTACAGAACCATCTACAGGCCAACTCGCACCGTTCCAAAGCTCTGTGTCACCGGTTGAAAGCTCAGTGATTGTAGCAACACCTAACTCTACAGGGTATGCGAAGTATCCGTATTCATATTCGTCTAACTCACCCACTAACGAGGTGTTTTCAGTAGAACCCAGCACGAAACCGTAGTCTTCCAAAGCTGTGTCTATGTCAACGTCGATAGGACCTAAAGTAAAAGTAGGATAGCCGCTTACGCAAGTCTCTTCCTCTTCGTCTTCATCACCTTCTACAGGAAGCACCAGTCCTGGGTGTCCGAATGAAACATCGAACGTTTGCGATCCAATACCTGAAAAATCAGTACGATAGATAAACCATTCAACAGCAGTACCGCAGATATTACGAACGACTTTTATAGGTTCTTTACTGTCACCTACTTCACCGTCTGCCCAAGTAGCTCCTTCCCAGCCGCCTTCAAGACCTGAAGATGCTTCTACAAATCGTGCATACCCAAGGTCAACAGGATAAGCAAAGTAGCCATATTTACCTGAAGGCACGTCTACTGTGAAGCGACGATCATTATTGTCGGGAAACGAGTTGGGTAGAAATTCAATCTCTGCGTCTGTGTTTAATCCGTAGTTGAACGAACCATACTGTGGTGTCATGTTAGGCACGCAAGGCACAGTCACATCGTTATCATCATCAGGCTCTTCCGGTGCAGGTTCAGCAGACGGAGAAGAATGTTCGAATTTAACATCACAGGAGTTCTGAATGCCTGGGTTATCAAACTGAATTTCAAAAGTCGTTTCGTCTACTAGCTTGGCATCAGTACGATAGACGTACCAATCTTGGTCTTTGCCTGCTATGTTGATTACAGTCAGCTTAGGGCCGTTGTCTTCTAAGCCTTCCCAACCACCTTCAAGCTTTGAATCTTTTTCTATAAACAAGGCTTTTCCAAGAGCAGCAGGGAACGCGAAGAAAACATACTTTCCTCTACTAAAGGCTACAGTGGCATTGTTTGTTGTGTCCAGTTCCTCTGTGAGCACAGAAAAAGCGGATGCCGCTGTCATAGAAGGTGAGTTCGAATACCCGTATCGCGGTGTGAGTAGGTCGTAACAATCACCAGAGTAAAGAAGTGCATCTGTATGAACAGGAAACGATGAACCCGAAACCACGCTGTCTGGTAGCTTGACTTGAACGTTGCGTAAAACTTCACCGCCTAAACCTATAGTAATGAAATCTATAGGGTAGAAGATGACTTTACCTGCAACTCCCAAAGATATCTGGGACTTCACCATGAAGTAAAATTCACGCACAACATGGTTAATAGGAGCAAACTCGAAATAAGCATCCATAAGACGATCAGACAGATTCTTTCCGACAGGTAAGATCATGTTAACGTCAGACGGGATCAGCTCCATACCAAGATCAACATGTGTAGTCTTGTACCAGTCGCCGCCCTCTTTAATCATGGGACCAGCAGGCTTTCGATAGAAATTTTCGTAGTCTTGAGTATATGTGTGGCTTACTTCTATGTCACGACCCAAAACGAACCTAACGCCTTTCACAAAGTCTTCCGTTCCACTTTTTTCATGGATCAAAGACAGCATGTAGACAGACTTGGCTAGACGTTGAGCGTTGTGTCTAATCAAATCAGCAGGAATATCAAAGCCAAGTTGCTTGATTGTACGCGCTATGATTTCAGGGTCTGTAGTTTCGACTATGTGGCGAATGTCTTCTATTTCACCGATAGGTTCACGAATCTGCTCCTGAATAACATCAGCCAGACCTTCCATGAACTCAGACCATGTAGGTTCGTTCGCAAAGAACTCTGGCTGAAGACTCGTTAAGTCGATTTTAGCTTTATCCGACATTAGTAACTGCTCCTTACACCGAGAGAGCGCTCAGAATAAACAACATCAATAATAGGTTGCCCATCTAAAACAGCGTAATGTGTGCGATCTGGCATTAGAATGTCTTCTTCTGGGCTAGCCAGTACCACATAATCCACACCTTCGATCTTGCGAATAGCGTCCGTAATGTCAGACTGTGAAAGGCGACGTCCAAGTATTCCGGGCTTCTTTTGAAACAGCTTCAGAATATTCTCCATCGCCACAATTCGAATCTCACCGTCTTTCGCGCTTGGGACGATAGCAATCTTAATACGAACCTTGACGAAGACTTTAACAGGATTCCAAGTCTGCACGTCATACGCATCGTGCAAGTGTGGAATGAGCCATCGTGAAAACTGATTCCACGAGCTAGACTGCGGATTAGGATTAGCGCCACCAAACGTGTCCGACTCTTCTGGCAAAACACACATACGCATCATGTTCATCCAGCGAAGATCGTTTGGTGCAATATCTCTCTGACCTAAAGGCGAACAGTCAGCAACACCTGGATAACGCATCACAGTAGCACGAATGTCGGCACCGCTAATCGCCCGACGCTTCGTTCGGAACATGTTAGGTGCAAACATTTTGTAGTACAGGGCACTCTTTTGATCCGAACCTCCAGCGATTGTAGTGATTGTTTCACCCTTTAGCTCGCTATCACTGCGAACACGTAAGGCAATACCAGGAAGACCGCTATTGTCTGCGCTACCGTCTGTTGTGACATACCGAATGATCAACGTAGAATCTCGGTCAAGTATCTTACCGTTCTCTCCGTCTCCAAAGAAGAAAGACGTATCCCCGTCCCGTGCGGTGCTTTCGAAGTAAATTGCCTCTTCACCGTGATGTTCAAATACAGCCTTATCAGTCGGTTCCCAAATCTGCGTGGTGCCCGTGTCGTTATTTTGCGTATACACAAGCACATCTTCAGACGAAACGATAAATCTAGGTTCATCCAAGTAAAACTCTCGCAACGCTACATCAGGATACGCTTTTAGATCAAAGCGCTTCTCTGCAACGTTGCCAGAGTAGAGGGATACGTTTGAAATAGTGGAACCCGGAGGAATAACGTACTGCTGGCGATTGAAAAACGTGCGACCAGATAGATCGAACATAGAGTACGGAGGAATGTACTTTGTGCGTGTCGAGTAGTTAGACACTTCGGCGACACAGGACGCACATGTTTTCCTAGATATCTGGACACCCAACATGCGAGTGCCTGCAAAGATCGAGCTGTCACGCACAGCAGTCGGAAGAAAAGCTTCACGAAAAGCCATATCCAGATAAAACTGATTTGATACATGCGAGCCTGCAAACGTGTCAAGAATGGTAGTACCTACAGAAGTAGGCATCATATCTACCCACGTGCGCTTCTGTTCAAGCTTACGCTGTAGCTCATTAAACAGAAGTTGGAAATCAGGTGTTACTTTGCTAATAGGTACGGAAGCCATTAACTAAATCCTCGCGCTAGGTTAAATTGAAAAGTGAATTGGCGAGCTTCAAGCTCTGGCGCCCTGTATCGAATGTTCACAAAATACTGACTGTTTTGCGGATCAGGAATAACGATGATTTGATCAAAGACAATTCGAAACTCACCATTGTCTTCTAAGGCACGTTCCATATCGTATTGAATGCGACTCGCTGTAACGTCGTCAATAGGTTCAAAAAGGTGCTTGCCTACATCGCTTCCTAAACGCGGTCGAAACCACTTTGATCGCTTCGGTGTCTCGAAGATACAGGCAATATTTTGGTTAAGGCTGTGCTCATTCTTAACCAGTTCGTTCTGCGTTACACCTGCATACAGGTTAACGTCTGAATATAAAACATCAATGATAGCCATAATTAACCTGCAAAAACGTCTGGAGAACCGGTAGCCGCACTGTCGCCACAGCCCATCATATCGCCGATTCTTTGTTTGTTGAGTTGATCCGCGTAGACAGAAGAGCTTCCTTGAACAGTGACAGGAACGTGACACGAAAAGCAGCAATGCACAACCCACTTGTCAGTAAGCCGAACCTGCGCCATTTGATCTGTAAACACGGTAGTCGATGCGGTAGCAGGTCGTGTAGGTGGAAAGCACCCGTGTCCTGTAGACATATCGATAGGAAGTCGCACACAAGGTATACCAGCCATAATTTATCTCCTTTGATCTGTTGAAATTATTACGACTAAACTGTAAATAAGTGTCGTTATTATCGGTTATTTACACAAAAAGGTAACGTATGAAAGCTTATTTGAAGACCGCAAAAGAACTGTTGTCTGTGTCGGCGAAGCGGAAAATGGATCGCACAGGTGTCGGCACTTCGTTCAAAGTGTTCAACGAAGAAGAGTTTAATCTAAAGTTTGGTGGGCAGTTTCCTATTGTCACCACAAAGCAAGTAGCAATCCGAGCTGTAATAGGTGAACTACTTGGCTTCATTCGTGCTGCCGACAGTGCTGCTACATTCCGAGAACTTGATTGTAACGTATGGAACGCAAACGCGAATCAAGAAAACGAAACAGGTTCGAAAAATGCGTGGTTGCGCAGCCCGTGGCGTAAAGGTGAAGACGATCTCGGTAGAATCTATGGCGTACAGTGGCGTGAATGGGACGACACGCGGATAAGCAATGCTGAAGATCATCAGCGCTTTTTGCGTGATGGGTACAAAGCTGTTGCTCAGTTCGATCAAGACGGTCAGCGAAAAGTGGTTTGGAACAGAAAGGTAGATCAGCTACAACAAGCTGTCAATCTAATCCAGAAAAACCCAGAAAGCCGGCGCATAATCATCAGTGGTTGGAATCCTTCTGATCTGGACAAGGGCGCTCTACCTCCATGTCATATTCTACAGCACTTTATCTGCGAACCCTTAGGCGAACAGGAAAGAATCGAAGCACACATAAAGAATATGGAAAACGAGGCAATCTGGAACGGAGCAGAAAGAGAAATAATTGCGACCAATGTTAGAAATCATATTCTACACCTGTTTAATACGGATAGTCCTTCGCACGAACAGCTAGACGAGTACAATCTTCCACGGTACAAGCTAAATCTGGTGGTCTATCAACGTAGTGCTGACTGGTTGCTTGGCGTTCCATTCAATATCTCCAGCTATGCGACGATGATAAACATAATGAGTAGAATCACAGGCACAGCGCCCGGTACTCTGCACTATTGCACAGGCGACACGCACCTGTATAACAATCATCGGAATGCGATGAAAGAACAGACTACAAGAACACCTTCGTCTGAAATAACAAGGCTATTAATTAATCCACAGTTGAAGACGTTGGAAGACTTTGAACAAGCAAGCCCTTCTGACTTTCGATTGTTTAACTACCAACATCAAGGCAAGCTGAAGAACCCAGCACCTATGGCAATTTAAAGGCAGCACTATGGACATGAAAAGAAAGAGGGTGTATGTAGAAGAAATAGACACAACGCTTCAAGGCTATATGATAGACAAGCCTTACGTATCAGCAGCGATGTTCATCAAAAGCCTGAGTGACCTACCTATTGTTGTTTGCAGGCAGATAACGAATACTTATTCTATAAGGAACGTATTCAAGCGAATCGAAATTGGAAGCGAGGAGATTCCTTTATTTCCTTTAGACTCCTTCGAACCTCTGTCCGATGTACTATCAGAAATAGAAAACAGAAAATTCAGGGAACTCCGTAAACATAAAAAGCGTTGTGAACCAAGCGATTATCAGATCGACGAAAATCTGGCCGAATTGGTAATGATGAAACTTGCACAGTCAATAGGAAAAGAAAATGATTGATATTGAAAAAAGTAAATGGTGTTTGGAGCCGGACACTCTGTACAAGCTTGCCTTAGACATGGAGAAAAACAGGAAGCTTTCTTTCACTGAAACAGAAACGGGCATAAAGGAATGTACTGTACCTCTTCGAAGCGCTGCTGTAAAGGACGTATTTTATTCAATAGAAATTCGTAGAGGTCCGAGTGGTGGTGAAATAACAATAAATATGACAGATGGAGATTCAGGAGAAAAGGTAAAAGTATACGAGAACGGAAGGATATTACGATGGGGAGCTTGGGCATTAGAGCTTATGCAAGCGTTACCTCCTCTCATTGCAAGGGAAAGTAACGCTGCTGCCCATATCAAGGAAGGAAACGCTCGAATTGAAAGCGTTTTGTTTGACACATTGGACGGAAGAATTGGAGTATTCTTCGGTAAGGAAGAGCATCAACGCATTTTGGAAGAAGACAAAAGCGGTATGCTAGTTCGTTCTCTATACTAGAGTTTACCTTTAGGACCTCCAACAATCGTGCGTCCTTTGGGAGGAGCAGAATCGCGTTCGTGTCTGCCCTCCCATATTTCACGTTTAACATGGACGTCACGCGCAGAACCTGGATCCTGTGCATCTGTTCCCGATCGAGGAAGCGCAAGATCACGCTTAGGTTTCTTGCCTTTCTTTTTGTGGCGATGTTTAAACTCTTCGACAGTTTCATCCCAAAGATCGCCATTATCTTCCTGCCTCGGCAATCTTTGCCCTTCCCCTCTGCTACCCGAATTATCTGGTGTAGTAGCAGCCTCTTCTTCTGAATCAGTGTAAGACCTTTCAACGAAAATCTTAGCCATATTATGCACCTTTTACAGAATCGATAGCTTTCTGAATCTTAGCGGGAGGACGAATACCTAGGTTCGTATAGAACTCTGCTAAGATTTCAGGACTAATATAGTTTCCGATCGCCGTGCTTGTTGTGACTTTTTCTCCGCTGGTATGACCAAGCTCATTACCTACATCCATAATCTGTTCTTCTACCCACTGGTTTACCTCTCGCTCAGTCCAATCTCCGCCTTTCTTGAACGGACTCTTCTTCAGAATGTCTGCGACCATCTTAGTAGCTTTAGATGTTCTGAATTTATGAACAGTGAAGTCGGGATGACCACCAAGCGTTCTAAGATACTTAGTGACTAGCGTACTCGTAGGTGTCTTTTGGACACCGCCTTGACCTTTCACCAAAAATATACTATCAGTAGCTTTTTTACCTTTCATGTACCGCTTAAGGTTCTTAACCAGCAGCTTTAATGCAGGGGAGCTATTATAATGAATAACGTGGTGTTGTTGGGCACCTGTATTACTGGACTGAGACTTACCTTTGTATTTAACGATGACCTTGGTTTCGTCTATCTTGACGTGACGAACTTGAAGCTGGGTAGTGGCGTAGGTGGTTTCACCTTTTGACGCGGTACCTGGGTTACCTGGACGTGCAGAAGTAGTGTATATAAACTCCAGGATAGTAGCAAGCTTTCCATTCAATGTGTCCGGCTGCTTCATATCCAAGCGCCATTTACGCGCCATTGCAGGTAGCTTGGGCATAGTTGCAGTAACGGCGGCAAACTTTTTATTTTTGGAAGCTGCACGATAATCTTCGGTATAAGCTTTAGAAGAATCTGTTGCACCGAAAGGAGTGAATCGGCAGACATACGTGTTATCTAGTTTCGGGTCGTACTCTGGGTTCATACGAACTTCACCGGAAGGTGCCGTTAGAAGTTTCTTGCCTTTGGTTGTATAGAACTTGCCCGCGTCATCTATCATACCGATAAAATCTTTAGGCAAAGTGTTAGGGATGCCTTCATCTTTTAAAGCTTGAACAACTTCTCCAACAGGTAAGTACGGCTTACCGCTGCTGCGGACCAAAGATTTCAAACGAGTCTTCATTGTGTTTCGAAGCGTTGTTTGCAGCTTCAAGTATCGAACATGGTCGTCCAGTTTCTTACCTTTAACCTTAGCTATTTTTTGCCACTGTTGAAGAGTGTCTAGCGGAAGTGTTAGACCCGGAGTACCTGCATACTTCTCTACTAGAGTTTCTAACTCAGAAGTCTCGCCCGAAATGTCATCATGCTCTTCGATAAACATTTCATTAACATCTGGATCTTGAAAGCGTGTCACAACCTTAGAAAGCCTAGACGACGCAGCACCACTTCCCTTCGTTTGTATGAGGCGCAAATCATTAAGAAGAGCAAGGTCTTCTTTAGTTAGATCCAGCTCTTCCTTTAGATCAGGTGTCTTACTTTTTAAATCCATAACAACGTCGGTTATAGATTGCTCAAAGTCTTCATCTTCGTTAGGATCCGCACCAGCGACTAACTGCTTATGCGCTTTTGTAAGCAGGGTTTTCTTGAGCTTAAAGCGCTTTACGAACGGTTCCATTCGAGCCATCCAGAGATTTACCTTGCGCATATAAGAAGGTTTATACTCAAACTCCTTAGACATTACAAGAGACATTATAACTTTCATATAAGCCTCAGCACTGTCCTTTTCTACTGCACTAAGTGAAACGAAACCTCGAAGCATTTTAATTCTCCTACAAGAACAATCGGTTGAATTTATTTAGGTATAAAAAGTTTTTGTGCTCAGAACGAGGCACTGGATATCCAATGTAGCGCACAGTAGGCGTCCATTGTATTCCAGCAGTAGGCTCTACAACTTGATCGTTCTGCACACAAAAAGAATGAGTGATAATGCGAGGATCGGGATCCCACTCGTCAGGTACAATAAGATACCCAACGTACACAGGAAGATCGTTCTCTTCAGCAAAAGCTACAGCATTATCATGAGGTGTGGTTCTTGAAAGCGCCCCTATGTTCTTTCCTTTAGGAATTGATTGTAATGTCCGAAGACGCATCAGTATATCTGGCATATACATGTACTTTCGAGACAGCTTTTGAATAATCAATTCGGGCAAAGGATTAACATTGGTTTTAGGCGACATTCTGGATATTGATATAAACATTACGAATCCTATATGTCTTGAAGCCCTAGAAGTCTCGCAGCGTGGAAAGGACGATCTTCTAAAGAAATGTTGTAAGGAAGAACAGGAGCACCTAACATAATTCCCATGCTGGACATTGTGTTTTCTAGCAGGCGCATGTGCTGTGCGTCTTTACGTCCCTTATAAGGCTCGTCTTTATGTTCCAGATTAGCGTGGGACTGAACAACCAACACCTTATCAAACCTATCTACCAGACTTTTGGCGTTTTGCATATATTCGACAAAAGCCTGATGATCATGGTCACCACGTTCTACAACTGTTGTCATAGTATAACCAATCAGGTCTATTGTGGTTCGATCAAATATCGTGCTCTGTTGACGGCCTAAACAAAGGTCTAGCGCTTCGTGCATTTTATGAAGTGCTGTATTCTGCACGGCAATACGTTGATTCCAAGGTAGAATCTGATCAGGCAATAGACCGTGATGTTCGAAGCTGGCGCGAATAACAGAGGGTTGAAAGTATAGATCGTACTTTTCAGCCAAGGTCATGGCTAAATAGGTTTTACCGCAACGATGTACTCCTGAAAGACCGTAAATCATTTTTGTTCCTTATCTATGTATAGACGTTTGCGACGCTTATGTATACGCTTAGACTCTCCTCCACGCCAAGCCATGCGTAGTATAAGGGCTTGGACAATAGTAGGGTCAACTTCTTTACGCTTTGCGTTCAAAGCTACCTTGATATATCCACTTCTTTCGCAGAGAATCATAACGCCGACGCCGTGCTCTTTTAACTCGGCACGCACCTTCTTTTGGAACTTGGGTTTGCTCCAAAGCGCTTCAGTGAACACCATATAAAGACGATTGGTGTAAGGCAAATAGGTCTTCCACTTGTTGTCAGCATTATAGTCTGCAACACAGCTTTTGACTTCGCAGCCTATAAGATCGCCTTTTGTATTCAAGGCAAGTATATCAAGGCGTTTCTTTCCCCAGCTTTCAACTCCAAGCTCTATATGGCAGGAGTAGCGCTTATGACTCAGGTAGTACACGGCAGCCTTCGTCAGGACGCTGGTTGTGTGTTTTCTCGACATAACTTTTCCACGCTGAAACAATAACATAAATTATATCGAATTTTGAGGCTGGAGACCGAAAAAAGGGCTAGAGTCGAATGACCCCAGCCCTTGAGTATAAAGCTTCTGCGTTATTTACCCAATGAGGTTCTACGTGCAACCTTTTCAGCCATACGCTTTTTACGCGGAGCTTCGGAAGCTTCTTGGCCAATGTCTGCCAGCTTGTCGTTGATATCGTCCACAGCATCACTCAGTTTTCGATATTCAGGAAGCAATTTTCTAATCGCTGCCTTATCTCCTTTATCTTCGGCTCTATCCATTTTAAGCTTAATGCCGTTCAATTTGGACATCAAAGGCTTTTTCTTTTCTTTCAGCTTGTCAGCTTTTGGGCCTTTAGCTTTGCGCCTTAGACCAGCATAAGGATCGTCTTGGCTTTTGCTTGTAGAAATAAATACTTGCATTGTGTTTCTCCTAGAATTTTTTCAGATATACTGCGGAATTTTCTTTGCGTATCTGCAAAGCATCGTTAATAGTGCCACCTTGAACTAAACGAAAGCCGTTTTTCCAAAACAAGCGAACGCTAGTATCACTACTACATTGCGCTCCAATATCACGAGGATAAACGGAGAGCACTTCTTTCAGAAGCTTATCTGCTACACCCTTGTTACGCATTTCAGGGCTTACGAAAGTCTCAACCACAGAATACTTAGCAGGAGCATACGGCGGCTTTATGGCTACCACAATTCTGCTTTTAGGGTCTTCATCGTGCTCGAATACATGACCCTTTACATTATCGAACAGGTGTATCATTTTTGCAGGTTTGTCGGAAGCACTGGATATGAAAATTTTCATATGATTCTCTTATGTTTCAAACAGACCCACGCGCTCTTCTACAGGGTTCAGTTCAGGCATTATAGAAAGCAACTCTTCTTTCTTCATGTAAGGCCAATTTTTAGGCATGCGCAGTCTATTACCTTTCTTGTCCATTAAAAGCAGCATGAACCTGAAACCCTTTTTATGGCAAGCAATAGCCTTAGCGCAAGTCATACTCCAACCACGCTGCTTATTTCCATGGAGTCCTAACGTGTGTGTAGACTTTACTTCTACCACGAGACGTTTTGAAATTACAAATAGGTCTGGATAGTAAGTACGCATTTTCTTCCGGTACTTATAACGAATGTTCAATGCGTTTCCAAACTCTTCTTCACATCGAATATCAGAAGCTTCAAGTCCCAGTTCGTCCGTTAAGTAGCGTATGGCTTGCGGCTCATAGCCTTGAACCTTTACGTGTCTGTCACCTATTGTGGTTTCATACTGTCTAAACTTTTTTGTCTTTCTTCGCCGTCGCTTATGTTTGTGTGCGGAAAGCATGGTACACCTATAGATCGAGAGAAATCTGGACCATGTGAGAAGATGATTCGGAAGCAGTTTCGTATCCTGACATTCGCTTCCAAATTCCCATCACATAGGCATAAAACTCGTTAGAGTCTAGCTCAAGTCCTTTTTTCTCCGCTATAGTCTTAGCGCGTTCCCAAAGAGCTTCTAGCTCTTCAAAAGCCTCTTCCTCTTCGATATCGTGGCGTTCAGCGTAGGTTTTGGCAAAAGAACGAATAACGGCAGGCATAAGTAAACTCCTAAAGTGCTCTTAGGGTAAATTATATGCCTACCGTCGAATATTCAAACAGTTTCTTCTAGCTTATCTAGCATAGGAGATAGCGCAGAAGGCAGTTTCTTTCGTGCTTTTTCAATAGTGAACCACTTTCGTTGGCGTCGTTCGGCTTCTGGCCATTCTGTCAGTCGTTCTTTTACTTCCATTGCATACACATCAACTTTCTGCGGACGACCTGTAGCACCCTTGATATAAGCATACTTTCCAAGCTTCTTTTTAGCTTTGCCTAGAAGACCTGCCTCTTCGTATGCTTCTGTCTCAGCAGACTTGCGCTTGGTCATATCGGGCTCTACGCCGCCTTTGGGAAGTCCCCACTTTTCAGAGTGGGAGCTGGAGACCAGTAGAACTTGAAGCTCTCCATGTTTGTTGAAACGATAGGGAATAACGCCCGATTGCTTGCGAGGCTTTCGAGACGCATTCTTTCTTCGAATCTTTTTAGGCAGTTTTTGAGTAGGCCCTGATGCTAATGAAACAGTGATTTCCATCGTATTATCCTCACCAGTTTTGAACTACACTTGCTACAGCGTAGCGTGGTTTACCGGGTCGTTTGAAAAATTCGTGATTACCGATCTTGCCTAAAAATTCGTATTCAAAATACCAATCTGGCAGCAAATGATCTGGAATGACGCTTGGGTTTAAGTAATGAGTAGCGCCTTTGACAGGCGAGTCTGGTAGACCGTCGTAAAGGAAGCTATAGACTATTCGCGCTACTGCAAGCTCCTCTTCCTCTGAAGGGTCCCCAATAGGATGACCTTCAATAGTCCAAGAAAACTGATAGGGCTGGTATATCACTTTAGACACACCTTCAGGAAAGTCTGTTCTTAGCGATCTTTCGTGAACAACTTCAAGAACAGCCAGTTGGCCCAAAAGAGGTTCACCACGCGCCTCATGTAATACGTTTTCGATCAGGTTAGCGTGTGAAGGATATTGCATATCGGAATTATGAAGATCAACAACAACCGCCATAGGAAGTAGCAAGGATTCGAGTAACATAAAAGCTCCTAGATAAAATGTGCAAACTTTTCAAGTTTAACAAAGTGCGTAACCACTTTTCTGAATACATCAGGGTTACTCTTTCATTATATCATAGGTAGCTTTTAAAATCTAGTCCCAGCGCTTGTGTAGCGCTTCTATCAGTCCCTTCTCTATTGCCTTGTCCGTCATAACAATAATATCGCCGAACGCTTCCAAGCATAGGTCCACATATCTTTGGTACTCGATACGGCCTTCGTAGGCGTTCTTATCATAACCTTTCGATAACCACTGGATAGCCTCTTCGCCGTCCAATTTGCGTAAAAGCATTTCCTTACGCAACATCTTAAAGTGGTCGCTTTTGAGTAAGTGACGATCTTCAATAGAGGCCCACTTTTTCTCAGCAGCCTGATACTCTGCCTGTGAAAGCTTATCCCGCGCTATGTCCAAAGCGCGAAGCATGGCATTACCATCAGCGTGTCCAGAAATGCGGGCAAAAGACAAAATACCGTGCATAAACCGGTTCAGATTCTGATCTATGATGACTGTGGCTGCATCTATAGCTCCTTTAATTTCAGGGCGAATATCCCCACGCACTGGAGTCAAGTCGCCTTCGTCCTTAATCGTCATGTTTTTAACAAGGGATTCTACATGCCTTTTAGGGAACAGTAAAAGACGCCGATTTTTGCTAATAGCGTTTCGGGCAGTCAGTTTAAGTCCTTCGAACGCATAAGAGCTGGTTGTAGTGCCATACTTGTAGCTTATGAAAGACATTTTTACGTCTATACGATAGCGAAGTTCTTCCAAAAGATCAGGAATATTTTTCTTGAAATCTTTGGACGAATGGAGAACCAAATACTTATCACCTTCAAGTTCCAATAACATTGTAGGTTCGGGACTAGCTAAGGTCGCTTCTGTTAGATCGTACTCCTTAGTGTCAATCTTATACCCGTGCTTATTGAGCCGGTGCATATCTTCCAAGAACAACGGGCCGTGACCTGCTTGATTGTACAGTGCGTTTCCATCTTCGTAGAAACGCTTATAGTGAAGCAAGTGTATCATTTCATGCAATACAACTTCGCACACACGCGGAATATCGGTCAAAGCGTGTTTAGCCAGCTTCAATGTGTAGTTAAGCTGACCGCCTTTCATCTTTAACATGGCTTGTCCGGAAAACTTGGACGCTTCTGAAAGCAGAAAGCGCACTTGGGTCGGACACTCATTCTTGAAATGTAGCTTATTGAAATAGTTATAGAGCCTAGCTATGTCCTGCTTCTTAGGCGGCATAGGAATACTGGGAAAGAATTTCTCAGGTAAACCAGCGTCAGGATTGTGAACACGTTCACCTGTCTTAACGTCTTTGCCTCCAATGCCTGCTTTCAGACTTACACCCTTAACACGTCCCGAATATCCTGTAGAAAGACGAATAATCTTTTTGACTTCTGCTTCGGTCATAGTGAAGACAATGCTTGGATCCGCAAGAACCGCGAGCTTCAGCTTGCCTGCATAAGTACGAATGCCATACTTCATCTTAGGTGCTAAGTCTAAATCATATTTCGGATTGTGATTTTCAAACGAAAGAGTTTTCTTACCTTGATATTGGTACCACTGGTATTTATCAATGGATACAGCAGCTAATGAAGTAAACATGGCGTACTCCTTAAACGAAAATCACGTTTGCGACTCCCGCCTGAGGAGTATGAAAACTAATAGTAACAGCATTAAAATCTACGGAAAGAGTGTCGTACAAAACACCTTCAAAATTTTCATCTAGGATTGTAACAACGACATTCCTACTGTTCTTGTCATGCTCTATTACCCATTCAGAAGCAGGTTCGCCCATTACAAAAGAGACACCTTCCGCAGTACCTGTAGCACCTCCTCCAAGCTCAACAAAGTCAGCGAGACTGATTGAGGACAGTGCGCCGTCTACCATAGCGAGCATCTGTCCGTCTTCCAGTACAAGACCTGATAACTGTCTAGGTCCCGCACCGCGTCTCACTATGACAGATTCTTTTGGAGCATCCTCTTCTAAATAAGGACGTTTGGGAAGCTCTAGTTGTATAAACGACTCAAATTGGTTTGCCATTATGATAGCTCCTCTATATCTAGTTCAAGTGTTCCCGAAGTGTTAGCGCTGGCAAAATCAACGTCGCTCAACCAAATATGAGTACCCATGGAAGCCTTGTAATTACCTTCGCTGTCTACCACAGAATAAGAAGCGCGAGCATCCCGAGTGTCGGTTCTTAACGTTAAAAGAGAATCGGAGCCAGCATAGTTTACACGAGTATTTGTGACGTTGTAAACGGGAACGCCGATAGGAGCAATGCGAGAAAGTGCGGGCATGGTTATCGTTGTCTTCGTAAAACCAGCAACAGCATAACTTAGATCAGGTTTTTCAGTTACAGGCATACCAGAAAGACCTTGTGCTGCTAGGTCCGAAAATACTGTAACACCACGAACATCAGAGTTCGTGATTTTCAAGTTTCGAGACCAAACTGTATCGCTTTCTTTAGTCCAAACTCCTGTCCAAGAACCTACAGGAGGCGTTAAGAATGGAGAAGCATGTAATTCTTGATCAAACTCAAGTCTTACCTTATAATCAATCCCATCGGGCGAAGAGCGTAGGTGTGGAATTGGCGTAGCTTCACCTACTTCAAGTCCTGGATTTTGGAAAGACACTAAAAAGGGCGAAATAATTCCTTGAAAGTCTGTGCGATACACATACCAATTTTCACCGTTCTTAGATAGAGGAGCGGGACCAGTCGTTGAGCCTACAGAACCATCAGAAGGCCATGTTGCCCCATCCCAACCACCAACACTTCCCGTAGATAGATCAATAAACGTCGCTCGGCCTAACGCAGCAGGATAAGCAAAATATCCGTAACCCGCCGGAGCTTCTAAGAAGAAGTCCTGATCGTTTGTAGAGGAAAGTGTCTGTGCTAAAGAATCGATACCGGAGACAGAAAGATTAGGAGACGTAGATGCTCCATAAACAGGAAGACTGGATATCTTCTGAGAACTGCCTCGAAGCACAGAATTTTCTATAACGAGAGACAGCATTGAAGGTGCGATACTGGAGATAGGAATATCAAAGACCCCTTCAAAGTAGGTATCGTTAGAGTCTTTCCAAGCACGAATTGTTATGCCTCCGGAAAGACTATAAGTTGCCACATCCACAGTCAACGTGCGCGAAGAAAGAATAGCAGAAGGAGAACCGTCAAAAGTACCATGATCGAAAGAAAACTCGCTACGCTCTGCGTTCAGGTACGAAATAGTAGCCAAACACGTATCGTTAAGACCCAGAGCATCCTTGTTGTTACTGAAAGCTGAAAGTGTCACGGTCACTTGCGGAACTGTTTGATCAAGGCGTATTGGATCCGACTCGAAGCTAGTTCCTTTTGTTCCTAATTGATTTTCAGCATACAGTGAGATCCTATTTAAACCAGAAGCATTGGATGCCTCAACAACACCGCTAAAGACTCTGTATCCATCAGAAGAACTATTAGCGGCACCTAAAGTTAAAGTATAGTTGCGAGAAGTGGCAGCACCTAAGTTTAAAGCTTTTATTTCGACAGCAGAGTTCTCAACAGAACCCTCGACAGAAATAAGGTCGCCAGCCTTAACTGCGGTCTGTACTCCGGGAAAAGCTGTCACGCTCAAGCTTGTAATAACAGGTCCGCTACCTTCGACGCTAATACTAATAGAAGCTTCAGTCCCTTGAGAGGACTTTAACGTTAAAGTACCACTTTCAGACATTTCAATAGGTACGCTACCTGTAAACGAGTTCGGACTTCCTTCTACCCCTTCTACATTTGCGTAGCTTAATAAAACATCATTCATCCATACCGACACTTCAGGTGCATCAAACGCGATTTTACTATCGCAGATAAAACCTACAGTAATAAAAGCAGTGTCCGAAACACAACTGTTGATTATTTTGTTAGGCGGTGTGGTGTCTTTATACTGTTTGTTACCTACATTGCCTTCAGAAGTGGGCATAACGCTAGTGATGAATATTGGACGCTGTGAGGTATCGTTAAATACTTTATCCAAGTCCTCTTTTCGAATAGCATGATCGGGTTCCGTAGGAGCATAATGCAGACGTAAGAAGCCTAATGCTTCCAAATTGTGTGCTTTCACTTTTGACTCTCCAAATAAAAAAGGGGCCAAAAGAGGCCCCTTACGATAAATTACGGTGCATAGTGTCGAAACATTTCTTCCGTGTCGTCGCAAGTGATGACTTGCTCACCGTTCAACACAGCAGCTTTTACAGATGCTCCAGCATTTTTGCATTTGTACCTGTAATCCGCATCATGTTGTAAGGGGATGAACATTGCGGTATTTTTAGGTCCAGAAGCGAGCACGTACACATGCTTTTCGCCAAGAAAAGAAACCACACGTTGTGAAATCTTAACTTCATTCAAATTTTCTTTTGTTAAATTAGTTACCATATCCACTGATTCCTTGTTATTGCATAGTCACTTTAAAAGAGATATTACCTTCTCGGATCACCTTGGGGAGTTGATTCAAGGCTTGCTGCTCTGCTTGCTCTAACGTGTCCATCTTATCGAAAAACGGCTGCTTCTCACGATCCGACAATGTGTTTCCATTTACCATGGGACGTACTTTACGCATCTGATCGCGGATGTGCGCAAGACGTTTTTCCCGCTCATTTACAAATCTAGGAAATACGTCAGAAGCATCGGGATGTTGAAGGCAAGCCTTTAACTCGTTTGAAGTTAACGCTATATAACTAACCGAAGAAGATTGCTCTGCCTTCGAAATTAAACTTTTTAATTCTAGTAACGGGTCGTCATAAACGATACGCATAGGTTCCCCTCAGTGTAGGTAGGTGGAAGCGTTCTCTGAAAGAAAACGCGAGTTAGGAGGCTTAGGAAATATTCTAAAGCCTCGATACAGATGGCGATCAAACAAAGGATCGACAGACTTTATATTCTCAGTCATGGCAGGATCGTTTTGTTTGGCTCCCCAAATAGATAACGTATTCAAATAACGTCTTTCTTCGAAAAGCTTCATTAACCGTTAGTCTCCGAGCGCGTACATTGGATGCGATGCAACAGGTCTATCGTTTCCCAACGATTCTTTTTAACGCGAACCCAGTCGTTTCCATCAATAACAGTCTTTCGATTGCCTTTGATATGAGTAGTCTGGTCGCCTGTTATATAGGTGTGCTGATTACCTGAATATCCTTTAGCTAATAGACCTTTAAAAGGCACACGCTTTGCTGGCTTGGCACTCAAACCACTTAGAACGGTCTCTGGAGCATTTAGCAGATAGCCCGGAATGTCGCCTTTCGAACCTGACACAGTTAGCTGTTGGTTACCGATGATGTACTGATTCACATCACCAAGAAAGGTCATGTTCAGATCGCCAGGATTATTGAAAAACACCTCATTGGTGCGAGTATCAATAATCATGTAGCAGCCGTTAGAGAACTTGAATACGGCACGATCTGGATAGTTCACGTCTTGGTGTTCAGGAAGTGCAGTCTGATCATCGACAGTGTAAGTAGTCCACACAGGTCGATGTGGATCACCAGTAGGAAACTTCAGTCCCACTTTATGATCTTTCTTAGGAACCCACGCCATGCCGGAACGTTCGGTAGAGTTGCCTCCAGGATTATATGCGCCATCGGGATGATTAAACTCCGGTATCGCCCACGGTAAATCACCGTCTGGAATACCATCGAACACGCCCTCAATGCGAGCTTGAATACGACAGATTTTTCTCTGGTCAAAATTGTTTACGACTTTTGCTTCGTAAACCATGCGAGGATCAAGCCCTTGTTTTGACAGGTACTTCGTCGCATTTATTGTTCCTCCTGCCATGATTCACTCCAGAATTATTTGAACGAGTTCTTTTAGCTCTGAAATGGAGCTAGCCGAAGAATAATGGAAAAGACTTTCCATAACGCTATCCACATCAACTTGGTCTTGCTGTTTTAGCAGTAAAGAGGCTGCGGCGCTGATAGAGCCTGAGTTTAACAGATTAGCGGTTGAACGCACTACTTCCAATTCTAAGTGAGCATTTTTAGGTGTCACACTTTTTCGCCTTTCGCTGTCCAGTACAAGGCTAAAGCTCGATTTTCAATAGGTAACATCAACAGGTTTTTGTAATACTTAGAAGCGGCTTCACCTGTCTGTCTTAGAGACCTGCTCATGCCTACGTAAGTTAGCGCTCCTGTTTCTGACATAGCGTTGGTAACATAAAGCTTGAGAGAATCTTCAGGCAAAGAAGTTTCGCAAGCGGCAATTAAGTTACTGTCTAAAACAGCAGGTTGCCCTTCTACGTGAATAATAGAGCCTTGTTGTTCCAATTCTTTATTCAGAATAAACTTGGATAACCAGGCAGCTTTTTCATTATCGCTCATTACTCCCCAGCCCATTATTTCAAAATCTTCCACAATGCTCTCCTCTAACTGAAAGAAAAACGTTCACCACCTCTGCGAGTCAACGTCTCTTCGATATCTAGGTCATGCTTTTCCATTTCGCGTATATCAAACTTAACAGCATCGCAGCTATTTTTCTCTAGCTCTGTAAAATTGTTTATGTCAATCGCTAAGAAGCCGCCGTCTTGGCCTCGATGTAACACAGATACCGTCCAAAGAACGTTCAGTTTGTTTTCATCTACGAAAGTCACAGGTTTAACACCTATGAAGAAATCGCATACCTCCGTAATATAGACACAGGAGTTTAAAAGATCATTGCGATGTTTTTTCAGATCGATTTTAGCAGCAGGATCGTCTGTGGCTACACCTTGTCTAATCATAACGCCAAGATTTAGATGGCGTAGAAATTCAGAATGAAGCATGACTATTTCCTTAGAAAGATCGCGTATTTTTCTTTGACTGTTTTGGAGTCACAGAGCCGTGAGTAAGAGGAGTTTTCTTATTCGCTGTGATATCACCAAGTGCTCGGGCTATTTCACGATTCGACCGCTCATTAGCTTTCTTCTGATCTGGCACAAACTTCTTTTTACCTGTTTTGGTGCGACCTACAATCTCTTCGTCTTCACCAAAGTCACGATTCAACATTGAAGGTCTACGGCCCATCTTTTGAGCAAGCACAGAGGAGCGCGTTCCTTCAGAGTAGTTCATAAGCTCGCGTAGGTCTTCATTGCCGCCAGAAGCGAAAGCACTTCCGTCATCACCACCTTCTTTGGGTCCGTACTTCGATTTAATCTCACCTACTTTCTTACTGTACTCTGACACCTTCTGCAAAAGCTCTAGGTCATCATCAGCATCGGAAAGCAACGTGTCCAAGTTAAAGCCACCTGCCGCTGCAATAGCGCGAAGAGGAACGGGTACACCTTTTTCGGATAACGTAGTAAGCATTTCCATGTACTGCGTATCACCTTCAGGCTTTAGCTGCTTAGACCAGTGAACGTTAGGTATCAACAATCGAGTACCATCAGCCATCTTATCCAGATTAGCTTGCATGTTATCTGTATCAAGCAAGCCGTCTTTTCGAATCAGTTTACCACGTTCGTTGATTGTGTAGCCATTAACAAGGCTAACAAGCGGGAAAATCTTGTTGTAGAAAAGCTTGCGTGTCAGCATATCGCGGAATGCACGGATACTTTCAATGAATACCGTCAAGCTTGAGTCAGCAGTGTTGTGAACCACGAGACCATTCGCTACAAATGCAGGCTCTACTCCCGGCTGCATGGATATGTCGTAAACGTGTTGTTTACCGTTATCGTTGATAGATTTGATAGGAACAACCATATAACGAAGAGCAACTAAGTCCATTACTCTACGATACATGGAAGGCGAAATTTGCTCCAATCTCTCAAGCAGACCGTTGTAATCGCCATTGTCGTATTTATCGTACATGAAGTTTTTACCGCACATGGAGTACATGTTTTCTCGGCAATTACGAAGTACGATAACTTGACCAGAATCATTCAAATAAGCTACACCTCCTCCGGCTGGACCGACTTTTCGTGCTTCCAAGAAGTCTTTAAGGAAGCGGTTAGGAAAACCATAGTCTTGTCTTGGTTTAACTCCGCGGTATTTACTCATATCCAGCTTTTTGGAACACAGATAAGTCTCAATCTTATTCCAGAATAGACGACTATCCGTGAAACTAAGCTCTACAAAAGATTTCCTACGGTGAGACAGAACACCGTGCGCAAGCAACATGACCTGCACTTGTTCCATAAGTGTCGGGCTAGCAGAAGAAAAGGCAATTCTATCGCTGACATGTGCATCACCTTCCATGTACGCAGCCAAGAAAGCTAGTTGACTTTTCTCGTCGGCCTGCAAAACCGTCCAAGGTATTTCCTGATTATAGCTAGGCAGTTCACTTCCTTTTCGAGTATAAATAAAACCAAGTTCTTTGATCCAATGAACGATAGTTTTACTTCCTACTTCAAGAACATAGCAGTCTGCGTTTGCAACACCTGTCTTACCTTGAATATCGTAGTCGTCTGCTTTGGAAATACGTTTACGTACAGTAGCTTTGACTCCGAACAAATCTTTGAAGAATTTGGCTGTACGCTTGAGGAGCTTTTTGTCTGAGTTGGTGATAGCAAGCTTTTTGTCGCCTATTAGGTTACCTTCACTCACTAGCAAACCTAATAAGTACGCAAGCTTTGGTGTCATTTCAACAGGTTGCTTTAGATGTTTGCGCTTTCCACGACGTCCTACTAAAGAGGTCTGATCTGTTAACTCGACAAGCAAACGATCGGAACGAACAAGTCCTTTTGTAGGAATACAAAGCGGATCTCCTAAGTTTAAGCTACCTGCTTGGATCCATTCTGTAGTTCCAGTGTCGTTAAAAACTAGGAATGGATGATTAGCAGTAGAAGCAAGTTCGTTTCCTTTTGAAGTAACGACCTTCAAAGTGTCGGCATAACCACTATACTTCCAAGAAGAGGTCTTCTCGTTTGCGTAGCGAGACTGCACAGTAGCGTCTAAGGGTACTTCAATGTCTTTTAAGGACTCGGAAGTATCTTTAGGTAGATGTTTTTCACCTACCATTTGATCAATACGAAGTAACCCCTTATTAGTAGGGATCAAAGAGTCGCCTGTTAAGCAAGCGTAGTTAGCCTCACCTGAGAGGAATGACTCACTGATACCGAGGGCGCGTAGCTTAAATGTAGCGGTGCTGTCCCATGTGTCTGTTACTTTCCAGAAGTCACCGCCTTGGCGAATTTCATCGGTTGTTACACCGAGGCGTGTTGCGATGATTGCGCCAAGCGGATCACTGTCAGCATTCATGAACAGGTCAGTCATGAACTCCATGTCCGCTACAGTAGGTTCCCACTGGTCTCCATCACCCAAAGAAATATGAAGTATACCGCGCTGCCTACGACTAGATTCAACAAGCGTACCGCGAAACAGATTCTTTTCAATCAGGTAAAGAGGCAGTACGCGACGATAGAACGATACGCCTTCACCACTCGTGAAAGTCTTACGTGGAATATACACTGTAGTCAGCGGATCCAACTCAAGTGCATCTTGTTGGAGAAGCTGAACAACGTCTTCACCTAAACGGCTCTTCAAGTTTTGCATTCGAGGTCCGTCAGAACTCAACGACGCTTGAACGCTCTCTGGAATTGATACTGTGATGATAGGGTCTTGACCGTAGAACGGCAGACTATCTATCTTGGCGTTATCATTACGATGCGGCATCATATCGAAGAAACGCTTGGAGCTTTTGTTGTATAACAGACTTCCGATGAATGCACCGTCTACCAAGTGGTCAGTAGATAGGTGAGGAAGAATAGTACGAATGTTAAGGCGTTCTACGGTTTCCCGAAAAGAACGCATGGCGCGTTTGTCTGTAACACCGCCGATTGTGAAGTCGGAGAACGGAAGCGTAGACAGCATATCGACCGCACTTCCGCATACCGCATCGTTGTAATAAATATCTCGGTAAAGACGGTTAACTAGCTTCTTTTGTTCGAGGTCTTCCGAGAACACAATGTCTTTCAGAAGAGGATCAACGTCTACCTCAATAGGCATTTGGCTGACACTGGTGTTTTGCATACTTGTACCGGCGGCAGTTGCAGACCAATCTTTAGCCTCTGCGGGAACACGGCTCTTACCTGAGCTATTTGTTCCTAGACTAGCTTTTTTGCCTGGAGGTGCCACCTCTTGCTGATCCGAAGAAGTTGCATACGTGGGTTTTCGCTTAAAGCGCATCATTTAAATAAACCTCCAAGGCTTTCCTGTACTTTTTGAATGAACGTGATACTCATTATTTACACCTTATACCCAGTCAGCGCTTAGCTCCCACGCTTTGCAACTCCAATAACCCGGTGTTGTTTTGTCTTTCTTGGTGCTACATTGATGGCGTGCCATGAAAGACTTTCGACGCGCAGGATCGTCACGTTTAATCGACATATTAGGATCGCCGAACTTGACTTGAATGATGTTTCCCTTATCGTTTTTCACGTACACGCCAAACTTCTTTTTGCTTCCCTTAGGCAGACGAAACGGCTTTTCTAGCGTTACTTGCTTTCCCTTGTATTCACCAGAACTTGCTTCAACTGAACTTGCGGTCGATTCGTCTATACGCATTGCAGGCTTTAGAGGTTTGATCTTACGTGCAAAATAACTGCCTTGAGAAGCGGCTCTTTCGAGCGACGTAGCCTCTTTCTTCGACACTAGCTGATATTCCCAATGCGCTCCATTGTGGAACGTTACATACAATATCTCTTTCTTCGGGTCGTGCACCAGTCGAGAGAATACGGAGCTATCCGCAGTAAGGACTGTGTGGCCTTCAGTTGTTTTCCTAGACTTGCGCTTTTCCTTAGGGTCTTTGCCTCCTATAAAAGGAAGTACCTTGTACCGGCTAATCTTTCCTTCGTACCCCTTAGAGTTCGCAATGATACGTCTAGCATCCGTGATATCGAGCCGAAATTGAACAGACAGATTAGACTCGTCCAGAATATAAGTAAAGCCACGGAAGTTTTTAACACCAAACTTCTCGCCTTTTGTTATCTCTAGCTCATACTCTTTTCTGTCAGAACCTACAACGTCAAGAACAAACTTTCGGCCTACGTATTCCAACCAACGGTACTTTCTTGGGTCCCTCTTTTCAGAAGCTAGTGCTTCAAATTCAGGTAATTGTGAAAAGGATCGCATATTAAGCATAGTGAATTCCTGTTGAGAATATAATGGTTAAAATTAGCGACCCCTCTTCCACGTGCCTAGTTGTCCATCAAATGACGTTCCGGTACCGCTACCTACCGACTTTCCTCCTCCAGAACCTAGCTTAGACACGGCGAATGCTTGAGGACGAAAGCGTTCATCTTCTTCATCGGCTTCTGGAACTGACATATACTCATAATAGCGTTCATTGGTGAGTCCCCATACAAGAAGACAAGTAGCGCGCCACAGATCGTCTGTTAGACCATCACCTTTGTTTACTTGGGTCCCTGTATCTTGTACCGTCAAAGTCTGTAGGATAAAATGCTCGACAGGCTTTCCCTTGTAGCAAAGCGGGTAATTGTCTGTGTCAATGATAGCCATAGCATCATCAACAGAAGAACCTTTAACAGAAGGGCGAGGCAACTTAATTGCGCCCGACTCTAAAAAAGAACGAGTTAATCCTATGTCTTTGTACTTTAATGAATACTGTTCCGCAAGTATGTCAAGACCTTGTTCAATATCTTGTAGGATTTTGATGCTATTCCAACGATCAGCAAGAACGACCTGAGTGTTCTGGGCTAGGCACACTTCTTCCAAAATCTCTTCATTGATCATGGTATAGTTAAGAGGAATACCTGGCTCCGGCATAATCTCAAATAACAGGTTGATAACAATAGTGCCTTCATCATCCAGGCGCCCTACAGCACAGGCAAAGCTGTTATTGGTATAACCAGCATCAATCGCAAGCATAGTAGGTTTACGACATTTACCTACACGATCCGCTTCAGCCCACTTAGTAGCACTGCCTTGCCTCTTTCTGTTCTTCACTATGTCCCGAAGAATGATCTTGTTCGGCTTATCTGTCAATGCGTTTTTCAACCACACCTTATTTGTGATGTAAGGATTAGCTGAAAGTGGAGGATTAGCACCGTAATCTCGCTCCGCGTCAAGAGGGTTCTTTTGATACTCTGACACGATGACTTTACTGTTACGAGGCAGTGTCGGATTCACTTCCCATGTAGGACGCAAAATGCCGTACATAGACTCGGAATCCATAGACTGTCGAACCAGCTCACATATCTTGTCTCGCTGACTGGACGGAGACGATACGTTCATGGAATAACCAGTCAGTATGTTATCAAAGCCTGCTGCGATAAGCCTATCTGCGGCACCTCTCACAGTCAACAAAGAGCGATCCAATGCCGTGTAGACCTCCCGCGCACTGGTCTTTACTTTCTTACTGTCTGCTGCGTTGTCGAACCAGCCTATTTCATCAATGCCTGCAAAGATACGTGTACGACCACGAAGAACTCGTTTGTCAGGACCTGCAGGGTAAAACATCAGACTACGTGGGCGATAAACAACGAAGGTATCATTGAATTTTAGAAGTTGTTGTCCATAACGTTCTTCGTAGTATTTTAAAAGGCCGTGGTACTGCTGGAACCATTTTGATTCTACCAGAGTACCGTAGTAGAACTCCCACAGTGTTTCTTTTGCTTGCGCGTATGTCAGAGCTACGAACGTACCGTGAAGCATGGTAGACCCAGCAATGCCGTATACGTCGTTAGGCTTCTGCATTTTCAGTACGCGATGGGTCAAATACGGAGTCAGCAGGCCGCCAGTAGCAGCGGACTTACCAGAACGCTGACCTGCACACACCGCAAGCTCTTGGTAGAAAGGCATCAGACCACTACGTACAAAGTCAGACTTTCGACCCTTGCACGATGGACATATACCGTGTTCTAGCAGGCATACTTTCTTTTCAAAGTGGACAAACGTATCATCCGGCTTGTGAGTCTCAAGCAAGTATGAATTATCCGAACATACAGGACACCACTCACCAAAGACCACTATACCCCAGACAAGCTGCTCCAGAAAAGGTGTCATAACCGTTCCTGCAAACTCGTCTTTCATTACCCATTCATAAAAGTTTTTAGCTAACGGCATATCCCCGTCATCAATTTTGATATCTTTAGGTACGAGGTTGTTTTCATCTAGCACACCTCGCACCATGGAAGCGATATCAACTTCCTTCATCATCATATCTTCACTGAAGTTCGCTATGCCGCGTCTTGCTTTACCGCTTCCCAGGGATTCTGGATCAAACTCTTCCATATTTCCGCTTTTTGCTTCTTTTAGCTGACGCAGAAAATCAAACGGATCTTCACCAGGATCGGGAAGTCTTTCGTAGTTCAGCGTTTTTGGTTCTCGATTTTTTATCTTCATTTTTGCCACCAAACGAAAAACCCGACACAAGGCCGGGTAAGAATTTCTATTCAAAACGAACGCCAGCATTCTGAGCTTCATTAAATGCGTGTTGGTCGTTCACGGCGCTGCCTTTAGGTGAGTTACCGTCGGATCGGTGCTTAACGACACCGAGTTGTGAAGCAATTTCTCCGGCAGCACTGTCGGGAGAGTTCTTCATGCGAGCCTGAAGATTTTTTAGAACGGCATTGTATTTTTCGGATGTTATGGTCTTCTGAATTGAGGTATGTGTATCTTCTGCAATCTTCTCAGTCAACACCCGAAGGTACCGATCTTTAATCTTCTGGGGCAGTGACATTTGATCCATGTATGCGGATATCATGTTGAGCCGCATCATGTGGCTTATTGCTTCTGAAACCGAACTATCTATCTCAACTGATATTCCAAGACCGTCTTTAAGGACAGCTTCGGCAAAAGAGGAAGCATCATCGTAGGATATCAAAAGAGCGGCGCCTTCTTCCAGCAATCTCTTCTGTATCTCTTTTGTGGCTGCTTCTGCTTTTGCTTCCACCTTGTCTATATCTTCTTTCTCATACGTGACTAGATTATCTATAGGAATTCGGGATTCTGCGTCACGCTCTGGCGAATAATCTTCATCATCAACAATGTCAGGATTGATACCAAATACAGGATGACGCTTGGGTACTTCTCGATCAGGAATCTCAGTGTACGTATGATAGTCCCACTCTTTCTTCGAAGGAACAGCAAAAGGAAGCGGATTCTTATTTGATTTTCCTGTAAGCTCGTTTATTTTCTGAGAAAACTTTCGCAACTCTTTTTTGCTTTTAGCTCGCTTGAACGGTCTGTGGCGAACAGGACGACTAGCAGTAGGCAGAAAGTCTTCAGAAGAGGAAGTAGTGTTACCGAAGATATAGTCGGGACCTATTGGTTCGCCATCTTCAATATCTTCAAGAGAGTGCATAATCGTCGTCCTCTTCATCGCCAGACTGTTCAGAATTTTCGCTCAGGTCAATTTCTTCTTCATCAGTGTCGTCGTTGCCGTAGCCTGAGTCACCTTCAATATTCTCAGCAGTCATAATATCGAAGCGCTCTCCCAGCTCAAAGGTAAACAATTCACCATCACGCGCTTTATCAACACCTACAGGAATAATACGAAGTTCGCGCTGTTCTTTCTTGGTGTAGTTCCATGCCCACATAACGTCGGCGTGTTCTTTCATGCCGCGAGAGTAACGAATGCGATCAGTATCGGCATCAAGCTGCGCAAGTACAATGACCAAACATTTATTCTCACGACTGAATACCTTACAGTCACGCACGATGGAACTCAACACACGCCATTGGTTTTCATCATCAACACCTTCAAGCAGGGATACATAGTCAATACCTACAACGTCAAAACCGAATGGCTTGACCATACGTAAAGCATCATCTATACGAACACCGCGAGTAGGACTGATAGAGGTGAATACACAATCGTTGTCTTCGCCGAACTGCTTAAATTTGTTGTAAGCTTGGTTGATTCTCTGCTTTTCTTTTGGACTCAGCTTGTTTTGCTTGATCTTCCAGAAAGGTACAGAAGAAAGACGCGATAACAAACGTTGCATTTCCTGTCTGTCGCCCATCTCCAAAGAAATACGACACACACGCTTCTTGGACAACATGTACAGGTTAACAAGCAGGTTCATCAGTATGGCAGACTTACCACCAGAAGTGGTAGCTGCCATTATCATGACACCTTCTTCAGGCAGACCGCCATTCTTTTCATCGTACTTGGTGAAGCCTGTCTTCATCATCTGCTCAACAACGGAGTTAAGCACATCGTTTACTATATCATCGGCGTTGTTGTTTTTACCGATAACAACAAACTGATCTTCTTCGTTTATGTTACGTCTGGCACGTGTAAGCTTTTCGCCTATGGTGTCCAAAAGATTATCAACGTCTAAAGCATCACCTTCGATGTTCTCTAGCGCTGTATTCGCCACATCGTAAACAATCCGAATCTTTCTATACGAATCCAGACTGTCTAACATTCGCTCTATGGCTTTCTTATTCTTGCACGACTTTACATCGGTATCGCGCAATATGTCACGGAAGTCTTCTTCTAGTGCAGGGTCTTCCAGTAAGTCTGAAAAATCCATAAGCTCGAATCTTTTTCGAGCAAGTACGTCGATACGGTTAAAAGCGGCTGCGCATGGAGGATAATGAAAAAATTCTTTACTCAACTTGCCTAGTAACGTACTTCGAATATTTTCGGGTACCTTCGAGTTAGTCAACGTCACTATGCAGCGCACCTCCATATCTTGGGAATAAAGCTGCATTACAATTCTCCAAAATCAGGCGCTGGAAATATTCTTATACTCTGGAAATGTCTCTAGTAACTGATCAATCCAGTGCGATATAACGTGTTGATTATCCTTTCGAAGGCGTAAATGGATAATCTTCTTTCGCTTGTTCTCACCTTTCTTGACTGCCATATTGAACTTAGAAACGGCATAGAAAAGTCTAGGATTACATAGGGCCTGAAGAGCAATATCAATATCTTCGCTACTCATAGCTAATTCAGTCTTCAGGATCCATTTAAGTTTATTTACAGTAATACCTTCAGAAGCCTTGATCTTGGAGTAAACAGTAAGCAGCAAGAGACGCTTAAACTCGGTAGGTCTTTCCATAGGAAACAAACTGAAGTAAAGGGTCTCCGCGATCTGTGCTTGGCGCTCGGTATCTTCGGTGTACATATTAACTCTCCGCTGAAAAGTCAGGATACGCCTTGTTAGCTAAATGCTGCAAAAAGCGTTTCGCTTTCCAACTACGAATATTCAGGTGACGACATACAGCCTCAAGATACGTTTCCGAATCAACCTCGTCGCTGTAGTCTACGTTGTCTTGGTCATGGTTTATTCTTTTAGTGTCAGCCAAATACTTAGAAAAACATTTACTTTCTTGTCCTGCCATAAGACGAATAAAGGCTCTACGTTTTCGAGTAATTCCAAACTTCTTTATGACAGACTGTAGGTTCAAGCTATCTTCAGCACTTTTGGTGCTGTCTTGAATTTGATTGGCGCCTAACATAGAGTCGTAAGTAGGGTGCTCAATGCCGAAGGTCTTGAATAACTGATTCTCCGACATAACAGGTATTTCATACTTGTAACCACCGAAGCCGTCTGCTGCGCCTTGAACCATGCGCTTTCTTTTCTGAGACGTATACGACTTGATCATATTGGTCGTGTGGTTACTTACGGAAGTCCGTATGTAGTTCGTTATGTAAAGCTCCGACTTATCTGTGGGAATCATCTTCACATAGGTCTGCAAGGCTTTACACATGAGTTCCATCTGAAGATCATAGAACTCCATATTGGAACTCACGGATATGAAACGTAGTTTGGTGTATACCCTGCGCTTGATGTGTTGCATGATAGCGGGGTATATTTTGTTGAATAAATTGAACACTTCTTGAAAGGCTTTTATGGAAACTTGGTTTCTCTCTATAGAACGGAGCCTTTCTGATTTTTGCATTTCCGCACGGAAGCCTCTCTGCTTCAGTACCTTATTGATCAGCACAACATCATTGCGCCTCAGATTGAAATCTTCAACACCTTTCTTCAGCCGAGTTTCGTTTATACCATGCTTCAATAGGTGTAAGCAAAAGAATTTTAAGTTCAGTTGAAGGTATGACATATCAGAAATATAAAGTCGAAATTTCTGAGGGCTGAAAGGACTTTTGGTGAAGTCAAAAGCCTCTTTCAAGCTTTTCTGACAGTCGTAGGCACCGTCAACACCTACGAGGTGTCGAATAATGGAAGTAGCAGTACATAAGAACTCCGGAGAGTCCTTATCTACGCCAAGATCAATCAGTATTTCAAATAAGGAAGGTGATTGCATTACGACCTCGCAAGTAAAGAATTGAAGTGTAGCGTTTAGGAAACATCGAAGTGCTTAATGCCTCCTTTCTTCTCACCTTTAACTTGCTTTTTGGTCGTGCTCTTTCCTTTCTTAGGTCTTTCGGGCTTGACGGAATAACCGCTTTCGATAGCGTTAACAATACTGACAAGATCATTTGACTTGGACTTCTTGACGCCATTTGTCTTGAATACCTTGTCAATCGTAGGTATCTCACCGATATCAATCTTTTCAGATAGACCCAGTTCGTATTCTTCCAAAGTACGTAAATGCTTTGCTACATGTTTCTGGACATTAGGATCGGCGTAACGCTTTTTCTTCAGCATCTTCAGACGAATAGGCTCAAAGGCTTCATCATCATAGATAGCTTCTTGCGCACGACCTGAGAAGGTCATTGTGAGTTTACCATCACGACTACAAATACGGATAACATCTTTGTCGGCATACATTATGTATGCCGTCATGAAATTGGATAAATAATCTGCGCGAGCCTGCCCCCTGTAACGTACATAAACTTTTTGCCCCATGTTAAAGCCTTCGGCACGGGTTTGCTTTTCGCGCATAAGCAAAGCACCAAGCTTCCGGAGTTGCGCATCGTCTACAGCATTCACAATGCGAGACAAGGCGATAAAGGTCTCTTCGTCTTCCACTAGCGAAGAGAGGGAATTTGTGTCTGGAACAAACTGACGGCATGGCTTTTGTGTTTCCATGATACCGCGCTCACAGCACAACTTTTTATCGCGTACAATTTCACATTCGAAGCCAACACAATCACCACAAGTCAGGCGTTGTTCTTTTAATGACTCGATGACCTTCGCTTCGATGTTTTTCTGCATTCCCATTTGTAAAACCCTTATGTTTGAGCGTTTCCGCTATACAATACAATACGGCGCCTTGCAGTGTAGTTACTCCATCCAAATCTTGCTTGAGCAAGTGAAGAGAGCTATGTACAGATGCAGGAACCTCCAACTGTAGTTTGTACCCTTTATCCTGTGGAAGAACGGGAGGATCAAGGATAGCATCGACTAGAATGCCTAAATACTTTTGAGCATTTTCAGCCATTCTAGTGGTACGCCAATAGTGGCGCGTTATGGGTTTACCGCTACGAATCTTTGCTACAATGGCTTCTCCGTGAGCGTGGAGAACATTGTGACAGTCAGAGCATAAAGGAATTTGCAGACTGTCTTTTCCACCAAGCGCTTGTGGAACTGTATGATGCCAGTGTAACAGAGAAAACATATTTTCGCAAATAGAGCATTTACCACTCTTGTATTTATCCATGCGAACCTCTACAAGGTAGCGTTAGCTTCACGCGACCAAGGCAAGCCCCAGGATAAATTCGCCATGTTAGCATTGCGTTCAAACATCGAATAGATACGACGAGGCATAATCCAAGCTAATGCGATATTGCCGTTAGAAGGGTTGCCTTGGAACTTAGAAGATACCAAAACATAATCTTCGTCCGATACCTCGTTGATCTGTTCAATCACGTCCAACACAAACTCTTCTTGCATAGTCTTATGTTTGGTGGAACGTTGACGTGCTTTCAGACCTTTGACATTGAGAGCCGCTTTACCTGACTTGCGACCCTTGTACTCTGTCGCTTTTATAGCGTCGAAAGCCAACAGGTATTGATCTTTTAGTACGACGAATGAAGACTCATCCACAATTTCGTACTTCAGACCGGTACGTCTTAAAAACTTAGGAGTTAATACATGGAAATTGGATGTTACGAAAGGAACTACGGGCATTTGAATCATCTTGAACATCTTGCCGCGTAGAGAGGAAGGTAACTTGGATTTATGCTTCATGAGGCTGTTAACTTTCATCTTAGCCTCTTTGCTGACACCTTCAACGTTTCTGTTTGGTGTAGCTTCTTTTTCAGACTCTTTGCCAGCATTCTTTAAAATGCGTAATGCATCTTTGTGACCTTGAGTCTGTGAAACATGCTTGATCTGCTCTTTAAGTTCTTCCGTTGAAACACCAGAAGGAAAATATTCTTGAGCAATCTTTACCAAGTTATTCTTAACAGGAAGGAGGTATGTTTTAACAGCGTCTCTGAATTTGGTTAAATTCATTTCACCGTTCTGAACTCCGGTACTAATAGAGTCCAATACCTTTTGTGCTTCTTGCATAGGCTTTTTAACCGGGGATAGGGCGCCTACTGAGCCTGCTGAAGCGGGGGATGAAGAACGTCTCTTCAATTCGGATAGGAATGTCTTTAAGGATGCTTCTAAGCCATCCACTTCTTCAAGTATAACAGAACGTTTTCGGAGTTCGTTCTTTGCAACTGCCGAAACAAAGCCTGAAACGGCGTTAACTTGTTCGACCAGCTTGTCGAATAGGTACTTCTCAACTTCTTTCATTGTCGCACCTGTTGATTGATACGTCCGAACATGGACGTATGATAGACACTTAATCAAATTAGTAAAGCGAAAATCGATTAAGAAGTGTCGAGCGCATTATACGCTAGGATGAAAAATTCACCACTTAGACTACCAGTTATTTTCGCAGTATCGAATAAACATTCTCTCCAACATACGTAAGGCGAGGTCATCAATCTTTTCTGACGACTCTATGATTCTGAATACAGGTTCACCTACTTCAGTTATAGCATCAGGATCCAAAGAAGGTGGAATATAAAGAACAACAACACGACCTACAAAGCTGCCTTTGTGGCGTACATCAAAAAGGCATGTATTCTCTTCTAGCAACACAATACCATGCTCGTGCGAGGTCCTGTGAACAAAGTTAGTGAAGCCTGTTACAAACTCTTTGATCACGGTGTGGTCGCAAGGCACGTCTTCAATGTCCAACACAAACATTTCAGGAACATGAAGCGTGTTCTCAGGATCGGAAGAGCCTAAGCGTAACACTTCACCAGAAAGGACAGCCGTGTAGGGACTGGTGTAGAACTTGCTGTAATAGGTGCCGTACTTTTGATCTTTGAGTAGATAGATGCGATCAGACATAAAAATCTCCTATTTATCCCAATAGTATTTACACTATTTAAGTTTTCGATATTCTTTGATGGAGCGAATATTTTCTGTGAACCAGACACCTTTCGAATCGGCTTTGGTGAACAGAACAAAGTCTTCCAAAGTCACGTCATCGTACACGTACTGGCTGTCATTGTGGAACGTTACAAGCAACTTTTCTTTTTCGATATTGTAAGCCACTCGCTTTATCGTAGAAGAGTGTACTTCCATTTTCCATACAGGCTTGTGCTTTCTTTTCTCTTTCATGGGCAACCTCTTTAAAGGTAGATGAATGGTACGGGACTTCTCTGCGTTGATGCGTCGCTGTCGTAACGTATCGGGCAATACTGTATTATCAGGCCACCAATCAGGAGGTGGTCGCCTCGTCCACTTGGCAAACGTCTTATCACACAGGTAAAACACATGATATGCTTGAACGGCATCATCGCATTTATAGGCTTCAGGCATTGCTTGTGCGAAGTCAGTAAGGCCAATATCAGAAAGATTCTTTGGAGGATTCTCTAAGGCTTCTCTACGTTCAAGGTACGTGTTGTGAACTTTGCCGTATCGATACTCGTACTCTGCACAAAGCTCCTCAAACAACTCAAACAACCAAATATAGTTAGACCGTGAAGCATACGACCAGAGAGAACAAGGATGCTTTGGATTAAACGACTTGCAAAGGCCATCATGCGTAGCGTTATCTAACAGCAGATGACCTTCGCTCAACATCTGTGCCGTCTCAATAGGCATCTTGATGATATGTTGGTCGCATTGCATTCGTGCGGCTACTTTAGGATTTCGATCCAGCACGAAGATGTTCACGATGCGTTCCTCTAAAGAATCTTGAGTCAGGCTTCTTAGGTGTTTCAACTAAAGCGTTAAGCTGTGCACCTAAGTCTTTGGACTGTTTCTGACCTGCCAGAAGTTCTTTGAGAAAATCGTCGTCGCTCATTGTCATAATGCGCTTGTTATTCGTCATACTTTTCTTCCTTTCGTTCGCGTAAAAGAGTACGGCGTTTTTTAGCCATGCGGATCAAATCACCATCATACCGAGACTTATGGTAGAAAATAAGTTTGGTCGCATCGGCTAGAACATCGTCAAATGAATCTACAACAATCAAGATAATCGCACCGAGAGTTGAAACTTTTATAGCCGTAGCGATAGCACCTACACCAATACATACACCGATCGAGGCTAACAGCCAAACTGTCGCTGCGCTAGTCACACCGTTAACGCTGCCTTTCTTCGTGAACATCACACCAGCACCAAGAAAGCCAATACCTGAAACGATCTGTCCAATTATGCGGCTTGGATCAGTAACGATAGTAGCATCGGACATAGGCATATTGTTAGCCATGTGAATTGATACAGCCACAAAGATGTACGAACCTAAAGAAATGAGCATTGACGTTCTCATGCCTATAGGCTTCTTGCGTAGCTGTCTTTCCCAACCTAAAATGCCGCCACAGAAGAGGGCAGCGAATACGCTTTTCCAGCTTAAAAGACCAAGCTCGGTTATTTGACTCCACACCTCTTCAATAGATTGACCTGATAAAAGAACCAGAGCAATCGAACCTAGAGCTAGAGGAATGACAGACAAAAAGATTGACGGCATTTTACGCCGTTTGAATATAATCATACAAGATTGCCTTTAAGGAGTAGGAAAATCAATATCAAGAAGTTCAGCCGCCTCGATCAAGGTTGCTTCAACTCCTACTATAGTAAAGCGTTTAGCGCCTTTACCGTATAGAGGTGAGAGTAGAACATTGCTTTTCTCTTCTAAGGCGTTTTCAGTTATCACGCTTTTCTGTTTGCCGTCTAACCAATCAGTTATCTGTCGGAATACAGGATAAGATATGCGGCATATTGTCGTTTCTTCCTCCTCTACAAAGTAGTCAACGGTCAACAAAACTCTGCTAATCTTTTCAGACTGAACTATCCACGAGTACGTCTTAGGTTCACCTGTTTGTTTGTCAAACGTTTTAGGTGTTCTACGTGTAACGGCAGGGCAACCAAACAATTTAGGAACTTCGTCGAGTATGCCTATCACCGTGTCTTTCTTGGCTATCTGCTCTTTGATGTTTCGTGTGACGGACGGTGTTTTAACTTCATGACCGTTACGAAATCGAGGACCATCTATAAGTCTAAGCATTACAAGGACTCCGTTATAAAATAACTTGGGGAAACTGTTGCAATCTTTTCAGATTAACGGCTTTTTGTTGGGGTGTATATTTCTTAGTGGAATTCCAAGCCCACTGAAGTAAGGCTTGTCGCTGTCTCATTCTTTTGCTTTCATCTTTTAAATTTCCGGACTTGGTAATCTGGCCTTGGTGACGCGCAACAAAAGAACACCAGCGATTGATCTGCCACTCGTCTTCTTCGCCAAGTCTTCTACCGTGAAAATAGTTGCAGTACCATTCGAACCAACCGCCGGGGTCTGTTCGAATCCAACCATTCTTTTTCCACTTGTAAAGAGGCAGACGGGAAGCTACTTCAAACTTGTTGATTGAAACGTCACCCGGCACACCGCGCGGCAACACGTTCTTATGTTTGTACCACTTCTTGGGCAAACCTTCAATCGCTCTGACATAAGTGCCTTCAAACACACCAAGCTCGATCATCTGTAAAGGCGTATAGGAAGGCGTAAACTTTTCAGACCACTCTGGATACTTTCTAGGCATAATTGATCACTCTGAGTAAGAATACGCGAACGTTAACAAGCGCCGTAACCAAATTAACAAGCGCTCTAAGCTCTTGACTAGACGCACTTTCATTATATCATACTCATATATAGAAAGCAAACAAAGCAAAAAGGCCCCGTAGGGCCTTAGTTTTATTCGTCGTCGTCTTCATCCGATACTGCCGCAGATTTTTTGTTGGTATTGGAAGCACGTTTGAAGTCTACCAAATACTCATAGCCCTTTCCAGTTGCTACCTGTTTTCGTAGAAAGTTTCGGAACAACACAGGCTTTTTCATATTCAGTGCATCGCACAGTGTACGAATGTCGGAGCGATCACCTTCAATCATGGTTTTGAACTGCGTCCATGTCAGTGTGACACCGTCTAAAGGACTCTTGAAGTCTATGTGGTAAGTCTTTTCTTTGCCTGTAGACTTATCACGTTTCGTAACATCAAAACCACTCAGGAATTTGATCTTCTTACGGGTGCCTCCAACTTGACCTGTCATCTTCAGATATTGATACGCATCCCATGTCGCACAAAAGCCAGTAGCATCACCTTCAGCATTCTCAACAACAAGGCGCATCGTGATGGTCTGGTTAGGAACACCCCCAAGCTTGTTCTTGTGGCTGCGAATCTTGATATAGCGGTACGTATCATTACCGTCTGCAATAACAGACTCTTCTTCTTCCAACATACCTTTACCGTGCGGAATGCTGACAGAAGACATACGTAGGCGAACGTCTGAGTAAAACTTCAGTGCGTCACCGCAAGGCTCAGTCTCGGAAGGACCATACATTGCCATAGGTACTTTACGAAGCTGATTAACGCCGAGTACCACGATACGCTTGGAGCGCATCATGCCTTTCACACGCTTTAGGCCGTCGGAGAACATACGTGCTTGAAGCGCCAGCGACTTATCGCCTTCTTCTTTCTCGTCTGCAATACCAGGAAGCATGGCAGGATAAGAGTCAGTAAGAACGATAGCCTGAATACCTCCATCTTCAGCAGGAACACGAAAGCGATTGGTCTTGGTGAAGTATTTCTTGTCGTATAAACCTTTAAGCGCTTTCTGATTCTCTTTGGTGTTATCGTAAATGAAATACCATTTGCCGTTCATTCGCACTTTGTCAGGCAAGACTTTACCCATCTTAGACAGGTAGTTAAAGAATTTCTCGCCTGTGTCAGGAGCGTAGTAACGAACACGTGGTGCTACTACCCATTCTCCTGTCACGTCATCACGAACACCGAAAACTTTCTCTACATCGCCGCTAACACCCATAGAGTGCATGATGTTTTCAATGTAGTCAGCTTGCGAACTACCTTCATAGTCAAAGTAGCTTGCAAAGCCTTTGAAAGCTTTCTGACCCATGATAGACGCAAGAATGGTCATGGCTGTTGTAGACTTACAGGACTGCTCGCCGCCGAAGCATGTATACCAACCACCACCTAACATGCCTCCAGCTAACGCAACATCTAGCGATAGCAGGCCGGTACTGAATCGAGGTTCGTCTTTATCAATAGCCATAGAAGAGAGTCGAAACTTCTTTTCCATGCTATCAATTTCAGCATCAATATGGGAGTAGGGATTAAACGCAGGAACCTCAGCTTCTTCAACACTTGTGCTTTTCTTACGCTTTGCCATTCTATAACCTCACAAAAACTGGCCGAAAGGGCCTTACGAAAAAGGATACATATCTAATAGTATCGTCTTTTAGATATGTATCCTACTCGCCGAAACTGAACGAGTAGGATATTCGTGCCATCTCTATATGTCATCTATACGTTCGGTATTTCTGTCATTGCGCCCGTCTGCAAACTGTTACCACAAAAACAGCGGTTGCGGCGCTCACATACTGCCTACTTCTCGGGGCGGCATCAACCTTGAGCAATCTTGATCGTGTTTATAAACGACCTCAGCTACACTACACAGGTTCACGATAATCGGCAGTTGTGGTACTGCCACCCAAAGCAGTAGGAGAAACAATATGTATAGCATAAGGATCTCCTATTGTGCTTTGCTCTTTAGGGATTATTCATCCCAGTCGTCTTCATCATCATCAAAGGATACTTTCTTCTTCGATGATTTCTTTTTCTTTACAGGCTTTTTCTTCTTCTTCTTAGGTGCTGGCTCGTCTTCATCTTCATCGTCGTCCAGATCAACCTTCTTTTTCTTTACAGGCTTTTTCTTTTTCTTTACAGGCTTTTTCTTTTTCTTCTTAGGTGCTGGCTCGTCCTCGTCTTCATCTTCATCGTCGTCCAGATCAACCTTCTTTTTCTTCTTGGTTGACGCGGAAGAACCTAGATCAACATCGTCGTCCAAATCTTCATCCTCGTCATCACCGCCTTCAGACGTGGATTCGTCGCCAAGAATTTCCATGCGCTTGAAGTCTTCGGCAGCTTGCTTTTCAGACATACGACCTGCAATATCCAAAAGCTCTGGCGTTAGCTGCCATACGAGGTACTCGCCTTCTTCATCGCTGAGTGGTGTGCGACCATCGACCTTGTCTGCACTGTACTTGTCAGAACCAGAAGCTTTCGGCTTGTACTTGATATTCACGTCAACACCGTACTTCGGATGTGATATATCAAAAGCTTTCTTTTTACCTGTCTTCTTGTTCTTAACGATGTTGGTCTCACCGAGTTCTTGCATACGGGAAACCATAGTATTGGTCAGACGGATAACGCGAACAGGAGTCCAAGACTTAGACTTGATATCTTTAAAGCCAGTCTTCTTTTCTTGCTTCGCCAATTCTGCTTTTCGAGCAGGTTCGTCTTCTTGTAGATCGCGGACGATAGCGTTCACAAGATAAAAGTGCTCGCTACGCATGGTTGCTTCTTGACCACCTTCGGTAGACAAGTCACAATACGGGCAATGCGCATCAAGCGGCTCTTCTTCGTTTTCTGGATTAAAGCTTACACAGAAACGCGGAATGTTAACCAGCTTCTTTTCTTTGCCTGCGTAAATCTTGATCCAGTGACGGCGAACAGGTAGAATGTCGGCCTCTAAGAAACGCAGTTGTACCCACTCGTCGGGATGATCGGTAAACTTATAGATATCTATAAGCTCTTCAAGACGCAACGAATCACGGTTGCCTGTCTTGGGTTTCATTTTACTAAAGCCTTTACCAGACATAGTAATCTCCTGTCAATGAAATGAAATGAATGTGTTCGAGCACTATTTACAGTTTAAGAAATGCCTTCTTCTCGCATCTGGTTTTGCATCAAGGCCAATTCGTCGGCGGTAAAATATTCACCTATGTCAAGGTAAAGCCTAGCACACCCAGAAATATCAGCATGTTTAGCTAAGTACATAACGATAGAGTCCGTTTCACCTCGTTCAAAATCGTGGTGTATATCTTGGCCGTCACCTAAGACATTGTGCAAGCTTTTGGAGTCGTCTTCACCTGCAAGTTCATCTAGGCTGACGCTGTGATTCATAAAGCCGGTGTTTTTCTCTGCAATCTTTTTACGGTGGGATTGAGGAACGACATAGGCAATACCGTATTCGTGCTCTACCGTATTGCAGGTCTGAGCATTGAGAATCCACCAATTTAGATAGGAAGTCAAGGCACCCTTGTTACTATCATACTTATCAATCGCCAGCAAAATGCTTTTAAGAATAGACTGCCGAACATCATGAAAATCAAAATTACTTCCGTTTGCATCTATGTGGATTTTGGCTTGCTTGGAAGAAAGCTTTAGATAGTGGTCTAACACTTTGGATCGACATTCATAAAATTTGGCTAAATAGGAAGCACTGATAGACATAATGCGATAAAAGCCTTGTCTGTCTGTGCGAAGCTGTGAAGCCTGTTTGTCCAATCTTTGCTTTAACTGGAGCCTGTGATTTCTATCTGTCGTCATCATAGTGCTGTAGTCAGACAGGTAGTTAGGAAACATACGAAGAACTCTGCCTACGAAAACGTGCAGGAAGGAGCGTTCAAGCCTAGCTTCTCGTAGGAGTTCGAATTTCTCTGAACGATCCTCAGATACAAGAAACCTACATAGAATTTCTACAGTACGCTCTCTAGGCAAAGAACTGGGTTTTCTTTTCCTGTTAGCAGACACCAGCACTAAAATATAGGAGACCTGTTCATCAAAAACATCAGAGTTTAATATTATGGGCTCTAAAGCTTTATACAAGAACAGGTCCATCACTTGCTGGATCTGCTCACCTGTCAAATTTTTAGCAAGCAGAGTCATCGTGTTTCCTACTTTTTGAAGTGTTTGCGTACCGCGCGAATGATAAAGCTGTCGATATTAGTTTTGCTAGGCATGGTACCTGTTTCGGATACGTCCGAAGTGCTTCGGTATGCAATTAAAATATGTTTGGCATTAAGTTCTTCGCCGACGATCTTAAAGAAACGATTGGGAATGGAGAATCGAACACCTGCCGTAGCATTGATATACCAGTTCAAGGCTTCTTTGTATTGCTCCAAGTCTTCTTGAAGACTTACCTTGTATTCATCCTGCCCTTCTATATAGCGGAGAAGTTCCTTTTGTTCGTGTTTGGCCTCACCAAATTTGTTACGTACTTCATCTAGCGCAGTAACGGCTTGTTGGAGCTTAGCCCGTAAAGGTTGTACTTCTTTGTCTTTCGCTTCAAGGTCGGAATTGTGCTGAGCTTCATCCTTATTTTTCTGGGCTTGAAGCATTTCCACATCGACCAAAGAATCTGCTTCACGCTCAATGAACAGGTCACGTTGAGTACGCAACGCTTTTAGGTTGGCTTCCAACTGCTGACCACGAACCTGGGACAGATTTAAAGCCTGTTCTGTACGGACAGCCCGTTGATAAAGCTCGTTGTTTTTTGTCGTAACATCGGTCAGTTGAGAACGTAGTTGGCGAATTGTTTCTTCCAAAGTGAACGGTTCTACGTTTTCAACGACTTCGGTATCTATATTATCAGACATTTCATTTCTCTTTTCGAATTAGCTCACGAGCGGCCGCTACAAGATGTTTGCAAAGACCTGGCGCCATGGACGGGTTTGTTACTACGGGTGGTTCGCCGTTGCCGTACACAATACGACTAGCGCCATGTGCAGCATTGGCATACTCAAACGTGAATACATAGGATTCACAACTGCAGGAGCATATAATCTTTCTATGTCGATTAATAGGCTTCTTAGCAGGATTGTTTTCTTTATCCAGCTCAGCACCTATGATGAAAGTGTTGTGCTTCCGTCGAACTTTGTTCGGTCTAAAAGGGTCGTTCGTTATTGCTACTGCTTTTAACGCAGGCAGTCCAGAACGTGTTTTGGTGATCTTCTTTTCGTAAAGCTCAACGTCTTGCGAGTTGTTCACCATGAGTCTTGGTGTGCCACGCACAAGCTGGCGCAACGTCATACCTTTGCGAGACAAATCCGTTTCAGGTAACTGCTTTGGTGTCTTCGGATTCAGTCCTGATAGCTTGTAAGAATAGTTTGGACGACTCACTTTTGCTTTCTTTGGTTTTCTCGCTTTAGTCTTGCGTTCCATGTCAGAAGATTTAGACTTTCGCTTTGATGCTTCTACCTTTGCTTTGCTTGGTCGTCTGCTTTTGTTATTTTTGGACAAAGGAAGCGCTTTGTGTTTCTTTTTCATATAAAACCTCCAGGTTGTCTCTCAAATTACAGAAGCAAAACGCCCTTAAAGTCGAGACATACTAGCTATTTACGCTATTTGGTTTCAGATTCTTTTTCCACCAAACTGAGAAATTGTAGAATAGAGTCTCTGGACCAGTTGTCAAATGTTTTTCCTACGACCGTTCCATCGTACTTGGTTTTTGGATCTAACTTGAACCAGAGAACTTCAATAAGCTCGTCCGTTTCTAAAAGGTCTTCATCTTCTCCTAGAAATTTCGAAGAAGGTCTTGTGTCTGATCTAACAGTTTCTTCGTGGAAGAGATTGCGCCAGCTTTTAGGTTCTGACTCTTCGAACACCATTTGCTGGCCGGTGTGTTCTACAAGCTTAGCTTTCGGTCCAATGATGTTACTCATATTTTCCATGATACGGGAAAACACCAGTAAATCCATAGAACTGAAATCATCATCTTTGATGCTGAGTGTGAAAGTTGCTAGCTTTGCAGTTTCCATCTTGCTCTCCTTAGAATATGGGGATTCTGGTTCAGGAATAGGAGTCTCAACAACATCGAGAATTTTAGACATAAAAAGCTCGTCCTGTTCACCGTGCAACCAAAGGTGAGAGTCTTCCTCTAGTTCCTCATGAAACGGCTCATAGAACCACTCTAATAAAACCCACTTCTTGAAAGGCTTTCTATGATTCATAGAGGTCAGTACCCAGTACCAACCTGGCTTTCTATTTTTGTCGTTTGTGTTCATTGATAACCTCGAAGGAGCGCTTAGTTATTTCTTGATGATGTTCCATCAACTCTTTTCGAACTTCTGTCAAAATGCGACCAAGATGATTTTGACCAGTGCCTTCTACTTTACCCCAGAATCTATCGCCATGATTGTTTCCTTCTTCTAACACAGCAGGGTACGTACCGATCAGTGAAATAGATAGATCAGGATTCTGTTTAAATTTCATGCGTACAATATTTTTCATCACGCGAAGCTTAACGTCTTCCCAGTCTTCACGCATAACAACCTTGTATCCAAAATGCTTTGCTTGCTTGGGCGAAGTAGCTTCAGCGATCTTTCGTTTCATCTGCCTATCACCAGTCTTGGCTGCCTGATAGGCGTGTTCAGAAGTCGGATAAGTAATGCCCCTACGTTCAATAGGGGCTGCATAGAAGTTGCTGAGGAAAAAATACTTTCCTCGAAAGCGATCAATTAGAGTGACGGTCATCTTCTAGCTCCTCTTTCAATAAATCTCTTTCGTCAGGACGTATATTGTGTAGAATTTCAATGGCACTCTGGATGCGATCTTCTGCCGTCATGATACGACCCTGCACCGAGGAATTACCAAAACGCTTGCTACTTCTAAGTCCTTGGCAGACTGCTACTTGGTCGGACAGTTTATCTAGCAGGTCATAAAACTCTTTTTCAGGATTTTGCTGGGCTTCGTGCCCAATCTTACGTGCTTTCCACTGAACAACACGCTCTTCAGTGCTTCTTGGTTCTACGTGCGAATACATAGCATCTTCCGCGTTTTCGAATGCGTTTTTAGGACGCACAACACCTAAAGAAAACAAAGACGGATGCAGGTTGCGAAAGAAAGAGGTAAATGAGGCTTTACGAAGGATTGACATGGTGCTTCCTTGTTTTGAACGCGCAACGCGCATTATGTAGAGGTAGAAGTTAGATGTTAAACGATTGTGATTTTCTGGGATCTGGATCACCGTTGTAGAAATCCCATTCATCACTATTGATAAACCCGAACGTGAAGTCCCAATCAGGAGTGTCTTTAAGACGAATAGATTCATTGTTTTTCGTGACGATAATAATCTCCTTGGTTTGGTTATCCCAATACCAGTAGCCAAGAAAGCCAGCACAGGTCATTTTCTTACCGTGCTTCATCCAGTTAAAAGCTGTTTGGAATCTCATAGTATAATCTCTAGCCTTCTAATGGTCCGTATTTATGCTTCTTAGCGAATTTGTAACACCACGTTTCAGAAACCATAGTCGCACAGGTCTGACAGAGAGGCATCACACCGCCTCGCCACCAATACAGCGTTTGCTTTTTACATTTAACGCAATCTTCTATGCCGTATTTGAGGAGTTCAGGATCATTTTCTTTGATTACAGGTACAGGCATCTGGTATCTCCTATGCTATAAGCGAAGACTTCTTGCCGACGTAGATCGTGTAGGCGAGGATTTGACATCAAGGCGATCCGCAATGTTTTGAATTTCTTCCAGTTTAGGAATGTCTTCAGACTCTATTGCTTCTATTTTGCCCAACAGTCGATTGATATCCTCTTCACGAGAGCTTGCGTATTTCAAAGCCTCGTCTACCGTATCAAAATCAGGACAAATTTCAGGTGTTTTAGGTTGGGCACCAGAGACCGTAGAATACTTGGCGTAGACAGCATCATACTTCGCGTTTATACGTGCAACCAGTTCTTTAGCTTTCTTTAGATAGGAAGTTGTTTCTTCAAAGGTACGCATGAGGCTTCCTTAGTTTTGTTTGAGAATTTTCTTTAGCTTACTATATTTACATTCTTTCGTGACGATACCGACGGTCTTTGCTTTTGTCCTAGAGTGCTGTATAAACTTGGAGTGTAAGCATGACGTGTCTAAGATTAGACCTGAACTAAAGGCGTCCAAAGCTGCCTTCTCAAAAGATTTTACGTCTACTATGTTTGTGGAAAGTGCAGGACCGTTGGAGAAGACAAGCGCAAACTTGAAACCATCAGATACAGGCAACAGCTTTAAAAAACTCAGATCGAAGCCTGACTGAAAGGCCGAAAACAAAACGCAGTGCAATACGTTAGGTTCTATCAGAATAAAAATCTTTCCGTCGTCTTTAAGAACCCTGCTACAAAAAGTGAAGAAAGGGTCCACGTAGAAAGCCCATGCTTTAGGATGTAGCAAAGCTCGCACATTGAAGTGATAGTGGTCTGGATATGTCAACACAAGACCAACGGATTTATCACTCAGCTTCCTCATGCCTTCAGACAGATTGGTATAAAATAAAATGGCAGAGCCGTCATCCGTTTGAAAAGCTTTTTGATCACTGCGCTTAACGCGATCATACGCCGACAGTACGTGGCCTCCATGTACGTCGCATTCCGAAATAATGGAAACATCTATTGCCGTACAACCACAACTATAGACGTTGATCTTCACGACAGCTTTCCTTCGTCTCCGTCCATAGAGTTATCAGGCGGCACATAGTCGAATTGGCTTTTCATTTCAAAAGACGGACCTACGTAGTCTACAAAAGGAAAGTCTTCTATGTCACCTGACTGCCAACGTTCAATCGCTTCAACGAATTTGCCAAAAGAAACAAGCACCGCTACTGGTAGATCGGACAGCAGCTTTATCTCCATCATATCAGAGTTAACGACGGTGAAGCCCATAGCTTTAACGTCCATATCAAAGTAGGATATTAGTCGGTAATCCTCTTCGACAGGCAACACAACATAGGCAGAGCTTTGTACTTCTTGCAGTTGAGAGTTTAAGTCAAGAATCTCGGACTTTAGATCAGAAAATAACATACTAGCTCCTGTCTATCGAAAACTCCAAAGAGGAAGAAACTAAGTCTTTGGCGAGGAGTGGTTTATCATGAATGATGCGGCTATCAAACAACGCCATGTATTCATCGTTATCACACACTATGGAAAGAACACGGTTTTTAGCCATCATAAAGAATGTTTCTGCACCGTTCGCTTCTATGATATCCTGAAGTCTTTTAACTCCTTTCAAAAGGGCTTCTGTGTCAGGATGGGTCTTTAGCAGAATCAAGTGATCATACGGAATGGAGCCGGTAGCGGCAAGGTAGTTGTATGTCTTCCAGTGCAAGTCTAGCTTCCACTCCAGTCGTTGGCAAAGCTGGTGCGCATCATGATCTTCATACGTAGCAAACCAACGTTGTGGTTCTACCTTTTTCTTCAAGTGACGTATGAACGCAAGCTCTCTGCGGGCTTCGTCAAGGCAAGGCTGTGCGGTCACCTTACGCGCTTTCTGCTCGTCAATGTTACACTGCGCCAGCATCTTTCCGCTCTTAGACTCTGTATCATCTGAGAGGATAACCTTCGAAGCCAATACTTTTGCCTGTGCTCGCAAACTTTCAGCCATAGAAGATTGAATGGCAAAGTCTCGATCCTCTTCCAATTCACACAGCACACGGTAGGCTTCATCGCACGTATGGCAATTACTCAGAATAAGGTGAGCAATTTCAAACCTTGAATGTTTCCAATGCATAGTTCTCTCCAAAGCAAAATACCCGTGATGAAAGCAATTCAAAAGCTAAACTCGAAAGTTCGTTTTGATATTGACTCCCAAACACGGGTATTTATTAACAAGCACCAACATGGTCAGTGCTTGTTGTACCGGCAACGATTTTTAATTAGTTTGAAGCGGCAAGCTTATAGCTCGTCGTCAAAATCATCGAAGTCGTCAGACTTTGCAGCTTTCTTGGCTTTCTTAGTCTTCTTGCCTTTGGCAGGAGCAGCTTCATCGGCAGCTTTCTTGGCTTTCTTAGTCTTCTTGCCTTTGGCGGGTGCTTCTTCTTCAGCAGCAGCTTTCTTACCTTTCTTGCCTTTCTTGCCTTTGGCGGGTGCTTCTTCTTCAGCAGCAGCTTTCTTGCCTTTACCTTTCTTGCCTTTGGCAGGCTTTTCTTCGGCAGCAGCTTTCTTGCCTTTACCTTTCTTGCCTTTGGCAGGAGCGGCGGCAGCTTCTTCGCCATTTTCTACGACTTCAAGTTGAGCCTGCACGTTTACGATTGCTTCATCGATTTTATTAGCCGCTTGGCCTAGACTCTTTTCTGAAGCTTGCAAGGCGCGAAGTTCTTTCTTGAGACGTGAAGCTTCGGCGCGCTGTTGAAGTTCTACTGTTTTAGCCATTTTCTACTCTCCGAGATTTACTGCAAAAATACAACGTATGTTGTAAGAAGGGATCAAAGAACGGAAACAACTTCCGTTCTTTTTATTTACACTTTACCAGGTTTCTAAAATTAGACGATTAGGAATTATTCGTCCCAGTCATCGTCATCGTCTTCATCTTCATCATCTTCATCATCTTCATCATCTTCATCATCTTCATCATCTTCATCTTCATCATCTTCATCGTCGTCGAGGTCTTCATCGTCGTCGAGGTCTTCGTCCTCGTCTTCGTCCTCGTCCTCTTCGTCAGCTTCATCTTCATCTTCATCTTCATCGTCATCGCCGAAGTCATCATCCTCTTCATCATCACCGGAATCATCTTCACCGTCTGGAACGGATTCGGCAACAGCGTCGGTAAGCGTGTCTAGCGTATAACCAGCAGCCTGGGCTTCGGACAATAGAGTAAGAATTGCGGAAGCAAGCAGTTCTTCCAAGTTCAGTTTTGGAGCTTTTGCTGCGGTTTTCTTTGACTTCGCCATTTTTAATTCCTCAATACTGATAAGATTTAGTCGAGCATATCGACAGATAGTTTTTACACTTTTACTTCAACTTACTTCAGAGGTCTTCGTCATCTAAGTCGTCGTCTTCTTCCTCGTCGTCGTCTTCATCTTCCTCGTCGTCGAGGTCTTCATCTTCCTCGTCGTCGAGGTCTTCATCTTCCTCGTCGTCCTCGTCCTCCTCTTCATCTTCGAGGTCTTCATCTTCTTCATCAAAATCTTCTTCTACAGGCTTTTTCTTCTTAGCCTTTCGTGAGGACTTTTCGTTATCTTCTTCGTCCGCAAAGACTTCGATGTGGACGTTATCGTTTGAAAAGATTGTAGTAATCTCTCCAGTAACGGAATCTTTTACCGTCAAGGTACCTGTAGCAGCATCGCGGCGAACAAGACCTTTCACCGTGTACATAAGCTCAGACTTGATAAGGGTGATGCTTGACGGCTCACCTGGCTTACCGAAAACTTTGACAACATCGCGGATTAAAAATGTTGAAATGCGAGTCTTTTTTGAGGCGTTAGTTTTCTTATGACGAAACACAACGCCTGTTTCATCGTAGGAGACTAGAAAACCATTTAGCGTTACAGGTACGCGCATAGCATAGACGTTTACGGTATGTACCGCTTTCTTCGCGTCTAAGCCTACACCAGCTTTGATGCCGCGTAGACGTTTTGAAATCTTTTCAGACTGTGATAGGCGACCACGAGGTGCGCGTGTTGCTGACTTAGCCATTTGAGCTTCCTTCAGATTAAAGAAAATTGCTTGTCTTACGAATTAGTATTTACACTTTATTGCAGAAGGGGCAGATGCCCCTTCGATCATACCATCAAAAGAATGTCGGAATTTTCAGGCATCAGCAGTGCGGCTGCTTGCTGTGCAGTGTTGCCAGCAGGGAACAAACGGTAGATATCGTTATCCAGATCAACCGCACAGTGATGCAAGTAATTCGTGGAGATAATAACCGCTTCGCTTCCTTCTTCTACTGAGTAATGCTGTAGAAGTTCTACCACAGCAGAATCCAGCAGGTCTTCAGAACTAAAGGCGAAAGTCAGACGGAAGTCATCTTCTTCCATGCTTGCGGCTTTAGCGTAGTTAGAAATGATACGCTGAATTGTAGCGAACGGTTTGATCAGCGAAGAGGAGCCTACAAGCAACGGCATCTTCACATTAACAGCGATGGTCGGACGAATTACGATAGTGCCGTCTTCATCGGTGTCAAACACTGCCCAGGTACCAAAGTGGTAAGATTCTTCGGCAGGAACTGTGTGCGTAGTAGGAGAAGCCGTAGCATTTACTTCTGTTACGCCAACAGAATCAAGGCCGTCTTCGTCGTCCTCTTCTGTGTCTTCAGTCTCTTCTTCCTGATGGAGTTCAATGAACTTGAATACAGGGTTCGAAGGATCAGGAAAGGCACCGTACATGATATTGTTGATATCCGCATTCATGTGATCCATCATGGCAGTAACACGATCTTCTGTGTTAGAGGCAGGACCAAAGAACACAACACTACGGTCAGACATACGGTCAACGTAACGCGCTAGCTCTGCAAGGTTGTCACGAATAAGACCGTACGGGTTATTCTTTTTACCAATGCCTTTGCGCATCGGGCTGTTCACGCTGTAGAACGCATCACCGATACGAACAACATCAGGAACATCGGCAGTTTCGCGTGAAACGTTGAGCATGATACGCGGAGCGATTCGCAGGCGCACAGAATCATTGCCTGCAAACAGTTGATTCAAAGTAGGTGCTGTTTCTTCTTCTGCTTCGCCTTGTTCTGGTTCTTCATCAACTACCATTTGAGTTGATTCGAGTTCAATCTCTGGAACCGATTCAACAGGCTCGCGATCACCTTCTGCGAAAGAACGTGCGGACATGGATACGCCGTTATTATCGCGCTTAGCCATAAGCTCTGAAATTTCGGCATCAACATCGCTGTTTTGGGTACGGTTTTGATCAGTCATTTTCTTTACCTCTTTTTCGTTTTGGGATACCATCTGCTGGTGAAGCTGGGAGCGTCTACTGCTCACTCTGTCCATGTAATGTCTCTCACTCGGAAGTAATGATATACACTGGAAGCTTCTGTTCTTTATTTACACTTCCCAGTTCTACAGGTCGTGCAATGATTCCAGTGACCTTTTGATCGGGCATACGTTCTGCAAACTTCTCAACGTATTTACAGTAGGCTTTTTCTGTAAGCGGACCTCCTTTCGTTCTAAGAACCGAGTAGTCGTCAAACAAATTGTCGTTGGTCACAGCAAAACCGTTCGATTGCAAATGTCGATTAACGTGCTGACCGACAGGTATAGGACGAACGTTACCGCGACTGCCGTAGTAAATGTCAGAAGCGACAAACCTGAAGTAGTTTTCAGGGCTACGAATGAACTGGTCAATGCGATACTTTGCATTGGCGTCCCGCAGCGAATCGAGGGACCTCTTGAGCTTTTCAATTTTGCTCTGAAGCAGAGGGACAGCTTTGCCTTGCTTGATTATCTCAGCATTCTTTTTGATAGAAGAGGCGGCAGCTTTAAGTTCGGCTGCCTCTTCGTAATTCTTTTTACGCTTTGCGCGGCTGTGTTTCTTGCGCGCCTCTTCAAACAGGTCTTTCAGACGTTCTAATTCGGAACCGTCTTTGATTCTTTTAATCTTCTCTTTCTTCTGGTCAATGTCATCCAATAGATCAACTACTTCAGGGCAGTCTACTATGGGTCTACGTTCTTCGTTCAGAGTACCTAGAAAATAATCGAACAAGGCAGAGACGGACTTAACTTCAGGTAGATGCGACTTGATGCTGTCTTTCATCGAGTCTGGAACAGTCAGTGTACCAGCCACAACAAAATAGTTTGCAGGACCAGAAAGCAATTCTGATACGTTACCGTGATAATCAGGATTGATCAGACGTTTGCCGTTAGAGCCAATGTAATTCGGTATGTCTAACTTGATAGCAACATCAAGACTAACGCGCTCACCGTCTAGGCCACCGATACGCACGTCATACAGGTAACTGTAGCTTCGCTTTTCGGTCTTGTGAATACGATAAACCACAAACATGCGCAGACCTGCGAGAAGTGGTGATATCAAATAACTGCCTTCAGGCACACCTCGAACAGGCTCTTTTTTGTACTGAGGTAACATCGAGGTATAGATATCATCCAACATCGCAGGATAAGCGTATTCTTCAAGATTCGAAATGTGTTTTTTCAAATCACTCTGGCATTCTTCAAACTCAAGAGGACCAGAACCAAGTAGCGCGAAGTTTGCCCACGACATACCGTGAGCGTCGCTTTCTGGAACACCAAGACCTACAGAATACATCATGGACAGCGTGTACATGTCATCAGTATTACCTGACGTGGCACCTTTAGCAATCTTTTCGACTACCGTCTTCGCAAGATTAGGCATAATATTTGCGGTCTCTTCATCGGTTAAGTAAAGAGGGAAGTCCAAGATAGAGCCAGGATACGGAGTATGAACAACGCAGCGCTCGACCATGAACAAACGGTAAAAAAGATCGCTCAAAGGCTCATGTAACTGATCCATCATTTTTCTCCACCTGTTTTCGTATTCCGTTTACATTGTCTGCAAACTCCAGAATAACATTAATCTCTTCGTCTTCTACTTGGTTATTTACAGCATTGAGAAACAGCTTTCTTTGCATGACACAAATGGCCTCGTCCGTAATGTGCGTACGGAACGCAACGAGGTCTTCATTAGCATGGATAAAAACATCATTCACCTGCTCTATGAATTTAGGTGAAAGATTGCGTTCACTCTTTTCAGTCGAGACAAATTCAGGAGAAAACAACACAGGTAAGGGATTGCCTGCTTGTGTTGTACCAGACTCTGATTCCATTATAGCAAAATAACGCTGTAGAAAAGTTCTTACACTAGGTGTACTCATTTTCAAACTCCAAAAGAGGCCGAAGCCCCTTGAACGTGTTTTACATTTTTGATGCGTCTTTCAGCTTTTTCAGCGGTGTAATCTTCAGCTTGATAGATGCAGGCTTGGCTTTGAACGTTGTCTCTTCACCGGTGAACGGGCTGATACCTTTACGCGCTTTCTTTGCAGGCACTTTCTTGCTGGTAATCTTGAACAGACCGGACAGCATGAACTCACCGATACCACGCTTGCGCACATGACCAAGCATTGTTTCTTCTAGTGCATCCATGACCTTCTTAACATCTTTCTTGTCCAGCTCAGTCTTCTCTGCCAGATGCTCCAGAAGCTGAGTCTTAGTCATCTTTTCTTTGATGGCCTTGGGAGCAGTTGCTTTGGTAGCTGCTTTGGCAGTTGCTTTTGGCTTAGTAGTCATTTTGAATTCCTTAATAAAATATAAAAGTTGCTTAGTGTTGCAGGTCGTTCAGGAGTTTCACAATCTTTTCTAGGATGTCACTGCCGTAGCTCTCTACAATATGCGTCTTAGGTGGGTCGCACCGATTAGCGTGAAGCATATCCTCCAGACGCGACACCTCAGGCTTCAAACTTTTTTGCACCCGTGCCTTGACGCGATGCATGTCATCAGCATGGTGCACTTCGTTTATTTGGAGTTGGTCTTTCAAACTTTTTACCTCACGCTCCAATTCCTCGATACGCGCTTGGGCTTCAGCTAATCTACTCATGACAGTTTCTTGAAAAGTTTGCAGATGGGCGGGGCATCTGCCCCGCCGTGTCACTACTTACAGGGCGTCGTCAAAATCATCGAAGTCGTCTTCGTCTTCGTCTTCGTCTTCGTCTTCGTCTTCGTCTTCAAACTCTTCCTCGTCTTCTTCTAGGTCATCTTCGTCCTCGTCTTCAAATTCTTCTTCATCGTCTTCATCTTCAAACTCTTCCTCGTCGTCTGCTTCGTCCTCGTCTTCGTCCTCCTCTAGGTCATCTTCAAATTCTTCTTCATCGTCGAGGTCCAGATCATCTTCTACCTCTTCTACCGTGTCTTCGATAATCTCCATGCGTACAACTTTTGCTAGATCAACCAGCTTGACCTCTTCAGTGTCGAGCACGAACAGAACAACTTTTGACTTGGCGTCGGAGAAGCCGATAACGAGGGCTTCACTGCCACGGTACTCAAGCTTGGTACCAATGTCAACTTCATCGCCAAGCTTCGGCTCGATCACATCGTCAAAGTTTGCATCCCAGCCTTCGATGGCGCGCGCAATCTTTTTGGTGTCTAACGCATCACCTACGATAGCTGCAATCTTTTCTAGGCGAGTATCGTCTTCAGTAGACGATTCTTCGGCTTCAGTCATTGCGGCCGCGTATGCCTCAATATCTTCTTCAGAGGCGTTGGTGGGCAACAGACCGATTTGAAGGGTCAGGCGTTCTTCGTTGTACATGCCGCCGGTAGTCGCTACGGTCAGGTCAAGACCTGTCAGGTCTTTCAAGATGTTGCCAATGTTGTCACGCACCGCGTCTTCAATCTTTTTAGTCATCGCATCGTTGAAAGTTGACACAGGCTTCAGCTTCTTGGTGTCACCGCTTGCGCCACGCTTGCGGCGCTTGATGCCAGAGCTTTCTTTATCTTCGGCAGCGGGCTGCTTGGGCTGCTTGGGTGCTTTCTTTTTGCTGTTCAAAAGTTCACGCAGCTCGGCGACTTTGACACCACGTGCTTCAGTGCGATCTTCGATCTTACCAGCATCGACCAGTGCTGTGATAAGCTCCTTGCGTGTCATCTTTTTCTCAGAAGACGCTGCAGGCTGCTTCGGCTGCTTAGGTGCTTTCTTTTTCGCGTGAAGTTCACGCAGTTCCTCGATGGACACGCCTTTGGCTACGCGACGGTTGCTAATCTTGCCAGCATCTACCAGCGCTGTAATCAGTTCTGTACGTGTCATCTTTTTCTCAGAAGAGGCAGCAGGCTGCTTCGGCTGACGTGGCTGCTTGGGCTTCTTCTTAGACAACTTTTCTACCATGCTGCGAAGTTCTGTGATGAGAATGCCTTTGGAGTCGGAGCGCTTTTCAAACTTCTTGGCTTCAACGAGGGCGGTGATGCAATCGCGGCGAGTCATCTTGCTTGCGTCATTTTTCATATCTTTATCTCCGGTTGTCTTGGGTGTAGTTGTCTTGGGTGCATCTTTTGCAGGGCTGTCGCCAAGCTGCACAAGACCACGTCCTTTCTTTTTCACGTCAGCGGCTTGCACAACGATGCCGCCTTTGGTCTTGTAAGATACGCGACCGACCTTTGCGATGCGATCTTTTGAATCGTCTGCCAGGGTGATGCTCATGCCTTCGAATGACTGGTCTGCTTTTTGACGTGTAGCCATGATGATATCTCTCTCTGTATTTGCTTGCTTAAATTGAACGTTAACTAGCACCGTAACCAAATTTCTATCTGCTCGTTTTGGCTCGCTGCTACATCTTCATTATATCACATCTACAACCGCTCTGCAACAACTTTCTGCTGTGGTGGTGTGAGGTGTGCTGTGGTGCAGTCGAATCAAAGATTGCACGGTGAGGGGGCGCTGCCCCCTCTGGTATATCAGCTTTCTAGTTCGCGTACGGTCTGTGCCACGTAGCTGTCTTCTCCGAGCAAGGTCGCTAATCTTTTCGCCAGCGCTACATGACCAGGAAAATCTTTCCAGGACTTGGTGCGACCCTCAAAGACCACATCAACGTAGGATGCCAGCGCTGAAAAGTTCTTGCGCTTGTGGCCATGCAGAGAAAAGACTTGCAGGTACGGACCAGATACTTGGCTGTGGTTTTCGATCATTTCGAAAATGTAGCCTCGGTCCTCAACGATGATAACGTGGGTGTGCTCACCCTGATCATCAACGTCTTCCAGTTCAAACTTTTCACCGCCCTGTGCTACCAGTGCTTCTTCCATTGCTAAGATGTCGGCTAGCTGAGTCATGATGTTGCCTCTTCAATTTACAGTTTAGGTTGAACGTTAACAAGCGCCGTAACCAAATTGCGCTGCTCTCGTTTTTGCTTGGTCTTACATCTTCATTATATCACATCTGAGACCACACCACAACGACTTTCTGCTGTGGTGTGGTGCGTATTAGCGCATGTGGAGCGCTTCTTTTGCCTCGGGTACAAAATTCGCATCAGGAGCAAACTCTACCAGGCGTACAACTAGAGCCACGTGGGTGCTAGATTCTACCCACGACTTGATGCCGGGTAGCTGTGCTGGTGAGGCCCAGAGAAGATCAAGTGCCGACACCAATGAGTCAATATCATCATAGGCATCCGTCAGTTTAAAAGTTCGTATTCTCTGGCTGTCACCGTCTGCGGACGATTCGAACAACACCGCACTGCCGTCTTTCGGAAGCAGGATCACGGCAGTATAATCACCGGTCTGATCTGGGCATTCTAGTTCGAACCGCTCACCGCCGATCTGAAGCAGTGCGTTTTCCATAGCTGTCATGAAATGCATGTTGTCACCTCTACAAACTTTACAAGGCAGCGAACATCAACAAACGCCGTAACCAAGTTCTGCTGTGCTCGCTGAGGGGTTGGTACTACATCTTCATTATATCACGTCAGGAGTCAAAAGAACAGCATTTTCTATGAGGCGGTCTTTACAATGCTTGGTATGCTCGATTCGGGTACGATTTCTGCTAGACGTTGGGCTAACTTGACGTGGATGGGACAGTCTAACCAGCAGCGCTTACCACTGTTTTTTGACCCCCAGAAAAGATCGACGTGCCAGGCCAGTGCTTCGAAATTGCTTCGGGATGTGGCTGCATCTTTTAAAAAGATCACCTCTTGAACGCTACAATCATCAAAATAGGTACAAGCTGTAGCTCTACCTTGACTGGCTTCTAACATGACCACGATGCAAAAATCGGAATCAATCTGCTCAAGGGCGAATCTTTCAAGGTGGTTAACGGGCATAATGGTTCTCCTAGTAGAGTAGTTTGCGAAGCGCTTTGGCGCCAGAACAAGAGGCAGTACCTAAGCCTGCCTCTAAGTGCAGGTAATGATAGAGTGCATCCCAATGAAAGGTACCTCTATCCGTTTCGGGATAGAACGCTTTAGTCGATAGAAAAGTCTGGCCGTTACTCTGAAGGTCTCCGTGAAGTACAACGACCGTACATTCTTCACTGTAGAAAACGTCTGTCTTGGGATACAAAAGCGGACCTTCAATCGCGCTGTTTCGGAAGAGAAAGTGTGTGAAGTCAGTATCGGACTTCAAAGACTGGACTAACCTATCAATATGTTTTTGCATCTTTACATCCTCAGTTTTTATGTATCATGTAGTCGGCAACGATCTTGGCAGCGTCACGTCCTACAGAGTCATCATTAGCCAGATGTATATTCAGGCGTAGCATATCTTCATGCTGTCCAAAATGTCCCCACATGTTTTCATACTCGTCTTTGGTAGGTGCACCTCGATCCAAAAAGCTTGATTGACCTCCGCTTTTCGTCAACTGACACCAGCGACCGAAAACACCTGTCTGTGACTCCAGAATAATCTCAAAGACGATCAGGCTAACGCGAATATAACGCATAGCAGGATCATTATGAAACATGACAGGTATATCCACGTACATTCTTGAAGTGGGATGATCTTGACCTAACAGGTAAGAGTTTAGTCGCAGAGGCAGCTTCGTTCCTGGGCGCAGCGGGTGGTCAAACCAGCGTAGTGAGTGTGCGAAGTATTTATCCAGGTGTGTCTTATCGATCAGTGGGTAGAAAGGGGCACCAACTGCTTTTACAGGACGGGGCCATTCGCGGTTCTCCAAAGAGAACATCGAAGGTGCGCAAATAACATCAGGTGAATCCAGTGAGGCGACGGAATACCCGTGTGTAGAAAAGGCAGGCTTCAACCGAAGCTCGTTATACATGAAATCCAAGATCAACTTTCCACCTTCTTCGATAGTCTCACCTGCGTCTTCGAACACATACTCCATGTAGAAATAAGGAATCGAATGGCCTTCTTTACTGAGTGAGGCACCTTGAATCAAATTTTCTAAATACAAGCGGTCGTTCATAATTAGTACCTCATTTACGGTTAGTTCTTAGGTGAACGCTGCGATCTGGAAACGGCGGTGAAACACGTCCCAGAATCTTCACAACATAGGACATTCGTATGTTGAAAGTTCTTGACGACATAGGACACCAAACAGTAAGCTCGGCCATTCCAGAACGTGCTCCGTTTAGATTTAACATGCCAGGCGAAAGCAACAACACAGTATAATCGGGATCACCGTTGTTCCCAAGAATCTGTAGCCACGTACCGCTCATTAAATTGTCAGTGCCTAGTTTCATTTCTTTGCTCCAAGTTGTTTTTCCAACGACCGATAAAGCTCTTCTTTTCGCTGCTGTATTGTCAGTTCCATCTGGCAAAGTTCGTGATACTCCATAAGCGCTACAGCCTTTTCACCTATATTCAACGCGGTAGGTGACTCTCTCTCTTCGACGCGAGGTTGAGAAGCAATCTCTTTGTGCTCGGCCAGGTGTTCTGGATTAATCACTCTACGTCCGTGTGCCAAACCGATACGATAACCATACGACGCTCTGCCGTGCATGTACTTTGGTTGAATACGACGATTGGTGCGATATACATCGGAAAGTCCTTTTCTATGTGCTTGACTCAATACCGAAGAAATGGCAGAAATAAAAGAACGTACATCGTGGCTTTCTAGGCTTTCAATCTTTATGCATTGCCGATCGAGAATGCAGAAAGCAATGTCAACCGAGGTGTAGAAAACGGACGAGTCAACATTTACCATAGCACCGAGAGTGCCAATCACACGGGTTCTAAAACCGTAATCAAGGATATTTGAGACGCGCTTATCTGAGAATGTTTGAAACATGATACAACTCCAAGAATAAAAGAAGTGAGGGACATCGCGCCCCTCTAGGTTTAACCGTACGTGAAAAGAAACGACTCGCCGTCTTTCTTGAGACGAATGGCTCGAATCAGTGGACCGAACGAATCGCTTTCAAGATCATACCACTTACCTGCGGCAAACCCTTTGGCCTTAAAAAGATTTGTCGCTGTCTCCTCTCACGACTCAAAACTTTTTGCTATACAAGGTAAACCATGTTCCACTCTGTGCTTGTTAGCGTGGCGGATAACGTCATGCGTCATACAGAAGCCTGACTCGTCGGACGTATCAAGCTCCGGGAAATCATCAATCGTTAAATGAGGCATAGTCTTTCTCCAGAAAAGCGGGGCCTAGCCCCGCGAGTAGAAGTTAGAAACAGTTCTTGATTGCGCCCATCACTTCAGGCAAGCGACCAGTAACAAGCGAACTTTCGTACATGAATTTCGGCTGAGCACCGTTGAACACATCGTGCTCGGTGTTTTCATCTTCAATGAAGGCTAGGTACATATCGCTGTTGACAGAACTCTGGCCAACAGGCAAGCGACCGTGCTTGATGTTGAAGGTACCAGGCTCAACTTCTGCACCGAGCATGACAACGACTCGGCGACGATCAATAAGACCAATACTGAATCCTTCTGCAAACTCTGTATCGTGTAGTTTCACCGAAGCCACGTCCTGTTCAGACACACCAGAAAGGTCATGTGCAAACTTCGCAAGCTCGCGGCAGGCAGAAATCGAACCGGCTTTCATATCTTCACCGAGGCGTGAAATAACAGACCAGATAATACCGAGACCAGAAATTTTATCGTATGCGTACATGATATATCCTCTACAAACTTTACAAGGCAGCGAACATCAACAAACGCCGTAACCAAGTTCTGCTGTGCTCGCTGAGGGGTTGGTACTACATCTTCATTATATCATACCCAGCACCTGAATACAACTACTGAAGCAGGAGCTCAAGATCAGCTAGGCTGGTACCTAGAATAGCATCCTCAGAGAAAGTTGAAATAAGCCGTGCGTTATACCAATGAGCGCTGGGATGCTCGTTAGGTATCTTACGACACATCTGCGCCATTACGTACATGGCAAAGTGCGGGTATTCGTATGCTGAATAGCTTTCAGGATTATCCGGCATCTTCATACCCGAGTTGGAAGCTGCTTGAGCCAGACTGCGAATATCCATGAGGGCGTTGAAGTCTTCGGTACGCTTATTCATCTTCTTCTCCAATTAGTTCTTCACGTTTAGCAACACGAATGGCTTTCTTGACGGCAGCCAGCAGATCGTACAGGTCTTCGACAGGTACTGACAAGCCTTTCGAGGTAGGTGCAAACTTTTCCATCTTCTCCGTCTTGTAGTAGCGACGAAGATCAACCATAGACTTCTCTTCAAACTCGTTTATGACCATTCGCACCTCTGAACCTTTAGCGCTGTTCAGGCGAGCGATACGATGAACGGAGTTAGGCTTAACGTAGTTCTTAGGCATGATAAAAATCCTTTGCAGAATAGCCCCGGACTGTCCGGAGCATGAGAGTTTATACGGAAAAGATTACGTCGTACTTGGAGAGGAGAACAGGTCCCAATTCCCAGACGTAAGCATCATACAGGAAGTCATTGTCTTCCTGCTTGCTCCAAGTTTCTTGCTTCTCGATCCAGTCGATCATCTGATCCACAGTATCAAAGAAGGCAGCGTGAATATTCCCCCAGCCACAAGGCCACGCTTTCTTGCGATACACGCAGGCATACACAGCGGTGTCTGGCCAGATATGCCCATGAAGATCGTGGTCTTCAATGTGCGACTGAAGGGCCGATACAAACTTTTCAGGTGCAGTTGAAAATACGGTACCGGGCTGCTGAATGATGTAGGGCATGATGTTTCTCCAAGATACAAGGAACGTTAACTAACGCCGTAACCAAATTGCGTTACGCTCGTTAGGGGCAGGTGCTACATCTTCATTATATCACAATTTAAGCTGTCCTACAAGGACTCTAATTGCTGAGGAGAATACTATGCATTTCTACGATGAAATTCAAAAGAACAAACCACGCAAGGTCGAGGTAGAAAAAGCACCGACCGACGTTTTGATTCTGAAGCGGGAGTACATGCGCGAAGGCACACACGGTACGTTTATCTTTCCCGACGGCAGCAAGCTAGACACTCTGGAGCTTCCGTGGAACGATAACAAGCAACGGGTGTCCTGCATTCCCGAAGGAAAGTATAAGCTGAGAAAGCGTTACTCTCCTGTCGTGAAGCGATCTTCTGGAAATGAGTTCGCTAACGGGTGGGAAGTAACAAACGTAGAGAACAGGACCTACATCATGATTCACCCTGGAAACTACGTGCGCAACTTCTTAGGTTGTATTGGTGTTGGGTTGAGTAAAGGTTTCCAAGGCAACTCACCTGTCATCTGGAACAGCCGTGCAGCTTTTCGCAAGTTCATGGCTAAGATGAAAGTTCACGAAGAGTGGACGCTTATCGTAGAGTAACAAAAAGCCCCGCTATCCTTAATTGGACGCGGGGCTTTTTTATCGGTGACGCACTCTGTTTTTGCCGCAGCGACGACAAGGTCTTGGAGCTATTGACCTGCGAATGATGTTGAGATTCTTGTTCTGTGGTGTGATGCTTGCTGTAGACTGACCGAACTTGGCAGCGTGTCTCTCCATGACTAGACTCTCATTAAACATATCCTTGTACGACCATGCTTTTTGGTGTGCAAGCTCCCATGCGGGAATATCAATAGCTTCGTCTAGTAGAGACAGTACCATTCCCCGTGGTATTACTTTCTGCGGCTTTCCCTGACCTACCTTGAGCACTGTGCAATCATCTTCGGCAATAACAATCGGGGAATGATGCTCGATGTTATTGTTGATGATAAGGTAGTGATCTTTGCCTTCTGTGCCGGGAGAACGAAAAGCAGGAACGCGCAACCAAGAGTCTTCCCACGGTTCTTCAGTCTTTGGGTCCCAAGGCAAATTCCAAGAACGCAGAAAGACCAAGACGTAAGCGTTGAAAGTGATATTGCTGGGATTGTTGTGAACGTAGACTTCCATATAAACCTCTACAATGTAAGACCCGACTTCACTTTGTCCGGATTCTTCAGATAAGCCGCAACACGCTTCTGTGTGTCTTTAGCTGCGCGAGCACCAGGGTCTTTCAAGTCTTTAGTCAGACCTTCAATTTCTTTTCGTAAGGCTGCAATCTTTGTTTTCAGATCGGCTGCTTCCAACTTAGCCAGCTTACGCACCTGACGATTCAGAATGATAGTGGCGTCTGCTTCGGGCATCTTCATTGCCTTGGCCAGTGTCGCGTCAGGATTATCTGCTACCAGCACTTTAGGCAGCACCTTCAACAACTTCTCCATATTCTCAACAGCGAACAGGTAGACCTCTTGTAAGTGAAGCTCTTTCTTGGCTTTCTCAAGCAGGTTCTCAACCAACCGTAGCTCCAGAGCAATGCGATACTTGATCCAAGCACTAAAGAACTTGTCGTATCCAAGATAGTGGAAAGCATTGCGGTCATCTTCTTTTCGAACCGTGATACCAAGACGATAGCTTACTTTACTGGTAGTCTGCTTTTCTACCTTCTCTACAATATCGTAGAAGTCTTCAGTGCCGAGACCTTTCTGGCACTCAATGATAAACAAGGCGCCGTACGGGCCACTGCCTTTAGACTTCTTGCCTTGCTTGCTGTAACACTTGCGAACACCGTCAATGTTGCTAATCTTTTCCAGTGTCTTATCAATCTGGACAGTAGATGACAAACCAGAAGGAACGAAAGAACGGATGTATAGGGTCTTCTTATCGTAGTCCTCTTCAAACAGCGGAGCATACGTAACACTGCCTTTGCCTGTCTTTACCATTTCCTCCATGTCGGCTCTTTCAATAGACGCATCGCATCCCCAAGCGTGTTGCACCTCTAGCATAGATGCTAACTTCTTGGAGCTAATCGTCTTGCCTTTGAGCAGTGCAATAACTACCTTGGCTACGCTGCGAAACGAGAAGCTTGGGTTACCTGCGCGAACGCCGTATGCTGGCGCTGGTATGTTACCATTAAACAATGCATACGGTAGTAGTGATGGAAGAAACAGGGGAATCGTATCGTCACCACTGAAGTTGGGAACCTTCGGCACAACCTCTAAGTAGTCACGGTCTAGCATGAAGCTATTCGTAAACTTACTCATACGTGCTTCAGTGTAACGCTGAGCAGCAGGAGGATTGATCGGTGTACCCCAGTTACCTTGACCGTCTACCGCAGGTGGCATTGTGTTTGCAATCGTAACCATCGCACCGTAAGCAGCGCTATCACCATGCGGGTGATATTTACCGATGGTGTCACCAACAGTACGTGCAGACTTTTTATACGAGCTGGACGGACGCAAGTTAAGACCAGCTAATGACCAAAGTAATGCGCGGTGCACAGGCTTCAGACCGTCACGATAATCGGGTACCGCACGATCTTCTACAACGTAGGCACCGTAGATGCTAAGTGCTTCGGCTGTGAACTTGTCTAAGCCTTGGTCCCGTAATGTGGTGTCAGTGATACCAGGCATCGGGAAAATAGACAGGTCATCAGTCTTTGCAACTTGAGTGGTCTTTGCTTTGCGTGTTTGCTTTACCATAACAACCCCTTTTAATCTTTAAGACCGAGTAAGCGACGACGATAAACAGCATCTTCAGCCACAACACCGCGGAAGAAACGCTCCTGCTCTTTGTCAGCAAACGGATTGATTCGAATCATCTTACGTGTACCAGGATTGAATGCGATCGGTTCAAGGTATGTTTCATCAACTTCACCCCAACCTTTGATACGTACAATATCTTTATCTTTCACTGAGGCTGGCGCTTGTGCTCGTGCTTCTGCAAACGTCATACCGCCGTAAAGTTTGTTATTCTTTACAACTGCGTAAAGCGGAGCTTCGATACACCACACGCGGCCTTCTTTGAACATATCTGGCAACAGGCGATAGATAGCAGCTAGATACAGGACAGCAATGTGACCACCATCTGGATCAGGGTCAACCAAAAGAATGACGTTCGCTGTGCGCAACTTTGCCGTGGACAGCGTTGGGTTCTCTGCTTTAGGGTCAAGTGTCTTTACATCAGCACCAAGGGCCGTAAGCATCTGCTGAATTTCAGAGTGTGCCAGCACTTTAGACAACGGTGCTTTGAGAGCATTCAGCGGCTTACCACCAGCGGGAAGCACCTCTTGGTAGTCAGAGTTGCGAGCATCAATCGCGGTTCCAGCCGCGCTGTCACCCTCCACAATATAGAGTTCACGTTCACTGGGCTTGGCACGATCAGCGACAGCAAGACCTGCAGGAAGCGCAGAGCCTTTAGTCTTCTTTTTCACATCAGCCATAGAACGCACAACAGCCGCAAGATCGGTACGACCTTTACCCATAGCCTGTGCGCGTTTAACGATGGCTTTAGCGGTCTTCTTATTTTTATCAAAATACTCTTCAATCGCAGGAAGCAAAGCATCGTAAACTTCACGGTCTACTTTCGACGCCAGCTTATCTTTTACCTGAGACGTATACTGTGCCCCATGCATTCGAAAGTCAAACAGACCTGTAAGGCCAATCAGCAGGTCAGAGCCTTTGAAGCCGAGCGCACGACCTTTACCTTTGGTAGTAGGTGTGAAGGGCTTGATTGCTTGTACGACAGCATCCGTAAAGCCTTTAACGTGCCAACCACCGTCGGCCGTGGGACTTGTATTGACAAAGCTCAAAAAGTTGTCGATATCAGGATGATCTGCCCATGTCACTGCGCAGCTAATGTAGTCGGACTTGAATGTGAATGGTTTGCCAAGCGGCGTAAGCTCTCGGCTATCACACATGGTCTTGGGAATCCATGAAAGGTCTTTCTTATTCTGAAAGACAGCACTCTTAACTTTTTCTTTGCGCACGACTGTAAGGCGAATGACCAGACCTGGATTAAGATTAGCCATGTACTTCAACCAATCAGCAACTTTCTTTGCGTCAGGTTCTGCCTTAACAAAATTCTTGGGCAGCTTCTTTCCACGTCGTGCGGATTCTGACACTACATCTTGGTCAAGGCGACACGCGATAATAGTGCCGTACTTCTGGACTTTCTTGTCTTTCAAAAGCGCCATAACATCAGCGTCAACTTTCTTTACTTTGACAGGATGATCGCCTTTGGTGGTAATCTCACCTTGCTCGAAGCTTTGATAGACCAGATTGCCGTTGTAAGTAGACCATGCGCGTAGACTTGAACTGATAGCATTCACGGCAGCTACACCTATACCGTGTGTGCCCGCACTGGTCTTGTAGGCTTTGTCGTTGAACTTACCGCCTGCGTGTGTGCGTGTCAGTGCAGCGGTCATGATTGTAATCTTTTCACCGCTTTTCAATTTCTTAAAGTCGGTTGGAATACCACCTGCACCATCGGCAACAACTAACAGGTCATTATCATAGTCGATGACCACTTCGATCAGATTGTTACGACCGCTGATATGTTCGTCGTAGGAGTTGTCAACTTTTTCTTTCAGAGCACGGCGAGCCATTTCTTCACCAAGCTCACCTAGGTACATGGTAGGGTTGGCGCGGATACCTGAAAGTCCCTCCATTATTTCGAAGCCTTCTTGTGAAGCTGACTTCTTTTTAGTTTTCGAAGAGCCTGTCACGTCTACCTCTTGAACACCTTTCTTTCTGGCCATAATACAATTCCTGATATCGATTGTCTTCTATATTTACACTAATCTCAGAAACAAAAAGACCTCACAATTAAGGAGGTCTTTTTGATATTGCTTTAGCGATTGATCACGGTGCATAGTCCATCAGCATTTCTGCTAATGTTTCACAGTTTCGGCGAGTAAACTTCATACGCGCTTTTTTCATGTAATCCGCACAAAGATCAATAATCTCGCCTTCATCTTCTACATCTTCCATGTCTGGAAGTTCTTCACCAGTGGTCGTCTGAATACGATCCCGAACGTAGTCGTCAAGAAAGTTTGCAAACTTTTGGCGCTTACTCATTCCCATCATCCGAGAAGAACCATAGTCTGTCTGGTTGCTGATTTCCAAAATCATTGCATCTTGTTTCTTCACGTCTCTAGGAACATTACCATCAATAGCGTTTTTGATACATTCAGGAATATCGGAAGCGGCGGTGCTGATATAAACTTTCATAGTATAAACCTCTGAGTTAAGACTTTATTGAGCTAAGTAACGAAAACACATCAAGACCGCGAAACAGATAATCAACAGGTGCTTCCCACAATATGACTCTATTGCCTCGCGTATCAATGCGCACCACGTTGAAATAAATTATGTTGTTTTCCGCACTTAACACGATGTTGGCTATGGCGGACAACGGCCCTACAATGTCCAACTGAAGTTCAGCACCGTCTCGAAAAGAAAATCGAATACGGTATTGAGGAAACACTGTGCGAAGATAGTCTATAAGATCAGAAGCATTTTTCTGAAACATAGGATCAACAAGAGGATTGTATTGTACGTCCGCACGATTGCGAAAGTCTTCCCGTGCGGACATATTTAAAAGAACGAGCTTATGGACGATAAACGCGCCATCTACAATGACGTTCCGCGTGTCTGGAGCTAAGCTATAAGCGCTGGTCATAATTCACCTCAATCTAAACGTTAACTAAGTCCGTAACCAAGTTTAAAAGTTCTCTATAATGGAGCTGTCTTGCTTTTACAGTATATCACGTTTAGAAAGAAAAAGATAGTTAAATCGACCGTGCGTTTTCTCGCTGCCAGAACGTAGCGATGGTCTTCACACCCCCAATCACTGGAGTGCCCCCATGCAGACTGTTTGGGTCTATAGAGCCTGTATCATTAATGTTGGCGAAGAACACAGCATCACCTTTCTGAGGAGATACTTCGAAGCCAGCTTTCGGAAAAGAAGTTTTACCTCCAGAATTAGCTGCGTGTAGATAGACCACGGTAGTACCTACTCTTTGACCACCTCCGTTTAAATGCTTTTTAGAGCCTTCGATATTGGGATTAAACCAGTCATAGTGCGGCTTGTATTGTTGTCCTATTTCATATCGTAGAATCTGAAACAGTTCTGAATTTTCTACAGGCCATTGGGTCATTGTGGATATGCGATTAGCCACATCATTCAATACAGGGCATTCCTCATACGTAAGATGGCAACCAGAAGAGGTACGTGCGTCATGCTTCACACTACCTCCACCTTCATAGTCCACAACACCAGAAGGCTTCAGTCCTTTTTGTTCTGTTGCCTCTAGTATTGTATCGGCTTCTTGTTCTGAAATAAGTCCACGAATTAAAACGGCATGTGGGTTGTTTAAACGGCACAGAACATGGATATCGTGACCGCCAATAGAAAAATGATCTTCAACGATGCGAGGTCGTGACACTTCAAAGCCAAAAGCTTCGGCTAACGCTTCTGAAGCATCTGAAGGAGACCAACAAATTCTTACCATTTCTAGTTTCAGTTGCGTTCTGTCACAGCCACGAGAAACGCTTTCCTCGAGCCAGTTACGCCAATCAGTACCATGCATATCCATCTTCATAGAAATACCTAATCCAAAGAAAATTCTGAAAATGCGGAGTAGTCATCAAACTTATGCATATTGTGGTCGCTTAGAAAGTCCGTCAGCAACACAGGATTTTTCTTAGAGCCACCGAGAATTACATTAGCTATCCAACGTCCGTATTTACCTGACTTTTTAGTTCGTATAACGTAGCTTTTGTTCAGCAGTAGGTCTTCCGCCATTTGAGAAGCTAAGATACCGTGTGCAAGTTCCGCAGCGTTAGCTGACCGCCACGTAGGTTCAGGAGTATCGAAGTCTTCAAGACGGAAAGTCTCTTGTACGGATACGTTGAAACCAAGATCGACGTTGGCCTCAAACGTATCACCGTCGATGATACGTGTTATGGTAGCACGATAATAAAATAAGTCTTGGCCTTCGAAGATCAACGTGGCTTCTATAGCATCTGCCTTTTCCTTGTACTCTTTGTTCCAAGCGTGAAGCACAACATCTTGATGATGAAAGGCACCGCACTTAGGACATTCAGTAACGAAGTATGGCACAGGGAACCACGAAAGCGTTCCATCACAATCCTCACTAGGACAAGGTGAAGTAATTGCATTCATAAAGGTTATTTACCTAACATCTTAACATGAGAAACAAGAAAGTTTTGGACATTGTTCACATACTGAGGAACAGTAGGGAGCTTAGCTACCTGTAAAAACGCTCTCACATGTTGAGGCTCAATAGGCACATCGACGCCAACAGTACCCTTGTCACTCCATACGACTTTTTGAAAACGTTTCCAGATAACGTCTCGGAAGAATTGATGTACCATAGCTTGAAAGCGTTTATCTTTGGCCACCAAGCTGTATGTACGTCCTATAAAGTCGAGCACATCAGGCGCTTGCTTGGGCTTTATGGTGCCGTTTCTAAGATCGAGGAGGGTATCTTTATCTTTTGCGGAGGAACACTCTGCAATAAAGTCAAGGGAGCCGTCAATATTGTTGCTCGCCTGAATTGTTCTAGTTTTAGCCATGCTAAGTTCAATCTGCATCTTCTTCTCCTTCGTCTTCTGAGTCTTCTTCTAGGTCTGCATCCTCGTCTTCCTCTTCTCCTAGGTCTGCATCCTCGTCAGCATCTTCGTCTGGCTCGTCATCATCTGCATCGTCATCTGACTCGCCATCATCGTCCCCATCATTGGCATCGCCGCCATCAGCATCATCGGCATCATCGTCGGCATCATCATCACCAGCATCGTCATCACCTTTTTCTTTGGAATCATCGTCATCAAGATCAAGACCTTTAGTAAGATCGTCACCTTCTTCTTCGGGCTTCTCTTCACCATCTTTCTTTTCTTCACCTTTTTCTTTTTGCTCTTTCTTAGCTTCTTCTTTCTTCTGCTCTCGGTCTTCTTTCTTTTCTTCTGCCTCTTCTTCTTCGGAAGGCTCAGTTTGAATAGCCGTTCCAGGATCGGTAGGTCCATAAGAAGCTAACACTTCGCGCATGGAGTTTTCATCAAATGATATGGAAATAAACATGTTCTTCACCTGCTATTCGATATTTATGGCTGAAATAAGCTCTTGCTTATCTTCCTCGTCGGAAGGGTGTTCAGACATAAAATCTTTGAGTGTTTTTCGGAGTTTCTTATCGTTAAAGCAGACACCTAACATAGGACATTCCTTATAGTAGGCAATCTCTTTCTCATAAAACGCCAACGTCTTGCAAGGTTTATGCTTTATTGCCTTATCTGGATTTTGTTGTTTGAAGCTTTCTACTCCAGCCTTAAACTTCAATCTTTCGTTCTTTATGAGCGCCGCGCATTCTTCGTCCCACTTGTCTGTCCAGGTTTCTGAGTATTCGAAGAAATTAAACGGGTTGTCGCGGCTAAAATAAATCAGACTAAATCCTGCAATATCCATGTTGTACTTCTTCTTCAGAACCCAACAGTATGTAGGAAGCTGCTTTAAGTGACCTCTCTGAGGAAGCTTACCGCTGTCCATTTTATTCTTGGTGGTAGTCTTATAATCCGCTACCCAGTATCTTCCATCTTGCATCTTTATGATACAGTCAATATGACCCTTTAAACCGCGGTAATTGATTTCTTTCTCAACGTACTCCATACCGCTTTTGCATATAGGGCACTTATTATTTGTACTATTCTTCCGTGTGAGCTTTCCTTTACGCACTATTTGACCGTGTTTGTCGTAAAGATCGAGTCCTCTGGCACCTTTTTTGCATTTATGATTAATGCACTTCCAGTCACCAAAAATCTTTCCAGAAAAACCCATGTGAAATTGAATGTTCTCGTGGGCTTTTGTGCCTATAGAGGTGAAGTAGTCCCCTGAGGCGGAACACTCGCTCTCGAAATAACCTATAGAGGCTCCTTTTGTAAGCTTCATGAAAACTAATATGCTACACAAAGGAAAAGCAGAGGGTCTATACTCAGGTCTTCTTCCTTCTTTTGTAGAGTATACGTTTTCCATAGCGTTCTCGTAGAGCTTGCCCGCTATAGATGTGGCTTTTGATCGTCTCGGAGGAAAACCACCTTTGGTAAACGTTTTCTTCTTAGGGATACGTGAATTAAACACAAGTGAATCCTCGTGTAAATATAGTCATTATTTACACATAAATGTAAATAGCATCTATATAAATTACAGCTTGGGATGTTTGCATGAGCGATGCCCGTCAAATAATATTCGATGAAATAACGTCCAAGATAGGTGGTAGCAAAAAGCTGGCTGGCGACACCTATATGATATGTTGCCCTTACCACAGCGACAGCACACCGTCTGGAGGTATCAACCTGGCGGTAGAGTCGAACATACCACTAGGCTACTATCACTGCTTTGGTTGTGGAGAGAAACGTCATTGGAACTCATTGGCTGAGACGCTAGGTCTTCACCAGTTCAAAGATTGGGAATTGTCTTTCAAAGGAAATGGAGGCACAGAAAAGAGAAAATCAAAGACGGTAACCTATGAGACACATAAACAAGAATTGCGTCGGTCACTCAACACGTATGAAAGCATCGACTGGCCTGCGAATATGTCATGGCGAGGCTATAACGGTACCCTACTGCGTAAGCTTGGTGGCGTCTTTTATAATGATCCGATGACAGATCAAGTAATGCTGTTCTTTCCTGTGTACATAAATAAAAAGTACAAAGGTGGCGTAAGAGCTTACCTAGAAAAACAAACAAACGGCCTTAGCTATCTGACAACGAAAGGAGAGTGGGTAAAAGACTACGGTCTTCTTGGTTACGAGTACATAAAACGTATTATGCGAAAGCGACAGTATACTGCGGTCGTGCTTGTTGAAGGACCAAGAGATATGCTTCGACTGATAGACAACAAGATACCTGCATTGGCTGTACTAGGTTCCGAAAACTTCTCAGAGAAAAAGCTTTTACGTGTGCTGGCGCTTAATTCTTATATAGAAACAATATACGTGATGCCAGATAACGATAAAGCAGGAACCAAGATGTACTCAATCGTTAAACGAGTAGCCAAAGATATGGTAAAAGTGAAAAGACTGAAGCTGCCTCGTGAGAAAGACATGGAAGGCAATCTGATTAAAATGGATCCAGATGATGCACCGATCGGTCTTATTCAGCAAGTGAAAAAGATTATAGAAGCAAGCCGAAAAGCCGCGTAATAAAAACACACAGTTCAGACACAAAAAAGGCCGCATTTGCGGCCTTTTTTGTGTCTATGGTAAATGCTTAGAAGATTTATTCGTCTTCCATTACATCCATAGCTTCGACACACCATGCTTTCAGCTCGGCACTGGATGTGTTATCCATGAGGTACTGGACGTCTTTTGCGTTCATTGTATCAAGCTTAGTCTCAAGCTCTACAATCAAGTCCTCAACGCCTTCTTCTGAAGCGCGTAGCAGAATGTTTTGTACAAACTGGCTAACGTCATCTTTGGCTTTCGGAGGCTCTGCGTTAACGCTTTCTTCGACAGGTGCTTGGAAGCTCAGGTCGTTGTCTTCTTGCAGAACGTCGAAGATGCGGTCGTATTCTTTCTGGGCACGAGGATCTTGTAGAAATTCCTCTGCGCTTTCGCTGCTAACGATATGTACGAAACCGCGAGCAACCAAACGACGGAAGTTAGGGTTGCGAAGAACGTCTTCTTTGGTAGCAAAGGTAGATAGATCGACCGGAATGAAAGTAACCGGTACCTGTACAGAAATTTTCTGTTGACCAGAATCTACCACAACAAAGTTTACGTTGCCGCGCGGATTGCTTTTGTTCAGCACGTAAATTTGTGAAGAGTCAGACTTTTCAGCCTGTGCTACGTTTTGACGATCCATTTTTACTTTAATAGGCATTATTGTCTCCTCAGACAACGTTATTGAAAAGGGTGTTTCCAGAGTCCAGAATCTTCAAAGCTTTTTGTGCAGCTAGAAAATCCTTATTGCTAAGTTGAAGGGCGTCTTTGAGTTTGAATTTGGCTCCTACTATTGAGGTTGTAAGGCTTTCATCAAATATCAGAGTAAGCATCCAAGTTTCGAAATGAAGCTTTTTCAGAGTCAAAGGTTCAGAGGTTATCAGGTCGTCGATTATATTGGATTTGCCTTCTACATAATTGAAACCATCTGTCTCTGTTTTTGTTTCAGTCAGAACAGAAATAATCCGCTGTAACATAATCAAATGTTTAACCTGCTCAACAGCCCTTTTTCTCAGTTTAGTAACGTCTTTTACCGAAAGCTCCTTGTGCGGAAACTTGTAGTGTAAGAGTTCATGGTCCGAAAAAGGCTTGTCTTCAGAACTAAACGTTATGTCTAGCCCTAAACAGTTATTCCGTGTTCGTGTTGAGTGGAACTTGCACGTAGTAACGCAACACTTGGTCTTAAACTTGTAACCTGAATGCAAAGGGCACGTCTTTATTTCCATGAAACCTCCAGTCCGCGTAGTAGTGTATTTACAACTTTGGACTAGATTCGAAGTGGTTTAGGAAAGAGTTTAGTCTGTTAGGTCCTTCCAAACATTCAAATGGTTCTAAGTCAAAATGCTTGCAAGCATGATAGATTCCCATAAGCGAACAGTCCAGTTCGTGCACCGTTTTTCTTTCAGCTTTTGGCAGAGGTTTTACCAGCTCTTTGAGTTCATCGTAAAGCTCATTCAGAGGTTTAACGTCTTCCTCTTTGAACCTTCGGTTGAAGCTGTTCTTCCAGGTCGATGCGGTGTACAGATGGAGTTGCGGGTACAAAGTCACAAGAATACCGAGCATCATGTTGATGGACTCTATGGTAATTCCTTTGAGACCTCTTGATTGAAAGCGTTCAGCAACAACCAAATCAAAAGGACCGAACTCGCTTTCCAGACTAAGAATTTCTGCCATGAAGCTGCGATACTCGTTACGAATCGTAGCAGGGTTTTTAATCGTGTCGTAAACAAGCTTGGTTCCCATAACGCGAATTTTTAAGCGGGAGCTTGATGCGAGTTTAATAACGGATGCGGCGTAGTTTGTGGTGCCGGGGTCCATTGAGAGTACAGTTATTGTCATGGGGACCCTCCATAGGTATATAGCGCAAATTACTAAACGAAGGTCTGATAATTTCAATTACATGCTAGAGTCTCAGGAGAATGACATGGCTAGAATACGCAGAGGTACGGGAGGCAAGCTCCGTAAAAATGCAAAGAACTTTACGCACAAACAAGCGCAAGCACGTTTGCAAGAAACGGTAGCACCCTTTAACAAACAGGTAGATAACTCGCTACGAGTAAATGCTGTAGAGATTGATTATTACCAGACACAAAACAAAATAGGCAGACCATGTACTTGCGACAAGATACAAATATATGATGAACAAAAGACGCGAGACGGTGGCAGCAATTCAAATCATATAGAACCAGTTGTACCTACCGTAGACGAAGACAGTAGCTCAAGATTAGATATTGAGCTTCAGGACGACAATCTGTTTGGTGATGGGCCTGCTGAAAAGCTGTACGGTGAAAACGTATATGATGTTAGTGGTTCCGACAATCTGAAAGACGACGATATTCCTGACGAAATATATCGAAACATGTTGGCAGGCGAAGGCGACGTAGCCATGTCTGAAACCTCCATGTTCGGTTCAAATGCTAACTGTGGAATATGCTATCGTGTAGGTTTCCAGCCGGGGTACAAGTCATACGGCAAACAGCGTACATTGTTGACCACGTGGGACATTAAAGACATAAGCAGTTATAATGTTGTCACGACCGAGACACCTAATAAGATGCGGCGTCAAGGCCCCAAAACAGACTACACGTTTGTTGAGTTCACCTTGTTCGTTCCGAAGTATTTCAAGTCTTGTATTTTCAGCATTCGAAACAACACACAGATTCTACAAGGTGAGCGGATTCGAGCGTTTAACCAACCGCTGACTTTGAAAACGTTGAAAGACAATGCAGGCAAAGAAATTGTGGTTCGAGTGGATGCGTTGGAGTTCACGCATATTGTTGTCGAGTTTGATCTAGGTGTTCAAAAGACATATGCCAATCTAGGACCAGAAAGCCAAGCGCTTGACTATTCCAAGATGGATGCGCTTTCAAACTTTCCTTTAGTTCTTCCTCCTTCTATTCACGAGGTCAATACAGGTGATGTTATAGTCATCAAAGACCGAAAACTGGTACTAAAAATCATAGACCTGGAGAGAAAGATAACAGCAGATAAGAGGCAATTAGAATGGACAGTTCAAACTCGACTAATCCAAAAAACAGAACCCTTGAGAGACATTGCGAAGGGCATGAAGATTCTGTAGGAAGAAAGAATTACATTGTCACCGTAAAAAGAAATGTCGTCAAAGAAGACGTGCTGGATGAATTACAGCGCCCAGAATGCGGATGCGTCCATCGAAGCGTCGAAGTAACCGACTTCCAATCGTTGAGCAGAAGGAATTTCACAGTAGCTTTGACTGTGGAAGAGCGGGATATCCTGAGAGAAAGCGACAATGTGGTTGATGTTGTTTTGGAAGAAGGCTTCAATAGAATGAAGCCTGTGCTTGAAGAGCAACTGATTAATCCTGCTTTTGAGAATAGCGCTTCAAGCACCCACGACAACTGGGCTCTGGATCATTGTGCGTTTCGAAACGGATACAAGTACATTTACTCGCACACCGGAAAGAACGTAGACATAATCTTCATTGACTCAGGTGTGGACCCTAATCACTCTGAGTTCGAACAGAACGGTGTATCCAGAGTCCGCGTTATTGAATGGGAAGCTGGACAGTTCAGCACTAAGCCAGATCAATACGTAGACACGGAGGGTCATGGGACTGGTGTGTCTAGCTGTGGTGTAGGCAAAAGACAAGGCTTCGCAAAAGACAGTGACATATATAGCATAAAGATTTTTGATAATGATGCCTACAGCCCGTTAAAAGCGTTGCAGCTTGCGCGTACTTGGCACAATCAAAAGACGAACGGTCGTCCTACCATAGTGAACAATAGCTGGGGATATTCAGCGGAGTATCCACCTGGGCATCCTAAAGCAGGACAAAAGCATCCTGTTCAAGTAGCTGTGATAGATGCTGAAATCGAATCCATGATAGACGCGGGCATTATAGTAGTAAGCGCAGCAGGAAATGAAAATCACCACGTAGCCGCAGAAGGCACTGCCGAATACGATGATTTTTACTACACAGACAGCAGCGGTAACTACACCGAAATTATGGAGGATGCTGCATACTTTGATAGGAACAATCGATACACGCCGGGCGGTTCTGCCGAGACGATATGCGTTGGTTCAATAGGTGAGTTCTATCCTACTTCCAGATTCATAAGGTCATGGTTTTCTAATTTTGGAAGTAGGGTAGACATATTTGCTCCAGGACGTGTGATTCAGTGTGCTCAGTCCTTAACAACAAACGATCTAAAGAAAACCAATGGTACTTCTTTTTCTTCCGGCATTCTGAGCGGTATAATTGCGCTTTGGTTAGAGATAAACCCGACTGCGAATCAAATGGATGTTAGAAAATGGCTGAGTAGGCATGCCTTTTCAAGCGAGGTCGTAGGCAGTTTAGAAGGTGCAGAAAATCAAACAGCCAGAGTATTGTTCAACGGTGTCAGAGCAGCTAAAGACACTCCTCATACAATACTGTTGAAGCAAGGTAATCAATGGTATCCAGTACAACATATAACCAGCAATAAACGAGCCGTATATGGCAGGAGAATTTCATGAACGACAAGAGCCTAGAAATTTCAAAGAACATGGTAGTATTAGCACGTCGTCGCAAAGGTAAAGGAAAGAAGCGTGGTTCAGCGCGTAGCCAGATGCTAAAGATGGTCATGCCTATGCTTTCCCGTGAACATGGAGAGAAACTAGCAGAAGCTATCGAACACAATAACGTAAGTCTGCTACGCCGCACATGGGATTCAATTAAACATGATCTATCGGAAAAGCTGGCGAATGAAGCTACTGCCAGCGACTTTGCTTCTGAAGTCCAAGAAATCTTTGATAAAGTCTTTAAAGACCTTGAAGAAGAGTTTCTTTCACAATCAGCGTCTAAGAACAGAGGACGTTTGTTAACAGGCACCGCGCGTATTCCCTCTTTGACTCGTGATCTAATTGCAGATGGTTATGTTGAATTTACCGATGCAAAAAATAACGTCTATACTGTGACTATCACGCAGCTTGGTGTTAAGAAAGTTGGAAATCCTCAACCAATAATCTATGCAGGCGCTTTAATTACCTCTGATTCCGGAATGAAAGAAGGTATATCTGCTTCTGGAATTTATGCTGACGTTTGTTCGGAGATTATTATTTCTGCTATGTCGCTGTCAGAAAACGATTAAACCTACCGAAACCTCTAAAAAGGGCGGCAAATGCTGCCTTTTTTCGTGTCTGAAGCGTGACGCTGAAACATCAAATGTAACAGAGTGTTAACCATGCAAAAGCACTCTACAGGGCTGTTTGAAAGCATTGGGGGCGTCATCCATGCAAAACCAATGCTTTTGCATGTCTGTAAGCAAAATACCTTGTTACAATTCGTTACAAAAAAGTTTTGTGTGGAAGAAATGCGTTTTTAGACCGTTTGGAGCCTCTGTCCTGTTAAAAAACGTCAAAATATCAACCTTGTTTTTTAGACGCCTTAAAATCAGGCTAAAAATCACTCATTTTTAACGATTTCCTCAAAACCAAAAAGTGTCAATACGCAGTATTGGCGCAGATTGCGTTGAGCAGCAAAGCGTGAAGAGCTAAGCGAGGCGCAGCCGAGCATTAGCGATGATGCTTGAGTAATGCCTCAGCAAACAAGAGACGCTAGGCGGCGCGAACACTTAGAGCCCGTCTCGTCCAGAAGCGTTGAGCGCAGCGAATAAGCGAAGGGGTTCCAAGCGAAGCGTTAAGCGTTCCAAGCGCTGCGAGGCAGCGCGATAGCAACGAGCGTAGCGAGTTGCTTAAAAGAACCTATCCTACGCGATCCTACGACTGATTCATTTAAAGAACGTTAAGCAATTAAAAATTGCATTCTTTTGGATCATGTTAAAACAGGCCGAACTCTGTCTTTGCTAAGACCATAGCAGACCTTAAAACAAGGTGAATTAATAGGACGTGTGGAATTAAATGAGCCAGTCGTAGGACTGCGTAGTGTTGTATAATGTTAAAGGTCCAACTCGCTACGCTCGTCGTCCCTAACGCTGCTTCGCAGCGTTTCTCTAATCCTTTCCGCTTCGCGGTACCGCGGGCTAACGCCCGCTCTCGCTCACTTCGTTCGCTCACCTTAAAAAACCTAATTTGTCAGTTCAAAAATCAAAGTCTTTTCAAGACAAACTTTTTAAATGAAAAACTTTTGTTGCGCGCTTTAAGTGTAAATATTGAACAGATTATATGGAAAACCGGAGATTACGATGGGAAAACAGTTACCCGAAGAGCTAAGGTATCAGCTTCTTGTTTTCGACTATAAGAAAGCTAACAAGGCACGCAAGCTCTGGAAAAAACGTAAAGGAGATAAGGATAAAGAAGCCCATAAAAAGTTTTGCTATGGATTAGGAGCAAAGCTAGACGTTTCTCCGAAAGTAGTTAGCTTCATCGTCAAAAACAATAAATGGGCAGATCAAAAGCCCGCAGAGCATGTAAAATCATTACCAACAGGCCTTCAAGAATACGATAAACCTTCTTTGAAGCCTGAAGCCTTAGTCAGAGGAAGAGAATTATACATATCTCCTAAAAACTGGCGCAGGCTCAACGAGCATTACACCAAAGGAAAAATAAAGAAAGCTATTGTTCGCGCTGTTAGAAAGCTAGATTTACCTGCACCTGTTCAACCTATAAGCCAAGAGCAAGCAGATGATAGCTTTCGAGCACTGAAAAAGTTGCGTTCTGACAGCATGATAAAACGTATGCCTACCTGCACACGGTGGGATTATAAATACGGTATTTCCGACGTTGTTATTGACGCACCTCGAACAGGAAACGAATGCTCAAACTTTTATCATCAGGAGTCACGTTGGTGGTGCGACTATCAGAGTATTCCGTCACCGATGAAAGTATGGAATTCTGATCTTCACATGTATTCCATGATGAATGCTTTATGGACGTTGAAGTTTAAGAAGATTACAGGACCAGAGCTTCGCACAGCTATAAGTGTCCGTAAATATGTGGCTAGTCAGTTTAAACCTTCTGCCGCCAAAGCGTTTTACGAGCTATTTGACTGCAAGCACGTTTACGATCCTTCCAGTGGCTGGGGAGACCGTCTAGCAGGCTTCATGGCAGCTAAATGCACCAAGTCCTATTGCTCTACGGATCCCAACAGCAGACTGTACGACGACTATGAATTGCAGAAAAATCGGTACGGTGGAAAGAAAGAAATAAACATGTACTGTCACGGTAGTGAAATCAAAGGTGGTGTTCGCAAGATGTACGGACACAGAGTTGATACTGTCTTTACTTCGCCTCCTTATTTCAATGCCGAACGCTACAGCGAAGACGAAGGCCAAAGCTTTAGGCAGTTTGATGAAATAAGTGCGTGGCGTGAAAATTTCCTGTTTCCTTCTTTGAAAAATGCGTGGAATGCTTTGACTTCAGAAGGTGAACGCGGTGGCATTCTAGCAATCAATATTTCGGACATATACAACTCTTCGGATAAAACTCGCGGTGAGATATGCGACCCTATGAACGATTACATATCTTCGCTGAAAGGTGCTCGATACATCGGTTGTATTGGTTTGCGTCTAGCTAAACGTCCTGAGAGCGGTGCACTTGAAGGTAAACAAGGTGCAAGTATCGAACCTATCTGGGTCTGGGCTAAAGGTGGCTCTTGGGAGCTAGACGATTATATAGATAACGGATTTAAGACTAAGAAAGTAAAAGGTCTTTGGGGATAATATGGCACATATCATTGAAGCAAACAGTATCGACAGTCTTTGGTATCGTACTATGAATACCTTACTGACTGAAGGCGATAAGATTAGCGGTATTCAAGAAATTCCTAATCTGATCTTGGTTCTTAAAAAGAATTTTCGATCCTCTGAGTTTTTCGATAAAGAGTTTCGTCGTATTTTTGGAGACGAACGAATAGACTTTGCATCTTCTGTAACGTTTGTTCCTCCGAAAGAAGGCATGGTAAGTCCTTCATACGAACAGAATGAGCCCAAAGCTAAGTGGACGAAAACTTACTGGGGTCGTATGATCAGTTTTGACGGAAGTGTTAATCAGATTGAGGAAGCAATCAAAAAGCTTTCTAAAGGTAAGAATACCAAGATGATTTCTATAGGTATTTATGCGCCTTCTTCCGATCATCGCAAAGTCATGGGTGGTGTGCCTTGTATGACTGCTATCGATATAAAGCCTAGAAATGGAAAGATTGATCTATCTGTTTTCATGAGGTCTATGCGATTCTCTAAGTCGGGTTATGGAGACGTTCATGCCTTGTGTGAACTAGGTAAATATATCTGTGAGCGCTCTAACATGGAAATGAACAGCCTCACCATGTTTGCGACCTCTGGACACACTTTTTACTCTGGTGAAGAGTTTACAAACTGTAAAGCTCTTATGGAATCAATGAAAGAACGCAAAGCAGAGAAGGTAAGAATATGAAGCTCAGCCTTAATAATCCAGTTGAAACCCATCGTATTGGCAAATACGAAGTCTTTGTCAAGCGTGATGATATGATGGGTGATAATAAAATTCTTCCACCTTGGGGAAAGATGGACGCCATTGATAGTATTCTTCAAAGAATGGATCTTAGCGTACCTCTTATACAACTGAATGTCTTTGGTTCTTGGAGTGGTTGGGCACTCGCACGTCTCGCTAAAAAGTATGATTGCGAAGTACATGTGGTTCATCCTAAGACGAAGAAAATCACTGACGACTATATAGGTGTGATGGAAGAAGCAGGTGCTATCATTCATCCTATTCGACATAATATGATGCGCGTTTTGTACGCTCAGACGAACAACAGGGCGAAAGAAGAAGGTATGAGAATGCTGCCGTATGCATTCAACACACCGAAATATCTAAACGCTATGGCAAGACGTTTACGCGCTACTTTAGAAGAGCTGGGTCCCATAGATAACTTGGTGGTAAGCTCTGGTAGTGGTGTGACTGTTACGGGACTGTCTAAACCTTTTCTTGATCTAAATCCTAAAGGTCAAGTCTACACTGTTTGCGTTTCGTCCGAAAATTCGATTCGTAAAACGTTTAACAGTCGTGAAGTCAGCACTGATCCTGTTCACATTATCAAGTCACCGTATGAGTTTGGTGATACGATGCCTAAAGTTGAAGTTCCTTTCTCTTGTAATCAGTTTTGGGATAAGAAAGCTTGGCATTGGTTGACGGAGAACAAGAGCATTCTTAAAGGTAAGCGTACACTGTTCTGGAATCTAGGTGGTGAGTATACATTTTTGTGAGGATTGAATAAATGGGCAAGCCGAAAGTTAAAGAATGTTTGATACGTAACCTGGAAAGATATGACGGACCTTTTGCTGTTCTTCTGTCGGGTGGTGCAGACAGTCACGCTAATCTTTTCGCATTACTTGAGATGGGCGCAGACGTACACGTATATAGCTGCACCTTAGAAGACAGGGAAAGCAGGGATTTTATTTGTGCTCGCAGGACTGCTGAAATCTTTGATCTACCTTTCACACCTGTTATTTTACCTACAGACCTCGACCAGCTCCTTGTAGATATTCGAGAGAACATGAGTCTTATCGGAACAAAAGGCAAGGTAGAGGTAGAAGCTTTATGGGCGTTTCGTAAAGCCGTTGATATTATAACAGAACCTAGTATCGTCAGCGGTCTGTCAGCAGGTATGTATTTTTGTTTGACCAAGAAAGGCAGCATACACTACGCACATACAGGAAGAATCGACGAATATCGTAGAGAGACATTTAAAAGAGCCTCTAATCCTAATAATCAAGGGGCCAAGATGAAACGATATTCGAAAAGCGTTGGAAAGAAGTGGATAAATCCTTGGATAACCCGAGGAATGCTAAAGACGTTCTTAGGAACTACATGGGAAGATGTAAATAAACCACGACAAAAAGAAGCGATCCGCGCAGACTTTGAAAAATACTTTGCAAAAACCAAAGTGTTTAATCAACGAGACATGCACAAAGGTGATAGCGGTATGTCTGAGCTATTCGCTAAATTGTTGGAAGACCCTAAGGTAAATGTTAGGAATCATAAATCTGTTGTTGGTATCTACAATATGATACGAGCAGAAGAGCTGGCCAGAGTAAATAAAGGCCCTGGCTTGTTCTAGTCGGAGAATGCAATGCTTACTTTCCAACATTTAGATAAACTCACCATAAACGAATTTTTTGAAAGCGACTTGTTTTTTGAGTTGCACTCTCTGTCTGGTATGAGCATATTTAGCGGTAGTACGGAAACAGTAAAAGAGAAATTGCTAGATTCTGTACACAACCAACAAGAAAAGGTTTCACACAACCTCGTATGTTCGAATGGAAAACCTGTTGGTTTCTTTTCTTTGAAGACGCACAGTACCTACTTTTACTACGACACCTTTACAGATACAGTAGAAGACTTAGGTAATGCGGTAGAGTTTTCTAGTTGGTTTGTTTCTAGTAGCTATAAAAATCTAGTTTCTCCTACCGCCGCTATAATGAGAAAAAGCTTAGAAATGGCAAGTGACATTGGACGCATTGCTGTGTTTGGTGTGCGAGCACAGTATTACGAAGACGGTACTCCAATGTTTCTTTCTGCGAATAGAGATTGTTGGAGTCACGAACCGCGACCAGACTACAATATATCTAATGGGCCTAAAAACTTGTCTGTGACGCATCCTTCTTTTCATCCTGATTCTTTTGGTATTTTAAAAGCTGCTCACCTGTTTGGCTTTAATATGTTTGGTTTAGATGCTTACGACGGGAGTCCTAAATATCGCAAGTTTCTTTCTTCAATGAAATCTGTTGAATGAGATTCTGCAATATCCACTATGTAATGGTTTGATGAGGATAAATAATGTCGATTACCGTAGAAAAAGACGATTATATAATCGTTCGTTACCGCAACAAGTCCGTTCTTTGTTTTGTGTTGAATGGAAAAAGCTGTAGAGGCGTTATAGAAAAAACGCTTCATACCGATGATCCTGAGAATATCACTTACGAAAGTGAAAACGTTCTCTGTAATCTGGGTCCCAACCCACAAAATGGCAAAATCTACGGCATTGATGTTACACCGTATCGAAGCACCATAGATACAAAGACGTTTGGCCCCATTCATCTATTCCGTGACGTTCCTAAAAAGGAGCTTAAAGCGCTTCGTTCTGCAATGAAGACGGTGCACAAGAAATTTGAGAAAGAGGCGAGCACTGCCTTTCTACCTTTGTATCAAATGCACATTCTACCGAAGAAGGGCAAGTATGCAGGGTCATATCTAGCCAAGTCTAAAGGCAGTGAAGTATGGGACCAGATTAAACTGCATCCCGACACATTCGTTGATCCTATCTATAACGAATACCTGATTGCCCACGAGTTTGCACACGGCCTCTGGTACCGCTGTGTGCCTATGGATATCCGAGCTAAGTGGATCAATCTATATCAAAAGCGTCGTAAGCTAAACTCTATTAATCAAAAGCATCTGGACGAGCTTTACCAAGAGCTTATGCGTTATGAAGGTGGTATTCGTGATTACATCAAAGAAGTAGCCGACGATGAAGAAAAACTGGTAATCAAGGAAGTGTTGAACTACTTCAAGCGTTACCAGAGTATGTCTTCAGATGATGTGGAGCTCTTGTTGTTACATGATAGTGGCAAGCTTGCTGATATGTGGCCGAGCCGTGCTCTACTATCAGAGACCAGTCCCGACATTTCCACCTATTCTATGGTCAAGGTAGAAGAATTTTTTGCAGAGGCTGTGGCTTATCATTTTACAGGAAGAACGTTACCTAAAGATGTTCAGAAAGGCATTTCTATCACCTTCAAAAAGTGCAAACAAGCTTAATTCTAGCAGGGAAGCTTTTTAGCTTCCCTTTTTTAGGTTCAAATAGTGTAAATATTACTCAATATAACGCTATACTTAAGGCAATACTCATGAACCTAACTAAAATCATGGAAAACAATTCAAGGCTGTTCTCTCACGTTATAATCCCTAGACGAAGCGCTCCTACAAAAATTCGTCCCATTTTACCTCTCAAGATTAAGTTTCTAACAAAACCTAATTCTAAGCAAATCCTTTATTCTGGTTTGTACTTTTGCATTCCAGATAATCTTCTGTTTTACGAAATGGACTTACTAGAAAAGGCAATTATAAGCAGGTTGCCTGACATTTCTCAACCTTTGAACATACCGTATAGTCTGGTTACGAAACTAGATCCGTCATTTTATGGATACATAAATGGATTTCACGTCGAAGACAATAAGGCTTATATAGAATCTGCGAATTGTCTTTTTGTTAATCCTGACTCACCTTTATTACCTACGTCGCTCGAAGACCCTGCTTATGGTGTACTGCTTCCCCTTTATGAGGCGTCTGCTTGCTTATCTTATCTGTTAGCTTCCATATCCCTATATAGAGCTGGTGACTTTGATACTCTACCTACGATGCTAGAGAAGACTTGGAGTAAAGTAGAAAAAGCTTCAGGTGTAAATATGACTAAAGCATCTTTCATCGACGGTATGTTTAGAATCGGTCCTGACTTATTTGGTAACTCTATAGAAGATGATTGTGTGGCTCCCGGACTTGCGCATCTTCTAGGTAGCTTTTTGTCTTTAGATACTGACGTGTCGAAACATTTGGAGTGGTAATCATGGCTAAGAAAGCAAAAGCAGCACCAATTGAGACAACTACTAGCGGTGCACTGGCTGTAAAATACAGACCTGCAAAACTGAAAGACTTGTCTGGTCAACCACATATCACTACTCAGCTAAAAGGCATGTTCAAGTCTCGAAAAGTACCTGGCGCTTTTTTGATTGAAGGTCAAACAGGCGGCGGTAAGACGACTCTAGCGCGTATCATTCATAGGTACTTGAACTGCGAGAAAGGTACGGCTTGCGGTAAATGTGAGTCATGCCGTATTGACCCTAAGAACCATCCTGATCTTGTTGCTATAAACGCAGGTACTGATGGTAAAGTAGACGACATTCGAAAGCTTGTCAAAGGTGCGCGTGTTGCTCCTTACCACAACAAACGTATTATCCTGATCGACGAGGCACATAAGCTAACAGGTGCTGCGGCAGAAGCTTTGCTGGTACCTTTGGAAGAACCAAGTCGTGATACCATCTGGATTTTGTGTACAACGAATCCTGAAAAGATGCTACCTACGATGATCAATCGTTGTGTGCATTTCACAATGAAGCCAGTCGAGCACCAAGATATCGTTAGTCGCCTTACTTTCATTGCAGAGAAAGAGAAAGTAGATTTAAGCGGGGAAGACGGTCAAGAAGCTTTGAGCCTGATCGCTGACTTTTCCAACGGCAGTATGCGTCATGCTGTAGCGCTTCTGGAGTCTGTGCTTTATGCTGTCGCTGGCGGTGCAGATATCAGTAACAAAGAGGTACTGTCGGCGTTTATTCAAAACTCCGAAGTTGATTTAGACAAGGCTGCCGTCAGTCTAGTCGCTGCACTAATGAATAATGATCTTAAAGGTGCTATTCGCTTTGTACGTAAAGCAGGTAACACACGCGGTCTTGTAAGCAAGTCACGTTGGTTAATTGACTACTGTATAGGCGCTAAGACTAAGACAGCCAAGTTCAAGCCGTACTCCGGTCGATTGTTTGAGAAGCTGGTCTCCGACAAAGGTATTGACGTTCGATTGGATGCTTTGCTGTTGCTTCAGATGACCATTGTCGATGCTGAAATGAAGATGAATAGCACGTCCATCGATGAATCCGTTATTCTCCAAACAGCTATCGCCAAATACGCCTTCGATAATGTTGAGGAAGAGGAAGAGTAATGATAGAAGTCGATTCCTTTATTCTCCGAAATATCGTCTACTTCAACGAAGCCAAAGTTCCTGTACGTAAGAATAATGGTTTCGTTATCATTTCTGGTCTAAACAAAGACAGTCGTATTGCAGAAGATCAAAACAACGGTGCAGGTAAGTCATTGCTTTGGTCGGCGTTTCCTAACGCATTGTACGCGGCTGCTCCTTCTAGCACAGCTAAGAACACAAAGAAGGACATGCTGGACAGTTCTAAGTCTGAGATTGAAATACGTTTTAAGAACAACAGGCAGCAGAAGGTAAAGGTAGTTCAAAAGCCTTCTAAGTGGCTAGTGTACGAAGAAGAACCTGATGGTTCCCTGAAAGATATCAAGTCACACCGCGTATCTAATCAGCAAGAAAAAATAGCAGAACACTTTCCTCTTTCACAGGACGAGTTCTATGCTTACACATACCTATCCAGTATTCAAGGCCAGCGCCTGCACTTTCAAGTAGAAAAGCCTGCTGAACGCCTTAAGTTTATCACTTCTATTTTTCAGTTAGATGCTTATGACAAGCTGAAGAAATATTTTACCAACATGCTTGGTAGAATCAAGGATGAACAGACTAGGTTCTCCGTTCTTGAGTCGAAGCTTTTAAACGCTAACGTCCAGCTTGAAAGAATCCAATGGACTGAAGAATCAGTAGAGAAAGCCAAGAGAGCCAAGGAAAGCTTTGCTGATCTAAAAGTGAGGCGTGATAGTATAGCAAGAAGCGTTTCTAAAGGTGAGACACGAGTAGGTCAAATAAAGTCTTTGGTTCGTCTGCTAGAAAAGAAAGAAGCGTTAGGTATTCCAGAAGATACCGATGTTGACGATATGAAAGCCAAGCTTTGTGTACGGATGAAAATCATTCGAGACTATGAAGCTTACCTCAAGGAGCTAAAATCGTACCAAAAGCGTGTGTCTAAAATCGAAGAGGCTTTGGAAGAACTCAACACCAAAGACTTGACCGATAAAAAGACGTTGAACAAAAAGCTTCCTAAGCTTCACAGTAAAGCAGAAGATTTGGTTGCTGATATTGAAAGGGCGCGGGAAAGCGAACGTAAAAGAAGCAGGCTTGCCGATAAAGTAAAAGAGTGCCGTAAAGAACTCAAAAGCTTAGGCTTCTCCTCTGCTGATGACGTTGATACAGATACCGATTTGGACGATGATATTTCTATCTGTCGTACCACACTCCAGTTAAAGAAGCTTTTAGACTCCAGCTCCGACTCTACTTGTCCTACCTGTATGCAGTCAGTAGACCTGAAGTCCATCAAGACCAGTGTTAAGAAAGCAGAAAAGCGTCTGAAGAAACTGGAGACATTGAACAAGGCACGGCGTGTTCTTACCGAGCTGCAAGACTTTGAAACAGAGCTAGAGTCTGTGGAGAAAGTTGATTCTGTCGATAGTCTAAAAGAAACATTGAATGATACCAAATCGAAAATTCAAGCTGCCGAGAAAGAACTCAAATTGCACGGTCGCTTGCAAGAATTAAAAGAACAGCTTGCGGAAGAGGAAGAACCTAAGGCACCTAAAAAGACGCCACCTAAAAACGCCTCCATAGATGACATAGATGAAAAGCTGGCGCTGTTGAATGAGTTTGCCAAGATCGACCATTCTATCGAAGTGTTGATCGACGGTAGTAGCTTTTTGCTAAAGGCTTCCAAGAGTCCTGAGAAAGCATTGTCTAAGACCAAGATACAGTTAGATGATCTTTCGGCACAACTGGCTAAGCTTGATGCCGCCTATAAGATGGTGTCTAAACTTGTTAGTGAGTACGACCTGCGTCTCGGCGAATACAGGGTTCTTTCAAAACAGAAGATTGAGCTGGAAGCCGAGTTAGAAGAGATTAAACCTATTCTTGAAAAGAGGGACCTGTACAAAGCACTAGAAAAAGCGTATAGCGCAAAAGGCTTGAAAGTATCTAAGGCTAATGAGATTGTACGTCTATTGGAAGCCAACCTGAATCGTTACTCTAATCTGATCTTTGCAGAACCATTTACGTTCAAAGTATACGCGACTGAGCAAGGTGTCTTTTGCGACGTAGACCGAAACTCTGGTAAAGATTCTGATGTGCGCCTGCTTTCCGGCTCCGAGTCTGATAGTTTCCGTCTGCTGTTTATGCTAAGTCTATTACTTATGGTTCCGTCAGATCGCCGTACAAACTTCGTGGTGTTAGATGAACCTGAGTCACACATGGATCCCAGAACGCGCAATCTGTTTGCAGAGCGTTACATTCCTTTTCTACGCGAAGTAGTTCCACACCTATTCTTGATTACTCCACAAGACCATCATATCTATAGTGACTTTGATCATTGGACTGTCGAGAAAGCTAACGGTGTTTCTACTCTCAAAATCAATTCACTGTAAGGGTACCACCATGTTCCGTCAGCGATTTTCTTGTCTGAATCTTCCTCAGCACCAGTTCAACGATACGTTTCGACTTTGGTTATCGGACTTGGATATCGCTAGACCCTTTTTGTTGGATGCTGATTGTGAAGAGTATTTTGTAATAGGTCAAAACGCTTTCAGCTTCATTGTACGTATGGAAGATCGAAGCTACCATTCTGTGCCTGCACAAGGATTAGATAATTATCTAGGCTTGCTAAACAATGTAAAAGTCTACGGTAACGCATTAAGCAAATCCGATAATAAAAAAGCTTTTGACCTACACGACAACGACATTGAATATAGGATAGAATACAAATGTTAGTTCTTGGTTCCGCTAACCACTCTCCCGATTTTATTTTGGTTTACCTGAAAAAGAAACTCAAAGCAGAAGAAAACAGAATAGCGCTGATAGCCTCCGAGACACGTATAGTAAACAAACGAAAGCCTTTCGACTTCTATATTTTTCTGAATCCTAAGGCGTTGCGTCGGAACCTGAAAATCGTGAATAAATTGGACAGTGTAGGTATTGTTTGCGGTCCACCTATTGAGCTAAACAACTTCGAAAATTTAATGCCTTTAGATCACGAAGAGTCTGACTCTCCACATCTGGAGGCTTTTTTGTTGGACACAATAGATAGAAACTCCTTTAAGCCGAAACAGTCACAACCTATTGTGTATCGTTCTATTGACTATGCTATGGTTGTGCAGGACAAAGTGGAGTCTTTTACAGGTATCCTCACGTCTTTTATGACGTTTGTTTATACGATGCCTAGCTCTTCGCACCAGAAACCCGTTAAAGAATTGGCGTGTAAATGGTTGGTCAGCGGAGCGTCTTTGGAGCAGCTAGAGAAAAAGCTCCAAGAGCTAACGAAAGACGTATACCTTACAGATAAGCAGAAGGCCCGATTCCTTTCGTTGTTGAGTTCTGAATCGGCATTGGCATACAAGGACGCCTTACAAGAAGCTAAACAATACTCCATAGACAGCATAGATTTCCGCAATATTGCAGACAAGCATTCCGTGTCAGCTTACGAAATGCGCTATATGCTGTCCGTTGTAAAAGCTCTGAAGTAGTGTAAATAGTTTCTACACAAGGAGATTAATAATGCCTAAAAATTGCTGTAACGAATCGCTTGCTCTTGTATCGGTATACGATGCTCCTGAATCGGGCTATGCGTATAATCTGTTTGTCTGCCAGTCTTGCGGCACCATAATCAAAGAAGATGTTTGGAGCAATTCAGGCACCTTGACAGTAAAGACAAACGGTGAGGTAGTACATGAGCGTTCTTGAGGGTATTGCAACTGCGGACTGGCATTTTGGTGGACTAGCTAAGCACTTTCCAGATCACGTTCAACGGACCATATACGAAATAGACAAGGTATATCGGTACGCTATAGAGAACGGTATTCAACACGTATTTATGCCGGGTGATGTTAGCGATACACCACACATGCCTTACGAAGTGTATATCGCGCTTGTCCTGTTCCTTAAGAAATACGACGGTCTGATTAATACCTATTACATTCCTGGCAATCACGATTTTTCAGACGTTAAGAAAACAAGCATGGACCTTCTTAACGTTCTTTACCAAAATCAGTTCTTCGAGACATTCCATCTACATCTACAGTACAAAGAAGATGAAATTGATGGGGTGCCTATTAATTTCCTTCCTTATCCTATGAAAGAAGCGCCTGCTTCTAATATTCCTCACCTAAATTTCTCTCACATAACATATAACGGCGCCATTGGTGATAACGGACGCAAGCTTAGGGTAAACGACGAGTTTATACAGAATCCCGGTGATTTTAATATAAGTGGGCATATTCACCAGTACCAGTATATGAAGTCTAAGCGAGCCGTTTATTGTGGTAATCCATTTCAGAAAAACTTTGGAGAGAAACTGCCAAAAGGCTCCATTCATTTCAAAGCTTCTGGTGGAAAAGAGAAGATTGGATTTAAGCACAAATTTGTAGACAACAAACCTGACTTCAAGCTTCTTAACATCAAGATAGAAAGCAGGGATGACTTTGCAAAACTATCTACATCCGATGCTTATCGCTACAAACTATGGATAGCTCCGGGTATCGAACTTCCCAAAGACTTGCGTGTTCGCTTCCCTAACATAACAGGTGGCATTTTCGATCTTGAGTCCAAGGTAAAAACAAAAGAGATTGAAGCCGCTAGAGATTTGGCTACGGGTTCTGTTTCGAACAGAGTAGACCTTACTTCTGGTCTTAAAACTTATATGAAGAAATCTGGCTTCAAAAAGAGAGAATACCAAGAAGCCAAGTCTATAGTCAAGCAAGCCGCCAACGAACTCGGTTTAGATTTAGGAGAATGAAATGCCAAAACGTCTTTATTATATCTGCGATCCTAATTTACCCGTAGCGACTCCTAAACGTATTCAGCTTTCGGGTCGTTGTCTTCATTTTTTCGATCTGAAGGACCTAACGTACATAGGACAATCTTATGGAGCTTTAGCTCTATCGCATAGAGGTATTTCTATCTGTGTAGGTCTTGAAATGGCTAAGAAACTTTCCAGCCGGAACAAAGATTACGTGTACGTGTTTGACACATTAAATATAGAAGTAAGCGATACTGAAGCCTTTTGTCGATCCATAATAGAAATGTTACGTGATAGAATGGAGGCGACTTGGTATCCGCCTGCAGGATTTGAAAGAGGAGTCTGATTTATATAAATGTAGGAGTTTCTTTGGTTTTGTAATTTATCTATGAAAAGTCGCTATATACTTTTCCTACTTTATCCGACAAATAGTAATTTGTTAATGTCACTGAAGCATAGAGTGACCCGGGCGCAAGCTCTATGTTTCAGAAGCATTGCTCATTGATAAGTTTCAAAAACTGGAGGCTCCAACATGGCCACTCGTAATAAAGTAAAAGATCCGCTTGACAAGAAAAAGCGGAAAAAGGTAGACAATAGTCCTGAAGCCAAAAAGCGTCGTAAAGACGCGAAAAAGGACTACAACAAAAACAAGAACAAGGCCAAGCAATCGCGTAAGAAAGCTGAAGCCAAAATGACGCCTAAGCAGGAACGTCTGAAGAAAGAACGTGGTTACGTCCTACGTCTTCGGAATAAAGGCGTCAGTGAAGCTGAAGTTAAGCGCAAGCTGAAAGATTACCGTGCCAAGCTGAAAGGCGAGCCTACTTCTGCGGCCAAACGCAAAGCAGCTACAAAAGCTCTACGTGAAAAATTCGGCGCAGCCCGTAAAAAGATCATTTCCGATCGTCGGGAAGCTCGCGGTATTTACAAGAAAGCTCGTGAAGCCAACAAGAAGTTGGAGTCACCGGCCAAGCGTAAAGCCGCTAACTTGAAAGCTAAAGGTAAGTTCCAGAAAAAGCTTGCTGCTCTGACTAAGCGCCGTACTAAGCTTATCGAGTCTCGCAAGAAAGCTTCTGAGAATATTAAGGCCAAGTATCCTCGTGCCCCTCGTGCAACGGGCGGTAAGAAGCCTACTCCTACGAAGCCGAAGCCGGGACGCAAGCCTGGCAGTCGCAAGCCTGCTGATAAACTTCCGCCGAAGAAAGATGGCCGTAAAAAGCCGAAAACCGGTGATAAGAAGCCAAAAGCTGGAGGCACAGGCAAGAAAGGCGGAGACCGTAAGCCAAAAGCTGGAGGCAAGAAGCCAACTTTGAAGACTGATGGACCGAAGCCCGGCGGCAAGAAGCCGAAAGCTGGAGGCACAGGCAAGAAAGGTGGAGATCGTAAGCCGAAAGCTGGCGCTAAAGTACCACGTCGCGCCAAGAAGTAAAACGCTATCAAGCTTAGTTAAGTACGGCTAATGCCGTGAAACGCGCAATAAGGCCGAGCCCTGTTGCGCGTTTTTTTTGTTTCCAAGGAATTTTTTATGAGCACACCACTAAAAATTGCAGACCAGAGTCAGAATATGGAAGACCTGCGCAATGCCCGTTCTTATAATGATATTGTGGTTGTTTTAACTCGCATAATGACAGCATCAAATTCTATTCGCTCTAAAGTATCCAAATATCTGCTAAAAGTTTCCAATACTGATCTTGATATTGATTCTGGTGAAATTCAATTTGATAGAGGTGATCTACGTAAGGTACATGCGGATCTAACTACACTCGAAGTGGCTGTTTATGAAGTGCGTTATGCCCGATCTATAGTCCACATTGTACCTTCCGACGAAAAGCTAAGTAAGCTGGAAACTTTATTCACTCGACTAGACAATCAGTTGGTTCGTTCGAAAAACACTTGCTTTAAATACTTGGACGAGGTAGGTAAACGTTTAGAGCCTGAAAAACTTCAAGATTTCTATACCTTTGTTACCAAGGTTCTGTCTCGCAGTCTTCCTCAAGTACGTATTTCTACGTTTTTGATTCCTACACCTGATGATAAGACTTCCATCGTTCGTTACATAGTTCTCAGAGGCTTGACCACAAAAGGCGGTTATACTGTCCCAGAGTTTCTGATAGCGCTTCATGCCCAAAACAATTTTGATGACTCTTATTCCTATCTCATTTCTTTTCCTGTTCGTCCGCTAGATACGGAGAACAAGGTATCGATAGCTTCGAAAGGTAAACTGGAAAGTCTGTTGAGAGATAAGATATCTAACCTATTTCAGGTGAAAAAAGTAAAGTCTATCTCCATTAAGACTCGCAGACCTATTGAATTGTTGTCCAGTGTACGTTCTGTGGAAGTTGACAGAGGGGAAGTAAGAGTGAACCTCGAATCAGGCTCAACAGGTTCTGACATAAACCAGATTCTAAGTCGTTGCCTGCCTTTACTTCATGCTGCCTTTGAGACAAAAGACCCTAGAATTGACATTCTACACAGGGTAGAGGCCAAGTCTGACGGTTCAAAACTGATCACATTTCTTGTGGCTAATCGTAATTTTCATGATAAGAAGGCTCTTGATGCGTTTCGAGACGTTTTGAATCTTGGAAACGAATCTTACACCAATCTACTCAATTCACTGGACGACTAATATGCTACCCAATTTCATGAAAAAATTGCGGTCTTTCCGCGATGTTTTGAACTTCATTCGCACGGCTCCTGCTGCTGCTATAATGCGTCTTTTTACTTCGCGTAAAAGCAAATATGATGAACTAATGCGCAAGGTAGATGGATTCGTTACTATCCTTGAGGCCAGCGACAACGTAACTACTCTCGATGTGTCTGGAGGACCTGTAAAGAAAGGCGGAAAGACTGTAAGCTTTAAAGACCGTGCTGCCGTACCTATCGACAACTTCAAGGTACCGAATCGGAGTAAGCTTGCCGAAGACGTTCAACTGTTTGAAGGATTGGAGCAGTCCCTCGAAGAGCTTGAAGCAATGATGCTTGGTATCAGAAACCGAAAAGATCCTGCATCCCGCAAGTTTATGAAAGAAATGAAAGAATATCACGTTAACATGACCAAACAACGGGATAAACTTCACGATGCTATGGATGACCTGTCCAATAAGCATCTTCCGCCTGAAATGAAAAAGCTGATTGCGGCACTGCTTCGACACGTCGATGCCACTATTCCTAAGGATTCTTACGAAGGCATGAGTCGTGACGTGTATGTTACCTCTCACAATTCTTTAGGTAACGACAAAGACAACGAGCCTATAGAGTTTACCTGTTATCTGTATATAGAAGGTCTGATGGAAGATGCTTTTAGAACAAAAGAGTTGATTTTGGTACTTACAGGTACTGTTCATGAAGACGTATCGAAAGCAGGTTCTTCCTTCTATCTGACATTCAACCTCACTGCTCTGACACGTTTTGCTAATCCAGGTGCTTTCAAAGAAGGCAAAGATTTAGCAGGTACCAATCTATCTAGTCTGATCAAGTCTATGGAGAAAGAAGCTACTCGCCTTATTTCTATGAACTCTATGATGCCGCATATTGGACGTAGAAAGCTGAAAGCAACACCTCAGCAGATTCAATACAGCGGCATTATGGACGTTGACGGTGTACTGGACGTTGGTGTTGAAGAGGACAATGTTGTTATCAAAGTCATCGATATGGACGACGATGTTATCAACGAAGATCTGTGGCCCGAAATCATCGTCTATCTGCGCAAGGTACTTCGTGCGCCTCGCAAGTCCTCTTTCGTATACACAATAGAGAAAGCAAAAGGCGTTAAGTATATTCGGGTATCCAGCGTAAACAACCCAGCGAGTGTTTAAGTCACCGCTCAGGAGGTGACATAATGTATATTCATCAAAGAGCTGGGTTCATCCATCAAAGAACTGGCTCAAACTTTCGAGTAACACCTTGGCCGACTTCTGGCGCAGGGCATTTTCGACTATTTAACAAACCTAAGCTAAGCACCGATCTATCTGTTATTGCGGAGTATATAGCGGAAGCCCTTTTCAATACTAACAGAGCGTTCGTTAGGCATTCCACTTTCACACTGGTCAATGTTGTGTCACCTATCGCTAATCTCAGCTATGGGTACAACAAAGAACCGTATGAATCCATACGTCGTTTTCATCCCCTGTCATTTACGTTCGCGTTTACTCGACGTGATACTTACAACGGTGTGTATCGCCCTCGTTTTATGCTGCGTCCGTATCCTCAAACTACATTCTGGGGATTCACGTTATTAGGAAATTCTGACTTTCTCACAGTCAATATTCCTAAGCGTGTTATGAGAGAAGCGGGACTACTCATTCCCAACATGCGTGAAATGGAATGGCTGTACATGGCGATAGGAGCTTTCTCTAAAGGCTTTGCACGACAGTTTGATTTCTATACGACGAAAGGAATGTTTCGACAGAAGCCTATTTCCGTAGAAGTAGCTAAAAGTAGATTCTATCACGCTCGCTTTCAAGCCATGTTAAAGCGGGTGCCTTATAACTACTGGGGCTACAACAGGGATATGTGGCAGCTTGCTCCCAACTTCATTAGTCCTCGTGCTGCAAACGAAGACTTTCTGGACTTCTACTGCCGCTATCTGTCGGAAGAGTTTTACGAACAGTACAAGACCAACAATGTTAAACGCATTGAACGTGCAGCCCGTGATTACCTGAAGCCAGGTGTACAGCAAGCGATTAATGCTGTTAACGCACAGTCGATTCCTGATAACCCTAGTAGAAATTTCTTGACCGTTCAACACATGCTAGACAACAATATCAGCAGTCTAGGCAGAAAAACTGGTGTGGATAACATCGTTCAAGATTTACTATCCAACAACTTTGGAGAAGATTCATGAGTAACGTTGTTTCCGTACTAGAAGGTGATACGTGTACGCTTGTTGAGCAGTTTGTGGATGACTTTGAGGATCCACTGTCGCTTGCCAACACTGAAGCGGGTCCAATGATTCGGGTGTACGATGATGATCATGACTTGATTGTAGAGCAGATTGCTGTACCAGATCATAAAGGTCAACCTGGTGATTGGTCTGTTGATATCACAATTCCTCAGATCGGTCTGACTGAAAAGAAACAGTTCACTGTCATTTGGACGTTCAAGACTTCAGACAATGAGGTGCACCGCTCCAAGCAAGCCATCTTTGTTGAACCCGATAGCGAAACCCGTGAGTCGGATATAATCGTTGTGGTAGGGCGTGATCGTATCATGCAGGTAGCACTGCCTGTAGACTTCACACCAACCGTAGTTGAGACACCTGGTGATCCTGCAACAAAGACTCCTGCTGTTCGAGGTGTAGAAGGTGACACTCTTCGATTCTCATTATTCCGCAACAATATTCCTTTGTTCGGCGAAGAGGGTCTTATTTATGGCGCCAAAGACTCGGGTATTAAGCTTACGCAGCATATAGGTAAGACCGTTGCTACGCTGCCTGCTTCAGTAGGAAAAGCTAAGCTTGAACCTCTGATTTTGATGGTAGACTATTCAAAGCCCGGCATGATCATACCCACTACGTTGACGTACAAGGTGTGGCCTATAACGCCTCAAGTTTTGATTGCTGCTTCTCAGATGGAAGACTTCATCAACAAGGCGCGTATTCAAAACGTCATTCCAGAGCTTGATTACACTCAGCCTGATTTGATTCAATACCTGTATCGAGGTCTAGCGTTACTTAATTCGTTTCCTCCTCACACAACGAATTTTACTGGTACCAACATGCAGGGTATTTTGTTGGATGCTTGGTTGCAGTGTAGTTCTTACTACGCATTAGCCTCACAGCTTCAGGCAGAAGGCGCAATGGCTTTTGACTTCTCAGGTCAAACCGTAAGCCTTAACATTGACCGTACTCCTGCTATCGAAAGTGCGTTAGGTCGGGTAGAGACCGCATTAGATCAAAACGTTAAACCACTTAAAAAGCTACTTGCTAAAGCAGGCGTTCTTGATGGTGACGGTTCAGCAGGCGGTCAAGCTATAAACGGTGCGCATCATCTGGGTACTTTGGGCGTTATGAATGCTCCTACTACACGTCTTCCACATGCTGGGCACAAAGGTTCCTGGTTCCGTCCATTCTATTAATAGGTATTTACTATGATTATTCATCACGATAACACTGTCCTCGCTGCTGCCAATAAGGATCCGCGCAATTATGGTTGGTACGAACTCACGGGCGCAAAAGCTACCTTCGAACATGCTCACAAGACACATGAGCTAATTCTATCTCGCGGTGAGAAATATGGCCTTAAGGAGTACCGAGGTAAAGTATTTCTAGTAGACGGCAGTGATTTGAGTATTCAATTCAGTCTTACACTGGATGAAGCTACTAAGCTTGTTAAGAAGTCTAAGCCTTGGTCAGGAAAGATCAGTCGCTACAAAGTAAATGCTGGCGCTCCTAAGCTGTCTGGACCTAAAGCTTCTGGACCTAAAACGATTGTTACAACGCCTAGTTCTGCTCCCAGCGATTCGCTAAAAGGCTTAGACATTCTAAAAGCATTAGGCAAAAGTAAACCAGAAAGTGACAAAGAAAACGGTATTTCGTTTAAGCGCGTTGTCGCTTCTGGTACTCCATCTACTGTAATGCGTAAGCTCACTAAGATGGGTTTGGCTAAAGCGCAAAAACATAATGAGGAGCCTTTTGTTGAGTGCGATGACGGTGTTCTGCTCGTCAAACGTCACGAGTTGAAAGAATCGCTTATCATGTTCTTCAAGCCTACGACATGGAAAAAGTATAAGAACCTAGAAGCACAGCCTGTTAAGACTCCGAAGACGCCTAAGACTCCTAAAGAGCCCGTGTCCGCTCGTCCTCCAAAGCCACCTAAGACTACAACTACTAATTCAGGTCAAAAGGTACAGCACACACCTCGTACGGAAGCTGTCAAACTGATGGATTCTGTTAACGGAGCACCTCTAAGTGCAACGTCTATGCCTGTAGAGCTAAAAGACCCTGAAGTTTATGCAGCGTCCTTGTACGGTCGTGAAGTTAGCACAGGGCGTCGAACATCTCCTAGATCCGTGACTACTGTAGGTTATGCTCACATCAAAGGCAAATTCTGTCTTGTCGGAGTCTCCACCAGTATGAAAGGTGTCAATATTGTAGGCTTTCCCCTCACTGATGTAGAGAAACATGCTACAAAACGACTTCAGGATCCTCAGCTTTCTTATAAAGATTTCTTGTATATGAGGAATTTAGCTTCAAATGAAATAAACAACATTCATGAGCGCAGAGCCAACACCAAAGAGGAATCCCACGAGAAGTTTGAACGTATGAATCCGCAACCGGGTATGCGAGCCACTATTAAGTTTTCCAACGGAACGCAGTCTACGACTATCGTAGATGTACGACGTTCTGACGCTACTATTGGAATTAAGGGAAGTGGCAAGAAGCTTCGTTGGATTCCAATGAGCATGGTAAAGTTTGTTGAATAACTCTGGGATTCCATTATGATAACGCAAATGTATAGAGAGGTTCTTTCTGCTTCTAATCGAGATCCTCTACAGTATGATTGGTACAAGGTAGTTTCTGACACAAAGACCAAGATTGATCTTGGCACTGTCGTCATGGAGCTATCTAAGGGTGAGAAGTTTGGCATCAAGAAGACACGCGGCTCATTCTTCATTATTGACGAAGACAACCTCGCTAAGCAGTATAAGGTAGAAGAACGTCACGTCAACCGTATTTTGAAACGTTCGAATTCTTTCCGAGGTAAAATCGACGGAATTAAGGTGGGCGGAGCTTCGAGTTCTGCTAAAGAGCCTCGTGCTCCGAAGCAACCCAAAGAGCCTGTAACACCTAAAGCACCTAGTGCCCCGAAGCGACCTAAAGAGTCTGCAACACCTAAAGCACCTAGAGAGACTTCAGGTATAATACGAAGAAGGCCCAAACAGCCTAAACAACCTGAATCTTCTGATGGACCTAAGGCACCTAAACAACCTAACGCACCGAAGCAGCCTCGTGCTCCTAAGCAGCCCAAAGAACCTAAGCAGCCCAAAGAACCTAAGTCGTCTACTATAACACGTAGAGCACCTAAAGAGCCTGTTATCGACGACGAGCTGGATACGGACATTGATGACGAGCTGGACGAAGACTGGGAAGAAGAAGACCTCGATCTTGAAGGGGATGAGGACTTAGAGGATGAGGACTTAGAGGATGAGGACTTAGAGGAAACTGTTAACGCAAAGCCTGATATCAACGACGATGACGACGCTTTGTTAGCAGCTTTTCCTAAAGCTAGAGGGCGTATAAGAAAGAAAACTCCTTATCAGAAAATGTTAGAAGAGGACGCAGCAGAAGAACAAGCGGCCCGTGAGGTTAGGAAAGAAGAAGTCAAGCCGTCTCCTGTATATGATGCTCCCGCACCTGTGAAGCGCGATATATCGAAGATTAAAGTTCCTTCTGTTTCCGAACTTCCACAACCTATTGACGATGCCGATTTTAAAAGGCTCGCAAAGGCCGCGCAAGCCCTTTCTATTGCATTGTCTCGTAAAGAAAATTCTTTGCCGAAAGAGTCTCAAGAAGTTTTAACTTGGCTCAACGCTTTGACTTCCAATATCTCTCCGCTTGAAGAGGAATTTGCAGTCAAATTCCCTAAGAGAAGCATGTGGCCTTCCATCGAAGAGTTTAGAAACTTCCTTAACGACTGTCTGCAAAACGCCTTAAATCGCACAGTGTCTTTGGCTGTGGGTAACATTGAAAACGAAGTTGACCTTCTTTTGGGCGAGTATGCTGAGCATAAATTCCAAGAAAGCGCTTGGCGAGCCAACATCACCAAGACAGAGTACCATATCGAAGATGTGCTAAGCAATCTAGGCTTTGAACAGAAAGACGACTCTGCCGTTCTAACTTTGGATTCGTCCTCTTTTATTCAAGCAGCGTATAACCCAGAAGGCAAAGGCATCAAATTAGAGGTTCAGAAACACAGCTTGCAGCAGGTAGAGACTCAACCCGATGATGAAGGTCTTGTTAAGAAAACCGAGAAGATTTTACCTGACGGTCCAGCTAAAAAGCTTCTAATTCCTTTCTCAAAAACTGCTAAAGCCAATATAGAGCGCCTAGTAAACGCTGTTCGGTAATCCTGCCCTATGTTGTGCTGTTGAAAACCTGTCCAATATCGTAATTTAACTTGCTATAGCAAGCATTTACCTTCCTATGTAGGAGAATCAAAAATGAGTAACCACTCACGTTCCGTTGTGAACACCATGGTATCCGAACTCAATCGCAGCAAGAAGCCGCGTATCAATATTGTTGATGTTCAGCGTACCGCAAACGAAGGCTACGCTCGAATCACCGCCTCCGTTACCCACACTACTGCCAGCCGAAACGACCACGATCTGGTCATGCAGGCTATCAGTGATGTTGCTGGCGCTAAAGTTCGTCCAGTCGAAGGGTCTTTTCACGCACTGGCCTCCAGCGATGTTGGTGACACCATTACAGGTATCGTTACGTCAAATCCTGAGACTGTTGCATACGATGAAGCCGACTCGCAATTCAAGGCTGTATCAAGCAACATGTTTATGGATGAAGAAGAACAGCTTTGGGCACTTCGTACTACCGAAGCTGGTGATCTGCTGGTCAAGAGTCGCGGCAAAGAAGACGCTGATATCATTGCAGACCTAATGACCAGCCTTTCAAGCTCCGATGTTGGCACTCTGGCGTTCGAAGCAACCGCTTCTGCTAACCGTGACAAGGGTGTACGTAACAGTGTAGAAGGCGGTGACTTTCTTTCATTCGTTAATCCGCAGACTGAGCAAGTTGAGTTCGGTGCTGTTGTTGCATCCGTGTTAGATTATAACGGCTCTGAAATGAATCAACTGGTTGTCCAATCTTCGAACGGATCCTCTCCTGTTCAGATTGACCGTGCTTTGGCTCTTGGTGTGTTCGACGACGTAGACTACGATGATTCTGGTCTGATCGACGAAAATAGTGTCGAGGCTTCTGCTCACACGTTGGACTTCATTGCGTCTTACTACCAGAAAGTCTTTCAGCGCGATCCTTCGTACTTCGATAAGTTCATGGAACGTTGGATGAACCACAAGTTCTGCTAAGTCTACTGGGGGAACTTTTCGTTCCCCCTCTTTTGGAGGTTAGTCGCCTATGGCTCGCAAAAAAGGAGCAACTGAGATAGATGTATCAGGCAGTGGGTTTATTGATGATCGAGGTCGTCATGTTAACACTGATATACCTGAAGACGCGCGCCGTTCTAGCTCTGGTAAATCCAACTCGAAGCAACGCTTAAAGGATAAGCAAAGCAAGGCGGCTAAACGCAAAAAGGAGATTGAAGAGGAGAACGAGCAAGCTAAAGCACCTTCACAGCGTAAGAAGAAAAAGAAGAAAGAAGACACGTATTCCTTAGATCCAGAGAAAGAAAAAGCACGAAAGCGCAAGAAGAAAGACTCAGATACTAAGAAGAAAGAAAAAGAGGCTGAAAAAGCCGACGGGAAGAAAAAGAAGAGAAAGAAGAAAACAGTAGGCCAACTGTTGAAAGAAGGTAAAACCGAGCAGGCTAGAAAGAAAGCCAGCAAGCTATCTTCAAAAGCTTTGACCGTTGCAAATGAAAGTGAAAGCGGTGAGTTAATTCAAGCGGAATCTGCGGGAGATTTAATGCCTTCTGCTTTAAACTCCGAAGCTGAATTTCTCCAAGAATACTATCACATATATGGTACACTAGGTTCCATTATTCGTAACCTAGAAAAGCGCATGACTGAACCTAACAGTCAGGTTAACAGTAAAGACGTTTATGCGCTAATGACCATGTATAGCCAGATGCGTGAAACAATCGCGGATCTACGTTCTATTAAGGATATGAATGAACAAGCGGAAGAGCTTGCGAAGCATGTTTTTGATCCTGCTGCTAAAAGCGCGGGTGAGTCACTTGTAGGGCTTTACTTTAAAGTGTCCTCCTCTATACGTCAAAGTGTTAACGATCCTGCCGTTGTCGAAGCCTTGATTGAGTCGTTAAAAGGTGATGTAGGAGAGCAAGCCTCTAACTTACAGGATCAGTTCGACGTTGCTCGAAGCCGCATTGTTGACATTCTAAACGGCGGTGCCTAGGAGTCAACATGGGAAAGAAAGTCAGAGTAGGACCACCTAGAGTGGGACCTAAGATTGTATCTAAGATAAGACGCACTCAAAAGCAGGCTTATGGTACGTTAAAAGAATGGTCTGTTATCACAGCGGCAGTTAAGCGCAGAGACAACCACAGATGCAGGAAGTGCAATTCTACGTCCTATCTCCAGGTCGACCACATAGTACCAGTGTCTCGCGGTGGACGGTCTGTAATGTCTAATCTTTGGACGCTTTGCGATTACTGCCACTCAAAAAGACCAGGACACAAAAACGCAAAGTCACTAATAATGCACCGGAGAAGAAAGGAGACTAAAAAATGATGCTTTCTATTTCCGGTAAAATGAGGACACTTCTAAAGAAACTGAAGTCCAAACCCTCTTTACGTATCGAAGACTGCTTTCCACATTGTCTGTCTGATCAATTTCGAGAAGTGTGGAATGAGTTTCTATCTTCGTTAATGGTCAAGAATATTCTATCGAGGCATGGTACCAATATAATAGGTCAGTATTATGTTGTCGCCTTGTTTCTATCGTACATGTCACGATTTACTAAGGTACCCAGTAATCTAGGTGCTTTTGATCTGTATGAGCCGTCTCCTATTTATAAGAGAATGACAACAGAAATAAATCACTTAAAGCTTTTAAGCAAGCTGAACCTGACATTCCATTCGCATTCGTTCAAACTTCAAGCGGAAGATGTAGCATGGGCAAGATGCTTGATTGACGTGCGGTGCACAGGTATTCTTACGTACAAACTAAATGGCAGAACGCCTTTAGAAGCCTACCTGTCTTCCCTCAGCCCTTCTGTCTTCAAGACTTTGCCTAAAGAGCTTTATTCGGACAAATCTAAAGACAAGAAAAAGCGAAGAGACCAAAAGCTTGTGACGCCAGAACAGCAAATAAACTCTTCCTATGGTTGGGTGCCGTTATTTTCGAATAACGAAGTCCGCGTTGAAGTGGCTCGTGCTCGATACAGTACCATAATTTTAAGGTACTTTTTCACAATTCCCGGATTCTTTTGTTACGGCAGTGGTGACCCAGCACGGTTTTCAAGGCAATTACGTACAAAGCACGAGGCCAGTGCTTTTATTCCCAAATAATGTAAATAGTGTTATATGAATAGAGAGGTATGATATGGATCTTATTGATGCGTTACACAGCGTATCGGGCAAATCGTCTTTGGCCGACTACATAATCAAAAATAGGTTCGGAGATATGGTGTCCGAGTCTTCTTCTTCTGACATTGCGCTAATTTTGGATGAAGACGAAAGGCAAGATATCATCGAAGCTGTAACCCGAGCAACCTACAATAAAACTGGTGATAAAGCAGTTCAGGAGCTTTCTGCTGTTATTCTGGCGTTGTTGGACCAATTGGCAATGTCTTACGATGCAAACTCCTCTAAAGAAGAGGATAACGAAGACGACGCAGAAGCAACTAACACTCAGATGGAGCTTTTTCGAGCATCCTTGGTAGGTGCCAGAGTGTGGGACTTGAAGCATTACTATACACCTGAGCGTCTGAAGTCGATGAAACAAGAAACTCGTGCTTTGGTAGCCATAGAGCTTGTTAATTATTCTATAGAGAACAGCAAGGAGCCCGCGTATATTTGGGCGCTTCTGGCTCAAAACAACGGTCAAATGTAGGAGACCCAAATGACACTTTCTTTTGAAGACGGACTCAAGCAACTGCATAAAATCTTGCAGGAAAGCAATAGTAGTTCCGAAGATCAAGATGATCAAAACCCCGATACTTTGCCTGTGAATTATGGACTGGCGTACCCTTTTTCTTCTTTGTCTGCCAGTAAAGATGATTCCGATTCTATTATCTCGCAACAGCTAACCTCTGTTCGCCTCGATAAGGATCGAGCCGCAGAGTACAATAAAACCTTTTATCCTAAAGGCTCTGAAGCTTTTCAACCTATTATCGAAGAGCTTGTTAAGGTTTCTGCTCAAGTTAACGGCATGTTTTCGCTGTTGCGCTATTGCCTTGCGTCCTCTCGTCGGCTGTCTTTGATGGGCCCTATGGAACGCGCTGATGCAATCAACCGCGAAGCCGAACGTATTTTACGCAATGTTTCTGGAGGCGACCGCTCTGAAATCATTGACAACTTCCTTAGCTCAACCAACTCCGGTAAGAATCACGTAATCAAACCCTCTACTCGCTATGAAGGTGGTTACGATATTCGATTTATTGGTTCTCCTGCTTCTCCAAGTTCTTCTGTAGAAGCTAGTCTTCCTTCTATCCATGTTCCTTACGGCGAAAACTCCGTAATTGATATTGCACCAGGCGGAAAAAGCAATAGCCCTCATTATCAGCGTGAATATTTAGAAGCCTATGCTACCGAGTTTGCTCAGAATGCTGTGGCAGCGGGTGAAGAAATTCTGCAAATGTTGGTAGGCGAGAAAGCGTCTGATTACGGAAGTGCGGCTCAACGACTGGTTCGCACAGTACCTTTTGACTTTGATTTTCGTTCCGCTAACGAGATTTTCTTCAAGCATACTGGTATTGTTCTTACCGTAGATATGATGGAAGATATTGATAAGAGTATCGTTCAGAAATACGGAGAGTTCTTTAGCGCTTGTGTTATTCGGACACCAAAAAGCTCCTTGATCAATCTTGTTTACCGTAAGATGGAAAAAGACCGGGCTGAAGCTCAAGAGGGTGCTGAAGCTCCGCCTGTATCTGCTTCATATATTGAAGACTATGTTACAAAAGAAGGCATGGCGCTTTCTCAAGTAGTTTCTCTGTCTTTTGCTATTACGCTTCCAGCCGACATTACTCGGTACATCACTCAAACAGAAACCAGTGAGCGTGTACCTATCGCATCGCTGCATAACTGGGCATCTATCTGGACTCGCGTCTTCATTCGTAAGAAAGGCGCGAAAATGTCTGGTGGACGTATTCGTAACCGCGAAATTCCTCGTTTCGTTCCGCCTCTGTCGAAGACTCAGAATATTACGAATCTACGTGCTCAAAATGGTTTTCACGTAGAGCCTGGTAAGGGCGATGACAACGGAATTTTTATTGCACCTGACGGTACGTTGCAGTACGGTCTTCCTACAGAAGCAAAAGCGGACATTAACGAAAACCTAATCAATTACGAGCGTGACCTAGATACATATCTCGCTTTTTGTTTTGATCATGATATTCCGCCTCAGAGCACTATGGCTTTGCCTAATGAGGTTCAAGTAGGCTCTGCTGATCCAAACGTTAATGAACAATACAAGAAGCTCTTTAATAATGTCCGTAAGTATAGTGGTAAGCTGTTGTCCTATGATTGGGACTACAACAATATCATCACAGCACATGTTACGGACCCTACGAGCATTGTACCTCGCGATCTGGTAGGTGCAGCTAAAGTCGATAGTTTGGCTATTGCGGATTACTTGGGTTACAACTTCGCAGACGAAGGCGAAAGTCCGATTCGTAAAGGCTTTGCAGACGCAATGGTCTTGATGACACAGCCAAACTCGGAAGATTCCGACATTGCTCTTTCTCGTGTGTCATCCAGTTCGAATCCTGCTGCCTTCATGGAGCCTGGAGGTGTATCGCCTTCTCTGTTGGAGTTCTATGCCTTTCAAATGATGAAAGAGCGTGTACCTGACGGTGAAAAGCTGTTTGAAATGGCGAAAAGCGAGCTTGGTATCACCGAGCTATCCGAATATGACCAGTATATCTATCCCAATCTGTTTCTTAACGGATATCCCGATCCTGACGGCTCAATTAGAAGTTCGCGCGGGACTGTAAACTTTCTGCTGTCGTGCGTAAGCCACACGATGCGCCATTGTAATCGTGGTCCTATTTTACGTCAGATGGTCGCTAATGAGAACCCTGGTATCTCCCCAGGTGACTTGGCTGAAGAGGTAGAGAATCATCCTCACTTCTTCAATCCGTCTTCTTCTCCCGCTGCTGACTTTGGGCGTCTGTACAACTACATCGGTGGTATGATTTTCCGTATCGCTATGGAAAGTCTGACCAAAGTTGCACGAAAAGACCTATTCAGCGTAGAAGAGCCGATTCCTGTAGGCGGGTACGGCAATGCGCTGTTGCACAAGTCCAACCATAGCCAGGTATCTCGTACTATATTGCCTCTTGCTATCATGTTTTCGAAGTATATTCCGAATAAAGATTTATACTTCCGTGAGGCCGAAGAGCTGGTTGAGTCGAACAAAGGTGATCCTTCTGTTGACGAATCGGATATTCAAATAGCAGGTTCTGTAGACGGTGCGCAGATGTTCCCGCACCAGGTACGTGCTCACGGTAGCCTACGTAAGCGTCCTGCTTTCTCAATTCTTGACATTGCTCCAGGTGGCGGTAAGACTACTCTAGGTGTTACTGACATTGCATCTATGGTCACGGAGTTAAATGAACTCGGTCAAGACAAAATCAAGCCCATCATCTTATGCCCAGACGGTCTCATTAAGAACTGGGTAGACGATATGAAGATTTTCACAGGCAACAACTGGAACATGCTTCCTGTGAACAGTACGATTTTGTCACGTTGGGGATACGAAAAGCTTGAAGAGACTATTCGAAATGCTCCGCCTAATACCATAGTAGTTTGTGGCTTCCAGTTCCTTAACAACAAGAAAGAAACTATTGTTGTGGGAACACACTCAGTTAATATCTCCAATAACCTGGAGTTTATGAAACGTTTCGGCTTCGATTATATCTGTATTGATGAATCGCACAAGCTGAAAAAGAAAAGCTCGCAGCGCCACAAAAACATTAAGCAGTTTACCACAGGTTCACACGTTCGCTTCTTGCGTCTGGCCACAGGTACTTTGATTAGTGACCGTGTCAGCGATATTGTAGGGCAAGCAAGTCTCTATAATGGACACATTTTCCGTGACGGTGAAGTATCAAGAACAGCCGTCTCTGATGTGTCTCCCAGCGTGAGTGTTAACGGCGATGAAGTCCCGTTGTGGCAAGTAGATAGCCCTCAACGTGCTCGCCAGAAGCTTGGTCGTTATGCGTCTGTTATCACAATGAAGAAAAAGGAATGGGCATTCATGCTGCCCAGTCCTATTGAAACCTTCATTGCAGTACCTATGGTACCGGATAACGAAGGTGCTACCGCCGCTGAGCGTGAAGCCGTTGAGCTGGGTGAAATGCACAAGCAGCTTTATGATGCTGTACTTCAGGAGTCTGTCGAAGAGCTGGAAGAGCTTTTAAAGAAAGCCAAAGGTCGAGGTGCAGGCGAAGGTGATGACGACGAGGAAGAAGAAGCAGATAGCGATGGTTCGCCTGAAGGTGCTGATGTTGATCTGGACGATGCGGATGATTTAGCGGCACTAGGCGCTACCGCCCTTCATCCTTATCTGGCACGTATCGAGCGTTTGGTCACTAACCCTATGGCAGACCCGCTTGCTCCTCAAATCTTCGGTGCTGCGGGTGTTGAACACTACCATAGTACCAAAGCGCTTTACGTTGCTAAGCGAATCGACGACCACTTCAATCCTACGAAGTGGGAGAAAGACAAAATCTACAAGGAATACACACTTGTAGATTTTGAAGGTCGTTTATTCTTGAGTCGCAAGAAAGACAAGGGTTCTCCTACTCCAACAGTTCTTCCAGAGACTACTCGCGGTGTTACGCCTCTGGACGATACAGATACTTGGAAAGAAGAGCCGGAAGGTAAGATCGTTATTTTCTGTCGCTATACTAACAGCGTAAACGGTATTTATAACGCTTTGCCTTCTGAGTACAAGAAAATCGCTGTTAAGTTTACTGGTCAAGAACAAGACAAGTGGGCAAATCTTGATGGTTTCATGAACGATCCTAAAATCAAGATTCTGGTCGCTAACGAAATGGGTATTGCGGAAGGCCATAACATGCAGTTGGCTTCTCGTATTATTCGTATCGAGAGTCCTTGGGCGCCGGGTGATCTTGACCAAGCATCTTCACGTATCTTCCGTCCTGATCCGAAAGCTCAGAAAGACATGGTTAAATCAGGTAAGCCTGGCGAGCTTGCGCGTGAAGCTATCTTCCTTGACTGGATTCTTTGCGATAACACAATGGAGGTTGCTAAGCAGGCACGTTTGATTTCCAAGATTTTCAACAAGGCACGTTTTGACGAAGCCGAAAACGCGACCTACGATGACGTGTTGAATGAGTACGACCTTGATGAAATTCGAATGAGTCTGGACACGCTTCGGTCTCGTGCGTCTCTGAGTGAATATACCGATTACGTTGAAGCTTATGCTGCGCTTAACGGTATTCAGCGTGAAGAGTTCCACGAAATGCGGGCTACCATGGATCACACCATGAAGAGCCTTGAAGTTACTCCGCCTACTCCTGGTTTTGCCAAGATTCAAACTCCTTTTGTTGCGAATCAAAAGCCCGACGATAGCGAGGGTCTAAATCTTGTTACGCTTCGGAACATGTTGCGCAGCGACGAGTACAGGAAGTTTAAAGATGATCCTTCTTTATTGAAAGGCATGCCCATTGTAACAGATATGGGTAAAGGACGCATCGCTTCTGTTCGAGTTCGCTACTTAAATCAAACAGTGTTGGATGAAGAAGGTAATCCTGTTCGTAACAAGCCTACTAGGGCTAATCCTTTAGGTACAATCAAGAAAGAACCTGTTCTTGACTCTCAAGGCCGCAAAGTTATCGACCCTGACAAGCCTATTAGTAGTATGAAAGTGAAGCTTTCTGGCTCGAATGATGTTATTGATATTAAGGGAACTGGCGATGTGTTTATGCCTACCACTCTTGATTCGAAAACAGCTAAGAAAGACTTCAAGGTTAACAATCTGAATACTACAGCGACACAGGAGCGTAAAACAGCCCGAGAAGAGGAGCGCATTCGCCAAGAGGAAGAGGAAGAGCGTAAGCAGAAGGAGAAAGAGGAAGAGAAAGCATTGCTCAGAGAAGAGCGACGTCGGAAGAGGGAAGCACAGCAAGCCAAAGAACGTGCTGCCGCTGCTGAAGACGGTAAGAAGCGTGAAGAAAACATCAAAGACGGCAAGCCAATCAACACAGGTATTCGCCCGAAGGACAATGTTCCTCCGATTAAGCGTGGTCGCATTCAAGACGAAGATGGTGACAAGGTAGTTACCGTATCTCCTGCTTACTTCCACGGCTATCTAACGCTCGAAATGGACAGCGACGATACTGATCCTAAACTAGCCAAGAAGCTTGGGTTCAAGACTTCAGGACCCTATGCTTACGTTACTGCGGATCGTTACAATCGTTTCGATAAGGTTCTGGATTACCTCGAAAGTAACTTCTATCTATCGGATGCAAGTGCTCGCCGCTTGGAAGAAGTTCAAGATGCTTTCGATACAGGTCCGAAAGAAATCTATCGTATGGAGCTGCTGCCAAACACTTCTCTTCCGATGTTCTTCGCTGTTAGCAAGCGCAAGGTCACCAAGCGTAATGAGATTCGTCCATACCCAATCATTATGCCGGATGCTTTGCATATTGCTGTTGATAAGCTGACAAGTCCTGCCATTGTTAAGCACATCAATAAAGCGATTCCGGGTGCCGTGACCAAATGGAAAGAGCATCCTGGACACTACCTGTTCTTTGCAACAACGAAAGCAGAACTTCGCAACAAAATTCGTGAACTGAAAAAGGCAGGACTCACTATAGCAAATGAGGCCGAAGCTAAAGCGGAAATCACCAACATCAAATTCCGTGCTGCTAAAGGCAAGAAGTAAGTAATCTATCGGACAGGGACGTCCTTTTAGGAGTTAAGCTCATGATTATAGTAGTGACAGGACCAGCATTTAGCGGTCGCATGGAGATGGCTGAAAAGCTTCTATTGCATTTACCGGAAGCTGAACCATTTCCCTTAATAACACACTCTAAAAAGCTTTTTGCTTGGGACAAAGAATCAATGTTGTCCTACTCTACAAAAGCCGATTTTGAAGCTATGTCCGAAAACTCGGAATTCCTTTATGAGTTTGAAAGTGGTGGTACATCGTTTGGTATTTCCAGAGACTTAGTTAGTGATCCGAAGAAAATCTACATAGTTACTTGCGATCCAGATGTGGCTCTGATGGTTTCTAAGCTATTTCAAGAACTGGATGTGGTTTCCCTGTGTGTATACATGCATTGCTCTCTAAGAACCCTGATGTTTCGACGTTCCGGTGAAGTAAGAGCTTCCGCCTCCAGCGATCTTCACTTTATTCAGGACATATATGGAGATCATTCCTTGAAGTTTGGTCAGCTTTTAGCAGACACCGAGAAAGGTCGTGGATTCAATAAGATCATTCCTGTTAACTCTGATCGCCTAGCTTCAAGCTCATATTGGAACGAAGTAGTTAAACCACTTACATCCCGATTAATTTCAGAAGCCGTTTAAGGAATCAGTATGCAAATCAAAAAGACCCAACTTCAACGACAGCAAGTTATTATGTCGAAGCTCGGTTTCTATAAGAGTGCCTGTGAAGGTATCTGGGGACCCGAAGCCATCGCAGCTAAGAGCGCATGGGAGCGTGATCCGTCTTTCATTCCAGGACTGCCTACTAACGGTCTCCCTCTAGGTGATCGAGATCCGCTTCCTCAAGGTGTTTCGTTTGATAAAGCCACACGCTTGTTTCGTCTCGAAGGTATGACAGACGAGGAGATGGATAAGTACGTAGAAAAAGCTTCTCCTAAGCCTGAGAAAGAGAATCCACCTCAAGAGACGGTAGATTCTGAAACAGTTACAGAAGCCGAAAATGAACCTACTGTATATTCACCAGAGCAAAAGAACGAGCACACCAACTCCAATCAGAGTTTTGGTAAACACAATAAAAAGAAACGATAGGAGGTTGTATGCTTGATTTAAAGCTATCTACCTTATATCTAAAATCTTCTCGATTCCAAGACTCCTTTTTGATTGCACATCTGGAGAAGCCCGAAGAATTTGTACCAGGTTCTTATATGTCCGATCTACTTGGCTACTTTGGAATCGGTGCTGGAATCTATCGACGCGATATAAAGAGTCCTCCAGATTGGGCATATCGTTATCGATTCTCTCAATTTCCCGACGTGCTTAAAAGGCTAAACGAGCTAGAAAGCAGAATAGGAGTGGAAAAGGCGAAGATTATTGTCTTTTCAGATATTGTTAAATGGTTTCAAGGCCTTCTAGGTTTCTACGCATATCACGGTATTCATTTTGCTATTCCTGATCTGCGCATGTTCATAGATATGACCGCTTCCTACTTAAACATACCTGTTTCTCCTGATCTACGACTACAGCTTATAGGACCTGACGCTCCTCCAGATAAACCTGTAGTAGAAAGCGTTATTCTTTTTGAAGTTACGGAAGACAAGGATGTGCTGTTAGGTTTTGGAGCGCCAGCTTTTGAACCGAAGCTTGATTCTACTTATGAGTTCTTTGACCTGAGCATAGATAACCATCGGTTTGATTGGGAGCATAGCTCGCAGCTTGGAACACCTTCGAATCTTGTGGGAACTCTGCTGAGTCTAAAGCACTACAATTTTTCAGCTTCGCCCAAGGAAGAGCAAGAAGAAGAGCTGGATTTCCACATAGAGCATTTAAATAAGATTAGGAGAGCAGTATGACACCTATTGTTCATGGTGCGATGGAATTACCGCAAGGCGTAGGTACAAAAGCAAAGCTTCAGGATTTAAAGGGTCCTATACGTGCTGTTATTCATCCTGAAGATGATTCGTATCACGTATTTGCCTTGCCTTGGACATTCGCTTGGAATACAATCAGTATTGCACCGGAAGGTACAGCTACTATCTACTTCACCATCAGTTCACCCGAGTCTATTCGAAGCGATACTGCTATCTGGCATGAATGGGGTCAAGGCACTATTTCTGAACCTTCTTGGCACGAGTGGGAAAATCCTTGGTTAGCCATGCGTGTTGACTGCGACGCTACCACAATCGTTGAAATTGCAGGCAAATACGGATAATTTATGTCAAACATCATCGAAGTAACAGACGACACTTTTTCAGGTGCTCTAATGTCTAACGCTAAAGCTGCTGTACTGTTCCATGCACCTTGGAGTGGACACTCTCAGCTAATGCATCCTATCATGGAGAGCGTGGCAGAAGACTCCACTGTTACCGTTTGTTTTGCTCAAGCAGAATTGAACACGTCGTTCATAGCTAAATTTGGTATTCGCACAGTTCCAACCTTAGCGCTGTTTGAAAACGGAAAACTGCAAGGCGTTCGTATCGGGCGACAAACCCGAGAAGACGTTTTATCCTTTTTAGAAAGCTCTTCCCAGGAATAAATCATGACTATAAAATTTTCTCCGCAAACGTCTTTGTCAGCAGGACGCAAAAGCGATCCCACCAAATTCAAATGGTTCGAGGTCTCTAAAGGTAAAATTCTTTTAGATAATCACCATAAAGAGTTCGAAGTCGAGCTTAAAAAAGGTGAGAAATTCGGTATCAAAAAAGGTCGGGGAAAATTCATTCTTGTCGATGAAGACGACCTTTCTCTGACCTTCTCTCTGACTTTGGATGACGTTTCTGCTATTCTGTCGAAGGCTAAAAGCTTTTCTGGTATGATAGATGGTAAGAAAGTGATGCCTGGTAGTCCTAAAGACTTTGCAGGCGCGAAGTCTGCACCGTCTGCTTCAAGACGTGTGCCTCCGGAAATGTCCCTGACATACTACAGAGCCTTAGAAAATGTTTTTGGGGTTCTATGGCGACCTTTTGCAGGCTACATAAATAAAGGTGAAGGTAAGGGTAAGCCTGCAAAAGGAATGCTTAACAGAATGCTTAAAAGCGCCTACAAGAGTGCTCAGGAGATTAAGTCTTACGGAGGCAAACTTCCTAAATACCAACATTCTTACCTGGAAAAGTATTACGACTTCTACAATAACACGTTAGCAGAAGTTCTCAAAAAGCCTGTTCCCGACATTTTGGAGATTAGCGCGCCAGCACGAAGTACCTATAAATTCACTGTTAAAGAATACCGTGAAGATATCAAGTATTTCGCAGACATTTTTCTGCTGGATGAAGAGAAATCAACAAAACAAACCCAGAAAATTTTAGCGCAGAAAAAGAACGATGCCGCTCATGGTGTAAAAATGCTTAAATTCCTGGGAGAGAAACTGCCTTCCACTAAAAAGCATCAGCGTGTTATCGAGGAAGTCCTTGAACCTGCTACGAAAAGTCGTGCTTCGAAAACGCCATCTAATACAACTAAGCCACATCCCGGTTTAGAAGTAAAGCAAGGTGCTACACCCAAGCAAGATCGTTCAGGTGAAGCAGCCAAGCGCATCACAGATAAGAACGTCGTTACTGCTTTGAAGCGTATGGGTGTAGAGCTTGAGAAGGATCCTTCCGATAAGGCATATCGCGGTGAGGTGACTCCGAAGCTTACTCGTGAGATTAAAAGCGCTTTTGAAAATGCAGGTTGGGATACCAGCTATCGTAAAGGCGGTTCTAACACTAGAAAGCGAGGGTCGTTTACCGTTCTTTATATGGAGCTGCCTGGCGGAAAGCGTCATGTTACCATAGCGACTACAGGACGTTCTAAAGGTCGCGTAACAGTAATGCCTCCTACTACCAAAGCTGCGCCTAAAGCTGCTGCGCCTAAAGCTGCTGCGCCTAAAGCTGCTCCTGCTAAAAAATCGGCTTCTAGTGTTACAAACTACAATGACTATGTAGCTCTTCTGGAACGTAATAGTGACGAACTGGATCAAAACGGTATTGATCCTGCGGAAGTAGCACCAGACTTTTTGCGTAATATTAAAGGCTTGCGTTCCTTTATGAATAAAAAGTTTGGTTTAAAGGGCGAAGATGCTGCTAGAGCCTTAGCCGACGATATCTATATGGGCAGACCTGCTAATCTGCGCCGGGACGAAGGTGTTTCCGACGCGATAGATAATTACGAAGAGGAAATAGAAGCCACATTCATTCAGGACGTCGCCCGTAACCTGAGACACATGAAAAAGCACAGTAAAGCGATAACCGAAATAAAGCAGAAAGAGATAATAGAAGGGATGGCGTCGTTCACCTGTAAGTTCGAAGGAACGCCCTTCCAGATAGATGTTGTCTTCCAAGACGTTGTGAAAGGTAAGATATCTGCTCGTGTGTCTATCTCCAGTTCCACAATGCGCGGTAGTGTGAGCAAGCGGGCGTTAGGCGCAAAAGCAGAACCTGAAGCTTTGGTTAAGCGCATTGTGAACTTCTTTGAGACAGGTGGCAAGTGGTAGTAAACTGTAAATATGAAGCATCAATCATGTCTATAGGTGCTTCATGTTCGACAACTCTGTGATACAACCTCCTGTTCTTGATAAGCCTCATATTGTTCTCATTGACCGATACTGGCGTGTTAGCAAGCTTAAAAAGCCGTATAGGCAGCGTGAAAGATTTAAACTTGCTCATGACTTCGTAACAAGGTTAAATCGTGATCTACATTACTGACGACTTGGACCCTGAAAGCCTAATCGGTTTTCGGGGTTTTTCGGTTTCTAAAACTGTAAATAGTGATTATAGAACGTTATTCTAGTTTGAGGTCATCATGGGTAAACCGAAACACGTTAGTCTTCCTTACAAGTATTCACCTTCTTATAGAGACGTACAAAATGACTTCGGATATGTTCAATTAGCCAAACACCAAACCAAGAAGACCGATAAGAAGATTCTAATCGTATTAGACTATGTGCCTACAGAAGACCTGGCTTCAGGTAGATTGCTTTCTGGTGCTACAGGTTCCTTACTGAAAAGAATCGATCAAGTCACTTCCCAGTACTATGGAAGCAAGTATAAGATCAATGATCATAATTGGCTCGCTGTTACGTTCCATACGTTTAAGACAATAGGTCAGTCGGATGCTTTTCGTGAAGGTGCAAAGAAAGAGTTTAAAAATAGGCTTCAGCACATCATTTTAAAGTACAAGCCGGATGTTGTACTTACGTTTGGTCCTGATCCTTACAAAGCTTTGAATGCAAGCAAGATAAGCAAATACAACGGAAAGATGCAGCATTTGTTTGGTGTGCCTATTCCTACAAAGATTAAAAGTAAAAACAAAGAACACAAGTTTAAGCACGTTCCTTCACTGAGTCTGAACACTCTGGTAAACGATCAAGGCAAAGGCAGCGAGATGGCTTTGACCGGCTACGTTGCACGTAATCTGCTAACGGCTGTAGAAGGCGATCTTCGATATAGAATACCAAAGCGTCCTGAGTATAGCACCGTTCTTGTTGATACCGTAGAAAAATTCGACAAGATGCTAAAACTCATGGCTCGATCCAAGTATGTTGCTATTGATACAGAGACCGAGAATCTAAATCGTCGCGCCAACAAAATGCTTACGCTCCAGTTTGCAGCCAGTACCAAGCGCGCCTTTGTATTACCGTTTTTGCATAAAGACAGTCCATTTACAGCAAAAGAGCTTCAGTACATACGAAAAAAGCTCCGCAAGTATTTTGAGTCAAAGAACAACAACACGTACCAAATATATGCCAACGCCACTTTCGATCTAACCGTACTGCGTAACGCCTTAGACATTCGTTTCTTCAAAGCAAGTATCTGGGACCTGTTCGCTGCCGAATTTGCCTTAGATGAAAACATGAAGTTTCTTAGCGGTGTCACAGGTCACTATTACTACAGCCTGTTGAACCTGAGTATGCAATACGGTTGTACGGCATACTATGAGGCAGAGTTTGGTAAAGAGAATCGTAAGACCATTTCGACGGCAGACCTGAACGATGCCTTGCTTGAATACTGTTCGCTAGACGTTGTGATTCCTCTCCATATTATGAGAGAACAGATGCAACGTGCCGTTGACATAGGCTATGATAAGTTTGAGTCTGTGGTTGCCGAACAAATAAGTGATATGCTCCACACGTTCTCCACACTTGAGTACAACGGTGCATACACTGACATTGACTACCTGTTCTACTTGATGACAAAAGACAGTCCGATCCATGGTGAGATTTTGAAGATCATGGATCGCCTGAAAGAGACGAAAGGCGTTAAGAAAGCCAATCAGTTATTGAGCAAAAGCAAAGGCGTACCTACTGTCGGTCTTTGGGGTAAGTCCGATGTTGATATGTTTAATATTAGCAAGCAAGACCATCAGCGTCTTTTGTTCTTTGATGTGTTGAAACTGAAACCTATTCAAGTAGGTAAAGCAGGTCATGGTAAGATAGATAAGACGTTCCAAGCTAAGTATAGCGACGTAGAAGAGGTAAAGCTATACACAGAACTTCAGAAAGCCAAGAAGCTTTTCAACGCCTATGTTAAGTCCTTCATTAAGAACTGGGGTGTGGATGAAGATATGCGTTTCGATAGACGCATTCGTCCTCACTTTAAGTTTCTTGACGTTGTAACAGGTCGTACTTCAGCACAAAAACCTTCGCTTCACCAGATACCTTCACGTTCCGAGCTTGGTAAGCACATTAAGCGCCTCTTCATAACAGAAGAAGGCCGCATAATGATCAAGGTCGATTACTCTGCTCACGAGGTTCGCTGTTGGAGTCTGTTCACAGGCGATAAAGATGTAGCAGGTCTTTTCGATAATGGTCGCCAGTTGCGTAGTGACTTCAAGCTCGCTCCTGATGCTGATCTTCTCAAAAGAGTAGAACTTGAAGGTGACGTTCACAAGATAAATGCCAGCTACTTCTTCGGTGTTCCCATCGATCAAGTAGACAAGAAAACACGTAACGCCGTAAAGACAGTAATATTCGGTTTGATTTATCAGCAAGGTATCAAAGGTCTTGCAAAATCTACAGGTCAGACCATAGAAGCAATGGAAAAACTGACTAAAGAGTTCAAGAAGAAATATCCTGTAGGTGTTTCTTGGTTCGACGACATTAAGCAGTTTGCTCGTGAGCACCTGTATGTTGAATCGCCACTTGGTCGTCGTCGTCATGTTTGGGGCCTGTTGATTCCTGATGATGCTAAAAACGCCGACTCCTGTATTGCACGTAATGAACGTCAAAGCGTTAACAGTCCCATTCAAGGCATGGGTTCTGACTTCTTGATTAATGGAAGCCGCCAGATTGAACGTCTGAAGTATGATCACTTCGAAGCATCAGGTCACTATCCTGATTTCTACCAAGCAAACTCAGTGCATGACTCCATCATCTTCAGTTGCGCTAAGGAAGATTTATGGCTTGCTATTCGCATCATTGAAGAGGGACTCACCTCTGCCGTTAGCGATGTATCCAAGAAACGTCATGATATGGACTTTGTTGTGCCTCTTGAGATTGATTTTGAAATTGGTAGTAACGAGCGAGACGTTGAAGGTTGGGACTATAGCATCGAAAGCCTTGAGCGTATCATGCGAGGTACGTTAAAGACACAGAAAGAATGGGGTCACAATGTCGATGTTGAAAAAGACTTACATAGCTCGGTATTCGGACATTATGAAGATATGCCAGAGTGGGCACAAAAGCAAGCTTGGAACTACAAGCTCAAGCTCAGAGGCATGAAGAAAGATCCTAGAAGTAAGAAAGAAAAGCGCCTTGCTGTGCCTGAGCATTCTGATAGCTTTTCTTCCGTTAAACGTGTCGCTTAGGAGGAGCCACTATGTCAGGTATAAAATTCGAACTGATCGTAAACGCAGAGCTAGATAGGCAATTAAAAGGAACCGATGTTTATGAATCCGAGCTTTACGATGTACTGACTGCAATCCCTAGGGATTGTTTGGAAGAATGCGCGTATAGTATGCCAGATGACGTTCCTGTGCTGGACCTTTTGCTGCTAGAGAAATTTTTATACACGTTGGAAAACACTGTAAATAAACTTCTAAGAGAGAGTGATTTGAATACGAGAGCCTTGGTTCTTTGCTTTCACTTACCACAATCTTCTCCCCCTGTTTTAAGCTTCTTTTTGTTCCCATTTATTTCGGAACAAATGATTTCTGAGACCCGAGTTATCTGTCCCTTCAGCAACCAAACTGTATATCATTAAGGATTCGCAATGTTTCACAATATTAATATTGAAACCCAGACCTCATTTTCCTTTTCTTGCGACTCTAAGTCCTTAATGAGCGCTGTTAATAAAGCCACTACTGTTTCTGCATTTTCAAACAGCGGTGAAGCAGAAAAGCACCACTTTATAATCGCTTCTTCTGGTAACCTTTTCGTTGTAGGTTATTCAACTGAGACATTTATCTGTCTTAAGGTATCTAACGTAGAAGTAGATGGTAATGGCTCTATTGGCTTTGTACCTACAATTCTACTAGGTCTTATCAAGAACAGAAAAGAATTGTCTTTTGAGTTTGATAGTGGTGTGCTGTCTATTTCGGCTGTTCAAGGCAAGTATAACGCTCGCATGAATACAATGGCTGTAACAGATGATCATACACCTCATATTGATCGCATGTTGAGAGCCAAGTCTAAAGGTGAAGGCAGCTCCATGTCCGGTACCTTGCTAGAAGAGATACGAAAGGGTGTCAAGCTCGCCGATCTTAAAGACTACTACAATGATGAACAGATTCTTTGTGCTATCCGTGTTAAGTCCGGTATGTTGGACGTTTCATCGCACGATAACTTCCACATGGCTTACTATAAAGCCAAGGTGCCTTCAAAAGACACGTTCGAGCTGGCTATTCCTGTTACTACGTTCAAGCTACTTGACCGTTTCATTACAGACGAAGGTGAAGATGCTGATTTCTTCCTTGACAGTAAGCATTTCCGTATTGTTGGTGCTACTTATATGGTCAGCTTGCCTCCAGTACAGGTAGATGAAGACTACTTCGACCGCGTTCCAGGCTACGTTAAGTCTCTGAAGAATCCTATGGTAGAACTCAAGTTTGAAGGTTCTGCTATTCAAACCGTAGATAACATGTTTACAATTTCCGACGATGACACGCGACTGTCATTGTCTGTTTCCGACAAAGGTAATGTAGGTATTTCACTGTCTACAGATAACGGTAAGATCAGCGACGGTTTTAAATCTAAGTCTGTGAAGATTGACGGTGCCAAGAAAGTAGATTTCATGATTGATCCTCGCATCTTCGCCGACCTGTTTAGCAAGGTGCGTGATAGAAAAGAAGTGCCTATGCGTTTGTTCAGTAAGCGAAACAAAGGCGTTAGTTCTTGCTTTATGATTTCCGCATCTTCTGGAGACTCTAAGGCTTTCCTTGTAGGTACGTACTATGAAGAGTAAAGAAGACATTAGCTGTATACATTCTTTAGCTTCACCGTTCGAGTACAATCCCAAGTCGTTAGGTAGATTCGAATGCTTAGGACACGGTTCTCAAGGTGATTATCATATAGCCGTGTTCTTTCGAAACATTGTAGACTCTATTCTGTCCGTTAACACCAAAGTACCTATACTGACAACAAAGCGTTCTGCAATCTATGAGCTTACGGGCGCTAAGGGTTCTGTTTATGGTATTCTAATGGTCATTGATAAGGATGCTTATTCTCTCAAAGAAACCCATTTGACCGTTCAAGGAGACGCACCTTCTACAGGTGATTTTTCTATGCTGCCTGTGAGCGTAGATCGTTACTCCATACAAATCTATATCGACAGCGTGGATACCCTTTTAATAAACAAGGGTACCTTAAATTCTAAACTCGTTGTGGTGGATGAATAATGCCAGATAAACACGACTTACTTAAAATCAAGCGTATCATTGCCAAGGATAAGCGAGTAGGAAAACTGGACGATGCGTTTCAGGAGCTTTCGGAGTTCAATCTCCCTATTCGGGATATGTACGAAGAGATTGAGCGTATCCACATGACTAGGAAGACAAGGCATTTGGATAAATCAAGCGACACGTTCGTTCAAGACGTAATTGAAGGTATGCTTAACGATCAGGCTAATCGTTCGAGGCTTACCGAGATTCTGATGACCTGTCTTCATGCTAAACGTAATCTATCTTCTTCCTTGGAAAGCCTCCAAGGTTACATAATGATTGAATACTCGGCGCAGCTTAGCACCATCAGGACAAAAGGCGAAAGAGTTAATTTCATTGAACATCATGTTTTTAGTAAATACCACAAATACATCGACCGCGTTACTCGCATCAAAGAAGCGGCAGAGCTGGTAACCACTGATATTGATAAAGCTGGTTACATGTACAAAGGTCTTATTGAGGCCGTCAAGCTTGCTGCGGGTCGTCGTGAGGTAATGTAATCAAAAGAGGATTTAGTAATGCTTTCCGTTATTCCTGTTGAAAAATTTGAGGAAACCTATTTCTCCTTAGTTTACGAAGGTCTTGAGAACTACCTAACCTTCGACTCTTCTGGTCTTATCATTGATATACCTTCAAACGAATTTGATTTCTTGGACTTCACAAACAAGCTACGCAGAAGAAACCTAAAGCCTTTCAATATATCGTATAGACAAGACTCTGTACGTGGTTACCTATGCTTTGCTGATACTGTAAATGATTCAGCGTAGAATACTCTAGGAGTCTAAAGTGGCTAAGCCTAAGTACGACGAGTCCACTATCGTGGTCCGTGATAAGCTATACATTCCTGCTGAGACCATCGACGTTGAACATGTGAGCGATACCTACACGCATTACATGTATGAAAATAACGTTTGCGCTCGGTGTCCTAATCGACCTATGCGCCACAATTTTGAATGTGACCAGTGTGAGGCATTTAAGGGAGCAATCAGTACCAGCAGTACCGTGTATAAAAACGGAATCGAATACGTAGGTTTGCCTCTCGGTGACAGGCTGAATTTCGAAAAGAAAATCGGTTTTGATCTTGATGAATACGATATTATAGACAAGCGCGTTAAAAAGAAGTTCGATTATCCTATTAAGATGAAGAAAAGCTTTAAACTGCGTGATTACCAAGAAGAGGCGGTAGAAAGCTGGTGGGATTACAAACACGGCCTTATAATTGCCCCACCTCGTTCTGGTAAGACACCTACATTGCTCCATCTGTTCATTCGCATTGGCTTCAGAGCTATACTGTTGGCGAATCAGCATGAATTTCTTCAACAGTTTGTTGATCACATCGAAGAGCTTACCAATCTTCCTGAGCTTGAAAAGAAAACAGGTAAAAAGCTATACGGCTTCCCTAAGAAAGACGAAGACTTTGACACGCTTCAGATAGCCGTTTGTACTTATCAGCAATTCACCAGCGCTACACGAGGTAGTGAACGTTATAAGCGAGCAACTAAAAACTTCGGTACTGTAGGTGTTGATGAAGCCCATCGATCTGCATCTAATGAGTTTGCCCGCGTCTTAAACCGATGGCCTTCTCGTGTAAAAGTCGGTGTGACAGGTACTGACAAGCGCAAAGACGGTCGCCACAAGATCCTTTATGAGATTGTAGGTCCTGCACACACTAGGGTCGAAATTGATCAGCTTCAACCAAAAGTCACTGTCCACATTTGTGACTATGTTAAGTCACGCGCCGCTTATCGTGGACCTGCTGGTTTTGTATACGCCTGTAAGTTCTTGGCTAATCATAAGAAGCGTATGGATGACATTCTCACTTTCGTCCTCAAGGATTTAGAAAAAGGCCATAGTATTGTTATTCCTGTGCATTTTCGTGATCATGTTTGGGACTTAGTGAAACGTATCAACGATCTTGCTGGCAGTAATGTCGCTGAAGGTTTCGTGGGCGGAAACGGTAAGAAAAACAAAGAGCAACGTGAAGGTATACTAGAAAGAGCCAAGAACGGTAAGACCCGTGTCGTAGTAGGTATTCGAAGCATAATACAGCTTGGCCTAAACATTCCTCGTTGGTCTTGCTTGTATTACATAATGCCTATGAACAACGAGTCCAACTGGAAACAAGAATCATCACGTATTCTTACACCGATGGAAGGTAAGAGACAGCCTTTGATTCGCATGTTTGTCGATCCTAACATCGGACTATCACTTGGTTGTTTCGTAGGCACGTATAGAACGTCCATGAAATTTAAGCACTCTCCTACTGAGATTGCTAGAGAACGTGCAGGTGAAATGTTTGAGCTTCAAGGTGCAGGAAGACGCTCTGCCGAAGATCATGGAATAGACATAGACTATGAGGCAGATGACAACTATAGTGCCAAACCTAAGAAGACAAAGAAAGCCGAATCGCGCTTGAAGAACGATAAGGCACCTAAGGGATTGTTTGGTAAGTGATTTTACTACCAATATCGCCTCTTTAACTGTAAATACACTGTATATTTTAATCGAGGCGCGTATGGCTCCAAAAGCTTTAGATACTCCAGCATTACGATTTAAGTTTGAAGGTAAACGTCAACGTATTATGAAGTCGCGTGGTGCTGACGGTGTACTATTTTCAGGAAGTAGAAATTCATTCGAGTTTGATGTTGCGGCAGTAAGAATTAAGCCTGATATTCCGGGTATCGTTGTTCGAGGCATATCTGTTAAAAAGCAAGCACGTCATTTAGCTACCTTGTTTCGAAATCCTTTACGTGGTCATCCTATTATTGGTATTGGTAGCTTTCCTTCTGACTTACGTGCAAGAATGTTGGCCTTAAATATCATGGAACGTGCAATAGCAGTGCAAGATATGGCCAAGAGAGGTCGTTTAGCGATTCGTGACTATCCTCTTTGGCACAAAGTATACGGTGGTCTCGGTGATCCTCTTCGTGACAAAGGACTGCCTGATAACCCAAGTATGCTAATTATATCCAACGTCGATATAGACAGCACTGCTTTCAAGATAGAAAAAGTCCGCGACATTCTTGAAAAGAACACTCACATACCTAGGGTCGTTGTTGTAAGTGGCAGCGATCCGATGACCTTCTTTGCTCGCAAGCTTCATCTTCCTATGGACTATGGGTTTTATATTGGCGCAGACAATAGAGAAGGTAAATCAAATATCCTAGACATATAAGGCAGTACCATGAATCCTCTACGACAATTAATTAACTCTCTATTACCAAAGTCAAAAGCTTATAGAAATTCAGGAATTGAATCTTTAGACAAAGCTACAGCTCAGGCAGTTGTGTCTATCCTGCACAGTCTGGAAAGTGACACACTCCAACTTTTAAGCGAACACTGGATTTCTAATCAGTCTCGAATTATTTCTCCGCACAACAGTGATATTAAATTCTTCCACCTAAGTTATGAAAGACCTTCAGGGTTTAACGCCGTTTTTAGCGCCCATCTGCGCTTAACTCTGATATGCAAAAAAGATGGAGTTGTTGATGACGCTCTTCATAGTTGGATAAAAAAGTTTTTCTCTGTACAACAAAACCTTTCTAATCCTGCCTATCTTCAGGAGCTGAAGCTGTCTTCCGATCGCCTGATCGGTGTGTTTCCAGAGAGCAGGCAAGTTGACACTTTGACCGTTCATTCTGATCTTGAAGGACATTTAGTTACACGACCTACCGGAATCGTCACGTGGAGCCTTTTATGCGATCTAGTGAAGACACACAGATAGACTGTTTAGCTATAATAGGTTCCCGTTCTTTGGATCCTAAATCTAACGTTCAAAGCGACCAAGCTAAACGCAACAAGAAGAGAGCATTCAAACTGCTGGACAACATTCACGCACGGCGTCCTGTGTTGAGCGTAGTCTCAGGAGGCGGGCAAGGACCAGACCAGTGGGGAGAAGAGTGGGCTAATCTCAATTCTATTCCTTGTTGGGTTATCTATCCTGAATGGGACAAGTACGGAAGAGCAGCAGGTTTTATTCGAAACAGTGATATCATAAATGCCGGTACTAGAGTTATTGCTTTTTGGGATGGGACTTCTAAAGGTACGTCCGATTCTTTATCAAAAGCAAGGCAATTAAAGCTGCCTAGAAAGGTCATTATAATGCAAGCACCACTAAACTAAGGAAGCTACACGATGAACACTTCTCTTGCTGTAATTGATGATTATAATCCTGAAACGGAAATTCATCTTTCATTTAAGCTAAGTGAAGCCACACGTCAAGAAAAGGAGTTGAAAGAGAGAGTCGATACTCTGCATCAAGGCATGGAAAAGGTAGGTACTTCGTATCGTTCTTATTTTCCGAATATGTTACACATACTATTCGAGTTGGACGAGGCTATTCGGGAAACAGAAGCCCAGCTATTCGACTTAAATTCCGATGAAAATGAGTCTGAAGAGCAACCGTTCAGTTCCGAGCTTCCTGAGCCAGACAAGAAAACTAAAAAGCAAACAGGCAAAGCCATTAGAGAGTCTTACGGTAAGATAAGTAAGCTATGTCATCCAGATAAAACTTCGAACCGAAGTGAAAGTATGAGGATACGATTGAAAGACCTTTTTATCGCGGCTCGACAAGCTTACAAGGATAAAGACATAGACACCTTGCTCGATATTGAAGCTACAGTGACGTTGCTTTTAAGTGGAAGAACGGAGCAGCAGGTTAAAGTCGATAAGAAGAAAAGGCTGGAGCACCTACAAAGTCGCATAAACTCTTTGTACTTCCAACTTGAAGACGTAAAAACCTCTCCTATTTATTTCGTGTATGATTTTGATAGAAAAGGAGATAAGTTGAATGCAAAGTCCATTTATGCACAAGTGTTGGAATTTAACATTCAACAAAAACGTAGAGCGCTTCATGATCTAAAAGGTCGCATACACTCCAAGCAAAATGACCAATACTGGTCAACAATCTAAAGAGGACAACATGTCTAAGAAAAAAGTGAAACTTCCTACAAAAAAGCTCGTCACACTGTACGAATCTGTAGGACTGTATGATGCCTTCTATAATCGCAGTTTAGGTTACAAAGTAGGTGAAGCGGGTGCATTTTCTCGTATTCTGGAAGCCGAAGAAAAGCGGCCTACTAGCATTCTTGAACTGTTTGCTAACACTGGTTCTCGCCATAAAAATTTCTTCGAGCTACAGTACAACTACATCAACGAAATCCAAACATATAAAGGACTTGACGGCTTAGCGCCTCCAAGTCCTGATGTTATCAGTGCCGATGCTGGTCGTGGTGATTTCGGTGAGAAATTCGATGCCGTATTCGCCTATTATTATTCCGTCTCTTCTGCTATTGATCTTGAAAGTGAGACAGGTAATATTACTTGGGAATACATGCGCAAGATTTTCGAAAACGTGCGTAAGCACCTAAATCCTGGAGGTATCTTCGTCATTGATAGTGCTATCGATGGTTACCGTCTTAGCCTAGGTTCTGTTGTTGACAGGGAAGACGACACAGACACCACTACTACCGCCATCCCACTCGGTCATTCTTTACGTGCAGAGCTAAAAGCTGAAGGAATTAAGATCGAAGATAAAGACGAAGTGGAAGCCAAGTACAAACATACGACGATCTATAAACGTCTGACAGGCAATACGGAAGACTGGGTTGATCACGTTAAAATTTACGTTAATGAAAAGCCTGTCTTCAAATACATGGTAAAGCAACCTTTCTGCCAGCGCTACTTTTCTGAACCTGAAGTTGTTCGCATGTTACAGGAAGCAGGCTTCGACGATATTGATTTTTGGTCATGCGATTACTCTGACGGTGACGCAGATAAGCTAACTCAAAGCGTCCAACCTTCTGATTGTCCCAATGAAGAAGAAGAAATGATCATGGCTAATGTGTTTGTGGCTCGCGTTAAGGAATGACTATGGACTTCGCTTTAGACTTAGAAACGTTAGGCTTAAAACAAAACAGCGTTATTGTGAACGTAGGAATTACCTACTTCGATCCTGCAAAAGTGGATTCTTTTGACACTCTACTTAAAAGGTCAAAGATATTTACTTTGGATAGAAGCGTACAGAAGCTTCTAGGTAGAATCGAATATGCTGCTACTTTAGAGTGGTGGAAAAAGCAAGGTGAAGAAGCGAAACGACAACTGGACGTTGCAGGGAATCCTCCTGATGTTGTTGCACGTTATTTAAAGGACTACCTACGATCTTACGGGGATAAACGTTCTCGAATTTATTGCCGTGGCACCCACTTTGATATTGCTTTGCTTGAAAGCCTGTTTCTTCAGTTCAATGTCGATCATCCTTGGCATTACCGAAAACCTCGTTGTTCTCGCACTGTTTTGGATGAGTGGGGAATTACGGACGATATGCTAGTTGAGCGTCCTGAAAACATGGTAGCACACAACTCCGCTGCGGATGCTGCTTTCGAAGCTTACATGCTACAGCGTGTGCGTAACGGCGTAGAACTTCCAATAAGAACCAAATGATACGTACAGGGTACTTCCTTTATTAGGAGTACCCTTTTTTCGTTCTTACTCTTCTAGCCTATATAATTTATGTAGTGGGAAAGCGAAACTGGCCGAGTTTCGATAACGACCATATAAGAAACGCTAGAAGGAGTTTCGATAATGAAATCAGTACATCCAAGTGCGGGTGTTTACGCGAATGAGATTGATCTTTCTCAGCGCGTAGCTTCCGCTTCTACCAGCATCGGTGCAGTTATCGGTGCAGCACAAAAAGGTCCTGTGGGCGAACGTACCTTAGTTACAGATAATACGGAGTTACGTCAGAAGTTTGGTAATCCAGACGCTCGTAAATATCAGTACATGATGTATAGTGCTGATGCATTTATTCAACGCAGTAGCCAGCTTTATGTTACCCGTTTGGTTAACGGTGCTTTGACTGCAGGTGCTTATCTGACAGTGGATGATCCGCAAGCTAATACACCTATTCTGTCTCTTCGCAACTTCGACGACGGGAATAATTATCCGAAAGGTGTTGATGCGCCTATGGACAATCTGTACTTTAATCTTGGCGATCAAGGCTTAGATAGTACAATGTTCTTTGTCGCTGCACACAATCCAGGTGAGTGGAATAACCGTATTGCTGTTCGCATTACGCCGTCTACACCTAAAGGTCTTCCAGTAGGTCAAGGTCACGATACAAAACACTTTATCATCGAAGTCTACTACGACTACACGGGCCCTGCAAACATGCCTGTGGAGAAGTTCGTTGTTGGTCGTAAAATTGGTGAAGTTGACGGTAATGGTAAGCCTCTGTTTATCGAGGACGTTATCAATCGCAACTCTGCTTACATTCAAGTGCGTAATAATCCTCATTGCCCCGAGTATCCTGTTCTTAATCCTGTATTTGAGTTCTTGAATGGTGGTACTGATGGTAATCGCGTTACAGACGATCAGGTCGCAGAAGCTTGGTCTTTGTATGACGATCCAGAAGAAATCGACGTTAATATCCTGATCAACGGTGGTTACGCTACTCCCTTTGTTCAACGGGCTATGGTTGTTTTGGCTGAGAGTCGTCAAGATGCTACAGCGATTCTGGACGTTCCTGATGAAGACTACGAAGTAGCTAACGCTGTTAACTACCGCCGTAATACTTTGAACGTTAATTCTAGTTATGGTGCTATTTACGGTCCGTGGGTTCAGATTCGTGACACGTACAACAACAAGAAGATTTTCGTTCCACCGAGTGGTCTTGTTGCTGGCGCTTATTCTGCTACAGACTCCGATCGTGCTCTTTGGTTCGCACCTGCTGGCTTGAATCGCGGTGGCCTAAACATTCTGGCTGTTCGCAAGAAGTACAATCAAGGCGCGCGGGATGCTTTGGATCGTGCTCAGATCAACGCTATTCGCTTTCTGCCGGGTCGTGGTTATGTGGTTTGGGGTCAAGAGACAATGCAAGCGCATTCCAGCTCCCTGTCCAACGTCAACGTTCGCCGTCTTATCAACTTCATTAAGAAGTCTATCAGCACATCGGCAAATACTGGCGTGTTCGATCCGAACGATACGTTCTTGCGCCTGAAGCTAAGCTCCATGGCTTCTGGTTTCCTTGAGCCTATTAAGAATGGTCGTGGTCTATACGAATATGATGTTGTCTGTGACGAACGCAACAATCCGCCCGAATCCATTGCTAACGGCATTCTGGTGCTTGATGTTTATGCTGATCCTGTTATTCCGGCTAAACGTATTCACTTAACTGCTCACATTCAACCGACCGGTTCTTACTTTGATGAAGGATAATCAACAGTTACTTGAGCGGGCTTTGGTTATCGCTCGCAACGTAAACACCCTTCTCGACAAAGCCTATGCGGCCCACGTCGAAGCCGTCCAAACACGAGGTTAAATCATGGAACGTCGTCTACAGCAACTCATTGAGGACTTCGAGCGCGTCTCAAACGTCCGTAATCTTGATTCTAATAACCCTATTGTTATGCGAATCAGTCATCCCACAAACGCCAGTGTTCACGTTATTGTCTGTGCGCTAGAAGAACCTACAACTCTGGTACTTCCGCTTAATGTCACTTGGTTCGTTTACGATCCTATGAGCGCGGACTACCGCCAGGCTCTTCGTCGTGAAAGCAAAAACGATGATCCTTCTGGTATCTACGAGCAAGAATGGATTACCGTATCTACGTATGATGAAGTCTTTGTTGACCAGTTCTACGATGAAGCGGATACAGAGCTTCTTAGCGACAATTCAGGTCCTTCACCTGCTCAGACCGACGCTTTGGGTATTGCACGTCTGTCTTATCCTGCTGAAGTGAAATCAAACCCCGTTGTAGTTGTTGAGGGTGATCCACGTCTGTCTGATGCACGAGTTCCTTTGGCGCATACGCACCCTGAGCGTCCTGCACGACAGCTAAAGACTTCGGAAGGTGTTGTCACTATCGAAGGTTCTGATGCTCCTACTTCTGGATCAGTGTTGGTAGCCACCTCTGCTACTACAGCCGAATGGCGTAAACTGCGCACTTCTGACATTCGTTAATTGAGGAGCCCTGCTATGACAAGGCTTGAACAATTTATCGACCGCGTAGTGACTGTGGCAGAACGGCGCAATCTTGCTCCTGAAAACCCTATCACTATCATGATCGATGTAGGAAACTCGCAGTATTATACTGTGGTTTCACACGGTGAACCTAATCACGTTACGCTTCCACTTAACGTCACTTGGGTAGTAGCCGATCCTGATAGCCCTCATTACATGAAAGCTTTGCGCCGTGCTTCTGCATTGCCTTTTGATGGTTATCGAAACACATGGGCAGAGCTTCGTACCTACGAAGACTTTGAAGACGAACCACAATTCTGGGATTTGAGTGCTACGTTCCAGTTCGGTGAGGTTCAAGTAGCAGGTGTTCAGCCTGCTACTGATACGATGCGCGGTGTGTTCATGCTTAATCGTGAACCTGCCGATCCTGCTGATCCGATTATCGTGTCTAGCGATGATCCGCGCATGAGCAACGAGCGTCAGCCACTTCCGCATACGCATCCTCTTTTACCTTCGACAATGCTACAAGGCAGTCAAGGTACTCATGAGTTCTTTGTGCATATCGGAAACAATCGCAGTCCTAAAGCAGGTGAGCTTCTTGCTCTTACTCGTCCTGCGACAGAACCTGGCGAATGGCACGGCGAATGGCGTTACGTTGAAGAAACCGATCTGGTATATGACGGCCCTGTCGTAACAGATATGGTGATCAACGGTCCTGTGGGAGATACCGTTGACGAAGGAACACCTGTTCCCTTCACTGTCGATGTTACGTTCTCTGACAGTTCTACAATGACGTCCGTTCCTGCTACTTGGGAAGTCATTGCTAACACTGCGGCAGGTACGATTCGCACGAGCACAGGTGTGTTCACATCAAACGATGTGTCTGGCGATCAGGTAGTTCGAGTTAAAGCAACTTGGCGTCACGCTGAAGCAAATGCTGAGCATTCCGCTACCTATGATCTGACTGTTGTTGATAACACCGTTACCGCTGTTCTGGATCGTATTGAAATCTCAGGTCCTTCTACTATCACTGAAGGCGGTTTGAGCGAAGTATATTCTGTCACAGCTTTTTATGATGATGGAAGTTCACGCGGTGTTACGCCGACCACTTTCACTTCTAGCAACGTAGCCGCAGGTACGCTCAACGCTTCTACCGGTATTTTCACATCTTCCGTTAACGTCGTCAATAACCAGACCACAACGCTTGCTGCTTCTTACACTGAAGCTGGTGTCACTCGCACGGATTCGTTGGATCTTACAGTTCAAGATACCACCGTCTATCCTGTTAGTGCTACTATCGTTGGTCCTGATACGGTTAATGAGAATACCGAAATCACGTATGCACTGAGTGTTACGTTCTCTGACCTGTCTACCAGCGAAGTTGGTGTGTCTGATTGGGCAACTACCAATCTCGATGCCGGTACTATTGATTCAACGTCTGGTGTGTTCACAGCACCTATTGACTTGAATGAAAACAAGGTAACCGATATTTCGGCTTCGTTTACATCGAACGGTCGAACAGTCTCCGCAACCAAGACGCTTACTGTGTCTGATGCAACTGTTTATCCGCTGAGTGCAGTGATCGAAGGTCCCGATCAGGTTAACGAGTCTGAAGTTGGTAACTATAGCTTCCGTGTTTCGTTCTCTGATTCTACCAACTCTGTTGTTTCAGTCGATGACTGGGCTATCAGCGACGGTGCTCTTGGTGTTATCGGAAATAACAGCGGTGAGTTTACCGCCGCAGCCGATATTCCCACCAACTTGACCGGTACAATCTCTGCTTCTTATACACAAGCGGGCGAGACTGTTACGGCGTCTAAGGTTGTATCTATTATCGATACGACTAACTACCCTGTCAGCGCAGCTATTGTTGGTTCTCCGACAATGGGCGAAGGGCAGAGTCAAGACCTTGTACTTGAAGTTACCTATCAAGACGGTACTACTGAGCCACGCACTGCTTTCGAGTGGGCAAGCTCTAACACCGCCGTAGCTACTGTGAATGCTTCCGGCAAAGTGCAGGCAGTTAACAATCTGCTGTCCAATCGTACTCTTATCATTTCAGCCGAGTACAAAGAAAACGGTAAGACGGTAACTGCCAATCTGTCCCTGACTGTGACTGACGACACGAACTATCCTGTGAGTGCTGCTATCAAAGGTCCTGAAACAGTTAACGAAGATACTACCGTTACGTACACCCTTGAAGTTACCTTCCAAGATAGCTCTAAGGCCGTGCAGCCTGTATCGTCGTTTACTGTCTCTGACTCAGCGCTTGGTACTATCACAAGCGATGGTCGCCTGACAGCGCCAGCTACAGTTTCTTCCAATGTTACTGGTCAAGTTCTTGCTGACTACACGCTAGATGGCACCACTGTTTCGGCTGTTCTGGATATCACTGTTACAGACATTACGGTTTATCCTGCGTCTGCTAACATCATCGGTCCGTCTAACGTCGATGAAGAGTCTTCAACGACCTACATGTTAGAAGTCACCTTCAGCGATGCTACCAAGCGTAACGTAACGGTCTCTGATTGGGCAAGCAGCGATAACACAGTCGGTGTTATTGGTGCCTCTACAGGTGTTCTGAATACCCTGACAATCAGCGACGATTCTGCAATTTCGATTTCTGCAAGCTTCACAGAAAACGGCGTCACGGTGTCCGATAGCAAGAACATCATTGTTTCGGACACCACGAACTATCCAGTTAGCGCTGTTGTTCAAGGCAACAATGTTCTAACAGAAGGTGGGGGTGCAGTTACCTACAGCTTGAACGTTAGCTTTAGTGACGGGCAGTCTCAGATAATGCCTGCTGCGTGGACTCAGACCAACACAAACGCAGGTACGCTAGACGCTTCGACAGGTTCGTTTATTCCCGCTTCCAACATTGTAGGCGGCGATAAGACAACCAAGATCGAAGGCACGTATACGCTGAACGGACAGACCGTGAAAGCTTCTGTCAACGTTACTGTTGAAGATTTGACAGCTTATCCGACTAGCGCTACAATCGTTGGGCCTACAAGTGTAGATGAAGAAACAACGGTTACATACGAACTGCGTGTGGACTTTGATGATTCTTCTACATTGACCGTTCCAGCTACCGACTTCACTTCCAGTAATCCTGCTGCGGGTACAATCGACTCTGCTACAGGTGAGTTTGTCGCTGCTGTTAACGATACCGGCAGCAACGTATCGACGACGATTTCCGCATCATGGGAAGTTGATGGTGTTGTTCAGACAGGTACGCTGAACGTTGGTGTTGTTGATACCACAGTGTACGTTGCTTCTACTCAGATCATTGGCCCAACAACACTCAATGAAGGTGAGTCAGCTACATACACCTTTGAACTAACCTACGATGATGGTATTTCCGCTATTGTTGTAGTTCGTGATTGGGCTGTAGACAACACTACTGCGGCGACCATTACACAAGATGGTGAGCTTACCGTAAATAGCATCACTTCTGATCGTAACGTAACGATTACAGCTTCTTATACGGACGATAAGGGTGTGCCGCACGGACAGTCTTTGATCGTTGACCTGAAAGACACGATCCTACGTCCTGTGTCGTTGCAAATCAACGGTCCTGCGACTTTGCTTGAAGGTAGTCCAGGCACGTACTCTTCCGTCGTTACTTACGACAACGGAAGCACTGCTGGTGCCACTGTGACAGACTGGGCAATCACGCCCACAAGTCTGGGCAACTTCATTGGAAATGACCTTACTTCCAACGATATTGATGCAGACGAAAGCGGTACTATCACATGTTCCTATACTGAAAATGGAAGCACTGTATTTGGAACCAAGCCTATCACCGTGGAGCATATCTATCCCGATGGTGCTACGGTAACAGGCGTTGCTACTGTTAGTTCAGATGAGGTACAGACTTACAAGCTGTCTGTTTCACGTAGTGACGGTTCTAACACAGATGAAGTCGCCGCTTGGTCTATCAATTCTCAGATCGACGTTGATGGAAATCCTGTAGTAGCGCCAGCCACCATTGACAGTGCTGGAGTCTTAACTGTTGGTACCGTTACAGAGGACGTTACGATTACCATCGAAGGCACATACGTTGAGAACGGTGTTACCGTTTCAAACACTCTTGACGTTGCTTTGGTAGTTAGCTTAGTTTCTGCTACCGCTGTGCCTAAGTGGGGCTTTGCAGGTTATGTGACGCCTGACTTTAACGTTGGCTTCTCTGGTCCACAAGCTTTCATTGACTCTCTTGTTAATGAAATGCCTGATCGTGAAAGCGGTCACACAATCACCTATCAGCTTGCTGCTGACGAGTATGCGTATTATGCTTGCCCGAAAGACATGGGTGAACCTACGTTTGTAGACATGGCAAGCAGCTTCAGCGGTGGTTGGGATGGGGCTTCGTGGTTAGATGATTATTCTAATCTGGATAATAAAGGTCCTGTAGAAGTAATGTACGATGCAGGAAATGGACCCGAACCATGGCTTATTTATCGTACCGATTGGACGGGTCCGAATAGCAGTCCCGTCAATTTTCGAATTGACTTTTAATCAGTAACCTAAGGGCGAGTACGCTCGCCCTTTTATCTCAAATGAGGTGTTAAAATGGCAGTCCCACTTACGTCGTTTCTTTCGAAAGCTAGTCCGGCAATTCCGTTTCTGTTGAAAGACACAGACTTGCGCGGGGGTTATCGCGTTGTGTCTACAGAAGCCGATCGTGACGCTATCCCTACAGGTGCGAAAGCTCCAGGTATGTTGGTGTTCGTAACAGAAAACTCTACGTTCTTCCAATGGGATGGTGCAGCATTCCAACCGTTGGACGTTACGTCTATGGTAAATACCGGTACCGGTCTTACTATGGAAGCTGACGCTATCACTGTTGATACTGCACATCTGGATACGTTGTACGCCCCGGTGACACACGATCATGATGCCAAGTATGCTGATATCAACCACGATCATGATACCCAGTATTCGGCGTTGACTCACGACCATGATGGTGATTATGCTCCGGCGACACACGATCATGATGCCAAGTATGCTGATATCAACCACGATCATGATACCCAGTAT